TTCGTTATTAAAAGTTGGTATAACTTCGCACTCAAGACATTTTTTGTGTTTTACATCAACCATTCCTTCCTTTTTATGAGTTGAACAGTACAACCCTTTTTTTTGTCCTTTGTTATTAAAAGTTGGTCTAACTTCGCATTCGAGACAAGTGTTATTAACTACATTAACCATTCCTTCCTTTTTATGAGTTAAACAATACAACCCTTTTTTTTGTCCTTCGTTATTAAAAGTTGGTATAACTTCGCACTCAAGACATTTTTTGTGTTTTACATCAACCATTCCTTCCTTTTTATGAGTTGAACAGTACAACCCTTTTTTTTGTCCTTTGTTATTAAAAGTTGGTATAACATTGCAGTCAACACACATTTTGTGGTTGTTTACATTAATCATACCTTCTTTTTTGTGCTTAAAACAATACAAACGTTTTGTTTCACCTTGATTGTTAAAACTTGGTCTAACAGTACAATTTTTTTCTTTACACTTTATACCCATTTTTACATAAAAGATACCAAGTTCATAATTTAAATCAAATTTATATTTTTGAAATTCGGTGTTTTGAATTGTAAAATATTTTTATTTTACAATTTTTGGTTCATCTCAAAGTATTAAAGAGATAATATTCTTTTTTAAAGTTCGCATGTGTCTCCGGAGCAAAATTTTGATCCACTTGGAACATTGTTTTTCACGCTCTTGTAGTCAATAGGCTTAAACTCATTTTTGCGTTTTTCGTATTGCTCAAAAGTTATAGGCTCGTACGGAGGCTGGGCATAGCCGTGACCACTATGGGGTAACATGCTCACTGATTTCAGATTTGGTATAAACATTGCGAGCATACCCTCAACATCTGGCCCATCTTTTTCCTTGTCAAAATATATAGTGGCGGAAACACAGTTATCTGCGTAATGTTTTTGCATCATTTGTACTACAGAAAACTGCTCCCACGGTGAAACGTCTTCGCATGGTCTAACATCACCATGATCAATAACAAATTCAAATACATAAGTATTCTCAGAAACGATATCCTTTTCATGCGGAACACCAGCAGAGATTAGTGAGGGAACAAGAGGAGATGTCATACCGATTCGCACACGACGAATAGCATATCTGCTGACGGGACTGTGCACACCTGGTGTTGCTCCTGCAAGGAGAGAAATACTCCCACTCGGTTTTACCGTTGTAACTCTAACCGCCGCTGGCACACCAGATTCTTTGGCAAGACGAGTGTTTGTCTCACGAACAACTTTATAACCTTGACGAAGAAACGAAATCATCTTTGTATAATTCATTTGACCCCACTCCTCTGAGTCAGACTTACTAGCCCATTGAGCAATTCCGGAAATGCTAACTCCAATTCTTCTATTTTTAGCGATTACAGCATTCGTTTCTGGACGATGAGTTGGGAGCAGAGATACTGTTGATGCATATAAAGTAGCGTATTCGAGAGCTTTGTAAAACTTTTGCGGATCAGAGCACCTAGGAGGAAATACCTCTGCCAAATTGCACAATTCAAAGTTCTCTAGCGGAATTTCACCACATGGGTTTACCATTGTCGCATCATCTCGAAGTTCTTTGCCAGACCGACCATACTTTTGAATATTATACAAATTGATCATTCCTGGTTCACCATTATCAAGAATGCGACGAGCAAGTTCGGGAATATATGAAAAATCTTTATACCCATTATCTGCACGTAGCACAACAGAGTTATTACTCAACCATCCAATAGCAGAACGTTCTGGATTAATTTCATAATTCTTCAGATTCATAAAATCTTTATCATCCACATAGCCCAAGGAGATCTCTGCACTGTTGTGAGACAAATACCCATTGCAAAAGAATTCATGCCGATTTTCAACTTCAATATCGTATGTCTCTTCTTCTACGTCTTCAACAACTTTAACAACTTCAATTGGGGTAAACGAACATTCCCCGTACTGTGTTGCATATGCATCAATATTAAATTCTTTATTTCCATACAAACCATATAGAGTTTTAACTTTTGGATTTGTTTCAAAACTATTTGGGAAACCATTTGCGTTTTGTGATATAGAAGGCGCTTTATTAGAACTTGTAAAAAGCTCTGGAATCCCTGAAAATTTTCTTCGCGATCTCTCGGTAATCAAAGTCAACTTATGAACTTTTTGCCAGTTATCATTTCTGTTCCGATGTTGTGTAGTGCAAATATTCAATTTACTTTCAATACCACAAGAATAAAGAATATTTTGCAAATCACGGGCAAATTTTTCATAAACAGTAGAAACGACAATAATTGGTCTGGTATTAGTGCAACCATCCCCATCTGTAACACCAGCTACATATGCTAGCTTAATATAATGACGTGCTTTTAAGATAAATTCAGGTACTCTAATCTCAGTATTATCTTGCTTAAAGTTCTTGTCAAAATACCATGCAAGTTCTTTTGATTGACAATGAACCATTAGACTATTCTCATCTTTTTGTTTCTTGAGAGTAACATGAAGATTTTCCCCAAAACGTTCAAGTTGCTCTTTAGCCCTTTCTGCAATGTCCATTTCGTCAAGACCGAAAATCAAAGAAACATATGCGTTAATCCCATTTTTATCATAATTTGGACATGTATATCCATCTGCATAAAAAAATCCTACAAACCAAGCCATATCAGAATCTAGTTCAGGAACAATAATATCTTTACAAGTTGGCTTTTCATAAGACCACTCTGGTAGAAAAGTTTCTTGACCTTCGATAAAATCTCTCGCTCCAATAAGACGATCGCCTTTTACAAGTTCAGATGCCATTTTCCAAGTATAATCAGAATAAGATGTTGCAATCGCAACACGATGATTTGGTGTGCATCTAAAATCACCATCTTGAGTAATAATCTTTACTAACTTCTGAACTCCTTGTACAAATTTATTGGTAATTTTTTGATATCCATTAAAAGTCAATGCTTCTTGACCAATTTCTACATCTTTGATAGGAATCAAACCGGTTCTTGTATGAACAAGAGCATCACCTGGAAGGCACCTTCTAACGTTACCAGCAACAACACACGCGCCAATAGCATTAAAGACGTCTGCTACGAGACGTGTATGAGAGTACGGCTTGTCAACTTCAACTTCAACTTCTCGCCATTCACTTGTCGATTGTTCGACATCTTCAGACTTGAATTCTTTCCAAGTTTTAGAAGTACATTGCAACCTTCCAATACAGAAAGCATCAAGATAACTTTCAATACGATCATGCATTTGCTTAAGAGGATCAAATCCAGAGGCTGTACCACCAAAACCTTTGATTGGTTCTCCATGTGCTCGAATTTGCGAATAATCAAAAATAGGAAACTTGTTCTTACCGTAACGAGGGCTATTGATATATGAACACATCAACTTGATAAGACTTTCTACCCAACCTTCTCGAGAGTCAGGAATAACAAAAATTTCAGAATCACTCTTGTCTGGCATTGTAGCTTCTCCACGCCAGTTGGTAGTAAATCCAACACCAACGCCGTTCATAAGTCCATCCATAGTCCATTCTGCGGAATGAACAAAATCTTCTGCAGAATCGGTTGCCGAACAGTTGTTTAATGACATTGATCCACGTTCATATGTGAAATCAGTGCCCATCATCCAAAGTCCTCTTCCAGGGGGCAACCATTCCATATCGAACAAGGACAGTGCCATATCAGATGCAAAAGTTTGCCACTTGTCATCATCCCATAGAAGAGATGAACGGTAAAAATGCTCTTTGCGAATAGACATACAACCTTGAATAACCCTGATTACAACATCAGACCAATCTTCATTATTTCTACTATATGTACGACGAAATACTAGTTCTCCAAGACCATTAAATCCAAAATTTGGAGTACGTTCTTTTAATTGTTTACAAGTTGATTCATTCAGCTTGAATCGTTGAATAACAGGTTGAATTTTTTGTTGACCAGACATTATTTTTCTTTTTAATTAGAAACGAAACCTTAAACCTCATTTTTATTTTTACAATTACTTTTTGATTTTGTAAAATATTTCGGTGTATTAAGTAAATGAACTATTTATACAAGTCTATATCCGATTTTGGTTCCAGAGATTATTCTCCAATAAATAATCCTTTGACTTATTGTATTGGAAATAATATGGACCAACGCTTTTTACACGGTGGAAATGCCGATATATATGGAAATGGTAGCGAACAATGCCAACTCTTTATGGCTGATTATTGTGCTTCCGAATGGGATGATTTTTGCGAAATTGAGTCAAGAAATAATAGTAAAAGTTTTCCTGCTCATATACAAGGTTGTATAGATATAGGAGAATCATGTGGTGGTACTGCAGGTGAATCATTGATTGCAAATACAGCATCAAGAAAGTATTTAGTTAAGATGCATTATGCACATGAAAAATATGAACCTTTTGATCCAACAGTCGCTAATTCTCCTATGATTAGATATTGGGTAAGTGATTGTGGAAGATATGCTGTTCCAGAATATGCTGTTGATCCTGAAAATATCGATCAAGATATTGTGATGGACAAGATTTTGGAAAATCCAAAAATAGCTATGAATATTTTGATTAATATTTACAATACTATGAAAAGATATGGAACTCTATCTAAATTAAGAAAAACAAAGTTAGGACAATTTTACAATTTGCATCCATATTTTAAATCAAAAGGTGGTGTTTCTGAATAAAAGAAATGTCTAGTATTAGGTACTGACACAAATTATTTTTATACTCTAAACAAGAAAGCACTTACAAAAAAGAAATTACTTAATTTCACTAGAGTTTAACTTTTAATATTTTTACTTAAAGATTATATTTTCATATAATAAAATGTCTTTTAGTATAAAACCTTATAAGGCATTAGTTTCTCAACAGGAAACTGAGGTAGCTGAAGAGACTAAGGAGTCTAAGGAGTCTAAGGAGTCTAAGGAAACAGAGGAGACGGATAAAACTCCTATAATTATACAAAGAGGTTCTAATCATGGTATTTCAATCCAAAATACTAGTTCTTCTGTAGATGATTATTAGAACATTTTAATTGAATTAATTATCAATTAAAAAATATTTTTCAGTTTCTTTTGGTTTTTAATTTAAGTTTGTCTCTTAGAATTTTCTTCTCATTTAGTTCTTTTTGTTCGTAAAATTTTAAATTAGCACTGTCTACATTTATATTTTTTCCTGTTTCGATTGCTTTTTGACAAGCTATTTTGCCTTCATTATAAAATCCAGAATACCATCCTGCAATACCAAGCATGTGCCATCTTTTATAATCATAAGTTTCTTTATCAACAAAAAGAATACAATTTTCTGGATATTCAAGTTTACATGCTAAATTAGCAAATGTATAACAAAGAAACCATTTTTTGTCTTTGTAATGTTCTGATATTTTTAACAAAGGTTCTGCGCGTTCTGAATATTCAAATGCTTGAATATACCAAGACATAGATTCATGCCAATTTCTTCCTGTTTTTTCTGATAATTCGCCGCAACGATAATAGGATTGAAATCTTTCTTCCCAAAATCCATTTTCTATTGTGGAACGAAGAGAATAATATTTTAAAGCATCTTCTAGTTGATTCAAACAAGAATATGTCTGTGCAAGATAAAAAACAGTTCTTGCGTCTGTAGGGTTGTCTTTATGATCTTGAAGAAGAAGAACTTTATCTCGTTCAAACCTTTTCTCAGATTTATCGTCATCAGCAGTACGATCTTGGTATAAAACTACATTTTTTGGAGTGTTTGATTTTGTATCACCAGCCTTTTCTGCATCTTGATCATTTTCATAGGTAGTATTCTTTATCCATTCATGAACTTTTCCAAAATATCTCCATCCTTTTCTTGCTTTGACAAGACGAATGTTATAATATTTAATATACTGACCGGTCCACCATTCTTGACAAACAAAATATCCTGTATTTGGTTTATTTATTTGCTCAGAACAAAATTTTTTTAATTCATTTCCACCGCGTAATTCATCATTTGTGTCCATCATCAAGATGTAGTTAATATCATCAAATGTGTCAGCAAAATCAAGAGATAAATTGCGTGATGTTGAAAAATCAACAAATTCTCCTTGTTTTAAACGAAGTGGGATATTATTTTTTTCGCAAAAATTAGTTGCTATTTCAATAGTATTATCTTCAGATCCGGTATCATACAAAACTATTGAATCAACGTGTCCTAAAACACTTTCTAATGTTACATTTAATCTTTTTTGTTCATTTTTAACCATCATAAGTAATGCAATATGAACCTTTTGCTTAACCATTTATATTAAAAATAATACTTCTTTAATATAATTAAATTTAATATTTATACTATTTTTTGTGGTTTGTAAAGTGCCATTTCAGAAGGTGTGTAAGGTTTATACATTTGTAAATTATATTCGGCGAGAGACTTAGGAAATCTGGCAACTTGTTTATACTCAGGACGATACAAATCTTTAATATCTACATCAAATTCAGAACCATCTGAATCTTCTTTAATCTTATATATGGAACCTGTTATTTTAATAACCCGACACTTTCCGCTTGTTTCGGTAGCAACAACATCATTTATTTCTATTTTAGCTTTACTTATTTTTTTTTTCTCGTACTTTATAAGCAATTTTTCTGAAAAAGTATCAACTGACCACTCAATCAAATTTACTTTATGTGTTTTATTTGGAATTGGTTTAAACTTCTTCCATCTAAAATAATTTTCGTGAGATGCAGCAAACATAGGTGGTTCTTGCCCACTAGGGAGTTTCATAGCAGCTTGCATTTCCATATTTTCTTTTGTTTTTTTATGCAAATAATCTTTTGATACAGTAGTACGCCAGCCAGTAAAAACTCGCATCATATTATTTTCACTCTTTTTTGATAACACTTCGTGAAGAATGTATTGTGGAAAAATAACAATATGACCTGGTGGAACAGAAAATTTGTATCTATATTTACTAATAATATCAACCTCTTCTTTGGGTATTGTAACAAATTTTCCTTTTTCCAATTTTTTTTGTTGAACTCCAAGATGAGATCCAGGTATACAAGAAAAATATTGATCATCCGTATCAAGATTTAACCATCCTCCAAACAATTCGTCATTTTCTTCTATTTTTTCAGGAGGGATAACATCTCTGTGCCAAGTTTCCTCAGAAGGTTCTTGACTCTTTTGACGATACATCATACGATCAAATAACATCTCTAGTTTTGTTTCTTTTCGTAGTGTATCACTTGCGTAACTATTTATTAATTCTCTAAACAAAGGTAACACTGCATTTCTACATTCTTTTCGAAGACTACGAACCAGATCATTATGAAATGATGCAGGGTTAGCCAATCCTGCAAACCCACCAAGTACATAAAGTCTAGGATTTCCAGAAGCATCCAGGTCTGGATTGTCTGGATTTTTTTTATATTCTGGAAAATCTCTCAAAGTATCCATGAATTTTTCTCGAATTTTTGGTATATCTTTAGGATCAATTACTGGTAATGTAACAACTCCAATACGTTTTAGAGATTGAAATCCTTTTGTTTCGTGATTTTTTTGTGATATCCAAGTACCAGAGACATTTATAATCTCTTTATAAAAGGATAAGATAGTTTCAGCTGCTTCTTTATTACCGTACTTTTGAAATAAACAAGTATATGAATTATCTATAAAAAATTCTGCTGTTTCTGAAGAAATATTTTTTAACAATTTTGTGTCTAGTGTTTTACAAAATTCTTTAATAATTTTTTCCTCCATATTTATTATAGTAAATAAAATCATTATAACAAATTCAATTTTTATTTTATAATAAATAATATACCAACTGGTCTTTACTTGGGTTTGTTCCAAGGTATGTATAACAATAATCAAAAAACAAATGAAACAAGACAATTGATACATGCATCTGATAATAATGATAATTTTCTGAATTATTCTAAACCTATACCATTTTGCACTAGACAAAATACCATCAGAATCATTAAATGGGTATGTAAATCAACTGAACCTAGTAACCAAACTGTGTCATCATTATCTCACAATGAAGATAGAGTTAAAGAATGCTGATATTATAATGACAATTGCGTCGGATATTACAGTTATTATGGTAGAGATACTTTTATTTTCTACTGATGCAGATTCTTCCAGTTGCATATCTATAATTTACTTTAAAAACACACCAGACTAGTATTATTTTTATAATCAAATTAAAAATTGACTTAATTTTGTTAAGTTAATTATTTTGATTATTTTTTATCAATTTATTATATAAAATGAGTTCTAACAAAATTGTTATTTCGAATTGTTGTTTGGGTAAAGAACTCCATGATATTTTATGTAAATGTGAATACAATAATCCTTTTTTTTCGACATTAATCCCAGAAGATTCACATTTTTTAAAATTATGTGAAAATCTTATATATTATATGAACTGCGAACCAACATGTGATAATAATCCTTCGAATACAACTGATTACTCTATACAAACAAATTCCATATGGTATAATAATCCAGACGTAAGACCAAATTATCCAATTATACATTTAGACGATATTGAAATACATTGTATACACGAATCTTCTGTTATCGAAACATTAATAAAATTCAAACGTAGAATGGAAAGATTTAGAGATATAATCAAAACAAACAGCTATACCATTTTTTATATAATGACGTGGACAAATTTATTTACAATTCATACCAACAATGATTACAAACCATATATATCGAGATTTTTAAGTAATAACAAGGATGAAAATAATAAATATATTTTTTTGGGTCCAACAAATTATATAGCAAACCCTTATTATATAAATGATAGTGTATTTTATACAAATATAAATAGGAAGATCGATAATGTAAATAATCAGATAAACTTTCAGAGAGAAGCGTCTAAAATTATGGAATATATAATTAAAAATTAATAATATTTTTGTTAACACATTTACACAATTGAATATTTCAATCTAGCACTTTGGGTGGTTTCAAATCTTCAATTGTGTAAATATATGTTAAATATGATATATTTTAAATTACTTCAACTCGTCTAATTATTTGAATCCAATTCTGTTTTTAAGTATTATGACCAATAAGTTACTAAACCGACTCATTAGTGGTATAATTTAAATATTTTAATAATTAAAATGTTTAATGTTGTTGATTATTATCCTGATTAAAACTCCGCATTCAAGTTGAACAATGATAAGGTCCCTAATCTCATTGTTCGACAACTTGGCATTCAATTTTTATTTTTGAAATTGAAATTTACTATCTATAATTCTAAAAAATAATAAAAAAGATGCAAGAAGTTATATTAAAAATAGAAAGATTGCAAGAAAAAGATTTCAAAGATTATATTGATAGAGAAAGTCTTTCTGTTCTTCATCAAATAAAGTTATACAGTGACGATATTTATTATAACACTGGAAACTCTTCTGGTTTAACAGACTGGAAATACGATAGTATAAAGGAAACTTTAAATAAAAGAGATCCTAATTACATAGTACCAACAGGAACTCGTATAAGACAAAATGAAAATAGAGCTAAATTACCTTTTTGGCTTGGAAGTATGGATAAGAAAAAAGACGAAAAAGATATATTAAAGTGGATATCTTCTAATAAAGGAAAAAATTATATTATCGAAGACAAGCTAGATGGTGTTTCTTGTTTAATTATTATAAAAGGTGAAAAAGTGAAAATTTTCACTAGAGGAGATGGTACAGTTGGGGCAGATATATCTTATTTGAGTCAATATATAAAAAATATACCAAAGGTTTTCAAATCAACTATATCTGTAAGAGGTGAATTAATCATTAATTATAAACTTTTTAAGGAAAAATATAGCAAAGATTTTGCAAATCCCCGAAATATGGTATCAGGTCTTATTGGATCTAAGACAATTAAAGAAGGTCTTGAGGATATTGAATTCATAGCTTATGAGATAATTTCAGATGGATTAGAGCTTCGGTATATACCATCTGTTCAGCTAGATTTGCTAGACTCTGCCGGATTTAAAACCGTAAACAGAAAATTAGTAGAAAATGTTAATTTAGAAAATTTAACTGAAATTTTGATTTTTAACAAAGAAATATCAAAGTATGAAATTGATGGTCTTATTGTACAAGCAAATGTAGAATATACAAGAAATACAACAGGAAATCCTGATTACGCTTTCGCTTTCAAAATGCGATTTGAAGATAATTTAATTGAAGCAAAAGTAATAGGGGTTCAATGGAACGTTAGCAAATGGGGTGTATTAAAACCTCGTGTGGAGATTATTCCAGTTCAATTAGGAGGTGTAACAATTTCTTGGGCATCAGGTTTTAATGCAAAGTTTATACTAGAAAAATCTATAGGTCCAGAAGCTATTATCGAAATAACTCGTTCAGGTGACGTAATTCCTTATATAGTAAGAGTTATTAAAAAAGCAGATAAGCCTGATATGCCTCAAGTTACTTACGTTTGGAATGAATCAAAAATTGATATACATTCAGATGAGTATTCAGACACAAGTACTGTTAAAAAAATAGCTGGATTTTTTGCCGAATTAGGTATTAAACATGTTGGTGAAAAAAATGTACAAAAATTATTTGAGTCTGGCCTAGATACTTTATTTAAGATAATAGGTGCATCAGAAGAAGATTTTGAAAAAATTCCAGGATTTGGAAAAAAATTAGCCGAACGTACTTTTATCAACATACACGAAGGATTAAAAAATTTGACTATTCCTTTAGTACTAGGAGCTTATGGAGTTTTTGGTTTTGGAATGGGAGTCAGAAAGGTAGTAATTTTGTTTGAAGGTTTCCCAGACATATTGGATGTTTTTGAAAAAATGAAAAATGAAGATATTCTTGAACGTATATTACAAATTGATGGATTTTCTGATAAAAGCGCAGATAAAGTAGTTGATAATCTCACAGAAGCAAAACAGTTTATAGTAGATATGAAAAAGTTTGCAACTTTTAAGGAAAAAATTACAAAAATTCAGATTAAAAATAAACTGCAAGATATGAAAATAGTTTTATCTGGATTTAGAGACAAAAAGTTAGAGGAATTTATTATTAATGGTGGTGGGAAGGTTATGACATCTGTTTCAAAGCACACTTCGATCTTAGTTGTATCTTCTAAATTGACAGCTCTTTCTGGTAAAGCCACAAAGGCTTTAGAAATGGGAGTTGAAGTCATAGATCTGGAAGAGTTCAAAAACAGATTTATGTGAAAAACGGAGTCTCACTATATGAAATTTGTTTGCTTAATAAATTTACATTTAAAGATAAGAGTAACAAATATATTAAGGCGTATACTAGAGTTTATTTAGAGCAAATACTATTAAATATTTGCTCTTGTGGCCAAATGGATAAGGCGCTCGACTTCTAATCGAGAAATTGCGGGTTCGAGTCCCGTCAAGAGTATTTTAATGCCTCAATTTTGTTTAAATTGAGATAAAGTTTGTTGTTGTCTTTCTTTAGCTGACATAGCGATGACATCTGACATGAGATATCTACGGTGGTTTCCTTTTGTTCTAATGCATTTAAGGATTACTTGATTATTCCAATTTTCGAGTGATCTAGTAGTAACTTGAAGTATTTTTGACACTTCTTCTGGTCTAAGATATTTTTCTTCCATATTTTATTTTAGAAATCATTTCTTATTTTTATAGATTTAAAAGCAACAGTTGATTTCCCACATTCTATAAAGGTGATCATCTACATCATCGGACATTTCTGGATCTATGCGTCTGACTTTTTGGCAAAATAGTTCGTATGCATTCACAAACGAGTCATAAGCATATTGCCACTCTTTCTGATTGTCAGATCCTATCTTATTCCATGTATTTTTTTCACAAACTATATTACCAGCAAAAGAGGTTGCTTTCCCGTAGTGAAAATATGTTACTGTTATAGTTTTTAGTATTTTATATCGAATCTTTTTACGATCACTATCACATTCTATCCACTGTTGAAATGCTTTTTGTAAAATTGTGGTGTTTGAGCATGCATGCGTAACCCAACTAGAAATATTAACAGTTGTAGGTTCGTTGTAAAGATAATCTTTAAAAAACTGCAAGAATTTATCTGTTTCAGCCAAAAAATAAGCTTCTGCTGAATCATGACCTGTGATCTGCTTGCAGAGTTCTGCATCCATTTTACGCATTTTTGGAATGACTATATTCTTATACATTTTGGTATTATTTGTTACGTCAAACAATTTGACCAAATCCTCAGCCTTATTTACCCATTCTTTTCGTTCTTTTTCATCAAGATCGCACCACATTTCAAAAAGTTGTCTGTTTACAAGTTCTTTCTTCCAGTTCTTGACATACTCTCTGTTTTCTTGACAAAAATATTCGTAAGTACACTCAAATGAAGTGTGGGAGATTGACTTTTCAAGTGTTGATCGACGCTTACGTACCGGCTCATCTTGTACCAGATCAAGTGTTGATAGACTCTTACGTACTTTTTCTTGTTGTACCAGATTAATTTTCTTGTTTGCAGTATTTGCTATACAGACAACTAATAGAATGCAAATAAGTAGATACTTAATCCATTCAATAAAAAAATTTTCATAAAGATGTGGAATATAATTAGTAAGGTGCGTAATTGAATTCATTTTTTCTGTATTATTCAGAGATAGTAATGGTAAAAATCAAATTTAAAAATACAGACTAATGGTTTTATATTATTTTCTTTTTATTTTGTTCTTAATAAATGACCTATCAATCCTTGTAATGCAAGAGGTTTATTATCTATGTAACCAATTGGAGGCCATGAATTAAAAAATGGTTGTGAGGATGAAGCAAGAAGTCTATGGAATCACCAGATAATTCCTAAAAAATCTGATAAGATTAAGGGAGTGACAACTAAACGTGATACAAGAATCTCTATAACATTTCGAACTGTCGCAGATGAATTTACCTAAAAATAATGTTCAATATTTATCAAATTCTCTTATAATAAATGGATGCTTCATCTATGTTTGTGACATGCTCGGGTGTGTGGGATAAAGATAAACAAATATGGAATGACGGAGATGTTACAGATGTCGCTAAGTGCTGTACTAAACAGTGTATGAATCAGATGAATAGGTGTTATAATTATTGCAATGAACATGATAAGACGTATAATACACCTATGTTATTATACAGGTGTATGAAAACATGTGAAGATCAAAGAAATATTTGCTTGGATACTTGTTCGTTAAGTAGTAAGCACGTTGGTAAAAAAAATAATTATATTGATTGTGCTAATATGAAAGGGTGTAGTGGTTTAGGAATTCCAAATGTTGAATGTTTGTTAAAAAAGAAAAAAGATATTTTTGACTGTTGCACATCCACATGTATACCATCAGAATATCTAGATTGTGAAAAGAATTGTAAATATTTAGAGTCAATATATCTAAATCCTCTTCACACATTTAAAATTCCTAAAATAAAGTTAAAAAATCATACTATTTTATTTTCTTATATAGGAGTTCTTATTTTTAGTGTAATTATAATTTTTTTGTGTTTAAAAAGAAAGTGAAAATGATTTTTTATTTCTTTTTCTTAATATAAGGATTAATATCATGACTGTCATAATAACCAGACGAATTTATTTGGAACCTGAATTTCTTGACGAGAATATTATGAAACATCTTTTGGCTAAAATTATAAAAGTTACAGATAAAGAATGTACAAAAGATCATGGTCATATTCTTTCAATTAATCGTTTAGTAAAAGTAGTTAACAATGAGGACACTATTTTTACAGTAGAATTTGAAGCTGAAACACTAAAGCCAACAGTTGGAGACAAACTTTTTGGAAATGTCTGTATGCTATACAAGGATGGAATTTTTGTACAGGTATCAGAAAAACAAAAGATGTTAATTCCATCTTTATCTATAAAAGAGTATGTTTACGATGAGATAACACACACATATTCAAATGGTAAAAACAAGATTAAAGAGGGTGACAAAATACATGCTGTCGTTACAGCATCACAGTTTAACAAACAAAACTTTAGTTGTATTGGATGTCTTGTTTAAAGATTTGGATTCTAATAAAAAATGTCAGAAAATGAAGTATTAATAGAGTTTAAAACACAACTTGTTTCTTTCTTTGATGAACTAATTAGCCAATTCCCTCAAGAAGGTGATTTAGTTGTTTTAAGATTATTCGTAACAAATCAAATGCCTATAAATACTATTATGAATATCTTTGTTCAAAAACTAAACACAAATGATCAAGAATTTAGAAAAATGGCAAAAGAAAGAAATGAATGTTTTTTTCTTGAAAATAATATTTTTGACAATTTTTGCAGCAAAGAAAAAGTAGTTCGTTTTAAAAAATTATGGGTTTCTGGATTTGATACAGAAGACAAAAAAGTTATATGGAATTGGGTAGACGCTTTCATTTATTTAGGTGACAAGTATACTAAATCTCTTATGAACAAGTAGTTTTATTACTCTCGATAGTAATAAAAAAGAAACTTAATCTTAAAAATAAATATTTATAAAAGAAAATGGCTAATTTGAATCGTCCAGATACAATTAAAGGTTACGAACCTCCTTCAGATTATTCTCGGAAAGAAGATTGTTTTTACAATACTTTTACTGAAGGTCAAAAAGAAACTTATAGAAATACGAATCTTGAGAAGAAGCAGTACACAACATATGGCAATTATGCAGAAGAAAAGTGTCCTGAATGCGGTGAAAAATCTGTTAAATCATGTCCTTGTGCTTATAGCGACAAAAAATGCGGAAAAGGACACTCATGGTATACAGATCGTAATGGAAACATTAAACTTGGAAATCCTCACTAAAGACTGAAATTAGAACCTACAAATCCGTTCAAAATATTATTTTAACTACCATCTAAAGATTTCTATTTATAATGTAAAATAGAAACTAAAATGACAACTGCTGAGGTGAAAAACGATCAGTTGCCAAATAATAGACTTCAAATCTTTAAATCAAATACTAATCTAAAAGTTTTTAAACCAACAAATTCCAAATTAATACTGGTAGCTTCTGAAATGATATCCAAAGGTCTTGTGAAAACTTCTTTAGAGTTCGCAGAAAAATTTATGTTCACTTTTGACTCCAAAGAACCATTTCCTATCAATATCGAAGTTTTAATCGAAATGAAAGTATATGACAGAAAAGATAATTGTAAAACTAAGCTAAATAAAAATTTTATTTTGAATACTGATTTCAATGTTCAAAAAGCAACTCCTGAACTTTCAGGAGTTGCTAAAAAAGGTGGTTCTGGATTATTAAAGGAAAATATTATGCTGACAGTTGACTGTTTTAAGTCAATGTGTATGCTAGCAAATAGTGAAATAGGAAAACAAGTCAAAAATTACTATCTTGATCTGGAAAAAATATTCAAAGAATATATACTGAGAGATATACAATCTCTCCAAAAAACAATAGAAACTGTTGTAAACGAAAACTTGAAAATAAAATCAACTTATTCTCACCTTGCTGAACTAAATGACAAACTCCGAATGAAGAGAAATTATCATAAATTTAAGAAAGGAAACTGCCTATATATCATAACCGATCGATGGAGAGAAAAAGATTATCTTAAAATAGGCTACACAGATAACATTAATACACGTCTTCAAACATACAGAACAAGCATGCCAGATGTAAAGATAGAATTTTTACTTTATGTTACCGAAAACAAGGTTCTAGAGAAATGTTTGACGCTACGTTATGCTAGTAAACTTATCCAAAAAAACCATGAATATGTTATTGATGCGACTGTAGAACAACTAGTAAAGTCTATAAATAGTCTAACAAAATATCTAAGTATCGAAGCAACAGAAGAAACCAAGTTATCTCTGTATAATGAACCGTACAAGATATACAATTTGGTATTTCTCGATCAAAATGGTAATGTAGAAGATAATACGGATTCTATAGTGCTAGCTTCTCCTGCCAAGCCACGCACCCCTATGAGCTTAGATTTTGATTCATCAGATCAGGAAAACGATAATGAGCCTGAATGTAATATGGAAACAGAACCTGATTCTGAGCCTAAACATGAATGTAATACGGAAACCGAAAATGATTCTGAAGTACATAAGTGTAATATATGTGGTACAGAGTATAAAATGAAGGGTAATTTATTAAACCATATGATTAAAGTTCATAATATCCAAAAAGATGTGAAAGATGATGGAAAGACTTGTCCGATATGTAAGAAGGTTTTTAGAGATAGTGGTAAGAGAAATAGACATGTACGTGGCGTACATGAAAAATCTAGCAAAGTGACATGTACAGAATGTGATAAGGATTTTAGTTCTAATGATGCTCTCATGAATCATATTAATAATGTACACAAAAAGATTACACAATCTAAATGTGATCAGTGTGGAAAAGTGTGCTCAACTGTAGGTAATCTTAAAAAACATATCGAACAGATGCATGATAAAACGACTTCTGTATCTTGTGATATATGTCATAATATATTTATGAGCCAATGTAATCTTACTCAGCATATACTTAAAGTACATGAACGTAAAGAGAAATGTAATTGTCAATTGTGTGGACAAGAGTTATTGTCTCTACTTGGATTGGAGTATCATATGAGAAATATTCATAAAATATAGAACCTACAATTCGGTTCAAAATATTCTACAAACTACTGTCTAAAGATTTCTATAAAAGATAATCGTAAAATAAAAGAACATTCGCTTTTATTTGATTACAAATTCTAAATTATCTTATACTATATTCAGTATAAGATTTTTAATTTATTTTTTTTAAACTGGTTGCTTGGTTACAACTCTCTTAACTTTTCGAACAACAGTCTTCTTTGGAGAAGGCTTCTTAGCATCTTCATCACCAGAACCAACAAGGCTTCCATTATCTTCAGCAATAATTGCAGAATCTTCGTCATCATCTAGAGCTGATGCTGCAGACTTGTCATTATGAGAAGCCGCAAGAACCATTGATCTAGCCTTGGGGCGTTCTAAAAGACGCTTCATTCCCATCTTACTAGGTTCCACAACTGCTTCATATAGCTTCACTTGCAAAGAGATCTTTGAGCCAATGAAGATTGATTCAATTTTAACAGCACCATTAGCATAGCAATGCTTACCCATCAAATCTCGAGCTTCAATTGTTTGATCATTCTTGTCAAAAAACTGCGTAAGGAATTTATCCTGCTTCTTGGAATAGATGAGCTTTGCATATAGTGTTGGACCACGTCCGGGAACATTACGAAGGACTGTCTTACCCTTATCGTCAGTATATTTCTCTTTCTTATAATATAGAGGGTTTAGACCACCTTTAGTCTTGGTTAAATCTCCACGTGTCAATTCAAATAAATCAAGTTCTTCCTTGTTATCAATAAGGTGATCAATACAATTATCAACAATATCATTAAAATTATCTACCCATGTTTTCTCAGCAGGAGTGCATCCATCACGATTCCATAGACAAAGTGGAAATGTGAATCCTGTAACATTCCCAGTTTCTTGGCTCGTATTTTCAGAAACACCAAATGAATACAAACGCTCTGTTGGAATAATTAGCTCTCCAACAGTTCCATCTTCATTACGAGTAGAAATATTGATTCTTTTAAATTCAATCTTTGTCTTGCTATCTGGAATAGATCCAATAATAGGTTCAGAAAAGATCATTCTTTGTTTAGGATTATAACCCTGAGCGGGTGTTAATTGTGTGTTTTCGTTATCGGACATGTGTTTTCTTTTATTCTGACATTTCCTTAAATTTAGATTAAATATTTTCAATTTTATTTTTACACCATTTTAAAACGTCTAATATCTGTTTACTATACGTGGTTTGTCTATAAATATTTTAAGGACATGAATCTTCAACATGATGGTAACTAAAACTATAAGTATTTACTTAATTTTAAATAATCTTAATTTACGTTTAAACAAACGCGTTACATTTTTTATTTCGGCATCAATATTATCAACTATTCTAGTTTTATCAACGTATATTTGAAAATTACTATTAGATATAATCCCTATATTATGTTCAATATGATCAATTATAACAGGAGTAATTGTAGAATTAATATTTTTTGCTATACTAAAAATACCAGATCTAATATCTGCTAATGCATATATATTTGGACGTTTCCAATAATCTTTTTCTATAAAAGCTACTATACTATAACCATTTTTTATTCTTTCTTGTATTTGCACTTGAGTTTTCTCAAAAGATCCACCTTTAGAAACAATTATAATACCATTTTTACCATAAAATCTGCCTACGATTTTTGATATTGTAACTCCTCCCCATACAAGAATACATAACTTATTATTTAATAAATTATTTGTTAAATATTCAATAAAGTTTGCTGGATAATTACATAAAAATATCGTAGGTTTATTTGGTAAAGAATATCCACTAAATTTTACGTCAAAACATGTATAAAACAAAAATGAAGTTGATAGTTTTGTTAATTCATAATTACCGCTAAATACAATTATAGGTAAACAAAGTGTAAAAAATAAGGGACCTCTTATCCAATTAATAGATAAAACAAAACATAATAATATGATTTTATTTTTTATGTTTAATGTAAAAAACCATTTTACAAACAATGTTGTTAAAATAATCCAGACTTTTTCCAAATTATTCATAGAATGCATTTTAAAAAAAATTCTACAAATTACACATGTAATAATTAATATAATAAAAAATACTATACCCATTAAAAATTAATACATATATGTATTAGTTTAGATTATATTTTTGATAATAAAAATCCTATAAATTCGATCCTAAAATCTCCATCCTCGTCTCCTATATAATTTCCATCAGCACATTTTTCAACTGCTACTCTATAATCTAAAAGCTGTACTATCTCAGCTCCATTGTCTGCAAAATTATTATTCAAGCATGTGCAATATTCCATTATCAACTCTTTGTTTCTAACTCTAAGAGAATCAAAAATAAGTTTGGTTAGGATAACTGCTCCAGAATCAATTATTGTTTCACAACATCCGTCTTTGAATGTTATAACAGCATCTGAATAATCAACTACTAATAGCCGATCCTTTAGAGGATAAGAGATAAAATAATCAGCATAACCCTCCGGGCCTCTTAGTATATGTTCTATAGTAAAAAATTTAACATTTTCTATAAGGCACTCTTGTGTAATAGGAAAAATGTCTTCAAGTTTAGATTCAGGTGCTGAAACTAATCTGGCGCAATTCTTTCCTGTAAGCTGAGCCATTCGTCTGTTAAACACTCCTGGTTTTGAATCTAATTCTGTTATAGAAAATGAATTTTTTGTTATTTCAGCAATCAGCATTGGATTTTTAGTTATTTCTACGGCCGCGATCTCTCCAGCCTTCTTCTTTATCGGATCATGAACTGATTTTATTAAATGAGCATTTTCATAATCAACAACTTGTTCACCATCAAGAGATTTGTGATGAAATGCTCCTTGTTTTGCATCTGTACAAACTATCTGAGATTTACCTGACATGTCAGTAAGAAGATGTTTGTGTACAATTTGTGCTACTCCTTTTTGACCTTGATAGAAATCACTTTTAGTATATTTTTCAGCTATTAACGCAACGCGGTTCTCTGATAAGTCTAGAGGAGTTAAATTAGCGATTATATTATTTTGAATATTTTTAGTAGTAGTTTTCTGATGTGTTGGTTTCTTTGCTATCTCTTTGATAGTAGCTTGAGAGCTTTCAGCAAGATTTTTGTATATCAAACCAATTTCTTCAGCTTTCTCAACTTTAAGCTTTACATTTTCTTGATCTTTCTCATTAAGAAGAAATTGAATTTTTTTCTTACATGATAAATCATGTCGCTTAAAAGTTGAGGATGAAAAATCTTTATCACAAAATTTGCATTTTATTAAAGATTGTATAATTTTTATATAATTTTGAGATTCTTGTATCTTAAGACAATATTTAGTTTGGGTTTGATGAATATTTAAGAGATATTTTGTTTTGAACTCTTTACCACAAAAATTACAAGTTAATTCTTGTGCCTTTTCTTTAGCTGCAGCCTCTTCAGTTTCTTTTCTCTCTTTGGCTTTATTAGCTTCAATAATAGCTTTAGCTTCAGATTCGGCCTGTTCTTTTTTTTTAGTTTCTTGTATTTTTAAACAATATTGTGTATTTTTTTGGTGACGACGTAATATTTTTTTGTCTCCAAATATGTTAGAACAAAACTCGCATTGCTCCATCTTGTTTTATTTTTGACCCCTTATCTTTAAATAAGTGTTAATTATAAGGTTTTTTTTGTATAAAATATCACATTTTCCTGATAAAATTAAAATGCCTAAAATTGCCTAAAAATTGCCTAAAAAATGCCTAAAAAATGCCTAAAAAATGTATTGACCCCATCTTATTTTATTTTTGACCCTTTATTTTTAATCACGTGTTATTTAAGTGTTAAAATTTAAGGTTTTTTTGTATAAAATATAACTTTATCCTGATAAAAATAAAAATGCCTAAAATTGCCTAAAATTGCCTAAAATTAGTGACTTTTTTCTGATTAAAATGACTTTTACCAAGAAAATGAAAATATATATATATCCATTTTAATTATAGGGCCGGGTTTTAAAAAAGAGTTTTTTCTCCGGTTTTTGAAAAAGTCGGAGGAGCAAAAAAAGATTTTCCTTTTTTTGATTTCTTTCCTAACAAATTGAAAAATTTATACAAAATTTCCTTTGGATTTGGATTTTTTTTCTCCTCCTCCTCGTTCTCCTTTTTAGAATTTCAGTTCTAAAGAAAGTTTTTAGAAAAATGAAATAGTTATTCTGATAATTTCAAGTCTAAACAAAAATTTTGTATTAAGTAAGAAGCTCTGTGTTGAAATAAAAGTTAATTTCTTTTATTTTTAGAGAAAAAAGAGTAGATATAGTCTGAAATTAAGTTACTTGTTTTTTTCGCTCAAGTAATACGCTTTATATTTGGAAAGTTTTGAGTATTTATTCCAAACATCTTGTGGTACATTTTTTTTTGAAATAGTTGTACGAGACATTTCTTTGCGCCTTAGAGTATAATCATCACTAGAGACAGTATTATTACCTTGCTGATCCATAATACTACTCGCGATGCGCTTATATTTTTCAATCTTCTTTTCTAGGTTAATAATTTCATTTTTGGCTTCTGACCATTTCTGAAGGAGAGCGTATATATCGGTATTAGACATTTATTTAATACTAGGCTACAGTATTAAATAATTTTACTTTTCATCTTTTGGAAAATGATTCTGATTTTTCAGATAAGTTTGAATACCGTAATAATATAAAGTCTTATCTTTTGAAGGATTGTATCCAAGGAGTTTTTGAAGTTTTGCATCTGGCCAAATCTGACGTTTATCTTCTGGATTTTGCAAGTTGTTAGCAGCGATATAATCACATATGTACTTAGTAACATCAACACGAGAACGTAGTTCATCTTCAGGCCATCCAGTAAATTTAGCAAGCTGAGTAGATAATCTAACAGGCTTCTGGAACCCTGAGTTATGGTTATTTTGACGAGGTGTTGAAGATTTTTGTTTCATTACCCTCGTAGATTGAAGACGAAGATCCTTAATCTTCTTATTTATCAAACGGATAACTTTAATGTTAGTGTTTTTTACAGAACTATCACGAAGTTGATTAATTTCTGATTCTAAAATTTCAATTAGTTCGTCAAAACCTGCAAGAATTGTTTCTCGGCTAGGAACTACACGTTTCTTTTTAGATGGTGTAAGTGGTGTATCGGTGTCTTCTAGAACTACCTCGTTAGAAGTAGGAGTAGGAGTAGGAGTAGGAGTGGGAGCAGGGGTTAATTCCGGTTCTTTTTTAGACTTTGTTTTCTTTGGTACCGGGGTATCTACCGAAGTAGAAGCGTTTGTTGTATCTTTTACAACTTTTTTAGGCATTTGAAAATTATTACTTATTATATTACTATCTTTAAGCTGAATTGTATTTAAAAATATTTTATATTACATATACATACCAATGGGAGGACAGTCTGTTTTAACAATATTTTTAGTTTTTTGAACCATCTCTATACCCTTTTCCAAGTCATCACAAGATAGAACAAACTTATGTTCTTTATCAAGTGTAATAACACGACGTGCATGAGACATCTTGCATTTTGAAATCAAATTGACTATATCTCGTCCAGCATTTGAAAAAATTTCTTTGTTTTTTGATATAATATCAATAATCATATGTTTTTCTATACATATATCCCAATTAATTTGTTTAACCTTCAAAAGAAAAATATCTGCTAATTCAGTTGGTGTATAATCATCAATTTTGTGTTTCCATTGAAAACGACTTTCTAAACCGTCATTTACAGCAAAGAAACATTTTTGTATATCTTTTTCATATCCAGCAGCTATACAGCAAAAATCATTTGTATGCTCAGATAAAAAACTACACAGGGTGTCTATAGCTTCTTTAGAAAAAGAATCTTTGTCTTCTTGTCCAGGACCAAGAGCATACACTTCGTCAATAAATAGCACACCTCCTAAACATGAATTTAGCAATTTTTGTGTTTTAATTGCCGTTTGACCAAGATATCCTGCAACAAAATCATCTCGGTGTGCTATTTTAAAAGGACCTGTACTAGACAAAATATCCATAGATTGGTAGATTTTAGCTATAATATGAGCAACTGTTGTCTTACCAGTTCCTGGTGGTCCCATCAGAATAGTATGTAAATATTCATCAGACTTATTTCTTTGATTCATTCCTTGAATGTAGTATAGAATTTGATAGAAAATTGATTCTTTTAAACTTACCATACCAATCATTTTATTTAATTCTTCTAAATGAGGTGTTAAACGCCAAAGCATAATAGTATCAATATTTTTATAAAATTTTGTAGCTTTTCCCATTTCTATAAGATCGTTAATAGAATTAATTGGTGGAGTATCTTCAAATTTGATAACAGGTCTGCGCCTTTTTTTTTCTGTGTTTAAAACTGGTTTCTCATCTCTATTTCGCTTTAACATATTTTTAATTATTCAATATTTACTTTTAAGATTAAAATATTTTTCATAAATTTTAAAAGAACACATTTTTGAGTTATCCTACTACTTATTAAGGAAATAAACTTTTACCTAATTCATTAAGTGAACCAGACTCATCAAATGGATAAGAAGTAATGTTAGCAGTTGTTCCAACTTCATTACAACCTGTTTTAAAATTAGACCACGTTTCAACACAAAACCAAGTTACGCAAGTTAAACCATGATCAAACCAAGAGGCCGACTTTCCGTTAAATAAAAACGGAGTAGTTGTTAAAAGTCCTGGAAGATCTTGGTTTACATTAATTACACCATCACAATAAGGAGCTGAATTACTTGCAGTAGTTGTATAAAGTAAGCTTTTTGCGAATGCGGCTGCTTCTTTTATGTAAGTATTTATATCTGTTATAGTAGATACATAAGCTACTTCTGTCAACCATATTTTTTTACCTTCATTCATATCGTCTTGAAAAGTAGTCATGTAATCTAAAATTTTACTTTTAACATGATGGCTGTATTTAAAATATGCATGGATATTTATAATTTTAACTGTGTTTTTCCACCAATCTTTGCCAGGATCAGTAAGTAAAGCAGCTGCTTTCAGCAGAGATAACCAACCGTTACATATACATCCACTATTTGCACAGTCACCAGGGGGGACTCCTGTATCAATAGGAAAGCCTTTTTGATTAAATTTTGTTTTATATGCATTACAAGTACCGGAAGAATTTTGTGACATAACAGGTGATACTATTGTTACATTTGGAGATATTGACTTTGCTTCTGCACATTGATTTATAAATTTAGTTACAAGTAAACTAAAAGTATTGTTTCCTGATCCTATGGTGAGTTCAGTACATACAGGATTTTTTTCAGCACTATCACTATCAATAAAGCATCCATATTCACCCGTATTAATCCAATATCCGCTGCTTGTGGAATCATGACAAACACCATCTGACCATGTAGTACCAACACATCCACCTACCATGTCTGGTTCATTAGATAACATTACGTAGTTATAATCAGATACAGAACTAATTGTATTCGCGGGTACATCACTCGACCATAACATAGGTATAAATTCTATATTTAAGTCTTTACTCCAGTTATATGCTGAGGAAGCATATGATGATGATAATGATTGTTTCCAGTTCCAAAAACATGTTATTTTACCTTTTAATTTAGATAAATCAATTATCTTTATATTAGGATCAGTAAAATTTTTCAATGCAAGACCAAACATTGTGGCACTAGTTGAAGACGTTGAACGATGTGTTAGTTTATATATAAGAAAACAAAAGGCTGTTATAACTAAAATTGATATAAAAATTATACTAAAATATAATAAGGGTTTCTTCATTTTATTATCAATAATATAATAAAGATTTTAAAATCCTAAGGCTTTGCAACGGTCGAAAATAATTTTACAATTCATAAATCTATTTTTCACATCGGTAATAAAAATTAAATTGAAGTTAAACGTGTACAAACTATATAAAAAGAAAAATGGGAATCAAAAGTTCATTTAATAGTTTTCTAAGAGACACTTGTCCAGATGTATTTGAACCGATTCATATTTCTGAATATAGTTTTAAAAAAGTTGCAATAGATATTTCTCTTTACCTTCACAAATATAAAGCAGTATGTGGTGACAGATGGCTATCTGCATTTATAAACTTAATTGCTAGCTTAAGGCGTAATGAAATTCACTGTGTTTTTATTTTTGACGGAAAAGCTCCGGTGGAAAAGTTAGGTGAACAAGAAAAAAGAAGAGATACACGTGACAAACTAGATCATAAACTTTACGAGCTTGAAGAAGCTTTAGCTGACTACAATAAAACAGGAATTGTTGCTAAATGTATTATTGATATTTATTCCAAAAGTAAATCACCTAAACGTCTTTTAGGAAATCGACCAGGTGGAGTTGATATGCTTTGGGTTGAAAAAAAGATCCAACAGCGCCGAGGTCAATTATATGATGTTAGTCCTAAAGATTTTGAAGATGCAAGGGAACTTTTTACAATTTTAAAAGTTCCTTTTTATACTGCTCCTGGTGAAGCCGAAAAGATGTGCTCAGCGATGTGCATTTCTGGTTTTGTATCTGCTGTTTTATCTGAAGATACTGACGTTATGGCTTACGGGGCTCCAATATTTCTTACTAAGATAGACACATCTTCTGATACTTGTGTTAGAATTATAAACAGTCGATTAATAGAATCTTTATCTTTGAATAAGAACAAGTTTTTGGACCTTTGTATAATGTGCGGTACAGACTATAATCCTAATATATCGAAAATAGGAAGCAAGACTTCTTACAAAAAAGTTCTTCAGCACGGTGGTATTGATGAAATTGCTTTAGAAACATCTTTAGATGTATCTGTTCTTAACCACATTCGTGTAAGGGAATTATTTACAGATTTTAGTTCTGAAGATAAGGCAATGATTAAGATTCCTTATTGCGGTGCTCCTGACTTCTCTTTTCTTGAAAAGTTTGTTTCTTCCCGAAAAATAAATGTAAATATTGATAAACTTTGTAAAGACTTTACACACAATGTTGTTATATTTGAAGGTTCTGAAGAAGAAGAAGTTGAAGAAGAAGTTGAAGAAGAAGTTGAAGAAGAAGTTGAAGAAGAAGTTGAAGATTAGTTTTCTGAAAAATATAATATATCAGTAAAAAAAAATATTCAGGCTTTTAATAAAATGTTTAGAGACAAATATTATAAAACAGAAAGTGAATTTATGCCACACATAAATAATTCTACAGTTGTAGAAAAAAAAAATAACTATTTTCCTAAATTTTGGAATATAATACCTGAACATTCGCATTCTCCGGCAACATCTGGTAAAATGGATATGAAATGGGAAACAGTTCATTATGTAAATTCTAAAGATCCAAGAGTATGGGGTCCGGCTTTTTGGTTTACTCTCCATAATGGAGCAGCAAGTTACCCAGAAAAAGCTAGTCCTGTTTGTGCTAATCACATGAAAGGATTTATTCTTGGTATGCCATTCATGATACCGTGTGATAAGTGTCATGATCATGCAAGAGCTCATATTGAAGAAAATTACCATCGACTCGACGAAATTGTTAGCGGAAAAAAGCATTTGTTTAATTTTTTTGTTTCTTTTCACAATTACGTTAATAAACGTTATGGAAAACCGGAAATGAGCAACGAAGATGCATATGCTCTTTATAATGGGAATACAACTGTTACAAAGCTTACATACTCGGGCAGTTCTCGTAAATAATTTGTTTAAATATTTTTATTGTAAAATAAAAATATCTTAATTTTCTGCATCTAAACAATCGGTCAATAAAATAAAACTGAATGTCTGTTTTAGAAATTAAAAGAATGTTAAAAATGTCACAAGAATTTTCATCAATTAAACTTAAACCAAAACAGGAAGAAGCTTATTCTGCTCTAGCAAAAGGAGAAAGTATTTTTCTAACTGGCCCAGCCGGAACTGGTAAATGTCTAGGTTTTAACACACCAATTATAATGTTTGATGGTTCAATTAAGATGGTTCAAGATATAAAAGATGGTGATTTAATTATGGGGGATGACTCAACTAGCAGGAAAGTATTAAGCACAGTAACAGGAGAAGACGAAATGTATAAAGTTACAAACAGATATGGTGATTCATATGTTGTAAATAGTGTTCATATTCTTACCTTTAAGGTTGATAAAATTATTACATTCTCAAAAGGTAGTTGTACTTTATCTTGGGGTGATAAATGTGGTGAAGTATCATATAAAATTTTTAATGATTACGAAGAAGCAAAAAATAGTGCACTTATACTTCCAGATTTTGTTGATTTGCCTATTTCACATTGTATAAAGAGACATAAAAATCGTAATTGGAGTAAACATTTTAAAGGTGTTTATGCAAAACTAGAGTTTCCAGAAAAGGAATTGGAAATATATCCTTATATTTTTGGTGTAAATATTTTAAAGACAATTTGTCAAGATGCTAAGTTGACCAAACTCTTGGGTCAACCATCGCACATGAATATCATGAACAATAAATATATTCCACTAAAATATAAGACAGGATCTCGTCAACAAAGACTTGATTTGATTGCTGGTTTAATTGATGAGGCTGGTTGTTTAACAAATGAAAATACTTACGAAATATCACAAACATATAAACAATTAAATGAAGATATTTATTTCATTGCCAAATCTCTAGGTTTTTATGTTTTTATAAGAGAAGATAACAGAAGTGGTATTTTAGTATATAGAATTTATATATCTGGCAATATAAGAGAAATTCCAGTTATTAGAACCAAAAAACCAAACACTCTTATTATAGATAAAAAATATACACATTTATCATCTAGTATAAAAATAGAGGCTTGTGCCAGAGCTGAATATTATGGGTTTGAGATTGATGGAAATCACCGTTTTGTTCTGGGTAATTTTATAATCACACATAATACTGCAGTAATTAAAATGTTTATGAAAGCATATCAGAACTCTCGTAATATGGCTGTTACTTCTACAACAGGAACTTCAGCTTTACTTCTAAATGGAACTACAATTCACTCTTATTTAGGTATTGGATATGGAGCAGGTAGTGTAAAATCTATGGTAGAAAAGATAGTATCATGGCCTTGGCTGAGAAAAAGGTGGAATGAGTTGGAATGTTTGTTTGTAGACGAGATTAGTATGTTAGATCCAGAATTATTTGATAAAATAGAAGAAATTGCGCGTCTGGTACGTCAAAATAAATCTCCTTTTGGAGGTATTCAGATAGTTCTTTCAGGTGATTTCTTACAGCTCCCGTGTGTAGGAACTGATAATTTTTGTTTTGAAGCTAAATCATGGAATAATTGCATAAAACACACAGTATATTTGAATGAGATTATGCGGCAGGGTGATAATACATTTCAAGATGTGCTTAACAAAGTTCGAGTTGGTATAATAGACAAACAAGTTAAAACTGTTCTGAATTCTCGTATCGGGATTGCTCTTCATAATGAATATGACATTAAGCCAACTGGTCTATTTTCAAAAAATTGTGATGTAGATAGAATAAATGATACCGAATTGGATAAGCTTGCAGAGGATGGCAGACAATTTTATGAATATAAAATGGAAATTGTTGTTTATCCTGGAGTCAGTAACAAAAGTGCTGCCCTTGAAAAATTTCACAAATATTGCACTGCTCCAACAACATTGCAGATTTGTAAAGGTGCCCAAGTTATGTTATTAAAGAACTTAGATATTCAAAACGGTTTGGCGAATGGAAGTAGAGGTGTTATTACTGGATTTATATCAGATATACCTCTTGTAAAATTTTTGAATGGAGAAGAACGTCTGATTGATCAAAATATTTGGGAGGTAGAAGAAAATGATAAAAAAATTTTACGAGCACAACAAATTCCTTTGAAAGTAGCATATGCAATTTCTATTCACAAGAGTCAAGGATGTTCTCTTGATTATGCTGAAATTGACTTATCTGATATTTTTGAATATGGACAAGCATATGTAGCTTTATCTCGTGTTAAGAGCCTTGAAGGATTAAGTATTATTGATATAGATTATGATCACATTAAAGCACATCCAAAAGCTACTGCTTATTATGAGAGTTTATTGTGATACTAAATTGTCAATAGTTAATATCTTTTGATATTAACTAAACTTTTAGAATTAGCATATGTTTATTAAAAGTATTTGATAATTTTTATAACGATATTATTTATTTCCAAAAGTAGTTCCTAGTAAAAAAGGTGGTGGTTTCACAAACATTGAAGCTGATAAAGTTATTTTTGGGCTTTCATATTGTTGCTTATTTCCAAATGTATATGGTTGATTAGTTACAGTGGTTTCTTGTGGAGTTCCAAATTTATATGAGGGAGATATATCAGAGTTTTCTTGTGTAGTTCCAAATGTATATGATGGAGTTATTCTAGAGTTTTCTTGTGTAGTTCCAAATGTATATGATGGAGTTATTCTAGAGTTTTCTTGTGTAGTTCCAAATGTATATGAGGGAGTTATTCTAGAGGTTTCTTGTGGAGTTCCAAATGTATAAGATGGAATTATTCTAGAGTTTTCTTGTGTAGTTCCAAATGTATATGAGGGAGTTATTCTAGAGGTTTCTTGTGGAGTTCCAAATGTATAAGATGGAATTATTCTAGGGGTTTCTTGTGGAGTTCCAAATGTATACGATGGAGTTGTTACAGGGGTTTCTTGTGGAGTTCCAAATGTATACGATGGAGTTGTTACAGGTGCAGATGGTTGAATACTTGTTTGTAAAGTTACAGATGTGGATAGTTGATCTATATTTGTAAAATTTTGACAATATAATTTATGAGATAATTTAATTAGTTCATCTGATTTATAATTTCCTCTGTCATTAATCTTTTCAACAAAATAGGATGGTATTGATTCTATTCCCAATCTTGCTCCTACTATTCCACCAACTATTGCAGCTGTAGTGTCGGTATCACCGCCAGCCCTAATTGACATGCAGATAGCTGAAATGTAAAAATCTGGAACACATAAGAAACAGTATATACAAAAAATAGTAGTTTGTACTGATTCACACGATATTGTTTCTCCTCCATGCGATAGTTTTTCTCCAAAAGTTTTTGCACATTCTGCTGTAATTATTTTAATTATTTGCCTGTCCGCAAAAATACAAGAATTTGTATAGTCAAGTTTTGATTCTCTTATAAACTTTTTTCTTGCAACTATTAATTCTGGTATGGTCAAAATGTATTTTTCTAACTTTGGTTCAATTGACATTATTGATAATGCGAGTTGTCGACAAAAAATACTAGAATTTGTTAAAAGATTATATCTGGCATATGGTTTAATTTTATTTTCAATTCCTAGCCTAGTTGTTTCTGCGATCAATACAGAGCATGCTCTAGCAGTTGTGCAATTATTAGTCCCAATGCACTGTAAATCTGAGACTGATTTGCAAAGATCTTTTCTACCCATATATACTGCTCCCAATGGTGCTGATCTTATGCATCCTAAAATTCCTTCTCCTTTTCCTGATTCTTGCCATGAAATTCCGGATGCCATATTTTGTATAGACGATATTTCTGTATTTCCTACAATACCAGATTTAACACAGTTCATTCGAGTATCCCAAGAAATTATACCTGATTGACCATAAAGTGAAATTAATTTTCTTTTAAAAGTTTCAATATTTAACTTTCCTTCTTCAATTGACATTAGCATTTCTCTGGTACATTGAGTATCTTCTGTGTACTGTCCATATGCAAATAATATTGTTTTTTCATTACCTTCAAGCAAGCAGTATCTAGGTCTGTCAGATTTACCTAAATCCTTATCAATACCATATAAATGTAATAATTTTTTAATTACGATATCTGTATATTCACAACATAAATCACTATTCTGACCATCTACAAAAAATCCAATCGAGTTACCGACAGCTTTTCCAATAAGAGATCCTGCTATGTTGTCTACTTTTTTGATATACTTGCTTTTGAAAAAAGGGTTATTATTTTCATATTCTTCGAATCTTTTATCATTTTCTGAAAAAAATTGACTCAAAAAAGCAGAAAATTCTATAATTTTTTCTGAGTCCGGTCCAATATCGTTTATAAAAGGATTTTTGTCATAGCTTTCCTCTATTGCATTTCGCACAATAATAAGGTTAAATGTCTCAAGATTTACTAAGACAAATCTAAACAAATCCCTAGTATAATTCCTGATGTAATCAGAATATGGTAAATGTAAAAATACAATAATAGAAATAATTTTTTCAGCAATTTTGTCTCCAAACCATTTTTCCGTATATTTTTTAGAACAGAAAATACTTTTTATCATAACCAGATTAAAAAGAATGTCTCCTTCCGTCTTATTATCAGTATCAAAAAGAATCATGTCACATTCATATCTCAGTTCAAGATCACGTTTTACATCTTCTGTTATTTCATCTAGAATAATATCAAAGTTTAATATTCTCTTTTGTTCACTATTTTCTTGATTAAACTTTTTGATAGAATTAAACATATTTTGTATTTATTTATACAAATGTATATAATAATTCAATTTTATAAAATTAAGTATTTTTTAGTGTATATTTTTTAAATACGGCAGCTGGATTATTAGTAATTTTTATCTCATCACCTACTTTTTCCAAAAAATTAGAAAAAGAACGAATAAAACTTGTAAATGGAACAAACTTGTTAGAATACAAAGAGTTAAGTGCCATATCAACTACCTGTTTACATGTTTTATTTGGATTTCTTAGACGAGTGTCAGCATACCAATAAGACCAAGAAAGACAAAAGCCTTTTTCAGTTTTGTGTTTTGTACCGTCATTATCTTGAATAATTTGAAAACTCTTTGCTGGACAAAAATCTAAAGGTTCATAAAAACTTTTAATCATGTCTTTTTTAACATTTTTATGAAATAAGTCTATTAACTGTGGTATCATTTTTGGATTTTTTAAACAAGGATTTTTTACAACTCCTCCATTTGGTTCAAATCTTTCCATTTCTTTTGTTATACTGTTATAAATTAAGAAATTTTGATGGCCGAACTTATTATTACAGTTAAATCCCATTGGAATAACAATAAATTCAGAACCTTTCTTCAAACAATCTTTTATTGATCCCCACAAACCTGGTGGTGCGACAAATAATTCACTTTTTTCTTGCCACTCCAAAGAAGTTTGTGACCACATAAAAACAGGAACACTTATTTTTCCAGCGCGTGTTAAGAGTCCTTTTGGAATAGCAACGCATTCTTTTGGATGATTGTGTAATAACCAAAGCATACCTATTAAATCATACCATGGGGTAGTAGTATTTGTAATTTTACCTTTTATATCAGGCTGCATCATATGTAGAGGAGAGGTAAGTGGAGGGGTACGAGTAAGTGGTTTTACATTCGGACTAACAAGAGGAGTATGAGTAAGTGGTTTTACAATCGGACTAACAGGAGGAGTACGAGTTGGTCGAGGAGGGGTTTTTTGAATCAATTTTATACCAATTTTTCCAGATTTTTTAACACATCTACCACTTTCGGGATTACATATACTATCTGAATTACATTTTTTATTTTCGCATTTATCAATTGACCCATTTCCCACTACATTTCCCACTACATTTCCAGAGCGAATAAGAGAAATTATCTCTGCTTTACGTAATTTAGAATATCCTCGTATTCCTTTTTTTTTAGCTAAAGCTTTGAGTTCGACAACAGTATAATTTTCTAAATTTTGTGTCATATTTATTTATTAAAGATTATAAAAAGAATAAATTAATAAATTCAGTATTATATTTAACAAAAAAAGTCTTAGCAACTTTAGATCTAAGTTCTTTTCTGATAAGGAAATACGTTTTTCAAGACACTTTTTACGACAGAACAAAAACAAATTGTTTATGATTTATCATAAAATAATCATTTTATATAAAATGATTATAAACAAATTATTCAAATTTTTGTTTCATATATTCATACCCGCTTGAGAACATATTTAGCTTCGCGGATGAAGTAACGTTAAATTCAAAAAACGGTAGATTTAGCTTGGTATTTTCTATATTTACAATTTTACATTTATTAGAGGTAAGACGTATCTTATGATTTATACATTGGTTAATAGGAATGGCAATAAGCTTGTAAATAAATTCAAGTGTATTAACATCTGGATCTTTACTAAATTTATCACATTCAGAACTAATATTAATACCTAATATTTTTTCTCCTATTTTTTCTCCTATATCAATTGCAAAATTATCTGAAATACCTCCATCTACATATAAAGAATTTCCGTATCTGTAATTTTCAAAAATAAGAGGTAAGTTAGAAGACATACGAAGTGCTGTTATACAAGGGAGATGTGGATATGTTTCCCATGATAAATATTCTGTTCTATTTTCTGTCAAATTATGTGTCACACACACTAAAGTTTTTCCCATTTTTTCTTTCAAATCATTTAGAGTAGGAAGATATCCAATCTTTGAAATACTCATTTTTTCTAGTTGTTCTTGAATATTTGAAAAAGTGGTTGCTCCTCTTCCTTGAATCATACCAACTATATTAAAATGTTGCATTTTTTCCATAAGTTGGTTTGTACATATATAAACCATAATTTCAACAGGTGTATAACCAATAGCTAACAGATAACAAATCATAGAGCCAGATGAAGTACCTACATATTTAGTTAAATTATTTAGCAAATAATTATCAAAACCATATTGAAGAGCGCCAAGTGTTACTAGTCCTTTCGATGAAGCACCAGATACCACTAATGTATCGTAATAAATAAAGATTTCAGTCTTATCCATTTTGTTAATATTTTATGTATCTTTAAAGTGATTATATAATTATCTTATAAGTCTAAGAGTTTTTTTAGTAAAAGAATACATATAATAGATAATGCAATTATAGCTATAATATAAATAGTTTTGTCAGTATTGTAAAATTTTGAACAAATTGGACAGTTTGCAATATGCTCTGCTACATCTAAACAGCTTGGTGTACCTCTTGGCATATTAAAAGTTTTTAATACTTCTTCTTTTGGTGCTTTATAATTTTCTTCTTGGATTGATTTGTATTCAGGTTGTTGGTATTGGTGTGGCGGTTCTTGCATACGTTCTTGCATACGTTCTTGCATACGTTCTTGCATACGTTCTTGCATACGTTCTTGCATACGTGGTATCATACCGGATTGATCAGAAATTGTATGATTGCCTCTAATATATTTTGCAAACCTTTCTGCTTCTTTTGGAGGTAACATTGCTGCTCCAGGATAAGTATAATTTTGATGTATATCGGAAAACTTAGATGTTTCCAAATCTTCAAGTTCAGGTAACATATCAAGTGATGTAACATTTTGTAAATTACTATATCTCATATTTTATATTACAACTACAGAAAAATAAATCATAAAAACATAACATCATCAACACTTATTTGTTTTCCGTTTACAATAAGCTCATATGCACGTAAAAGATATGGATCTTTCTGATCATTAACAATTGATCCTAAAATACTTTTAAAATCAGCATCTCCCAAATTTGTTTTTTCATTATTAACTTCTTGAGTATCAACTTTATTTTCCTTCTTTATTTTTGTGGGTTTAAATATTACTTTTACGCCTTTGTCTAGCAAAATCTTATATTTTTTTGTTTTCTTCAGAGCTTTGAACTGATCATAATTTCCAGATAAAGTAACTTTAAGAGTATCGTCATTTTGAGGAACTTCGTAATTATCAACATCTTCAACATCCATATATACGATTTTTTTACGTGGAAGTTGTAAGTCAATTTCTTCTCTATTGTATTTTTTGTTTTCAAAACTTAAATATGCAATAATATTCTTTTCACTTTCTCCAAATGCGTGTTGCATTGCAGAACCAGTATAATAAATGTTTTCTTGAGGAATTTGTCTGGAATGAATGTGTCCAGAAACAACATGTGGATAAGTTATTGGCCATTTATCACCTTCTACTGAAATAATAGCACCCATCTTACATCCTGCAAATTCTTGATGTGCAAAAATACAACTAGCATCTGACCAAATACCATTCATAGTATTTAAAGCCTCTTGAAATCTTCCAGGAGGAACATAAGGTATAAAAACAAATTTCTCGTCAAAAATAGTTTCTGTCAAAACCTTGTCTACAATAACTGTATTATCCCATTCTTTCATACCTGAAAGCCAATGATTTTCATTTAAATAAACCTGGTTATTTATCATATCATGATTACCTACTAGAACATAAGTCTTGGCAATAATACGCATTTTGTTAATCATTTCATAAGCCTTATTTAATGCTGTCGTGTGCAAACGCTCATGTGTGTGAAGAACATCACCAAGAACAATTATTAAATCAGGCTTTTTTTCTGTAGCCAAAATTATTAGACGTTCAATTAACAAATCAGTTTCTGGTATATTTGAAACTTGAATATGTGGATCTCCAATACACAATACTGTCGCTGGCATTTATCTATAACTATATTCTAGTTATAGATTTCAAATAGAAATTTGCGCTTTTTTATAGAATTCGTTCATTACGCTTTTTGTTCTTATCAAATGAAGAAGTTTTTTCTTGTTCTGCTTCTACCGGAAAATTCTTTTCGTTTTGGAAACGACGAATCATTTTATTTAAATTAGTCGGTGTTTGTTTGTTCAAAATTTCTATGACTTTGGCTAGTGATATACGATTTTTCTTGCGATCTTGCTCATGAAATGAGTGACACTCACGAATAACATTAAACTCTTCACCTGCTACTGTTACCCACTTCTTTTTGATGAAACGGGCTATGTAAGAATTATAAATATTTTGTGCGATAGAATAGATTATGTTTTCATATTCTTCAAATTTTGGACACATATTTGGGTAAAGTTTATAGAGCTTATTTACCATTTCTTCTTGCATACGAACTTGAAGATACCGATATTTAATGCTAGGCTCATTTCCTCTCGCATTAAAAAGGTCTAGATATTGCGTGTTAATCACTTTGTATTGTTTATTATCGGGAGCAAAAACAATTACACCTTGCATTTCACGAATGTTAATATTATTAACATAATTTACTAAACTTTCAATGTTTCTAAAAGTATGCTTCTTTGGATAAGGAATATTAATATTCTCGTCCATCACCAACTCTCCTTCTACAAAAGTTCCAACATGATAAAGAGTTGGTCTCTTCGGACAGTCGCAAACAATACGATTTTCATCATTATTTAGAACCAAAAACATATATTGCTTTGATGGATTTAGAATATTCTGAAAGCTTTCTAACAAACTTTCACTTTTATCAAGTAGAGAATTTCGAAGATTACTATTGTTTTCTACTTCACATTCAAGGGCTCTCTTGAAAGAAGTTCCAAAAGATTCCTTTGAAGACCACTTGCTTCGGAAAGCATTAAGCTTTCTATGAGTAGAAATAAACCATCTACCTGAAAAGTTAAACATACGGATGAGAGTTCCTTCGTAAGAATCATAAAAAGAACAGTCATTAAAAACAGAACTAATGCTATTGTCAATCTGTTCAGTTTTAGAATGATCAATCTCAAGAGTATAAGGAAAAGCGCGCATAACAATTGTTTTATCCTTGAATACGACTCCACGACATTGCTGAAGTATTCTGGAAGAATCAGAGTCGCATTTAACATAACAAAAAAGCTCTAGGCCAGAACTTTCGTCACTATCAGTTATAGTGACACGATTTCCTAAAGCCTCAACAGATTCACGGGTAAAAATACAATCATTTGTAATAATATTCTCAGAAGCTTTATCAGACACAAATGTCTTAACATTCTCAGATTCAATAGAATTCATAGGTTTTCTTATTATCTATTTCTTCTTAAATCATTTCAATTTTATTTTTAAAAAATTTTCAATGTTCACATGGCTGGAGTTGAGATAATGTAATCATATCAGTACCATGAGTCTCTAAGACCATTGGGATATTATTTTTTTCACACTTATTCAGTAGATGTATTAGACTTTCAAATCCATTATTCCAAATAAATCCTTCGCCTAAACAAGCATGTAAATCTTTTTTTGAACCTAAGTGAACTAGACTATCGTTAAGATGTAGCAAATAAAAATTTTCAAGACCTAACAACCGATCAAAGTCGTCAAACATTCTGTCAATTTCGAATACTTCTCGCAGATCATAGTCACCCTGTCCCCATATATGCGCAGTATCTACGCAGATCTTTATGTGGAGTTTTTTGTCTGGTTCTAAAATATTCATTATTAAAGAGATTTCCTCAAAAGTACGACACAATTTATTGCCTTCTCCAGCACAATTTTCTAGAAGCAGTACAGAATTTTCAGGAAAATTTATTTTGTTCAAAGTCTTAGCCACTGTAATATGACCTTCATGTCTATCTGGATAAGAACCTGGATGAATTACCACACCTGACCTTTTATGGCAAAATTTTGCAACAATTCCCAATTCATATTCTAAAGCTCTAATCATTCCTTTCATCTTTCTGTCAATAGAATCAACACCACTCCATGCCAAACATCCTTTTGAAGCTTGTCCGGCCAAATTAGCACAAAAAGGATAATGTGTAAAAACATTCATTGGAAAACGATTTAGAAGTTTGTTTGTTCTTTTAATGTCTTCTTCGCTAATTTCGTCGCGTTGCCAAGCTTGTTTAGGATCACCCATAAAAAATTGAATAGTATTCATCCCAGAACGTATACCTTGTAAAATAGTATTTTCTATAGATATAGAAAATCTTGTATGTTCTCCTACTTGCCAATGCATATAATAAATGTCTTGCATTTTTCTTTTATCCTTGATAAATTCTAAAAATATTCATTTTTAGAAAAGAGCTTTGAATAAATGATTAAAAAATTATTAAGTTTTATACTTGGTATTATTATTGGTTTTGTATTGTTTTATATTTTTGGGGCAAAAAAAGAAGGCGAGAAACCAAAATTTGGTTTTAATACGATACTTTATAGAGGCGATGGAAACTGTGTACATATTCATCATTGGGTTCTCTCAGCTATAACTGCTTTAATTATTACAGCAACTGTTTTATTAACATGTAAACATTTTAATCCAACCATTATTTTTGTGTATGGATTTTTATTAGGTGCTTCGTTTGAAGACTTATTATACAAAGACTTTATGAAATTTAATCAAAAATGTGTTGACTAACATCTGATTTTACTTGAGGTGTACTTTTATTTTCAGAAGAAATTTCAGATAAATGTGATTTTAGTGGCGGTGTAGTATTAATACTTTTATTTTCAGATAAATCTGATTTTAGTGGAGGTGTCGTATTAATAGTTTTATTTTCAGAAGAAATTTCAGATAAATGTGATTTTAGTGGCGGTGTAGTATTAATACTTTTATTTTCAGATAAATCTGATTTTAGTGGAGGTGTCGTATTAATAGTTTTATTTTCAGAAGAGAATTCAAATAAATCAATAATATCATTAATTTCGGCGCTACTTATTTTTGTCATATTAGAAGAAAAACTTGATGCTCTTTCCAGATCTGTCAATTTATCACCTGTCATCAATAGCGACCAATCAAAATTATCATTAGACATTTTTATCAAAATAATATTATTTTAATAAAAATTTCAATTTAAAAAAATATCAGTAATTATTAAGATAATGCAAATTTTTGTTAAAACATTAACTGGTAAAACAATTACACTTGAGGTAGAATCTTCTGACACTATTGAAAATGTAAAAGCAAAGATTCAAGATAGGGAAGGCATTCCGAGTGACCAGCAACGACTAATTTTTGCAGGCAAGCAACTCGAAGACGGGAGAACTATTTCAGACTACAATATCCTCAAGGAGTCGACTTTACATTTGGTACTTTCTGAATTATAATCAGTTTAAAGATTGTTGATATATATTATAAACTGATGGATCAACAATTAATTAACAAGATATGGTTTGCTGGATTTTATGAAGGTGAAGGATCTATTAGCAATGATAAAAGCAACAATGAAAGAATACGTTTGTCAATTTCACAAAATGATAAAACTCCTTTATTATTGGCAAAACAAATTTGGGGTGGTTCTGTGACAGAACGAAATCGTATATCTCTCACTGGTAAAATGTGTAATGGAAATGAATGGACAATATCGCAAAATTTTGCTTTAAAATTTATTGAAGATATTAAACCTTTTATGGTAATTCCTTATAAAATTAATCAAATAAATGTGGCTTTAGAAAAAATGAATAAAGGTAATAATATAACATATAAGTGTAATTTTTGTGATAATATTTATAGTGCTCCTGCAGGTAGAAGAAGGCATGAAAAAAAGGAACATATTGAAAAAGGAGTAATGCATAAATGTGATATTGAATTATGTGAAAGAACTTTTAAAAGTAAAGATTCGTTAAATAGACATAAAAGAATAAATCATCAAAATATTTCATGATAATGTATATCAAAAAATCATTTGCACCAATTTTTCCAAATTATTTCATGATAAATGTGATTTTTATACTAGATTTCAAAAATGAATATGTTAATATATCAACTGTTACAAAAGATATTTGTTCATATTTTCTTCTTATGCATAAGAAGAAATAAAAAATACTAAGTTAATTGAAAAAATTTATAAATAAAATATTTTTTGTCTCTATCAATGACTATTTAAAGTGGTCTCTTATTCATGTAAAATGCCAAAGAAACATCAACGTGTTAAAGTAGTTAAAATACCTTTGAAAAGGTTACCTATTGACAGACCTCAAGTTTTTCCACGTATGCCGAGGCTTTATCTCGAGTTAATCGAGAATAAGGCTAAAATCAAACAAGATTTAATCAATAAGGAATATATTCCGGAAGTTTCAACCGAAAAAATAGAGCAAACAATAGAGTTCACTCCTCCTCCAAAGAAAAGAGATAAAAAATCTCGTAAAGATAACTATGATACCGACACTGATGATTCAAAATCAGGTTCTCGTCCTTCAAAGAAAAGAGATAAAAAATCTCACAAAGATAATGATGATACTGATACTGATGATTCAAAATCAGTTTCTCGTCCTTCAAAGAAAAGAGATAAAAAATCTAACGATGATACTGATACTGATGATTCAAAATCAGCTTCTCGTCCTTCAAAGAAAAAAGATAAAAAATCTAACAAAGGTAACGATGATACTGATACTGATGATTCAAAATCAGGTTCTCACCGTAATAAAAATTATCCAAAAGATAATGATAATTCAAAAGAAGATTCTGGTAAAAAGACTAATGATGAGAACAAAATGGATTTTTTATTAAGCGATAGTGATAGCGATAATGATATTAAAGATACAAAAAAATCTTCACACAAATCTTCAGACTCTTCAGATAGTGAACTGTCTGTTTTTGAGAAAAAACAAGATAAAAAACAAGATAAAGGTAATTCTTCTTCTGACGATTCGGAAGATTTGTCTGAGCGTTTAAAAGAACTATTAAATGATGATAGCTGTAGTGATGTAAGTTTTGACAAATCTGAACGATCTGAAAGATCAGAGAAAAAAAATAAATACAGTCATCATCGTGATTCTAGAGGTCATAGTGTTTCTCATACAGGAGCTCGTAGTTCAGCACCTACATTGGCGGAACTAGAAAAGCAAGGTGGCTATATTCCTAGAAAAGAACTACGTGATATTAATCAAACTAGTATGAATGAACAAAAAGAGGAAGATTTAAAACGAGAACTATTGTTTAAGTTTGATCTTCTCCGTAAATCTTATCCAACTTCTATTATACCAGAATATAATATTCATACAGATATTCAAACAATGCAAAAATCATATGGTGATAGTGTGAGAAGACTTTCTCTTGATTCTTCAGTTGAAAATTATAAAACGTATATAATATATGGTTTTATGGGGTGTGAATTTATTTTTGGAAACTTTTTAGGTTTTGATATGCAGGGATTTACACAACAACAAATTTTATCAATGAACTCATATGAAAAATTGCTAATTGAGTTGGGAGAGAAAAGTTACGTGCCATCTGGAAGCAAATGGCCTGTTGAGTTACGTCTTCTTTTTATGATTATTATGAATGCGGCATTCTTCGTTATTTCCAAAATGATTATGAAGAAAACAGGAGCAAACCTTTTAGGTATGCTTAACAATATGAATGCTCCTGCACAAACGTCCGCTCCTGCACAAAGAAAAAGAAGAATGAAAGGACCAAACATAGACCTTGATATTCCAGATCTTGACGCTCCTGCTTAATTTCAGTATTATTTAAAATGAGAATTTCTTTTATGTAGAAAAGAAAAGTCAAAATGCAAACAATACAAATAGCTTCTGATTTACATATTGAGTATAAGAATAATATTGTACCAAATCCATTAGACTTTATTACTCCTTCAGCAGATATTCTTATTCTTGCAGGAGATATTGGTTCATTTTATAAGATTGATCAATTAAGACATTTTTTAAAAGATTTATGTAGTTATTTTGTAGTTGTTTTATATGTACCAGGAAATCATGAATGGTATACGATTAAAGATTATAAGTATCTTAGTTGGAAAACACTAGAAAAACGAATGATTAAATTAGAGAGTGAAATATCGAATTTAACTATACTTAATCGTTCTAGCGTACTTATAGGAGATATTTGTTTTGCTGGATGTACTTTATGGAGTAACCCAGAAGGACAAATACCTTCATTTATAGTAAGGATTCACGATATGAAAACAAAAGAATATTATAGTAAACATAATGAAGATCTTGATTATTTAAAAACAATGATGATATTTTGTAAAAAAAATAATCATAAATTAGTTGTTGTAACACATTATCCACCTACAAAACAAGTACTTGATGGTGCATGCGCAAAGAAAAGAAAATTTCATTCTATATATGCAACTAATTTAGATTACTTACTTGATAGTGATTTTGTTAAAATATGGATATGTGGTCACGTACATAAAAATTTTGATTTTATTTCAACCAAAGGTTGTCGTATAGTTGGAAACCAAAAAGGAAAAGATAAAGATAACATAAAAAATTATATGTCAAATTTTATTATAACAGTTTGAATTATATAAAAAAAAAATTTTAATTCATACAAAATGAATTAAAATAAAAATGTCGCGTACAAATAAATGTCTAAACCTTCGAAATTAAAAGACGGACTAAAATGCGATATGAACGAAGACACGTGTAATTCTTCTCGTAAGTATAAAAAAGCAGATATCATCGCTTTAGCAGAAAAATGTGGTGTTTCTACAGATGGAAAAAATCGTAAAGAATTATGCGCGCTTATTGCAAAATCAATTAGCAGTGGTGATTTTCAACCAAATCCTGAACCGACTGAACCTCCTAATGTAGAGTGTGTTTTGAAAAAGAAGCCAACTGCTGATGAACTAGAAAAAAGATATTCAAAATCAGAATTATTGCAAATGTGCATTGATATGGGTATGAATTGTAAAAACTCTTGGACAAAAACTCAAATTGCTAATATATTAGTCTCTTCTTCTGTACCTGTTAAGAAAACACCTGTATGTCTTCCAAATATGAATGATATTTCACCATCCAAAGATGTATTACTTCAAAAAACAAAAACAGAATTACAATCTATGTGCAATAAAAAAGGTATACATTACACAGCGAGTTGGTCTAAAGAAAAACTTGTTAACGCTTTGATCGCATGCATGTGTGATGGTGGTGATGGTGATGGTGATGGTGGTGATGGTGATGATGGTGGTGATGGTGATGGTGGTGATGGTGATGGTGGTGATGGTGATGGTGATGGTGATGATGATGATGGTATTGATGGTCCATATTATCCTCCTGATGGTGATGGTGATGGTCCCGTCGGATATTATCCTCCTGTATCTGAACCAGTTTGCTATAATCAGTATACATTGCAAGATTTAAAAGATATGAAAGTTGCTCAATTAAATGATCTTTTTGGAAAAGAAAAAGGAAAATTAAACTTACGTGGAAAACCAACTACAAAAGGTGAAATGATAGAATATTTATGTGCTGTTGGACAGAATCGCAGATGTAAAGAACCAAATTGGGATTGTGAAGATGGTTTAGTTTGTGATGCAAGCAATCAACCAGATGAAGGTGTGTGTATTTCTCCTGAATTGGCAGATAAAAGAAAAGGTTTTTCCACAATTATGTGGAAAGGTAAAAGAATAATTGGTAACGCTACTGCTATAAAAGCTTTGCAGAAATCATTGAAAAAATCAATTGAACCTACACCTACACCTCAAACACCTGATGATGATGATCTCCCTCCCGGAGATGATGATCTTCCTCCCGGTGATGATGATCTCCCTCCCGGAGATGATGATCTTCCTCCCGGTGATGATGATCACCCTCCCGGAGATGATGGCGATGATCTTGTATCTGAACCAGTTTGCTATAATGGGTATACATTGCAAGATTTAAAAGATATGAAAGTTGCTCAATTAAATGATCTTTTTGGAAAAGAAAAAGGAAAATTAAACTTACGTGGAAAACCAACTACAAAAGGTGAAATGATAGAATATTTATGTGCTGTTGGACAGAATCGCAGATGTAAAGAACCAAATTGGGATTGTGAAGATGGTTTAGTTTGTGATGCAAGCAATCAACCAGATGAAGGTGTGTGTATTTCTCCTGAATTGGCAGATAAAAGAAAAGGTTTTTCCACAATTATGTGGAAAGGTAAAAGAATAATTGGTAACGCTACTGCTATAAAAGCTTTGCAGAAATCATTGAAAAAATCAATTGAACCTACACCTACACCTCAAACACCTGATGATGATCGACCTCCCGGAGATGATGATCACCCTCCCGGAGATGATCTTGTATCTGAACCAGTTTGCTATAATGGGTATACATTGCAAGATTTAAAAGATATGAAAGTTGCTCAATTAAATAATCTTTTTGGAAAAGAAAAAGGAAAATTAAACTTACGTGGAAAACCAACTACAAGAGGTGAAATGATAGAATATTTATGTGCTGTTGGACAGAATCGTAGATGTAAAGAACCAAATTGGGATTGTGAAGATGGTTTAGTTTGTGATGCAAGCAATCAACCAGATGAAGGTGTGTGTATTTCTCCTGAATTGGCAGATAAAAGAAAAGGTTTTTCCACAATTATGTGGAAAGGTAAAAGAATAATTGGTAACGCTACTGCTATAAAAGCTTTGCAGAAATCATTGAAAAAATCAATTGAACCCACACATGTACCTGACGACGATGACGATGATCGACCTCCTTTTGATGACGATGATCGACATCCTTTTGATGACGATGCACGACCTCCTTTTGATGACGGTGATGATGATGATCACCCTCCTACTCCAAATCCAACTCCCGTTGTAAAGTCTATAAAATGTGAAAGTCCAGATTGGTGTGAAAACGGATTTTGTGATGTTAGCGGTGGATATCCGGGAACATGTATACCTCCAAATGATGATAGTGTAAAGAAAATTAAAATAGATGGTAAGGTTATAACTGGAGACAAACTTTTATTAGAAAAATTGTTGTATCAATTAGGTTATTCTTATGATTCTTCTCTTTATTCTTTTATTGTGGATATTAAAAAATATTACAAAGATAAAGATCTCGTTTCTGTAATTGGAATAGAAGATTTTATGTTTCTTCTTCTTCCTTTATTAAAATTAATTAAAGAACGGACTCTTACAAAAAACTATGTAAAGGCTAATATTGATTATTTTCCAGGTTTATCAAGAGAAGATATATATGACAATTTATATACACCATGGATGATTAAAAATCAGGATCCTGCTAAGTATGTTAGCCCTCCAAAGCCTCAGGCTCCAGCTCCTGCTAAGTATGTTAGCCCTCCAAAGCCTCAGGCTCCAGCTAAGTATGTTAGCCCTCCAAAGCCTCAGGCTCCAGCTCCTGCCCCTGCTAAGTATGTTAGCCCTCCAAAGCCTCAGGCTCCAGCTCCTGCTCCTGCTAAGTATGTTAGCCCTCCAAAGCCTCAGGCTCCAGCTCCTGCTCCTGCTAAGTATGTTAGCCCTCCAAAGCCTCAGGCTCCTGCTCCTGCTAAGTATGTTAGTCCCCAGAAACCTCCAGCTACACCTCCTCCAATAGAAGACCAATTAACTCCAGATCGCACACCTCCTAACACACCAGACATTCCTCCAAAGCCTCAGGCGCCAGAGCCTGCTAAGTATGTTAGCCCTCCAAAGCCTCAGGCTCCTGCTCCTGCTAAGTATGTTAGCCCTCCAAAGCCTCAGGCTCCTGCTCCTGCTAAGTATGTTAGCCCTCCAAAGCCTCAGGCTCCTGCTCCTGCTAAGTATGTTAGCCCTCCAAAGCCTCAGGAGCCAGAGCCTGCTAAGTATGTTAGCCCTCCAAAGCCTCAGGCTCCAGAGCCTGCTAAGTATGTTAGCCCTCCAAAGCCTCAGGCTCCAGAGCCTGACAGTCCTCTAGGAATTCCTAAACCTTTAAACCCTGATCCAGGAACTCCTTTAGAACCTATTCCTACTACTCCTGAACGACCTCCAAAACAACCTTCCCCAAAAGCACCTTCTCCTAAACCACCTTCCCCAAAAGCACCTTCTCCTAAAGCACCTTCTCCAAAACAACCTTCCCCAAAAGCACCTTCTCCTAAAGCACCTTCTCCTAAACCACCTTCCCCAAAAGCACCTTCTCCAAAACCTGAAGACGGAACACCAGTTCCTCCACCAAAAGAAGATGATGATGTTGGAGTAGAAGACCTGCTTGGTGAAATACAAGAAGATCCAGATGCGCATATCTCAGAATTGACAGATGTTCAAAGATCAGTTCTGAAGTGCTTAAAATTAATAGCTTAAATATAATATTTTAATACATATTTAGTATTAAAAATTAATTTTTACATAGTAACCAAGATAAGTAATTTTCAACGTTGTCAATATCCAAATATTCACACAATGAATAAGGACCTTTGTCTACGTAATTAAGTATTTTTTGTCGTAAAATAGTTGCTGTTTCATTAATGTATAATTTATATTCTTCTTTTCTATATTCATTTTCATTTTCTTCTTCATTTTCATCGTTAATTTCAAAATTATCAGAAAAAGGTAAATATGTCTGTATATCTTTCTTACTCTTTTTGTTCTCTCTAGGAGCGTCATGACGAGATGTCTTACCCATTTTTATTAAGTAATCAAATTTTTAGATTATATTTCAATATATTTGCTTGAGCAATGATATATTAGTCTAGATAAATTATGAAAAATAGCATTGTTTTTAAGCCATTTTATTTTGTTACGTGGGTATTTTTCATTGATGGTATCAACTATAATATTATATATATCTATTAACTGGGAAAGATATGCATAGTGCCACTGGCAACGATCAGAATTTCTTGTGGGAGCTCTTGGAATATAGTTATACCTTTCGCAAAATCTGTCTGATGTATACGATCTTTGTATAATCCGAGGAACTGCGTTAAAAGTGTCATCTCTTCCATCTGAAATACTTTTTTTGATAATATGTTCTTTTCTTTGCATTTTCTTTTAACAAACGGTATTAACTCTTTATTTGTTATTATTCTTTTTTTAAATCTACATCTTCTTCATTATCAGATTCTTCTAATTCTCTGAGCTCTTCTGCTAATTCTGTATCCAAATCACTTTCCTCTTCAGACTCATCAGACTCTACTTCTTCGATACGCATTGGTGGTGTTTTGTGAACTAAAGGAACAAAATTTACTTTAGCAGAATGTATTTTTTGAGATACTGGTGCTACAAGAGGTGGGATTGTATGTATTTCTTTTGTTGGAGTAGGTTTAGGAGTAGGTTTAGGAGTAGCAGCAGATTTAGGAGTAGGAGTAGGAGTAGGAGTAGGCTTAGTTGCAGGTTTAGTAGTAGATTTTTTACTTTGAATATTTGGTAAACTAGAATTTGACAGAGTATTACTAGAGTCTTCTTGTTTTCTAATAAATTCAACCAATTTTTTAATTATTTGTTCGTGTTTTTGAAGAAGATCTTCTTGATCCTCAATTCTTTGAGATAAGTCATGAATATGTTCCATTATTTTTTTGTTCTTTTGATTAAAATAAAAAGTAATACCAAGAAGAACAATAATCTCAGATGCAATGTGAATAAGGTGTTTATTTTCAATCAATTTCGACATTTATTAAGATTCTCATTAATGTTTTAAGCTAGCTTTTAATTTTAAACTTATCTAAAAATATAAACAAATTTTTATAAAATATGGCTTTCATAATGAGAACAGATTCTGAACAACGAAATAAAGGTGAACAAGGTGAAAAAGGTGAAAAAGGTGACCAAGGTGACCAAGGTGACCAAGGTGTTCAAGGTGTTCAAGGTGTTCAAGGTGTTCAAGGTGAACAAGGTGTTCAAGGTATTCAAGGTGAACAAGGTGAAAAAGGTGAACAAGGTGTTCAAGGTCTTCAAGGTGAACAAGGTAATAAAGGTGAACAAGGTAATAAAGGCGAACAAGGTGAACAAGGTAATAAAGGTGAACAAGGTGAAAAAGGCGAACAAGGTGAAAAAGGCGAACAAGGTGAAAAAGGTGAACAAGGTGAAAAAGGTGAAAAAGGTGAAAAAGGTGAACAAGGTATTCAAGGTGTTCAAGGTGAACAAGGTATTCAAGGTGAACAAGGTATTCAAGGTGTTCAAGGTGAACAAGGTGAACAAGGTAATAAAGGTGAACAAGGTAATAAAGGTGAACAAGGAGGTGAAAAAGGTGAAAGAGGTGAAAGAGGTGAAAAAGGTGAAAGGGGATCAAATGTAATACTTTGGTCTGGATCAGTTATTTTATCAAGTCCTGAACACAAACATATATGCACAATACCATATGTTGATAGTTTATACTCTTTTTCAAAAGCAGATTTTGTTTTACAAGGTTCTGGATATGTATACATATATATTATAGACGCTATTTCTAAAAAAGTTGTATATGAAAATAACCATAATTTAGAAGGTGAAGAGAATCAGATACATGTTCTTTCTATATCTTCTTTTGAAAATTTGAATAATCAAAATACTGCTTTTAGTTTATATATGCACACCAATAACAACACTGTAAATGTTGCATCGGTTGCTTTTAATATGTAAAAAGTTTGATAATTTTTTTTGTAATTACAAAAAAAAATTTAATCAATATTAAATGTGTTTCTGATTGGTGATAATCTAATTGAATCCAAAGTATCTCTTAGTATAGAATAAGGAGAAAAATCTTTTCCATTCATAAAAGAAGATAAAATACTTGGAGAAAATCCAGAAATTAATGCTGTTCCGTTGTCTGTAATAGATACTGGAAAGTCTTCACTAGATCCGCAAACATTCCAGAAAATAATAGCCGGGGGTATGTATCCGGCAGCTGCATACTTAATCTTAACAACTTCAAAATTTGTCATTTTATTATCATCAGCAATATCAAATTGCATGTCAGATATAATAAATAAACGTTTAGGCATATCTTCTTGAGAAAGTCCGTTGGCCTTGGCTTTATCGAGAATTAAGTCAAAGGTTGCCTGTAAATTTGTTGTTCCACCCCAAGAAGCTTTAGTAAGTTGTCTCCAACGTTGTAATATATTAGTTTCTTTGACAAGATGAAAAGTTGGTTTAGTTTCAAAAGTTATAATATGATTATGAAATAATCCTTCTACAGCATTAGCTCCAAGAAGAGATAAACTTATAGCAACATCCATAGGTGAGAAAGACTTGTTTTTTGTATTTCTACCATAATCATTTCCCCAGGAAGCCATGCTACCACTTACGTCACATACGAAAAGAGTTTCTTTTAATGTTCCTTTTTTTATGATATCATCTTCTAGTACTTTCCACTGAGCTTCGCATACCTCATCCGCAATATTTTTAAGTCGAATCTCATGGATTAATTCATGTGGAAATAGTTGTTTTGCTTTAACTGTTACTTCTCCTTTTTGAAGTTTATCTTTCCAGGAAGCAAACTGTTCAGGTTCATGTCTGGCAAAGGCCTTTTTTAATCTCTTCATCGCACAAGAAGGAACTTTACTATATTCTATTTCATCCCATCTTTTTTCACACATATACTTTTCTACAATTTTGAGATATTGTCTAAGAGGAGTAGTATACTCTTTACGGTACTTCTTTAAAGAAATATTCATCACTTTAGTAAGAGTACTAACTACTCCATATTTTCTGTCGTAAGAGTCATTCTCACTTGGTGCCCACTTTGCACAAAGTGTAATAGGATTACCAGCTTCCATTTCTTTACGATCATTCAGAAGTTGTCTAGCTACAATATTTACAAAAGTAAGTTGAATATTTTTTAGATTAATAAGAGCTTGTTCATCCTTGATTGTTGAACAATAATTTGAACGAACATAATCAATATTATTCAAGTTTAGTACACCTGGCCATAAATCAATAAGATCATCCCAACGACCATATTCCGGAATTAAATGGGCAACACGAGTAAATTCTTCGGTATAGTTAAGGAACAACCAGACAAGTGACCGACGTCCTAGATCACGCTCACCTTTTCCTCCGCGACAATCACGAATATGAAAAACCAATAAAAAAGTATCAATCAAATTTTCATCAGCTGATTTTCTAAGATATTCATAAAGAAGAGGATAGTTAAGTCCTCGAACCGCTTTAAAGAACAAGCTTACCCTACCTCTAGTATTACCTGATATATCTGGAGTTGGTAAAGAAACTGCTCCATTCCATGTATTTGAACAAGATTTCATTGCTGTTGCGAAATTAGATATCATATTTCTGTTGTTTTAGAAACAATAATCTTTTAAATTTCAATTGTACTTTTGTAAATTAATCTTTGACCACAAAGTGTTTAGAAAGCTCTTCTACTAAAAGTTTCTTCTTCTTTTCTTTTTCAAATTGTTTAAGTTGTTTATTCATTTCTTTACAACGTTCTTTTAAAATTTCTATATCATCTTTAAGATCTATATTTTCTTTTTCGAGGTATGATAGTTTTTCGTTTTCTTCAAGAATATCTTCATATTTTGATTGGTATTCAATTGCTTTATCATACCACTTACTAGCCTTTTCTTTCATAGATTCGTATTTCTCTCGGGTTACTGTTCTACTCATTTTACATTTACAATCAACTTCTTTAATTCTATTTACCTAAATCAAAAATAATTTATAATAATAATCAAACATACCGATCAAGATTGGAATGAATATGATAAAAGAATTTGATATTCTCTCAATCATTGATTCGGATTCGGGAAGTTTAAATGTCTATAAATTTTTATATGTTTATTCGGTTTAAATATTTATTATGATTAATAAAACATATGGTATCAATATTATCAACATTGCCTCATGTAGAATGGAATAATGCCCCAAATTCAGTAAGAATTAAAAAGATAAATGGTGATGTTACCAATGTATCATCTGGTGATTTTATTAGTTTTTCTACATATCAGTCTGATTTAAAAATATTTTTCAAAGTTGATGAGTTTGTTGGAAATCCAAATGATATAGGCCCAATGTACTTTGTCTATCGTGAGTACGACATTAATACAAAAAAGTTTATTGAACCATCTTTTTCCTTAAAGATGGGTAATAGTAGTTATATTATATGTTATCCTGCTGGAATATCAAAGTATGGATATCATTTAAATAATGATGAATGGGCATCAATTGCTGTTTGCAATTTAGATAATGAAACGTAATATTTTATATTTTTTGAATATAAAATACTTTTTATTTAGCACAAGTTGTTGTACCTAGGTCGTTAGATTGAGTTACGTTGTAACCACGAAGTCGAAGAGCCTCATAAATATCTTCTGCCATTAGTGTTTTTGTATTGTGTTCAGAATTAACAACTAAAGCTGCGACAATAATATCAGATAAATATACTGCAACAATACTTCGAATATTATTATAACAATCATCCGAAAGACTCTTTACTCCAGCTTTGCGGGCAAGACGAGTAATAGAAGGTTTAGTTATATTATCCATTTTGTATCTGAAAAAGTTAATCTTTAAGTCTTTAATCATTCTAGATTAGCTGTAATCTAAATCGAGACTTAAAAGGGAGAATAAAATGATTAAATAAAATGGATACACCACAGAAAGATCGCTCTAAAAAGAAGAAGTCTAGGTTTTTTGAGACTTATATTTCGAAAGTTCTAAAAGAAGTATCTGAAACAAATGGAATTACTTCGAACTCTAAGCAACAACTAAACAGCGCACTTTGTTTAATTTCTCGAATGATCGCAAAAACTGTTATTACTTTGACTGAGATGGCAAAGAAAAAGACTATGTCTGATAAGGAAATTAAAAATGCACTTCTTATTATTTTACCCGGACAATTAGCTGCTAACGCGATTATTCAAGGTCAAAAAGCAGTTCTTCACTTTAAAGAAGTAAACGAAAAGGGAACTAGCCGTCAAGAAAAAGCTGGGATCTTATTTTCACCAGCTATTGCTGAAAAATTTCTTCGCAACTTTGGATACTCAAAAGTTATGGTTACCAGCCAAGCACCTATTTATCTAGCTGGAGCACTTGAATATTTGACTTCAGAAATTCTTGAAAATGCTTCCATTTCTGCCAAAGATAATAAAAGAATTAGAATTAGTATCCGTGATCTCGAAATGGGTGTTAGAAATGACACAGAATTAAATACATTTTTTACTAACAATCGTATTTCATTTTTGGGAGGAGGGGTAACTCCGTTTATCCATCCTTCTCTTCTTGTAAAGAAAAAACGTACTAAGAAAGTTAATAAGAAAGTTGTTGATGGAGATAAGAAAAAACATCGCTTTCGACCTGGTACTGTATCTATTAGGGAGATTCGTCGTTTTCAAAAAATAAGCAATTGCCTTACATTCGCCAAATTTCCATTTGAAAAGTTTGTACGTCAAGTAGTTACAACTCATAATACTACTCCAATGAAGATTAGCAAAGAAGTATTCATTGTTTTGCAATATTTTATAGAACAGCAAATTACTTCTCTTCTCAGAAATGCAAATTTTGCAGCTATTCATGCAGGAAGAGTAAAGCTAATGCCTATAGATATTGATTTTGTAAATGCTATTTCAAACGGCAGTTATAATCCTTATCAAAAGAACTGCTCACAAGATAAAACTCCTATAATTGAAGATTCTGAAGAACCTAATGTTCAAGATAATATTGAGGAAGAGATAATTGATGATGAAGAAGATGCATCCTAAATATTGATTAATTTTTAAAAATTAATCATAATCGAAACTTAAAGTAACTTAAAAACACATTTTCACACTGAAAATGACATCAAACACACCAGAAAAAATTGATCTGGACAAAAAAAATAAATTACCTCCATCTCCTGAACCAAGTCATATTATGACTGGTGACTATGTAGCTCTTATGGAAACTAACGGAAAAGAGTTTGAGAGTTGGTATTATTTTATTCGACGTGAAGGTAATGAGGAATCCCTAAAACATCTGCAAGATCAACTTGAAAAAATAGATTGGTATATTATCGATGAACTAAGTACTTTTGATCTAGATCTAGATCATTCTGTATCCGCTTCTACCGCTAAACAAATGACTAAGCTAGAATTGAATTCTTACGCTTTTCACAGAAAATTTGACGGGAAATTGGAAAAAATTAATTTCAATTTCAGAAAAAAAGACACGAAAGATAATGAACGGAGTAATGAGAGAATGATTGGTAAAGTTTTTGATCTTCTTGGATACGGTCAAATTGAAGACTATATTAGTGATGAAGACTTGGATGAGGAAGATTTAATAGACAATGAAACTTCTTCGTCTAAATCAAAAAGTTCTCAGGCTACCGAAGACGAATCTGAATCGGATTCTGAATCTGAATCTGACTCAAAACAACAAAAAAATTATAAAAAAAGTACTAACAAACCTGTTGGTACGAAAGGTATACCACCTTCTTTGTTAAAAAGCGATCTTCCAAGATTTGCTAAAGCAAAAAGACGTTAAAAATTATTAACAAATAAATTAACTTGTAAACTATAAAAATGATTAACGTTAAATTATTTATTTTAATAGTTTTTCTTGTATCAATAAGTCTATTTTTAATTTTATATTTTATTAACAACAATAACAATAATAACAATAACAATAATAATAATAACAATAATAACAAAACTGGATATAAAGGTTTGGTTCTTTTTGATGTAGATGGTACACTTTCTTCAGCATCTTCGATTGAAAATAATTATGCAGTTGTACAAGCGTGTATTGATAACAATTTTGCAGTAGGAATTTGCACTGCTGGAGATTATGTATCAAATAAAACATACGATTGGTTACCAGACAATCTTTATGATTTCATAACAAAACATGACAATCTTACCTTTAACAGTGTAGGTAAAAATAAAATTTTAATGGGTAAACCTACTGATTTATATTCAAATCTTCCATATCAAAATTCAGGATACTTAAAAGGATTTGCTCTCAAACAAACAGCTAATGCTTTAGGTATAACAAATTCAGCGTGTATGATATTATGTGATGATGATCCAAAATTTATAGAAAATGCATACAAATATGATCCAAATCTAAATATTGTATGTTCAGGTGTTTCATGTGGTGGGGCAGGATACAATTTAAATATTGATGACGTTAAAAAAGCAATGACAAAATGTTAAAAATAGATTCTCAATATTCTTTATTGAGAATTAAATTATACTATAGTTGCACCAGACCAATCAAGCAAAAGATCTAGTTCACAGTTTTTTATATCATAAGGGCATATCTCGTTAAAATTATTTACATTCATCGTCAATATTTCACGAAAATATATTTCTGACATAACTTGCATATCTGGTTTTGATCCAATACCGGTGTAATAAATTTCGATTGGTTTTACTTGGCTCTCCTGAGCAACTGGGATATCCCATCCCATGACAATTCCTGTCATAGATCTTGCGCATGCTTTACAACACTGTGAATAAGCACTACAATCATCATTGCAAAAGCAACAAACTCCAATAGTATTTGTCATTGTCAATCTTTTATACTTTAAGTTTTTTTAGAATTCAAATTTATTTTACGAATAACAATTGCAATTATAACAGTTACAAAAAAGATAAGAAAAAAAATAATACTTATTTTTAAAAAGTTTTTAGATTTATCCTGTTTCTTTGCTTTTATATTTTGGTCAGCTACGATTTCTAATATATTAAAAGGACGACCTTTATTTTTAGAAACTACAAGTTCATTATAAAATATAACACAGTTTTCAAGACTTAATAACTCTTCATGAGAATTTGAATCATATATATCAGGAATGTCTTCAGACCATGGTATACATCGGCCATTAATAGATTTAAATTGTTCATGATTTTTTGTCATTACAAAAATTGGAGAAATAAAAGTCTGACTCCATTCTGGTGAAGATGATGGAGGTTTTGAGTCAAAGCTAGGAAATATATTATTTCCAAATGAGTGAAAATAAAGAGGTACTGTATTAGGAACTTTTTGATTATATGTAGTAAAATACACACAATTATCTTTAATATTATATGGATCATACATTAAATATACATCGTTAGTATTATATGGCTTAGTCATATTTTTCTTTGCGCAAAAAATCTTCATACCTACAGGTATTGGTCTAAAACTAGGTGAAACTGCGTAAAAAGTCCCAGCTAAAAACCATTTATTAATTTTTTTTGTATCTATATCACAATCAAAACCAATAATTCCATTTTTCTTGTACCTTCTTGGACCTCCTATGTATCCTAAAAATGTTTTTGTGTCCAAGTCAATATAGTGCCAAATACAAAATGGTATTATTATGCTATCATTCATTTTATTTAATGTAAAGTTTTTCTTGTTCTAAAACTTAATTCCATTTCTCGTCAAAGCTGATTCAATAAAACCTTTGATATCTTCTAGTTTTACAGTATGTGGTACTTCGATTAAAAGTATTCCATTATCTCTACATATTCTTCGTTTCATATCATCTCGATACTTTTGGTTTAAAAACGCCTCTTTATTTTTATGAAAAAATGGTATATATTGGTAATGTTGAATACCGTTATATTCTACTGCAATCCTAAGTTCTGCATTAAAACAATCTAATTCTAAATTAAAGTTACCTCCCGTAACAGGATTACGTAAAAAATCAGGACGTGCTTTATCAAATTTTCTCTTAAATAGATATTCCAATACACGTCGACATTCTGTTTCTCCTTTGCTTTCATTTTGAGGACCTTGATGATATTTGTTTTTTACTATTTCAAGAGGATAATGCACATGATGTTTTTTTGTCCAAGTTCCTTTCTTACCCTTAAGTTTGTGATACAAACCAAAAAGTAAAATGAATGCTATGCAAAGTCCTAGGATAATTTCAAACCCATTTTCAGACCATTTTTTTTTAATACTGTTTAACATTTAATTATAGAATATAAACTTAATTCTTATTTTTTAAAGTGTTGAATATTATGATTTTATGTTGTTTACAAGTTCTTTTGAGAATAATTCCAACTCTGTATCCAAATATTATGCAAAAAATTTGTATAATCACAGATTCCAAAAACAGAAAGTTCTAAAATCCGAAGGAAAAATTTTATTTTGATTTTTTTTCTCCTCATCATCAGACTTTTTTTCTTTCTCGGTCTTTTTAAGAATTAGATTTTTAAAAAATGATTATTTAAAGATTCAACACTATAATGAGTAAGAAGCTATTTTGATATATGTTTTTGAGACGATTAAATTAAAAATCTTGATTATTATCATAATCATGAGTTAAATTAAGAGGAATAAGATTTTAAATAAAAGTATTATTAACTTTTATTTTATAAACGCAATAATCTCAGTCAGGTTCTTCCAAATCACTAATATAATGATAGAATGTAATGTCTGCTTTGCAAATAGGACAATTAGGTTTGTATTTACCCCACTCGTTTATACAGTTTGGATGGTAAATATGTCCGCAATTTAATACTGCAACATCTTCTTTTTTATCATAATTATCTGTACATATAGAACATGAATCGTATTGTTTGTTAGTTGTATCGTAAGGTTGACAAGTAAGATTAAGTGTTATATTTTCATCCTTGTGTAAACACAAATCATTTTCACTATTTTGAATTGCTATTTCAAGAGGATCTAGAACATTTAAAATTGGTTGCATTAAGAGAAATAATTCCAATAGATCTAAAAAGTGATTTGGGTGCCTATTATTAATATTTTGCCTATTATTATCTTCAAATAGCAATTCTATTTGTATATCTTCATCATAATATTCTTCCTCATTCATATCATCGTCGTAATATTGTTCCAAATAGCTAATGTTTGATGACATCTTTTTATATATCTAGAAACAATTTTCTTAACTCATTTTAAAAGTTAATAAAACGGGCTGTGATTCCATCCGAGTTCCTCAAATAACTGTTTACAAATTTCATCATGGAAGAATTTTCTATCAATTGTTTTAAGAATGATAAACTCTTCTTTTTTGCATGAATGACGATGTCTATGAAGTAATTGAAAGAGTACATATTGAGTGTTAATAAAATTTTTACGATTAATATGCCTAAACCTCTTGTCATACAGTTCTGTAAGAACATCAAAATCATCAAGAAGTTGTTCTTCTAAGTGAGAGATATCATCAGGTTTAATAGATGTAAAGTTGTAGTGAATGAGGTGTACATTTTCATAATGTTTAGAATATCCTAACTCTTTAAGAAAAATAAGAACATGATTTTTCGTTATGTCTCTAAATTTACGTTCTTTACTAGTATCTTCATCATGCAAAAGATGATGTTGTCGAAATTGTGCTTCAAGGTCATCATATATTTTTTGTTGTATAGTGCTATTTTGTTTTCCTTGATATTGATTTATACAATCACGAAAATGAACTTTTCTGTCGTAAGTATATTTACTTGAAATATTAACACGATCGATATCAGTGTATGAAGAATTGTGCTTCATTACGGTTTGTCTTGCATAACATTTAGTGCATATATAACTATTTACATCAACAATATCAAAATCTTTTTTATTAAAACAATTAGGACATATCACTTTTTGTGTTTTCTTATTTTCCAACTCGATATCAACATATTTAGATGCTGCTTCTAAATAACTATCTATTAGTTGTCTTTTATCTTTATCATTTTTAACAACTTTACCCATAAAACTTACTTTAACAGGAGTTTTTAGTATTTCTTTATATTTTTCTATAAAAGGAACTGTTTCCATAATATAAAAATTATAATTTTTTTTTGTAGTTAAACCATCTAGATAGTTTTCTAATTCATCCCGAGCTTTTTCAAGACTCGCTCTTATGCGTCTGCGAATATTTTCATTTTTCAATGATTCTTTTATTTCATGTAGGTTCTCCATGTGGTCGGGTATTTTTAAGAACTCTTCCTCAAAATTCTTACGTATGTTGGCATCTATACTCAAAATATCTAGTTCGGACATAGGATTTAATCTTTCACACGACTTATTTAAACTCGCATTTTTTTTAATATTTAAAGTATATAATTTTGTTAAAAAAAGTAAAAATTATCTTGCGCTAATATAAAACAATGTCTTCCATCTGTACATCGAATGTAACATCTGGCTTCATTGATCTTGCTACTTTTGATGAGATCGAGAAGTACCTCTATGGCGGTCCCGATGCAACTGCTTATTTTGTCCGTGAGACCAGGAAAGCTACTTGGTTTACTCAAGTACCTGTAGTTTTGTCTCGAGCAGCTGGTTCTCCAGCGTTCGGACAAGAGTGGTCAGTTGCTATTTCACGCGCCGGTGATTATATGCTTCAGACTTGGCTTCGTTTGACGACACCTCATGTTAAACTTTCCACCACAAATACAATTGACGTAGCTTCCCCTGCGCCCGCTAACGCTAAGCCGGCTCGTATTCGTTGGACTCGAAATTTCATGCATAATATTGTTCGTGAATGCTGTATTACTTTCAACGATTTGATTGCTTCTCGTTTTGACAATTACCATCTTGACTTCTGGGCTGCTTTTACAGTTCCCGCTGGCAAGCGTAATGGTTACAATAACATGATTGGCAATTTTGATGATATGACTAATCCTAGAACCGAAATTCATTCTTACACTTTGAACTTGCCTCTTCCTTTCTTCTACAGCCGTGATAGTGGTGTCGCTCTTCCAACTGCTGCTCTTCCTTACAATGAAATGCGAATTAGCTTCCATTTCCGGGATTGGAATCATCTTCTCATATATGAAAATATCGATGCAAATCTGTCTGGTACTCCAAAAGATTATCGACAGGCAATTTCTTCGTCTGATCTAGAGAATGGTGCTCCCATTTTAGGTAATACACAAGTGTGGGCCAATTACGCAATAGTTTCTAATGACGAGCGTAAGCGTATGGCGTGTGCGCCTCGTGATATTCTGGTCGAGCAGGTTCAGACTGCCCCACGCCAGTCTTTCACTCCCGCGACTAATACTCAGCAATCGTTCGATATTCGATTCTCGCACGCTATCAAAGTTTTATTTTTCGCTGTTCGAAACAGCACTCATCATTCTGAGTGGTCTAACTATCTTACCTCTTCTCCTATCCCATTCTCTTCATCAATTAAATTCACTCCTAATGGAGCAGCTGATCCTATCCAGCAAACATCTCTAATTTACGAAAACACAAACCGTCTTGCTCAAATGGGTTCTGATTACTTTTCTCTTGTTAACCCATATTATCATGCTCCGGTTATCCCTCTAGAAACTGGATACCATTCGTACTCTTACTCTCTTGATTTCATTTCTCTAGATCCGATGGGATCTACTAACTACGGTAAGCTAACCAATGTGTCTATTGTACCTGAGTGCAGTGGCGCCGCTAAAGACGGTGCTAATTCTCTTGGCTTAGCTGGTGCTAACTTCAAGCAGACCTACGAATTTATCGTCACTGCCGTAAATAACAATATTATTAGGGTGAGCGGAGGAGCTTTAGGGTTCCCTGTTCTCTAAAGATTTTTCGAGTTTTTGGTGGCGCCGTTGGTTCGAATGTTTTTCAAAAACACAAATCTTATTTTTCATTACAAAAATAAGATAATTACAAAAATAAGATAATTACAAAAATAAGATAATTACAAAAATAGAATTGAATTTAACTCATAATCTCGTATTAAAATAATAAAAAATGCCTAGTGAAATGTTGCAAAAAACTATGGATGAAGTTAATGATATTTTAATAGACAACGACTGTGAATTAATTAGTTTTGAAAAAGGACGTCGAGTAAAATATACTTGTTCATGTAAGAATATTGCTGAAACTGATTCTTCAAATATAAGAAGAAAAGGTTGGGGTGGTTGTGCAAAATGTTCAAAACAGAAATGTAGTCAAGAAATAAAGAATTTTATAAGAGAAAGTGATGGATACATTAATTTGTCTCAACTTTGTAAAGCAGGTAACAAATTTTATAAAGATTGGTTTCGATTAGAAAAAACAAAAAAGTTTTTGACAGAATTATCAAACGAATTGAAACTAGATATTTTAACTGATAAAAAAAGAAAAGGTAGATCGGGGTATGTAGGAGGTTTGATAGAAATTAATCAATATAATTCCGGAAAAGTTGGAGGTTTGATAGAAATTAATATGGGAAAGAGTAATGTAAATGATCAATCAACTTGGGGTCATCCATATGTTGCTAATAATATAGCACAATGGGTATCTGCAAAATTTTCTGTTAAAGTATCATTGTGGATAGACGAGTGGAAAAATATATCTGAAATAAACAGTAAAAAATACGTAGTCTCGTTAGAAAATATTGAGCCTGATAATAACAATTCTTGTGTTGAAAAGGATATCCAAAATAGGTTATATAAAGAATTAGGTGGTGAAATGGAAGTTTTTACAAATTTTGGTTATATAGATTTGTTGACAGAAACAGAATTAATAGAAATAAAAGTTGGTAATAATTGGAAACATGGATTGGGACAACTTCTTGCTTATAGAAAATTTTATTTGAATCATAGTCTAAGATTACATTTATTTGACATTGAACACCAAACTGATATATCAGATTGGTGTAAAGAATATAATGTGTTAGTAACATATGAGAAATAAATGTAAAATATTTACAGCAACTGACTTGTAGACACAATTAGTTGTTTAATTAAAGAGTTTGTATATTAAAATGATATACAAACTTACGTTTTCCTAAACATTGTTGAGCTTCAATTAATAGATCATACGTTACACCTACATCATTGCATTTTCTTTTAAAATCTTGAGGGTTTGTTAATAGCTTTGGCATTTTTATTTATAGTTGTTTGCTTTTAAATATAAAAAGTGTTTTATTCATAGTAAATGTACGAAAGTATCAATTATAAATTATTTACTAGATGGTTAATCATAACAGGATGATTAGTTTCACACTCATGAAAATATTTCTATATGTTTACATTGCATATGCATTCATATTTTGCATTTACACAAATATTGCAAAATACCAAGTTACGTCGACACACAGGACAAAGAATACAATTATCTTTTAATCCTCCTTCAGGTAGAAGCTTGCTTTTAACATACTTATCTAGACATGACAGACAAAAACGATGATCACACGCTGTTTCTTCAAGCATGTGAATTTGCACGTCTTTTAGACAGATAGCACATTTATCTTCAGGACTCGTAATACGATTTGCAGAACATCTTTCTCTACAATATGAATGATATGGACAAAAATATTGAACTTCTAGTTTTGTGTTCATTTCATCAAAATTTGAAAAACATACATGTATGCTATATAGTATGTTATCATTTTTACACCAGTTGATATATGTATTTTCCTTACAAGGAGACCAGGTAAAAAAGAATTGACCTTGATTTTCTTTAATATATGCATTTCCTTGTTTATTAGTTATGTAAAAGTTGCGCAAAATAAAATTTGATTCTTTTGTATAGTCGTGAGATATGTAGCTTCTGTGATTTTTGAGTTCATATTTCTGTTATTCTATTTTTAAAGTTTAGATAATATTTTAACATGTAAAATAACTTATATACAATATATATACAATATATATATTGTATATAATAAATATTATGCAGAATTTAGAAAAAAATATGTGTGATTTTACAAAAGAAGAAAATGTTATAAAAAAATTAGAAAAGTTAGAGCCCTTTGAACTTGGAGACGAATGGGCAAGAGGATCATTTGGTCAAATATATGTTGTTGATACACTAACAGGTCAAATTTGTGTGAAACGTGTACCTGAGATGATAGATCACGTAAATCGAGAATTGGAAATATGTATGATACTTGTACCTGAAAATCATCCTAACATAGTTCAATTCCTTGGCTATTGGATTGAGAATACAATACTTAGTATTCTTTATCTGGTAATGGAGTTTGTACCTGAAACTCTCAGAAGTGTTTTAGATAAGCTTAATGATGAAAAAATGCGAATGAAAACGGATCGAATGATTAGTATGATGCGTCAATTGTCTCACTCATTAAACCATCTTGAAAAAATTGGTTTAATGCACCGCGATATAAAACCAGAAAACATTTTGGTGAATCTGTCAACGAATAAACTTGTATTAGCTGATTTTGGCAGTGCCAAGTTTATAATTAAAAATAAGCCAAACGCAACGTACGTTTGTACCAGATTTTATAGAGCACCCTGTCTCATACTTGGTCGTGATATATATTCGACTCCTATTGATATTTGGTCTTTTGGTTGTGTGTTAGCTGAGTTTGCATATGGAAGACCACTTTTTACAGGAGACTCACAAATTGATGTTATGTCAAAAATTATTCGAATTCGTGGAATGGTTACAGTCGATGACATTGCGCATATGCCCACACAATACCCACAAAATATCGACCCTGTTGGTATTGGTTTAAACTGTATCGCCAAACCTTGGAGTAAGGTATTTACAATAAAAATTGGAGAAAAACGGGTAAACACTTCGTATGGCGAGTTTTACGAAAAGATTCTAGATTCTTGTTTACAATGGAATCCTTTGAAACGAATTTTGGCGAGCGAACTTGATACCGATATTATTTGGAAAAAAAATTTCTAATTTATATATGTATATATAAATTATGTATCTACCAGAAAATACAAATGATGTTGTTGATTTAACAGACTCTCTTTCTTGGTCGTTATTAAAAAAATCTGTTTCAGGTGAAAAATTGAACGAATTGGATTATTCTCAAATTTCTGGAATTTCATCAAGCGATTCGGAAACACTCGAGATAAAAGACAAAACAAAAATGTTTGTGGATAAAAAGTCTACATTTTGTGATAATCACCTCACAACTCCAAAAATTAAGTAAAACATTTTTTCAGTATGAACAGAACAATGTCATTAGGTAGGTGTCTTTTAAGGATTTTTTTACATTCATTATAAACCAATCCTCTTGTACCAATTTTCCAGAATTTATCTCTCAAATACATTTTGAAGAGAGGACATGATTCAACATTACATTTATGCGGTTTGTCTGCTCTATAAATCCATGATGTGATAAAATAGTCTACATAATTATAATCTAATCTTGAAAAAGATTCAGCGATATTTTTTTGTAATGCTTTACCATGAGTAATAGTGGTTTTATTATCTATAATAATTTTAGACATACAAAAATACATTTTATTTATAATATTATGTTTATAGATTAGTAAGTTTAAAGACGAGTTTTTATAAGCTCAAAATGAGCAACTTTGATATTAATGAAGAAATTGATAAGACAGTTGACAAGCTCGCACTTCAACTGAAAACACGTATAAAATCTATGATTCTTCGTAGTGAAAAACAGGCTTTGAAGCAATATATTGCTTCTCAAAAAGATACTACTAAGACATCTTCTAAGAGTTCAAAGAGTAATAATGGTGTAGGAAAAGTAACTATAAAAACTGAACCTGTAAAACGTGTACATAAAAGAGACGATCATTATGCTTCTAGTGATAGTAGTGATTCAGATTAAAAATTATTTTAAAATAAAAATGAAATGATCGTCAATCTAAAAAGATCATTCTAAAATACAAATGAGTGCGTCTTCTAAAAAAATTGTACTTAAAAAGCTCAATTCTCACAATACTATTTGGCATCCTGAATCAACTCTTGTTTTCAAGTCACAAAAGGATAGGCTTGTGATTGGTAGGTATGTTGATGATCAAATCATTCCTCTTGACGATGTTGCGTTAACTTTATGTGAAACATGGAATTTTAAACCGGATGAAACTTTAATTGACGATGAATATAATGAAAAACTAGCTCCTGAGGAAGTGACAGACGAAGAGCCTACAGACGAAGAGCCTAAAGAAGAAGATCCTAAAGAAGAAGATCCTAAAGAAGAAGATCAAAATGAGCATACGAAAGAGGTTCCTACGAAAGAGGTTCCTACGAAAGAGGTTCCTACGAAAGAGGTTCCTACGAAAGAGGTTCCTACGAAAGAGGTTCCTACGAAAGAGGTTCCTACGAAAGAGGTTCCTACGAAAGAGGTTCCTACGAAAGAGGTTCCTACAAAAGAGTTTCATACTAAAGAGGTTCCTACTGAATATGAGGCTAATGTAAAGAAGTCTAATACTGTAAAAAGTATTACAGATGTATTTACTTTTCAGATTTGTGAGGCTTTTGATATTTTGAATGAGGAGAAAGCAGCTTTAACAAATGAATTAAATGATACAAAAGCTATTCTTGCTGATTTACAGAAAAAGTATGATGATATTAAGAAAAAGTTTGATACTATGAAGTCTATCTTCAATTAAACAATTATTATTCATTTATTACCAAATGGTAATAAATTAGGCATTTATTATTTTTTTAAAAAAATGCATTAACTTGCACATCGTTCATATATTTTCCAGTAGTAAGGCTTTTTGTGGTGGATAAATCAACGCCACCAACTATATTTGATCGAGAAGTATTATATATCAGTTCATTCATCTTATGTGCTGAAACATTGTCAACACCACCCATAACGTTCATGGCACCTTGCTGAAGATCAACAATAGGGTGTACAGAAGGACGGAACCACCTATCATTACAAGGTGTAATGGCTAAATCTCCTCTTATCGGATCACCTTGTGAACGGAGGCGACTGTTTCGATTAGCATAAATGAAACGATCATATACAATCGGTTGTACTGTCTCTCCAAGAGAGTTAACAGTTGACATATCTGCTACCGGAACCATGTCAGAAACATTTGGATACTTATGTAATTTGTCAGCTACTTCCTTATAATTACCATTGACATAATTTGCTTGCATAAGAGGTGCACCTGTGTGGTAAGAAGGATTTGTATTGGTTTCAAAATTTTCACGCGCCATATTTCCATAAGTCAAAGGATCATAAGGTGTACCTTGGTACTCTTCTTTAGGCATACTATAACGTATGTTAGCTCCAAAATTTACATTTGCAAAACGAGGTGTTGGACTTGCCTGATAACCTGGGACTGAAAAATAATCACCTTTATCCCAAGCTTGCTGACTAGAGGCTGACTGCCGATCAAGTTTGTATACTTGCGAAGGGTTCATACCAAATCCTTCATTACTAGTGATTTTTTTAGTGTTAAAATTACAAATTGCAAATACAGAAATAAGAATTGCCAACATTGTAGCAATAAATTTACCGTCAAACATTTTATTTATACTGAAGAAAGAAAATAAAAACAAAAATCACATATAAATATATTCTAACAAACAAAAATTTATACTTTTTAGAATTGTTTATATAATTCCAGATATGATTTTGCATCTTCGCAATTTTCTCCTGACAATAATTGTGTTGCAAGTTGCAATTTTGCGTTGTCTTCTTGGTAAATTTTATGAGATATAAATTGTAGTGTTGGTTTGTTAGCGCTATTATTCTTCATATTTATACCACTTGTACGGAGCAAAATCTTAAAATTATCCAAGTAGTGATCGCGATCTTTATCTTCGAGTTTATATATTCCTCCATTGAGAAGTATCATTTCAACAATTTCTTTATAATCAGATAGATCATCACAAAAAATGCAAATATCAGAGTTAAGAAGATTAATAACTTTTGTTGGATCAAGAAATGTTTCTTCGGTGTATGGAGCCCGAATGAGTTCTTTAAAATTTCCACACACATTATACTCTACTTTTTTTTCATGCATAGTATCTATCTTTTGTTTGTAAAGATGTTCTAAAAAACTCATTGTTTCTCTATAATTTTTTTCGAAAGGTGCTATATTAATTTTTTCAGTTTTCAAAAAATGAGTCATAATATCAAAAACAGATGATAAATTATTTTCAAAACTTTGTATAACATAATAAACAAAGAAAAGATTTTTAGGTTGTGGAAGAGTACATTGCTTCAAACGAATAAAAACATTATTATAGGTTTTTACACGTTCATCTGTACTATTAGAGAACGCATATTCAAATATTTGTCTACCGTTACCTTTATCCATATATGAGTTATATTTTTTTATGTTTCCTAGGTCAAATTTATAGTCCATCTTCATAATATATCTAATTAAATCATAAGGAGTAAGATTTTCTAGTTCGTATTTATCATCATATATAAGAGCCGTATATTTTCTTGCATTTCTCAAAAAATTACGTGCTGAATACGAATTCTTAAATTTCTCTTGTCTGTACTTTGTGCCAGAGATAAAGTTGAGTAAGTGCAAAAAATTTCCAAATTCAGCATTATCAACCTTTCTAGAGTTTAGAATTTGATCACAAGACTTTATTAGCAGATTTAAAATATCTTGGACAGTGCTAACATTGAACATATTAATGAAACCATGGTGAATTTTTTTGTTAATAACGTGTGATTTGCCAAAATCAATTATTATTGGTATAATTTTTGTACGAATTTGTATAACACGATTGTGTGCAAGAATATAGTCAAATGTTTTTTCAGTATCTACTCTTTGTAAAACAATATTCCATGGACTCAAATCATAATGAACAAATCCACACATATTTTGTGCTACATGCAAAGCAAGACAAACTTGTAAAACTATGAAAAGAAACTCTCCAAATGAGAATCTTTTGCTGTTGATGTAATCATTCAAAGTTTCACCTTTAATAAATTCTGTTACAACGTTATAAGTATCTTTGTTTTTATATAATCCAAAAATGTATGCAAAATTTGGTATAAATTTACTAAGTTTATTTAACACACGAGTTCCCACAAAAGCTTCATGTATATGCTCTTTAATTTTTTGCTGATCAAAAGTAGTTTTGACAGCCATAGAAAAACCAGCTAAAATAAAATGATTAACAACACCAAGTTTGTTAACAAATATTTGTTCTTTTCTAATAGCCATAGTCTCAAAGTTTTGTTCGACAATAATTTTTCTTGTAATCCATTCCATTCCTTGTAACATTCCATAAGATCGTCCATTCAAACTATATGGATCTTTAATGTTGCTTATTATTGGTATAGTTCTTAGATCAGTTGCTCTTTTTTCAGTTTCAGGAAAAGAATAATCAAGATTTTCATATTCTTTCCGAATAATAAAGTCTAGAGGTGAATGTACGTTATAAAGATATACTCCCATTTCATTTTTAAGATCAACTAGAATCTTCTGTGTGTAATCTAAAACTCCATCTTTTTGCAAAAAAGTAAGGAAAAAATCACGTCCATTTTTTGCAATTTTTTCACATTTGTCATCATTTTCCCTACACCATTTAATTTTTTCTATCAAATCACTTAAATCTTCTTTAACAGGAACGTAATGAGTAAAAGGAATTAATAATCTACTATACCAAATTTTCCATGGAGAATTAACTAATAAAACAACAGATCCCATACTTAATTCCAATGACAGACGAAATGCTGAAACGTGACCATCTACATTCACAATATATTTATATTCGGATTGTTGTTTTGGTGACAAAAAAGCAAGCATTCTTTTCTCATGTTTGTCAATTATATATTTTCCATATTTATCAATTATATATGTTCCATGTTTGTTGTCTAATACATATTTTCCATATTCAAGCCTGTAGTATGTTTTTTCCGTATCAACTATATAATTTCCTTTTGAGTCTCTTTTGTATATATCAATACCTATACTTTTTAAACTCTGAACATCAATAGTTCTCAAGTATTCTTCATTTTGCAGTTTTCTAGGACGAAGATTCCATTTCGTAATATATGCATCCAAATAAGGGACTCCTTTATCATCCGGAGGGGTTGATACCGATAGATATGCTAGTTTCAACCGAGGATTTGTTTCTAATGTAACACCACATCCTGTTGATGACCCTCTGAAGACAGCGGTTGGTTTTTTATCAGCCCATTTTACGTTAAAGTCTTCAGAATATTCTCTTTCCGTACGAGGAAAATATTTACCTGTATAGCTTTGGATTCTAGCCCAATCTTCCCATGTAGGTATCAGTACATCAGCATATGATTCTGAATTTGACATGCTTAAAATAGGTAGGTATTTTTCATACGCATGAGAAATTAGAGGAAGTTCTGTAGTACCCCAAATATGATCGTAAGCTTCAGTGCCATTTCTCTTCAAAATAGGAAAGTCTCGTCGGTTAATGAAAAACTCAATATCAGGAACTTTGCGTTTTTCGCAAAGTTCCTCTAACATATTTTTTACATTTTCAACATTTGAATCCCCTTCTGAAATAGGAAATTCATAACGTAAGAGGCAGTTATTTCCGTACCATTCATTTATATTTTGATTGACATAATGATCTTTAAAAGATCTACCCTCCATTTGAGCGATATGTCTAATAAAATCAATAATAGTACCTTTATCAACTTTTATCTTTTCGCTCCACTCGTTAACAAAATTTGCTTTTGAAAAAGGTAAAAATACTTTTAACTTATTTTCAAAAATCTTGACAAAAATACCTTTTTTAAACTTGTGAAAGATATATCTAAATGTGTTTATCACGCAGTCAGCTTGTACTCTTGAATATTTATGCCATTCATAGCATGGTTGATCAACAAATAGGTTACTTGACATTGGAATATTGGGATTGCAGACATTTCCATTAGTAGCTTCTCGATATTGTTGAAATTGCTCTTCATCTCCGGCGTGAAATATAGTCTGTGTAAATTTTGGGTAACGTGAGTTACTTTTCAAAAATTCTGTTGTAGTCATTTTATATCACACTGTTATTTTATTATAAAATTTGTATTTAAAAATCAATTATCTTTTTTGTATATATAAAATTAATTCATTTTATATATTGCTAACCACAAATTCTATAAATAGACGAATAAAATTGTCGTCTTTATAATCAATATATATGCTTTCATTATCTTTTGCCAAAATCTTTACTCTTTCATCCAATGAATCAATAATCATTTTTCCTAAGAACAGTCCGTTTACATCTGTTATTATATCACCCTTAAAATTTTTATATTTTAAAAATGCGACTTTATGTTTTGAGTCATAATAATCATCTTCAATGATAAGCCGCTCATTTAAAGGATAAGTTAATGCATAATCCGCATATCCCTCCGGACCTCTTAAAATATGCTCTATACTCAAAAACTTTGCATTTTCTAATAACCACTCTTCTGTGATTGATAAATCAAGTTGTTCAATTGTTGTAATAAGTTGTCTAGCGCAATTTTTTCCTGTAAGTTTTGCCATTGTTCTATTGAACAAACCAGGTTTTATTTCTAGTTCTCTGATAGAAGTCTCATTCATAACAATGTCTTTAAAAGCAGTTGGGTTTTTTATTGATTCCTCTGCTGCAAACTTACTTGCTTTTCTCTTAAGAGGTAAATGTACTCTGTCTATCAAATGAACATTCTTATAATCAACAACATGTTCACCATTAACATCGATGTGGTGAAAAGTACCACGTTCTGTATCAGTACAAACTATCTGAGATTTACCATTTGAGTCTGTGAGAATATGTTTGTGAATAACTTGCGCTGCTCCTTTTTGACCTTCATAGAAATCGTTTTTTGTATATTTTTCATCTATTATACTGTCAACACGAGCCTGCGTTAAATCAAGAGGAGTAAGACTTGAGATCATCAAATTATTTTGAATGTTTCGAATACTATTTTTCTGGTAAGTCGGTTTTTTTGCTATCTCTTCAAATGCAGCTTGAGATCGTTCGGCAAGATTTTTATATATAGAAACGATAACCTTTTCTTGATCTTTTTCGGCTTTTAATTTATCATTTTCTTTAATAAGAAACTCGTTTTTCTTCTTACATATTGCATCGTGTCTCGAAAAATTTTTGTCTGAAAAGTTTTTAGTACAAAATTTACAAGTAACTAATGCTGATATAATTTGTTTATAATTTTGAGATTCTTGCAACTTAAGACAATATTTTGTATGTGTCTGATGATTATTTAAGAGGTATTTGGTTTTAAACTCTTTACTACAAAACTGACAAATTAATTCTTTAATCTTTTCTTTTAAAGCTTGTTCTTCTGCTTTGGCTTTATTCTCTTCTATCTCTTTGACTTTAGCTTCTAAAAGAGCTTTTTCATCTTTTTCTTTAGCGTTAGTTTCTTGTATTTTAAGACAATACTTTGCTCTTTTTTGGTGTTGATCAAGCAAAAAAATATTTGCAAATATGCTATTGCAAAACGGACATTTTATCTTTTGTTTCTCTTTATACTCAATTTTTTCCTCGTATTCTTTACTCATTTTTTCATAATTAAAATCTTCAAAACTATTTTTTTGTAGGTTAAGACAATATTTAGCTTTTGTCTGATGCTGAAGTAGATTTTGCTTATTTCCAAATATCTTATTACAAAATCGGCATTCAAACTCTTTTAAATCTACTAATTTCATATTATTTTTTTATTCACTTTTTGTTTTTAAATGAAAATGAAAAAATAAATAAGTGTTAATTATAAAGTTTTTTTCTGATAAAAATTACTTTTTCCTGATAAAAAATAAAAGAGTAAAAAAGAGTTGAAAAGAGTTGAAAAGAGTTGAAAAAGTGACTATTTTCTGATAAAAGTTACTTTTTTGCAAAAATTGGAATTTGTGTGTGTGTAAGACTCTTTTTAAAAACCATTTCTCCTAAAAAAGAAGTTTTTCGTACGAACTTTTGAAAAAGGCGGAGGAGCAAAAAAAGGTTTTTCGTTTTTCATTTTCTTTCCTAATATTTTAAGAAATTATTACAAAATTTTCTTTGGATTTGGATTTTTTTCTTCTCCTCCTCCTCCGACTTTTTTTAATTAGGTATCTAAAGAAAATGTTTTGATAATTAATTTTTTAATCTAAAAAGAGAGTGTCAATTAAGTAAGAATCTTTCAGTACAAAAACTTAGGTATTAACCAAAAACATAAAGAATAAATCTTATAAAATTAGAATACACTTGTATAGAGAAAAATCATACGTTTTTGTATGATTTTGTGTAATTTTTATTAGTATTCTTTTGGAAGTTTTTTGAATTTTAACTTTGTTTCAGCTATAATTTCTCCTTTCTCCACATCTTTGAGTCTAGAATAAGCTTCTTTTGGGTCTGAAACACCCAAATCTTCAAACAATGAAATAATAACTGATTCTTTTTCCTTCTTTTTCTTAGTTGTTCTACGTTCTTTCTGTTCAACTGTTATTGCCCGACCTTTATATTTCACACCATGCTGTCCTTTTTCAGCCAAATATTCAGATATATTAGTTTCTAACTCTTTAAGACGTGTCCTAAGAAGACTATTTCTCTTATTATTAGCTTTAATTTCGTATTGTATTTGTTCCAATTCATCAACATAAGATTTAATTGACATTTTATTAATACTGCTATTTTTAATCTTTAAATTTGCGACAGAATTTTTTTTCGTCTTAGATAAAGATGACTGAATATAATATAGAACGTTTTGATGTTGCGATATTTGGTAATAGTATAACTAAAGTGCCATTAATTTATATTAAACCAGATTTGGAACTTCTGGAATTTGCTATAAAAAATCATAATGTTGTCGAGTGTGAGATCAACAATACAGGAACAATTTATGATGGTAAGAAAATACCAGGTGTGATATATACAAGTTCTAACATACCTTCCAGACGACCTAATTTTTTTAAAGATACTGGATTTTATGTTGTCAGCTTATGGTCAAACTGGTACGGTTATCCAGATCATGGTTCTAATGGAAAAATTAAGTTTGCAGGTACTAACATTTTATGAAATAGTATATTCACAAAAAATTTATACCAAGAAATTTTCTAAATATAATACGGCAATGATGACTTAGACTAATAGTTCCATTTTTAATGCATTTTTCTAAACACATATGCTTTATCCATCCTATACCATTTGCATCATTTTCAGGAATATGATTTTGAACAAAAACATCGCATTCATTCATTTCTAAGTAAAAATATGTAGAGTTATTATAAATATTAACAGAGTTAATCAAATCATCTTTAGAAATTGTAAGGCCTGTTTCTTCTTTTACTTCTCTTATTGCGCACTCTGTGTCACTTTCTCCATAATTTATTGTACCTTTTGGTGGTCCCCAGAGATTACCTCTAGATTGAATTAAAAGAATTTTATTTGAAACAGGATCGCAAATAAATACACCTGCTTTTTTTTTTCTTTGAAAAGTTTCTAAATTGTCTTTTTGAACTATATATGGGTTAATTTTAATGTTACAGCAACTGTCTGGACACTTAAAAGACTCCATTCTTTTTAATTATTCTTTTAATTCCTTAAATATCAACTTGCAAATGATGAACGTTTAGACATTCCAAACGACCTATCCTATTTGCCCTTCCTATGATTTGATTTTGAGTTGTTTCTGTCATTTTATGATACAAAATAATATCAGTTGCTTCTTGTAGATTAATTCCAGCACCATTACAATTTGAGTTCAGAAAAATCACTTGTGTTTCACCATGTTTGAAACTGTCAATGCTTTTTTCACGATTTTTTCTATTACCGACAACAACAACAAAAGTAATGGAACATTCTTTTAACCTCCTACAAATAGGTTTAAATGTTTCGTTATAAGATGAAAATATAATAAATTTTCCATCTTTTTTAGACTTTAAAATTTCAATCACTTTTTCTAAAGGAGTACTTTGTTTTTCTTTTGAAATAACGGAATTTGATCTTTCTTCTTTATCTTTTAGATATACTAAATCAGATGTATTTATATTCGCTCGACACAAAGGACAATTATCGTTTTGTTCTAACCAAGTAAGTAAGCATTTTCCGCAAAAAAGGTTCTGGCAATATGGTTCCATTATAGGGGCTTTTAGTTTCTCCGTACAAATAGAGCAGATATCTTTTAGCATATTATCAAACCTTTCATAAAGTTGATCAATTTGTTTTTTAATACGAACTTCTTCAATTGTTGAAATTTCCAATTTTTTATCGTCTTTTTTAATATCACGATAAATTATAATATCTTCTTTTATCTTACTAAGTTTTTCTATCAAGTCATTTTTTACCAACTCAACTATATTTTCTGTGTTCTTTCCACCAAGAGCAGCTATAGCTCCTTCAATATTATCAGCAGCTATCATAGTATGGATATTATTGTTAACAATTCCTGAGACTGCTTTAAGTACAGGATGAAAACACTTGTGATAATAATGGTAAGTAGGTGGTGCATTAAAAGATGCGTGTACAAAATTTAAATCATTTTTTAATATCATCCCATCAAATTGTTCCTCTATTTTACACCACTCGTCACCAATAATTTTTTTCATAAAACTCCCACGACAATTTCTATGTTGTAAATTAATATCTTCAGGTGTTGCCGTAACTAACCAATAAAATCCTGCGATAATTTCTTTCATTCCTGATACCCTTACCTGACCTGGTTCATCAAAAATGAAACGTTTCCATGCATACCGAGAATAAGATATTGCTAAATTGTTAAACATAGACACTGATACTATAACAACGTCATAGTTCTCAACAATTAGATTATCAATATCTTTTTTAGAATCAATTACTTTAACACTCAAATTTGTATAAGATAATTCTTTTGCCCATTGAGAAATAATAGAAGTAGGTACTAAAATTAAAGTAGTTGATATTTTATCAAAACGTTCAATCTTTCGATTTAAGATTAATCCACCTGATTCTGTTGTTACAACTTCTTTTACGAATGGAATATTCAAATCCCACGGCATTTTGTCTCTGACAATTAGACCTATCATTGATAGTGTCTTTCCATAACCAGTTATATCAGCATTAAATCCTAAACGAGTTTCTTTAACATAATATTCATATTGTATAACTTTTTCTCTTTCTAATGTTTCCATTTGATATATACTTGCGAGCTGATGTTTGAAAAGAATTTTACTTAAATTATCAGGTTGTGTCGCTAATGGTATATTATCAAACCCATTCATTTTTATTAATTGTAAATCAATTAATAAACCATTTTATTTTTATAAAACTAATAAAATTTATTAGAAAAAATTTTTTCTAAAGATATAGGTATTTTACCACCATGTATGGAATAAATTTGGTCTAATGTATTATAATAATATTTTTGCAATGATGATATTTGTTCTATAATATTATCTGCATTATGATGCCATTGATGATATTCAGATATGTTAAAACCAAACACTTGTCTTACAAAATCCTCCATAATAGTTAATACTAAATGAAGAAGATCATAAACCGCTTTTATTTTCATACGTTTTTTTTCACGATTGATTAACTTCAATTTAAATATAGATTCATCAATCTCATTTAGCAAATATTTTACACGAATATCTATATTATCTTTGACGTTGTCTATTACCCATACAGGAAGAACAACTTGTCGGAAATGAGTGACATCTCGATGTAAGTTTCTTAATTTTTCTAAAATATATTGTGTGGTTGTAGCTCTATTTATTATTTCCATAAAAACCCATGCGATTGGTATTTCTCCACATGCAATAACATCTATATCCATAACTGTTCCAGATACAGTTGAAAGATACTCATAATAATGAGGATTATGAATAACGCCTATCTCTATTTCTCCTGTTATCCAACTAAATGGAGTATTGCATTGTGTACAAAACATTTGATCACAACCACCTGACTTGAGTATAGGAGTCATACATTTTGGACAAAGTTTAGTTAAGCTACTCACAAGAGCAGAGCTTTTTATATCATCTTTGTCACACTTATGATCATTATTATCAATTTTTAACTTGCAGAATTTACAAACACTTTTATTACATGTTCCACAAATGTAAGTATCAGATATAAATCCTCTACAATCATCGCGAGGGCATTTGAAAATATAATGAGAATTTTTCTTAGTAAAAGAAGATTTTTTATTACCATATGTAATAGTTTGTTCTTTTAACATATTCATTGTTTTGATTGCTGCATCTCTAATATTTGATTTTTCTTTAAGAGCTTCTTTAACAACTTCCTTTCCAAATTTATTATACATACCAATTATTTTTACATTTGTAGGCAATTCCTTGATTTTATCAGAAAGTTGTTTTATTTTAGATATAATTAATACCTCTTCTTGTGTTTCTGGTAAAAGCATTTTTTCTTTCTCAAGTGTATAGCTTCCAATGTGTTGAAAGAACCATTTCTTGTCGCTAATGTTTTTAAGGACAAATTCTCTAGACCATATCTTTCCACAATTCATACATAATGGTTCTCTTGGAACATCTTCAATGAATTTCCTAATACATGTATCACATGATTCAAATTTACAATATGGACATGTAAATGATATAGATATTTGATTATCGCAACAAATAGTGCAAATGCTCATTTCTTTTATTTAGTATAAAAGTATCATTTTCAAATCAATTTTACAAAAAAGTACATCAATTTATTTAAAAAAACTTAATATTTACTATTTATTAAATAATGAAAAGTAATTATTCAAAGTTACTAGATACTTGGTCAACTAATCAGGATGGTCCACCTGTAGATTATAAATGGTGTGATGAAATAAGTCCAGAGACATATAATAATTTGATGCGATCAGAGATTGACACCTGCTCAGCTAGTTGCCCTTGGGCAGAGTTTTGGAGACCTTCAAACTGGTGTGATCCTAAACTATTTGTTTACACTGGTTTTCCTAATCCTGATGATAATATGCAGAGCTGTCCGGCTGATATAGGTTGTGGAATTGGCGAGAAGTGTCGAAAATGCACTAAGATATAAGCACTAAGAAATAAGCACTAAGAAATAAGCACTAAGAAATAAGCACAAAGATCTAATAAAATAAATACATTTAGTGTAATAAAAACGAAACATAATATTGTGTCGTTTTTTGATTAAGGATCTTCTTTCCTAATTTCTTAGAAGCTCGAAAGAGTTGGATTAGTATGAATCTAGAGTTTCTTATTTTTTAGGTGTTTGAAGTGTAAAAATAGTAATAGTATTATTATAATAAAGAATACCATAATAGCAATAATAAGTAAAATAGTCTTCCAATTAAGAGTAAATGTTGAACTCTTTTGTTTCTTAACTTGCAAAGGAATATTATTACTAACATCTAATGGAATACCATAAGTATTTTGATAAAATGTTTCAGGTGAGATTCCGTTATCATTGTGATAAATCCTATCAATCCATATTACATCTTCACTTGAAAGACGGAAGTTTTGATTAGTACCAATATTATTTAGTGTTAAACTTGCAGGAAAGAAATAGAGCATTATAGATAAAGGATCAAAATTAGAACCATTAATAGAGCTTTTATCGTATTTATCAATAATATTTTCACGTGTTGTTTCTTCATTCCATCCTTGTGTTTCTTTAGCCCATTCCAGAACTTTCTTTTCATTCCACTTGATTGTCTGCCCATAAGGATTTTGATGTTCATGAATCATACCTAAAACATGTCCGAATTCATGTATGACTGTCGCAACATCAAGCCATCCAAGATTCATAGTTGCGCCGGATGTTTGACCAAGATGATCTGTACCTACTAAAGACCAAGCTCCACCATTAGGATCAAAGCTAATTCTTACATTTGCTTCTTCTGGAGTATCAACAAAAGAGATATCCAAGTTTACCAAAGGTTTTATGCGTTCTCTTACAACTTTTTTTACAGCTTCTTGAATAGATAATTTATCTATTTCATTTTGTAAAGGGTCTAAATTATTAGAATTAGAAAGGTTATTTCTTTGTATATTATCACCATTGTCTAAAAATCCTATGGTGATCTTTGAACCTTTTGGCCATATTTTTTTTGTAAAAAAAGCTGCCTGTAGTTTTTGTATATGTTCTGGATCTTTTGTTGAAGAATGAATTTCATTGAATTCTTTTTGGTGATGTGGCAAAATTTTTTGTACACATATTTTTGTTTCTGTAATATCTTTCTGCATTTATTTATTTATTAAGCTAAAAAATAAAACTATCTGTAAATAAACAATGTCAGCAGGAGGTTTAAGCTATTCAGGACTTGTCAACCACGGGAAAATAACTTTACCGTCAGTTGATAGTTGGGGGACAAATATGAATATTTTACGAGATCCACCGAAGTCGATTATAACTAGAAGAACTGAAAAGGTAGGTGAGACAAGTTCGATTACAGATATGATTGACGAAAGTGGTACAAGAGCATGTGAGGCGATTCAAGTGTATGCCAGAGGAGTTAATCCATTTGTTAGTGTATCATATAATAATTATGGTAATAATGGAGGACAAAATTCCACCGGGCTCAGGGATGGCGGAATGCAATCAGCAAAATTACCTTACACAATTATGAAAGACGGGGCTTTTCGTCCACCAGTTCTTCTTCAAGAAGATCTACTTCCTCTTTCTCGTATGCCCAGAGGAAGAACATCAGCTTTTTCTAAAGCCGGATTTGCAGATTTTTCACGTAAAATGAGGACGTGTGGAACAGCTGAAGAGACAAAGGAAGTAAAAACTGATACATTAAAAGGTTGTGTTAGACCAACAGCTGTATATCAAATAGAAACACCATTAAATAAACCATTTGAGGTTAAGTATGTTATTCAACCTTTTATTAAAAGATCAGTAGGTTCTGGTCTTCGCACAATGGATATTACTCATAAATATGGAGGTAATCCAACGAAAGAAATTGATAATAATCCTTTGCACGCCAAAGCACAAGCTAATTTTACAGATGTTCGGCATGTAAACAACAGCCAACTTCATACAGACAGATATTTGCAAGATCCTCTTGGACATTCTGTTGCGAGTAACATATCTTCTAATAAGTATTCTAATTTAGACAATAATGAACTTCATCCTGGCAGATATTTACAAGATCCTCTTGGGCATTCTGTTGCGAGTAACATATCTTCTAATAAGTATTCTAATTTAGACAATAATGAGCTTCATCCAGACAGATATTTACAAGATCATCTAGATTATTCTGTTGCGAGTAACATATCTTCTAATAAGTATTCTAATTTAGACAATAATGAACTTCATCCAGACAGATATTTACAAGATCATCTAGATTATTCTGTCGCGAGTAACATATCTTCTAATAAGTATTCTAATTTAGACAATAATGAACTTCATCCAGACAGATATTTACAAGATCATCTAGATTATTCTGTCGCGAGTAACATATCTTCTAATAAGTATTCTAATTTACACAATAATGAGCTTCATCCAGACAGATATTTACAAGATCATCTTGGTCATTCTGTTGCGAGTAACATATCTTCTAATAAGTATTCTAATTTAGACAATAATGAACTTCATCCAGACAGATATTTGCAAGATCATCTTGGTCATTCTGTGTTAACTAATATTTCTTCAAACAAACATTACACATCTATTGAAGATATTTTAGATTTGGCAGATATGCCTATACATGATAACATTCTTCATTCTAGTATTATAGCACCTGTTAGTGGAGTTGAAAAAACAAGATATTTTCATGATGAAATTAATTTAAGTAGGAATTTACCGGAATACAATGTTAAAACTAATATTGGTAATCAAAATGTACACAAAAGATTAGAATATGATAATGAGATTGAACTTTCTCGTAACATTCCTATTACTAGTTTTGTAAGCAATCAAGTTTCTCGTGGTTTTACGGATCATTCATCAAGAGATGCTCGTCTAGCTGAAAAAATAAAGCCAGGTGGTTATTCAATTCCTGGACAAATTCCAATGCAAGGCAGAATGCAGAATATTGTTGAAACTAGAGAATCTGAAAAAGGGAGAGTAAGTCGTATAGTAATGGAAAGTATGCAAGGAAGATTTGACAAACCGGCGCCTTTTCGGTAAAAAAATATCTTTTAAAGATAAATTATTCTATCGCCACACAATAAAATGAAGAGTTTACAAGAAAAATTCATTTTAGATCAATTGAATAAATATGACGGATGTGAAATACGCAACAAACATATAGATAATTTGAATAAAGTATCAACAAAGACTTTAAGTCGAATTTTAAATCAAAAATTTAGTAATGGTTCGGATATGAAAGCCATATTTTGCTTATTTGATACTCTTTTTTTATCAGAATCAAAATCAAAGACGAGAGAAAAAGGATTGTATAATTTATCATCAAATATACAGAAATGGATAAAAAAAATGGACAAACTACCTGTTAACAGCAAAGAAGGTTTTGTATACACTGCTAATTTTTTTTCTCCAGATATAGAAGTTATAGTTAAAGTACCACAAAAAACTAATGGAAACGAATCAAAGATAAGAGAATATTTTATAGGTATTAAATCAATAAACAGATTACGATCTTTAATACCTACATTTGTTTACACTCTAGGAGCTTTTTTATGTAATAAAAGCCCAAATAAAACTGAATTATGTAATAATGATTTATGTAATAACGATTTATCAAAAAATACAGCATTTATATTATATGAAAAGATACCTGGTGATTCAATCCATACTTTATTAAAAAATGATAAAATTAATTTTGATCAATGGTTGGTCATATTTTTTCAATTATTATTGGGATTAGAAGTAGCGCAAAGAGAAGTGAGGTTTACTCATTTTGATTTGCACACTGAAAATGTTATGATACGTAAAAATGATGCTTATAGCTATAATGTTCCATTGGACATGTCTACATATAGCATTATAACTCCTGAATTTATTCCGGTTATTATTGATTTTGGAGCCGCGTCATCATATATTGATACCAGATATGTTGGTTCTTTTGATTATATGTCTCATGGTATGTTAAATTTTATGATACCTGGTCATGATATGTATAAGTTTATGACTTTTTGTGCGAAAAAAACAGTAAATAAAGAACTCAAGACTAAAATTGTGTCTTTATTTAGTTTTTATGAAAATGATGACCCATATAATATTCTAAATGACTCAGAAGGAATTGATAAAGCTGTTATCGCATATTGTAAAGAATCAACATTCTCTTTAGTAGCAAATTACACACCAATGATGCTGATGAATTGGATCTGGGAAAAGAAAGAGTATAGATCTATATTACAACCATATATTAGTATAACAGAACGCGTGCAGTATATACCAATTCAATATTCAAATATAATAAAAGAGTATGATAATATTTTTAATTATATTAAAGAAGGAACAGATAAAGCAGTTGAACTAATAGAAAATTCTATTAGATTAAAGTCAAGTTATGTTATAAATAAGTATAATATTATGATATTAGAGAAATACAATAAAGATTTGAAATCTCATAAATTAAATTCAAAAATTAAATGGATGAATAAGTTTATATCAAAATATAAGTCTCTCTTGATTTTTAATGATATGGCGATGCTAGAAAAAGTTTTTGATATTAAAATACCAAAGCAGATTGATCTTGACAAGTGCTTTGACAATCTTCTTGCAATAAAGTTACAAAACTCTAAAGATAAACAACAAGCAGTCAATTATCTCAATATTTTGTTATCGTATCAAGAAAACTTAAAACCATATTTACAATTTTATTTTACTATTCTAGAATTAGGTTTGACAGATACTTTTACAATTTGGATTAAAAAGTTTAAACAGTCAGATATATATCTTTTTCACAATAAAAATGTTGTACAAAATGAAAGATGCATAAGATGGTCTCAATCTCTAATGGCATCAATAATATTGTAAATTTATTATATTATAAAATAATAAATGACTTCAAAAGAATCAGATTTACTTTTTCAACATATTCTCAAGAAAGAGACACTTGAAAAAATTCAGACAGATTTTATTAATAAAAAAATGATCGAATATAATCAATGTGAAATAAATACTAAACATGTAGATAAAATGAGTTTAAAGGAGATATCTATATCACGTTTAAGTATGATTTTGCAACAAAAATTTATTAACGGAACAGATATGAAAGCTGTTCTTTGTTTATTTGAAACTCTTTTTCTAGCAACTTCACAAGATAAAAAGGAAGGTATTTATGCTTTAGGAACAAATATAAGACAGTATATTTCTAATTTCAAATATTTTAATACTAAAAGTAGGGAAGGATATATATACATGGTTGATTTTTTTTCCCCAAAAATTAATGTTGTTATTAAAGTAGCAAAAAGGAAAATTGATTCATTAAGTATGTTACGTGAATATTTTATTGGTATTAAATCTATAAACAATTTGAGATACTTGATACCAACATTTTCATATACATTAGGAGCTTTTTTGTGTCCTCCAACAGGTACTGTAAAAGATCAAACTTCGATATTATGTAATCCTGGATCAGATATTACTCCTTTTGTATTATATGAAAAAATAAATGGTAATTCTATACGTGAACATATAGAGAAACTAAAAATGTCTTTTGACCAATGGTTGATCATATTTTTTCAAATATTATTATCATTAGAAGTAGCTCAAAGAGAAGTTAGATTTACTCACTTTGATTTACACCCTGGAAATGTTATGCTACGTAAAAATGATTCTTACAGCTATAATGTTTCATTGGATATGAATACATATAGCATAGTATCCCCCCAATTTATTCCTGTTATCATCGATTTCGGAATGTCATCATCATATATTGACGGTAGATATATTGGTTGTTTTGATTTTTTTGAACATGGTATGATAAATTTTATGGTTCCTGGTTATGATATGTATAAGTTTATGGTTTTTACATCACAATATGTAGATGCATATTTCGAAAAACAACTTATTTCTTTATTTCGTTTTTATGGAACTGATGATCCATATAATATTATTACTGAACCATTAGGTATTAGTACTGCTACTGATGAATATTGCAAAAACTTAACAACATCCAAAGCAGCTAGTTATACACCTATTATGCTTGCGAATTGGCTCTGGAAAGAGTATAATTCTGTATTAGCACCATATATTAGTATAAAAGAACGTATAGAATATTTACCTATTCAATATTCAAGTACAATTAAACAATATGATGATATTTTTAATAATAAAACCGAAGGAATAGATAAAGCAGTTGAAATAGCAGAGAAATGTTTGTCTTCTAATAAAAGTTATGTTATGACTAAATATAATATTATGGTATTAGAGAAATACAATAAAGATTTGAACTCACCTAAATTAGAATCAAAAATTTTAGTATTAAATAAGGTTTTATCAAAATTTGAATCTATTCTGATCTCTAATGATATGGCTAAGTTAGAAAAAGTTTTTTCTATTAAACTACCATCACAAGATGACCTTGACGCAATTACAACTCTTCTTACAATAAAAATAGATTATTTTGAACCTAAAAGTATAAAAAATACAAAAGAAATTGATAATATATTTTTATATAATAAACAGATAAATTCATACCTACAATTTTATTTTACTATTATAGAATTAGGTTTATCAGATACTTTTACAATTTGGATTAAAAAGTTTAAACAGTCAGATATATATCTTTTTCACATTAAAAATGTTATACAGATTGAAAGAGCCATAAGATGGTCTTATTCACTTAATCCTATAACTCCTCCTATAACTCCTCCTATAACTCCTTTGCGTATGATGAAACCGGATATATCTGATGAAATTACATATGTTCATAGCCCATGGTATGATTTAATAGGTATGCTTTGGTTATTACACAATCATCCAACAGAATGTGTTGTTATTCCAAAAGGACTTTTAACAGACTCTGGAAAGATAAAAAATGATCTTCCTATTAATGATTGGTCACAAACTACTTTGGTCTGGAATCACAAAAGTCAATCATTTGTTATACCACCAGGTTTTTGGGAAGCAGTAAAAGACTGTTTGAAGAAAGGTTCCTCATTTATTCTTATCCCAATGGGTTTTGACTGTGGTGATGATAAACCTGGTCATCAAAATTTCTTAATTTATAACACTATAACAAAAGAAATGGAAAGATTCGAACCAAATGGTAGCTTTGTAGATAATCCTTGCTTCAATAATCGAAATAATCCAACATTGACTGAGAAAATAATAGGTTTATTTGATAAACATGTTCAAAAAGGCATGATCAAAGATTTTTATGAACCTATGGATTTTTGTCCACCAAGGACTGTTCAATTTTATCAAGCTAATGAAGGTAAAAAATTTAAAGGCGAAGGAGGATTTTGTCTTTCTTGGTCTTATTGGTATGCTGACACTCGTCTAAGAAATCCAACTAAAGAACGGGAAGAGGTAGTTCATATGGCACTTAAGTCTTTGTATGCAAATGAGTCTGTTTCATTTACAAGTTTTATTCGTTCTTTTTCTGCTTTCTTGGCAAAAGTAGGTTGGGCGATAGAAAGATCTGGTGATCCAGCTGAAGTATTTAAAAAATATACACTAAAATATACTTAATTTTTACTGTTATGTTTACAAAATACCTATTACCATAATTTTTAAAGGTGTCTCTCACATATTTTTTGTTATGTTTAGAAGAATATATAAAATACGACTATTTTTACACTTCAAACAAATGTTATACAGATTGAAAGAGCTATAAGACACGATAGGAAAAAATTATTTTTGTAAATCTTTACAGATAGATAAAATGAAAAAACTTACCGTCATAATATTAGCAATAATATCGACAGTCATTTCTTTATTGTTTATATTTCTATCATATTTTGGTTTGACCAGATATGTAGGTTGTTATTTTAAAAATACATATAAATTGATAGAGAAATATAGCAAGTTACCTAAAGGTTCAGAAAATCGTGTTATAATTTCGTTTACATGTACTCCTAATAAAGTAGAGAAATTAAAGCCATTTATAAATTCAATATTGGATCAAACAGTAAAAGTTGATTTAATTGCATTTATAACAACACCAGAAACTGATAATCAAAAGTATAATATACCAAAATATGTGAAAGATATAGCAATTTTGATTCCTTCAGGAAGAAAGTATGGAAAAGGAACTAAAATTATTCCTATGTTACTACGTGAAAAAGAATGCGGAACTATTATCATAGGATTAGATGAAAATATAATTTATGGTCAAGATTTTATTTACACTATTCTTGAAGAATCAAATAAACATCCTAAATGTATTCTAATAGATAAAAAAGGTTCTGTTATGTTATTAAAAACGGATCACTTTGATTGCGATGTAATAAATAGAGAAAATGAAAATTTTGATAATAACTGGTTTTTAAGCAAATGTAAAGATAGTAAAAGGATAGAATACACAGAAAACTATAAAATTATAGGCTTTTAACAATATTAATCTGAAATTATTCATATTCTGAATAATTTTATACTATTTTAATATATCTTATATGGTTTGTATCTGTATTTTTTTATGCGTCTTTTAATTTTTAAGCTTGTGTTTTGAGTTTTTAATTCTTTATAAGATACATTTGAATTATTTACATAATAACATTTTGAAGAATCTTGTAATAAAGTCATTTATTAATATTTTTAATAAGATTTTTTATTAATTCATTTTTATAATGTACTATTATAAAATTTGCTAGAAAGTATATATTACCTAAAGTATTACACAAGATGTCATAGAAAATATTTCTTTTTCCTTATCATCCTCTTTAACTACTTCTTTTCCCTTATCATCCTCTGTAACTAATTGTTTTTCCTTATCATCCTCTTTAACTAGTTCTTTTTTCTTATCATTCTCTGTAACTACTTGTTTTCCCTTATCATCCTCTTTAACTAGTTCTTTTTTCTTATCATCCTCTTTAACTACTTCTTTTCCCTTATCATCCTCTGTAACTAATTGTTTTCCCTTATCATCCTCTGTAACTACTTCTTTTCCCTTATCATCCTCTGTAACTAATTGTTTTTCCTTATCATCCTCTTTAACTACTTGTTTTTCCTTATCATTCTCTGTAACTACTTGTTTTTCCTTATCATCCTCTTTAAGTAGTTCTTTTCCCTTATCATTCTCTGTAAATAATTGTTTTCCCTTATCATCCTCTTTAAGTAGTTCTTTTCCCTTATCATTCTCTCTAAATAATTGTTTTCCCTTATCATCATCTTTAAGTAGTTCTTTTCCCTTATCATTCTCTGTAAATAATTGTTTTCCCTTATCATCATCTGTAACTTTTACAGGACAAAATTCTTTCTCTATAAGTTTTGTTATGCTATTATCAAACATATGACGATTGCGTCTATGTTTATTTTTACCGATGATATCCATTTATTTATAAATAAATATTAAATATTATTTGTTTAATATTCAAATAATATATTCATAATTATAGATCTATCATACTCGATCTAACACAACATTTTTCGATGTCACCATAATATGAACGAAAAGTTCCCGGTAAACCATTAATGTATTCATATACAAAAGATCTACCTGTTACATTTCGACTCATTTCTTTTTTGTCTACATTACCTAATATTTTAAGGTAGCAATCACGAACTAAATTAAAGTCTACCATTGGTAATATTACTATTCCTTCCCATTCCTTCCTTTTACCTCTAAGATCAATTTCAAAATTTTCTGGACACTGTTTTTTAAGTGGAGACTTTTCATCTGTCAAAAGACTTGCTAGAGGTTCTGGAATTAAATTAGCGCTTTTTGGAGGTAATACACAAAGAAGCTGTTGAAAAGGTGTGCTTGGAATAGTTCTTTCATATACAGGAAAACGGAAACTGGCAATATGATTTGATAGAACAGATGCACATGGAGCATAATGATAGCGAAAGTTCCACTTCCAATTTGATACACCTCTAGTATAATAGGATAGAACCCATTGCATACCTTCAAGATAATCATGACAGAGCTTCTTTTCATTCGTACCATCTGGAAAACACGAACTAAAATACTCACTTTTATATTTATTAATGTCAACAATCCATTTTCCATCTTTAGTTGACTTTGCACAACTTTCCAAAAGAGGATCTGGAAAAAAATCTTTTTTCTTTTCAAGCTTGCATTCAAGATTTTCTTTTTCATGTAAACCAATCTTGGTTAAAAAAACATCAAGAGGAAGAGGACAAAACTCTACTCTGTCATTAATAAATTGAGTAATATGTCCATAAATAGCTCCAGTTTCCTTATATACATCCAAAATAAGTTCAATTCCTTTTTCAATAATTTCTATAGATGGAATATGCGGTAAAAAGTCATTTCCTACCATAAAACAAAGGAATATAAAATCATCTATAGCTGATCTCTCATTAAACACAACAGAATTTTTTACCCAACGTAATTCATCCGCAAGTTTACTCCTAATAGATCCTATATCAACGCAAAAGAAGTCGTTTTGAGAATCATACATATCTTCGCGCAAAATATAAAATTTAGGCATGTGTGTTCCTAAAGCAAGCATAATAAGATCAGCGTCCATACCATTGATACAATACGTATCATCTTGGTGACCATAATATCGAATATAATTAATTATCTTATGTTCTCCTTCGCCTGGAGCCTTTTCATTTGAAAATACAACTTGAACTTTACGCCATTCATCATCCTCGTTAATTCTTTTGCGAATGTACCAGTCTATATACTTTGACAAATAATCCATGAATTTAGTACCTGGTGTTATACAATTACTATTGAAATCTCCATTATCACCGGATTCCATAGCGCTTCTAAATCTGCGTTGACGCTGTTGATTTTGTTTACTGAGAGGAGCTGGACCATCAACGCACAAAATAAGGCGTTTCTTAGGCTTTGATATTATAAACAATTTCTCAATTGTTTGGCAAATATCTTCGAAAACTTTTAGTTGCATTTGCAAACCACTTCTCTTTCTGATATTATTTCCTTTCAACAACCTAGGATTAGGTTTGTGATTACCGTACTGATATATTTTTTGAGCCGATGCATGAAAGACACCATTCATGTCAATCATAAGATTATCAATATTTACTCCTATCGACTGGAGATCTTGACCTCTTTGCATATTATGAATATGCTCTCCGAACTGTTTTTTGAACCATTGAAAGAAATGTTTGATACCCATTGTAATTGCCAATTTATTCTTAAGATTTTTGTCCTTAAGAATCAAATTAAAAAATGAAACAATATTTATTTAGAAAGAAGACGTTTAGGTTTTACGTGTTTAATATCTACTTCTGAATCAGAATCTACATCTGAATCTAATGCTTGAGTCTTTCCTCGTCTTTCACCCAAGTCTATTTTATGATACATGCAAAGGCTTTTGAGCATCTTTGTCAAATCATCAACTTTTGCCTCCAATCGCTTAATATTTTCCGAATCACCACGAAAATTATTTGAAGATACTGTTGTACTAGTAGTAACTTTACACCCCTTTTCAATCCAAGTTTGAATTTCTTTGCGCTTATCACTCCAAAAAAGCCAAGCTCCAAACTTGTCTCCTGTCTCCTTGTCAGATAGACCATTATTCCACTTACCGCCCATTGCCATGAGAGAATCTTTGTGTTCTTTAGTATTTCCTCTAACTACAAAAGATTTTGTAGTATAATCTTCAATGAAAACAGCATTTGACATTTTTTCTTTTTTTTTACTTATTTTTACATTATTTCAATTTTAATTTTTCATACTTTAATGCACACCATATATATATAAAGATTTGTCACCATGACAATCACACTCCCCTCCCAAGCAATTAGGGGAAACAAAATACTGACCATTTGGAATAGTGACAGAATTCTGACACCCGCATTTTCCGTTTATTTTTGCACAATAAGAGTATGCTCCTTGTTCTGATGGTCCAGGTCCTGGTGGACCCGGACCTGGACCCGGGTTACCAGTACAATGATTCTGTGCCCAAGCTGTCGCATCATCCATACAAGTCTGCATATTTTGTGGGGAATTAACACACTTTTTTCGCGCGCAATGTCTAATAACATCTGGCTTGCATCGTCCATACCCAAGACTATTTCGTTTTATACAGTCATCTGCAAAAGTTTCACCACCATCTCTAGGAACATCAGGACTAGGAGGTTTAGGTTTAGAGCAATTTATATAATAACCGTTTGCAATTGTATATGCATCCGAATCACTCAATCCGATATAATCTTGTGGATTTGGATAATTATATCTAATTTTATCCATTACACAATCTGATATACGTTTATCTTTTATGCTTAAATTGTTTGCTATCATTTTTTCTATAGTTTTATTAAAATTTGGATCCCATTTATTTTGAACACAGATTGAGTTGTTAGACGAATCAGAAAAACATTTTCCAGGCAAAGGGCATGGTACATTACAAGTACCCGAAGGACCCGAAGGACCCGAAGGACCCGAAGGACCAGAAGGACCAGAAGGACCTAAAGGTCCCACACAAGGCTGGGCTATTAGTTGTCCAGCTTTATTTGCAGCTTCGTCACTCAATGAAAAAAAATCTTGTGGGTTAGGATAAGCGTTCTTAAGATTTTTCATTATACAATCTCTGATTGAAGGATTTCCAGAAAATTTTTGTTTTATTTTAGCATAAAAACTGTCATCCCATGAAATTGGAACACACATTGGAGAGTTATCATCGCCAGGATCAGGACTAGGATCAGAAAAACATTTTGCTGGTGGCAAGCATGATGTACCACAAGAAGAAGACTTGCATGCTGACACAATATTTTTTATATTTTGTATGATGTTTGGGTCTTTTGTAAAGTCAGACAATGCTGGATACTTTTTCTTTATTGCTAACATTATACATTCAATATAATTATCAATATCGTCTTTAGATATTCCACTTGTTTGAGTGGAAATTCTATTTTTTATTGTATTTGCGTTTATTTTATTAGATACAGACCATGATTTTGGGTCGCATGATGTTCCATCTGAACTGCATGTTGTTCCAGAAGAACAAGTTCCACAGTTGCCTTTGCAACCATTATCACCGCACTTTTTACCTGCGCATTTTGGCTTGCATTTAAAATGCTCATATACAAAATATATAGCAAAACCTAAAATCACAAGTAAAAGTAGTATTGCTAAACCAGACAAGATACGTTTATCTTTTATTGGCATAGTCATTTATTATTATACCAAGAAAGTTATAAAAATAGATTATTTTAAATTAATTTAAAATTTTTAAAATGAGCTAAAAGTTAATTTTCATATTTGTAAAGAGATGAACATAAATGTTAAAAGGCGTAGCGAAATAAATAAAATTCGAAGTCAAATCAGGAATATGAAATCATATATCCAAAATGACGCTGATACAATTGAAAGATTTCGTAAACTCAATACAAAAGATGAATATTATACATCTCAAATAGAATACAGACGCTTAAAAAACACTGACAGAGAAAATGAAATTAATATTTTGAAAAAACGTATATTAGACGTAGAAAAAGGTGTTTTTGATCGAGAGCTTGCAGAGGCAGAAAAAGTTATATTAGAAGAAATAAGTATCAAGAAAGAAGAAAATAAAAGAAAGAAAGAAGAAGAAATAGAACAAAAAAAAGCAGGAATAATGATGGCAAAAACTTTTGAACAATCAGGCCGTCGGACTGACAGAAATGTACAGTATAATAATCGAGAAATTGAAAAAAGTTGGCAATATTTTGTTAAAAGTAAGGATACCATTCCTGAATATATATTGAAAAAACTCAAAAACATGCCAAACAATAAAGGTTATATATGGAAAAATATTTACTGTTTTGGAGAAAGACCAGCTTCAATACAAGAACCTATTATTTTGTTTGAAACACAAAAAGATATTCTTGTTATACACGAAACCACAAATTCAGAATATAAAATATGGCATAAAAAAGGTAATTCAAAAAAGTATCTTTATTCTAATACACCTCGTCGTCAGTTGTCTATGTCATCTTCTTCATTTGGAAATTACATTAAATAGGCTAAAAAATATATCTATTATAAAATTTTGTTATTTTATAATTACCACAATTTAAATGGATCATTAACAACTTCCCATATAAAATTTTGAATTGCACCTATTTGGTCGTCATTATCATTGTTATGAGCTTGTGATACAGTAAATTCACTTCCTTTGCAAAAATCAAATGTCATACTCCATTTAGAACTATTATAATCATTCGTATTATTTTGCCAAGGTTTATACGCAGTAATTGTACCACCAGGGAAATATACATGACCAGATTGAAATCCGTACGTATCTCCTAAATGCCCATAACAAGGAATATATCCACCTTCATTACTATTTATATTTGTCAAAGAAAACCAATCAGGACCCATAACTCCGCAATTATATGTTGAATCTTGAGACCACGCGTTTGCTCCCATACACCACGGGGCACGTAATTTATTATTCCAAAGTTTTTTCCAATTCTTACCGTTATAATTAATAAATTCTTCACAAAAAGCTTTTTGAAGTTCTGAATCTCCTAGAATTGGATTGTCAGCGGTTGGAGAAAGTATATTCATGTAAATTTCAGCCATATCACTGCACTTTCCCCATCCATTTCCGCAACTTAATCCTGATGAAGAATCCCAGTCAACAAATTTCATTGGTTTAGTTTCTCCATTATCGTTTACTACTATATTACGGATATAAACTTTTGGTGAGATCCCTGTAAGATCGGTATTTATATTTCCTATAGGACTTGGAGTACTATAAACGGCAGATGGATGTGGAATATTTCCATTATCAACAGTCTTCTCAAATGAATAATATTCATTTCCTTTATCATCTATTGAAAAATATTTTTGACCAGAATTACCTTTAGTTCCTGCAAAATTTATCATCCCCTGAAGACTAGTAGGAAGTAATTTATTTAGATCAATTTCAGCCCAATTTTGATTACCTTCATTTTTATATAAAAGCCATAAAAGAATACCTAAAAATGTATAAGCAGAAGAAGAATATTGAGCTGGCGGATATTTAGATTGTTTTGATCCATCGAGACTCGAAGTGTTTGGAAAATTTTCTATCCACAGAGGATCCCAATCAAAACCCATAATTTCTGATATAAACTGGACTGGTCCTATACTATTGGTTCTTGAGTTTAACTGAGATGATGTATCTATTCCCCATATAGAATCAGAATCAGCTATTCCAGATCTCATCATAGAAACATTATAAATTGATAATCCTTTTAATATAGTCTGATAATCTTTTGGATCAATAGTTGGACATGTGCATTTTTTACTATTATCAAAATCTTTTGAGTCAGGATCTTTAGGAGCAAGTGTTTTTAAAGTATAATCTGTATATCTTGACCAGTCGCAAATTGATGTTGGACAAAAAGGACTTTGACATTTTCCACCATATTGTTTTTTATCTAATGAAACAGGGCATAGATTCATACAAGTATCATAACAAAAAATTCCATTCTCGTTCTGATTATACTTATTTTGACAATTTTTACTTAAACCACCGTCGTCACAACAAAAAAGCCAGTCTTTCATTTTTTTTGTTATTGAATCATCTCCTGTCATTGTGGGAAGTTGAGTATTTGAAGGTTGAGTAATTGTTTCTGTAAAATTACTATCAGCAAAACCATTTGTCATATTAAACAAGTCCTCGTATGTTACTGCTCCTTTTGATCCTGGATTATCAAGACTTCCAACATACCATAACATAAAATCTTTAACTGTTTTATTTGTATTCTTACTTTTCCATAATTGATATAATTGACTAACAACCATAGCTGATGTTATAGGTTTTGTTCCTGATCCAAAATAATAACTTTTTTCAATTTTTGGAGTTTTGTCTGTGTTTTTATCACTGTTTCCTTGATAATTGCAAAACTCTTTTACAGGCCCTCTATTCCCAGGAGTATTTTTAATATAAACACCAAGTCCAAAATTACTATCTGGTGTATTAGGTTTTGTTGCTGGACCAGATCTTGGACTTTTAACGTATTTTTTTAATGCCGTAGCCATTTTTTCTTGTAAATATTGTTTAAATAAAGCAATTTTTGGATCAATTGGACCCGTGGGACCACTTGGACCTGTCGGACCACTTGGACCCGTGGGACCACTTGGACCACTTGGACCACTTGGACCACTTGGGCCACTTGGACCGCTTGGACCACTTGGTCCGCTTGAACCACTTGAACCACTTGGACCGGGTGGAATAAAAATTAAATTTTTACAGGTAGGTTTTTTTCTAAAAATAATGACTCCTAATAATACTATCAAAATTAATACTAGTAATATTAAAAATAATCTAATATACTTCATTTTTTAATTAGAAATATAATTATTTTTTATATATAAAACTTATTATTTATTTATAAAGTATAAATAAATGGCAACAAAATATTGTTTCAATATTACCAAAAAGTCTGATAAAGTAATTGTTGATGATAATCGCATCAAACAACTAAAGACTTTTATTAGAAATTTATATGATAAAAAAGGGAAAGGTAAGTTCAAAGATACGCTCCCTTTTTACGAAATATACCAATCATCGGATGACAGTGTCTGTATTGTAATGACAAGTCGAGGGAAAGACAATATTAAAATTATAGAAGACATAAATAAAGTTTTACGTGATTCCGACTTAAATGCAGGTGGAGGTATTTTTCTTTCAAAACCCTATGAATTTACCGAAGAACAAATATCTTGGTGGAAAGAAGAAGAAAAGGGTGGTGATAAATGGAAAAGTATCGTACAATTAGGTCCATACTTTGTAGATATTATGGAACCTTATCAACCTTTAGGAGCCTCTTTAACATTGCGAGGTGTTACCTACAAATTAAACCCAACAGAAGAAAAGATTGCAAGCTTTTATGCCAACCGCATAATAGCAGAAAAAAAACCAGGAATTACAGTGAGATGGACTGAAGATGATGAGTTTAATAAAAATTTTTGGACTGATTTTGTTTCAGCAAAAAATAATTATCTTACTCCTAAAAATAGAACACTTTTAGCAAGGTATAAAGACTTTTTAGAAATTGATTGGTCAGATCTTGTGTCTAAAATCGAAGCCAAAGCCAGAGATATGAAAGAAATTACTTCTGAAGAAAAGCTCCGAAAAAAAATACGTACAGAAGAAAAAAAGGCAAAATATGGTTATGCTTCTATTGATGGAAAAGCAAATCAAAAAATAGGTAACTTTACTGTAGAACCGCAAGGAATTTTCTATGGTCGCGGAAAAAATAAAAACAGAGGTAAAATTAAAAAACAAATCTTTCCTGAAGATGTTACTATCAATATTGATAAACACGATCCGATACCATCACCTCCGCCAAACCACACTTGGGGTTCTGTTGTACATAAACATGATGTTGTCTGGTTATCTACTTGGAAGGATACTATTACTGGTTCACCAAAATATGTTTGGTTATCTGCTGAAAGTGTTTTCAAAGGAAAAGCAGATCGCATTAAATACGAGAAAGCTAGAAAATTGGAAAGATATATCGATAATGTTAGAGAGAAATATATGAATGCAGCTAACTCATCGGATATCAGAAAAATGCAACTTGGTACAGTTCTTTATTTAATTGACCATTTTGGATTTCGAGTAGGAAACGAGAAAGGAGCAGATGAAGCTGAAACGGTAGGAGCGTCTACACTCCTCGTCGGAAATATTAAGTTAGATTCTAAAAATTTTCTAAAATTTAATTTTCTTGGAAAAGATAGTATTCAATATAATAAGACTCTAAAAGTTCCAACTATTATTTACGATAATTTTGTCAAATTGGCTAAAACAAAATCAGATGAAGATGAGATATTTACAATTAAAAGTGATGATATAAACCAATATCTTCATCAATTTGACAAGTCCTTTTCAGCAAAAGTCTTCCGCACAAGATTGGCCAGTGAAATCATGTATAATGCTTTAAAAGAAATTAAGACACCAGAAGGAAAACCAGGCGAAATTAAAACAATCCTTAAGAGAGAATTCAAAAAGGCAAATGCCAAAGTTGCAGAAGTACTTAACCATACCCGAACTGTCTCTATAAAGAATCAGGAGGATCTAGAAAAATTAAAAGAAGATTTAGAAAAATTAAAGTCCGAATACAAAAAAACTAAGACAGAAAAACTAAAAACAAAAATCAATAATTTAGAAGGTAAAATAGAAGAAAAATCTAATGTTATGTCTGTTGCTATTACTACCTCTTTAACAAATTATATAGACCCGCGTCTAATTGTATCTTGGTCACAAGAAAATAATGTAGATATGAAAGATATTTATAGTAAATTATTGTTGCGTAAATTTAAATGGTCTATTGAGATGATAGAAGACGAACAAGGGTGGGATTGGGTTGATTCACCTTTAATCGGAGCAGAAGAACTAGAACCTTCTACAGATAAACAAATTAAAAAACCCGGAAGCAAAAAACCTCAACCTGTCAAACCAAAGTTTCCTGAAAATGATTCTGATATTCCTGAAATAGAATCACCTGAAAAAGATTTAGAATCACCTGAAAAAGATTTAGAATCACCTGAAAAAGATTTAGAATCACCTCAAATAGAATCACCTAAAATCCCAAAACCTATAGTATATCGTAAGATATCTCCTAAGATATCTCGTGTTGGTCCTGGTACAATATCTGATTACAAGTACTTGTTAGAAATATGCCAGGATCCACAAATATTCAAGCAAAATTTTATTCATATTAGTCAAGAAGCATTAGAATGGATTTATCATTTCTCTAAATATGCAATATCAAAAGGTACAACAGTAAAAGCAAACGAATATATAGTTCAATTTTACGAAAAAGTTTATAAAGACAAACCTAAACCTCCTCCTAAACCTTCTTCTTACAACCCTAAACCTCCTAAACCTTCTCCTAAACCTCCTCATAAAACTTCTCATAAACCTCCTATAAATACGATAAATATAAACGACAGCCGTTTTGCATACCTTAATTTTACATTATATAATAATAAAAAAAGGTTACAAGAATACTGTGACAGATATAATATTACATATAACAAATCAAAAGACGATAAAAATAAACTTAAATTATTAATAATGGAATTTTTTGCTGATAAAAAGCGTTATCCTAACCCTCCAACTTTATAGATTTAATTAAACCAAAAAAGGTTTAATTAAACATGCTCTCGTAGACTATTTAGGTTTGTCTCAATAGAGAACAAATCAACACCAGTTAGACTCATTTTTTCTTGAAATTGACCAGCGTGATAAAAATGAAAACACGGTACAGCTGTTACATTTACAGGCTTGTCTAAATCAAGATCAACGTCCTCCTTTACAAAAGAAATTCCATTCCGAGAATATTTCTGCGCAAGAACATTAAATTTAGGAGAAAAATCTTTACAAGGTCCACACCAGTCAGCGTGATAATAAATTACAACAACTCTGTTATTCTTTATAACGTCAGCCCTGTGATGAATACTACTGATGTTAGTTACATCAGGTGAAATATCTTTATTTATGACTTTATCTTTATCTTCTGCCATAGTTTTAAAAGTCTTATATTGAGACATTTTTACTATTAATTACAAATCTTTAGGTTGTTTTATTAAATTTAATTTCAATGTTTGTTTTAATTATAAAACTAAATTTGAAATTTATCTTTTCCTTCTCAAGAAAGATGTAAGATACAAATGACACGATTGCTCACGCATGATGAAATTGAGAATATGCTAATATTTATACAACCGCAAAAAGGTATTCCAACAGATACAGCGATGAGTATTGTGAATATTCAAAAAGAAAGACTTCGAGTACAATTGAGAACTCAAAAGGTTTACTCCGAGATTATTCCTGCTTTGAAAGAAGAGATTGAAAAAGTATATTACAAATCCCTTATAGATCCAGGAGACAGCGTAGGAGTCATATGTGCTCAAAGCATTGGTGAAAAACAAACACAGACTACTCTTAATTCTGTAGATTGGACAGAAAAACTTCTATACACTCAAAAAGGTAAAACAGTTGTTGAACCAATTGGCAAAATGATTGACAGACTTTTAAATCTCGATCCAAATAATATTACAAAAATGGAAGAAAACAGAACAGAATATCTTCCTCTCCCTGAAGGCTATATGATTCCTTCGTGTGATGAAAATGGTAATACTAACTGGTATCGAATTGAAGCTGTTACAAGACACTTGCCTGTTGGAAAACTTGTACGTGTCGTCACTCAAAGCGGTAGAACTGTTATGGCTACTCAATCAAAGTCTTTTCTTGTTTGGGATGGTACAAAGTTTGAAGGTGTTCTTGGTTCTGATATAAAAGTAGGTGATATTCTTCCAACAACAACAAGTTTGAGAAAACCAAAAATCGAACATTCATATTTTGATATGGAAACCATATTTCCAAAAAATAAATATCTTTACACAACAGAGCTTATCAAGGCACGAAATCATCGCTTCTCCGGAAAGCAAGGTTGGTTAGATAGTAATGGTGTTCACTTTACAGTTCCTTACAATCGTCCAGATACATGTTTTGGCAGACGTAAAAGTTACTTTCTTTCTTGTGAACCTGGTTTTGTATACATTCACACAAGTGCTTCTTTTGTATCTCATATTCCAGATAAAATTCCTCTTGATAACGACTTTGGGTTTCTGATAGGTATTTATCTTGCAGAAGGGTGGTGTACAAAGACTTTTGTAGGAGTTAGTAATAATGATGAAGTAATTCGAAAACGTGTAACAGATTGGTGTGACAGATATGGAGTCACATATCATCTTGTTACAAGTCAAGGTAAAAATCTTAGAAAAGGAACAAGTAATGATTTGAAGATTCATTCAACTCTTCTTGCACGTATGTTCAAAATTATTTGCGACACTGGTTCTGCAAAAAAGCGAGTTCCAGAATTTTCTTATACAGCTCCTGAAGAATTTATTAAAGGTTTGATTGATGGGTATTGGAGTGGTGATGGATATATTAATAAAATTTCTGGATCTGTTATTATAAGTTCTGTTTCTGAAGATCTAATTTTAGGAATATCTTTTCTTCTTTCATACTTTGGTATTTTTGGTCGCTTAAGTTCTTCACAAGCGAAAAAGAATAATATAGGAAGTAAAAATATTAAGTTGGCTCACTTATTAAGTATATCAAATGGTTTTGCTCAAAGATTTGCTAGAGATATTCCGCTAACAGAACATAATAAACAAGAAAAATTGAAAACTGTTACATTATTTAAAAAGTACAGACATAATCGTGGAAGATCACAAGAAGAGTTTCCCGTACGTGATGTTTATTTTGACGAAGTTTTGTCGGTAGAATATGTAGACGGAACGACGGAGTATGTGTACGATCTAACCGTAGAGGTCACGAGGAACTTTCAGCTGTTAAATGGCCTTAACCAAGAGGATACCTTTCATCGAGCAGGGCAGTCCGAGAAGACAATGACGGCAGGAGTTCCGCGTTTTCAAGAGTTGTTAAATGCTACGAAGAATCCACGAATTGTTAATCACAAAATCTTTTTTCAGAAGGGAAATGATACAATACAAGATATGAGAAAGACTGTAGGCTCTAACATTGTCGGTATGACTATGGCTGATATTTCCAAATCTATTAAAGTACAACTAAATAAGGAGAATGAGTCTTGGTATGAAGCTTATAAAATTTTGTTTTCGGATGATTTTTCTGGACACAATCATTGTATTACTTTCAAGCTTGATATGAAAAAATTATTTGAGTTCAAGCTTACGATGCAAGAAATAGCAGATCATATACACCAAGAATATTCCGATTTATATTGTGTATTCTCTCCACCAGCGGAAGGACAACTTGATATCTTTGTAGATACTCAAAACATTCAGCTTCCAGAAAATAGACTCCTTTTCGTTGACAAAGAAAATGCTATATCAATATATCTGGAAGAAGTCGTGCAAACTACTCTAGAGCAAATCTACGTCTGTGGAATACCTGCTATAACAGAAGTATTCTACCTAAAGGACGGAAAAGAATGGATTGTTGAAACAAACGGATTTTGTAGTAAAACAATTTCAAAACAATACTCTTCTTTCAAAAGACTTCTTTCTCATCCAGATGTAGATTATACTCGCACTGTTTCTAACAATGTATGGGATATTTATGAAGTATTAGACATTGAAGCGGCCAGACAATTCTTAATAGAAGAATTTATGAGTATTATGGAGGGTATTAATACTTGTCATGCCATGATTTTAGTTGATCGTATGACTCACAATGGTACAATATCTTCTATTACAAGATACACAATGAAGAAAGAAGAGTCTGGTCCGATGGGAAAAGCTTCTTTTGAAGAAACTATGGACAATTTTTTGAATGCAGCGGCGGAGGGAGATAGAGAACCTACAGAGGGTGTTTCAGCTTCTATTATCTGTGGTAAAAGAGCTTCAGTAGGGACTGGTATGATAAAACTCAGTATTGATATTCCAATGCTTCCAAAATCTAGTAATGCATTCAAGAAAAATCGTTCATCCACTAAAATTATGCGTTCTGTTATAGAAAAGTCATCTGGTGATTTACCAGCTTTTGAGGACGTTGATTTATAAACACAATGATACGACATATAAAATAAAATTAATTTTCTAAATGTTTTCATATGAAAAGTTAAATGTCGGAGACTGATATAACAAAACTCGCGTATGAAAAAATTACAGACAAATACTATAGAGCAAAATATTTAGGAATGGAATGTATTATGGATATTACAAATGGGTTTATTAACGGGACAAACTTTTGTTTATCAGCTAGAAACAAAACAAAAATACTAAGTAATTATATAAATAGAACCAAATATAAGTTTATGGTTCCATATTATATGTCAAACATCACAAATTATTCATCTGATCTTTTTATAAAAGTTACTGAAGGTATTAAAGAAATCAGAGGAACATATTTACACCCTATTCTCTTTCTTGATTTGGCTATTTGGATATGTCCGTCTGCTTATATTAAAGCAACAAAAATAATATCAAATGCATTGATAAAAGATACAGAAAGTGATGAAGATAGATTATCTATTCTAGAAGATAAATTAGAATTTGCACTCAAACAAGGTGAAAAATCTGAAAAAAGAGCAGAGGAATTAATGGTAAGAATAATTATTCAAAACGAAAAAACTCATGCTAGACTTGATAAAGCAGATAAGGATTCAATGGATTCTGAAATAAAGGTTAAATTATATCTTAAACGTGTTGAAACAAAACTCGAAAGATTATCAGAATTAATAGATAAACCTCCTGTAGTAAAATCTTCATGGACTAACTGTTTTAGACGTAATATTACATAAAATTATCTCAGTAAAATCGTAATATATAAAATATTACGATTTATATTACAATTTATATTTTTTTCACTTTTTCAGCTTCTACTTTACGCAAAAAGTTATCAGAGTTATTTTGCCAAACTTCTTTATAATTGAATGTACAATTATGATCGTGCATGTGCAAATGACAGTATATATTTTTACATCTGCATGTGTGAATATTTGTCATAATAGAGTTAATTTTAGTTTTGCATAAAACGCACTTGGACATTTTCTTTTTTCAGCTTATCTTTCTATAAATTCAATTGTTTTTATTTTATTAAATATTTATATTATTTAAATGTCACAAGGTTTTCTATCTGATTTCTCAAACATACTTGATATTCCTTCTAATATCTATGCTTTTAATCCATCAATTGCTCATTGGAAAGATAATTTATATTTATGTTCATATAGAGAATTTGTAAGATACCCTAACCTCTTTCAAAAAGGTACTACTGATACAGGCATTCCTTATGATTATACAACAGATAAATTTACAGATCTAAATCATCCTTGGTTTGGAAAATGTAGACATTTAAGATGGAATTATAAAGCGGGAGGCGGATTTGATAATACAAGAATTGATATAATACAAATTGATACAGAAAAAGAAGAAGTAAATTTAATTCCATCAAGAATGTATGTTGAAAATAAAGTTGTACAAAATATAGTTGGCCAAGATGCAAGATTATTACAAATAAACGATAATAAATTTTTACTTTCATGTAACAACTACTTTAATGGTGTAATTATTAAAGATCAAACTAACTGTCCAAATAGTTGTCAGCTTATATCTACACGTATTATAGAAGTTTTAGATAATTATCAGATTATTATACATCCTGAAACGGTACTTTGTCCTAATATATCGTCTATTATAGAAAAAAATTGGTCTTTTTCTTTGATTAATCGGGGTAAACCCGAAGCATATATAGCTTTTTCATATGGACTTTATCCTATACATGAAGTATTTAATGTTTCTATAGAACAAAACCAACTTATATGTAGAGATATTACTCCCATAATAAAATCAAGAGAAGATAATATTTTTTCTAGATTAGTAAAATTTTATGGAGAAAAATTATTTTTCGTTTCAGTAAGTACACCAACTGTTGAAATTGAGCCTAATATTTTTTTGGGAGTCGGTCATATAAAATTTATCCATACACAGATAACTCTTTTTCCAAACCCATCACCATTATATAATTTTTATGAGATGTATAAATCTTCAAAGACTATGCACGAAATATATATATATATGATGTTTTTCTATGCATTTAACATAGATAATGGTGATATAATAACTTGCAGTAATATGTTTTTACCTCCTACTACAGGAACTTTGTGTTTTCCTTCAGGTCTTACTAGAAAAAATAATAGTGACCTAATAATATTATCATATGGAGAGAATGATGATAAATGCATGTTTATAACTTACACTATACAGGAACTAAAAAATTTATTGGATGCTCAGAATATTGTAAATAAAGGCGCAAATGAGGTTTTGTTTTATATGATGTCGGAAGAAGTAAAAGATATTGTTATGACTACTTAATTGTCACAAATAATAATTAAATAATTTATATAATTATTATATAAATGTTATCACCTGTAAATTTTTCAAGCAAATTACCTATTGAGAATAATGTCTATTCTTTTAATCCATCAATTGCTCATTGGAAAGATAATTTATATTTATGTTCATATAGAGAATTCGTAAGATATCGTCATTTGTTTCAAAGAAGTAAACCAAATCAAAGTACTGATTATAACTATACAATAAATAGATTAACAAACCCTAATCATCCTTGGCTGGGAGGTATCAAAGAAATTTGTGTAAGGAAGATTATAGACGGTTTTGATGATACAAAAATGTGCATAATAAAAATTGATATAGAAACATCCGAAATACTTTTGGATTTAATTGATTCAATTATGTATGATCAAAATGGAGTTATACTAGAAAATATAGATGGAGTTGACGCAAGATTATTAAGAATAGGTACTGATAAATTTTTACTTTCATATAACACAAGTATTCAACAAGATGGAGCAACAGTCCCGTGTGTTTTGATAAGTACACGTATTATAGATGTTATACATTCAGATCATATTAGGATTCATATATATCCTGAAACTATACTTTGTCAGGGTGTTTCACATTGTGATCAAAAAAATTGGTCTTTTTCTTTTCTTAGTAATGGTAATATAGCTTTTTCATATGGACTTTACCCTCAACATGTTATGTATCTTGTACCTTTTGCACCTGACAAAAATATAGTTGCTCTTAGTTGTGATTCAACACAAACTTTGCGGGGAAATCAAGATAATATTTTTTCAAAATTAGTAAACTACTATGGAGAAACAAACTTTTTCGTTTCAGCAAGTACACCAACTGTGAAAATTAATTCAAATAATCCTGATTTTTTTGTGGGAGTAGGTCATATAAAATTTGATTATTCTAAACCTATAAATTTTTATCCAAAAGATTCAGAATTAGTTAATTTTTGTATAAAAATGTCAACAGATAAAAATCTTACGCACCAAAAATATATTTATCTGATGTTTTTCTATGAAATTAATATAAATGATGGTAACATAACAAGTTGTAGTAATATGTTTATACCTCCTGGAGGAACTTACTGTTTTCCTTGTGGTCTTACTCTAAATAATACTGATATAATATTATCATATGGAGAGAATGATGAAAAATGCATGATTACAAGTTTCAGTATAGAAGAAGTAACAAACTTATATTCTGATGAAAATAATATTGTAAATAAACAAGCAAATGAGGTTTTGTTTTATATGATGTCGGAAGAAGATACCCAACTTAAAGCTGAACCTACTAAGTCGATGAAAACTCATAAGAAGTCCGGAAGGCTTACTCCAGGGAGGAAGAAGTTGTACAAAATAACAAAAAAGTCACGAGACTAGACTTATCATTTACGTTTCTATTTTCATTGTAAATAGAAATTTTTAGATATTACTTGTCAAATCTTTGCAATATTAAAAAGATTATTGCAATTAGTAAATGGAAACGTTAAGCGCTAGTTTGCAATTAGAGATTTCATCTAGACCTTTTAATACCGTACTTCGACATGAAACAGAAGATTTAAATCAAAAATTTAAGTATATTAAAATTAGTAGTTCTAGAAACATAAATATACCTGACTATTTTGACGGTAGAATAGCATGGAAAGGAATGTTAACACCTCCAATGGATCAAGGCAAATGTGGTAGTTGCTGGGCATTTTCTTCTACTGGAATGCTTGCTGATCGTTTTAATATACAATCTAATGGTATGATGAACGTACAGCTTTCGGCAACAAAGCTCATATTATGCGATTGGCAAGGTCAAGGGAAAGAATTAGTAAAAGTTCCGGATCATCCAGAAGAGGATGTCCTAAGAACATCAGAAATTAATAGATTATCTTTTTCAAAATCTGCTTGTTATGGAAATTCTTTACTAGAAGCATGTCGTTATTTATATGAAATTGGGGTTCCAACAGAAGAATGTGTACCTTATACAAAAAAGTTGGGAATACATTCAGAATTTCAAGATATTGGTTCGTTTGATCGTCCATCTCAGTTGCCATTGTGTTCAACCGTTTCAGGACCACTTTTTGATATGTGTTCTGATTTTTACATCGATAGTAAAGTTGGAATAGAAGGAGGAACTCCAGAACGTTTTTATAAGGCTTTACACTATTACACTATAGCCGGTGACAAAAAAGATGGTGGAAATGAATATAATATACGTGATAATATTTACAAATGGGGTCCTATATCTACCGGTATAAAAGTATATCCAGATTTTTATTCTTTTGACCCTAAAAATATCTACGAATGGGACGGTAAAGGACCACAAGTTGGTGGTCATGCAATTGTAATAGTTGGATGGGGTATAGAAAAAGGAAAAAAATTTTGGATAATTAGAAATAGTTGGGGAAAAGATTGGGGTGATAAAGGATATTTTAGAATGTCTAGAGGTGTTAATATGTGTGAAATAGAATCTAACTGTGTTGGAATTGTTCCAGATTTCTTTTACCCAATTAATTATATTTTCCCAAACCATGAACTCTTAAGAGAAACTAAACAAATGACAATGGAAAGACAACGAATTGCTATGTCCTTAAACTCACCAGCTGGAGGTATTGATCCAACAACTGGTTACACAAGAAGAGTTATGATACAAATGCCATGGTTAAATCTGACACCTCCTGTAGAATGGAAAAAATTACCTAAATGGGAACATTTTATAGCTGCAAATGTTTCTAAATATCAACCTAAAAAAAATGGAAAAGTAATAATTATCATAATAGTATGCGCTTTCATAATTATTTCTATTTGTTTACTTATATATTTTTTTATACATAAAATATGAAAATAATTATATGAAATAATTATATTTATACTTTTCTATTTTGTTTTATCTTTTTTATTTGATTTTCTAAATCACTTACCTTCTTTTGAAGATCCTTAACTTTTTCAAACAAATCATTGTCGTGTCGTTTAGCAGGTGTTGTTGGACTTGGAAAGTCATCAGAACTCTCTGAAAAAGAAGCAGAAGATGAATATGAACGACTATCTGAATCAGAATGAGCATGTAGTTTTCGAAAATCAACAGGCTTTTTAGAAAAAGATAAATAATGTTCTATAGGATCTTCAGGAAGTTTATTTTTATGTTTAGGAGACTCGACTATTTTATTTTCTCTTTTTGCTTTGCGTTCAGCCTTTTCTTTTTCTAAACGTTGAATTTCTTGTTTCATTTTATTCTTAACTTCTTTGCGTTCTTCCTTTTCAGGGTGATATGTTTGTGATTCTTTCTTTTCATCTTCACGTTTTTGGGCCTTTTTCTTCTCTTTTTCAGTATTTTTTGCTTCATCTTCACGTTTTTGGGACTTTTTCTTTTCTTCTTCACGTTTTTGAGCTTTTTTCTTCTCTTCTTCAAGTTTTCTAGCCTCTTCTTCACGTTTTTGAGCTTTTTTCTTCTCTTTTTCAGTATTTTTTGCTTCTTCTTCACGTTTTTGAGCTTTTTTCTTCTCTTCTTCAAGTTTTCTAGCCTCTTCTTCACGTTTTTGAGCTTTTTTCTTCTCTTTTTCAGTATTTTTTGATTCTTCTTCACGTTTTTGAGCTTTTTTCTTCTCTTCTTCAAGTTTTCTAGCCTCTTCTTCACGTTTTTGAGCTTTTTTCTTCTCTTCTTCAAGTTTTCTAGCCTCTTCTTCACGTTTTTGATTCTCTAATTTTACATTTTCTTTATCAATTCTTTGTTTATCTAATAATTTGACAACTACTGGATCAATAAGCTCGTCGCTTTCATCACTTTCATAATCACTCTCACCATGCAAATAAACATTTAATTTATCATTAAAATGTTCTGTATCTTCACTTTTCTTTTCCTCTTTAACTTCATCTTGATCTTCATCTTGATCTTCATCTTGATCTTCATCTTGATCTTCATCTTGATCTTCATCTTGATCTTGATCTTCATCTTCATCTTGATCTTCATCTTGATCTTCATCTTCCTCTTGATCTTCATTTTGTTCTTGTTCTTCATCTTCCTCTTCTTTTTTATCTTCCGCTTCTTTTTTCTCTTCCGCTTTCTCTTGTTTTTTCTCACACAAGGGTTCTTTTAAAGAAATGATCAAATCTTCCAAAATCTTTTTTTTTTCTATAGGAATTATCCAACCTTCACCACCGTGCATCCTAGGATTCCATCTACCTCCAATACTTTTAATAATATCATTATAACGATTACGATCACCTCTTACGGACAGACGATTTTTATTATATATCTCAACTTTTAATATAGCAGACATTTATGTAAAAAAGTTGTTTCCTTAAGTGGATTTATTAGGATAATCTACTAATTCTAAGGGACCTTTATAGAGAGCGCTGAATTTGATTATTTATTCTAATTTTTGGATCTTTTTTGTATTATATCAACCGCATATTTCTTTTTCTTTCAATTATAGGCCAAAAACTTCGTGTCTCAATTACTTTGTCCGAGATAACAAGTCCTTTGTGCATTTCAACTTATTATTTTCTGTATCAGGATAAAGATTTACATTTACTTCTAACATACTTACGTAAGTCACTTACGTAATAGACTTACGTAACTCACTTACGTAAGAGATTTAGCTTTACGTCGTTTTGAACTATTCATAAATATTTTAATTTTAATTTGATTTAACTGAAAGAGAATAGTTAAAACAGACAACTAAATGAAAATTACATTACAAAATTTTCTATGTTATACTGATTCTACATTCGATTTTGGTAATAGTGGAGTTGCATTGTTATCCGGTCCATCAGGTGTTGGAAAAACTTCTATATTAAGAGGAATATTTTTTGCTCTTTTTGGGGAGGGTAATAAATTACAAGCAAGTGGATCACTATCTTGCAGGGTTGAGTTAGAATTTGATGACATAAAAATAATCAGAACAAAAAGACCAAATCGGCTAGTTGTCAATGATGTGCATGAAGATGATTCTGCACAAGAAATTATAAATACAAAGTTTGGTGATACATTCAAAATCAGTGGATATATTCAGCAGAATAATCTTAATAGTTTTGTTCTGATGTCTCCTATTGAAAAATTAAGTTTTCTAGAAAAATTCACTTTTCGAGATGTTGATTTGGGAAAAATTAAAGGTAGGTGTAAAGCATACATTTCTCAAAATAATGATGCGTTAGTAGGAGTTGTATCCCAGCTTGAAATGGCGAAGAAAATTTTAGAAGAAATAGATAAGCCAACAGAAGTAAAGTTCCCTTTAAAATGCAAAAAAACAGAAAGAGAGAAAGTTATTAAAAATGAAACTATTCGTCTTAAAAATTGTAATAAAATGATATCTCGTTCAGAGAATGACCTAAAAATATTACTAGAACAAATATCAGATCTTAGAGTACTAGAAGCTACTTTGAAAGCAAAAAATGAGACTTTAAATGAATTGGAAAATAATATAGCTATTACGGAGTTAGAGATAAAGAGTATTAAATATAAAGGTGATGATGTATTATTTGAATATGAAAAATCTCTATCTAGTGTTCTTTCTTTACGCGAATTATATTCTGTTGAAAAACAGCTCAAGATAGACTCAGAATCTGCTGAAGAGATGAGATTAGAAGAGGAATCAAAAATGAAAAGACAACTTGCTGAGTATAATGAATCTTTATGGAAAGAATACAGTAAGAGCGAATTAACAAGCACGGTAGATGATCTCAAAAAATGTCTTTCTGATATGAGCAAAATTGAAACTCTTACTGAAGAACTAAAAAGATTTTTTGTTTGTTCAGAAAAACATCAAATAGATAAGTCCGAGCTTGAAACAGATAAAACCAAGTTGAAAGAAAAACAGTGTTTGTATGATAAACTTTTGTTACAACAGAGTGAATATTCATGTCCATCTTGTTCTGTAAAACTAAGATTCGTTAATGGTGAAATTATTTCGTCGGAAAAGGATGATGAGATAGTTGAAGCAGATTTGAACCTAATAAACCAAGAAATAAAAATCTTAAAACACAAAATTTCTAACCTTCAAAAAGTTATTCAAGATAATGAGAATAAACTACAGAGACACTCCGAAATAAATGCTGAAATAATTAAAATTTCATCTGTGTATGAGGAAATTACAGACATACAGACACTCAAAGATGATTTGGAATATTTACGAAATTATAACTCAAGTCAAATTGAAATGGAAAAGAAAAAGAAAGAAATAGAACTTTCTATTAACGAAGAAAAATTCTCATCTTCGTACTTTACTTTCAAAAAGTCTGTCGAAAAATTACAAAGTCGTCGTGATATTCTTCATCAAAAGTGTGGTACTAATAGACCAGTGATGAATGAAGAAGAACTGAGAGAACAAATTGCAGAACAAAAAGAACAAAAGAACAAACTAACATGTACTCTGCAACGTCTTTCAGAAAATCAAGATTCAGTTGTTAATTGTAAAAAAATGTTGAAAGAAACAACAAATAAACATATAAAAGAATATGGAAGTTTGCAAAATAAAGATGATTTGGAAAAGAAAGCTTTTGATGAAAAAGAAAAGCTTTCTGAATTGAATGAAAAGAAAAAAATTCACGAAAAAAATCTATATGATATTAAAGAATGGGAAAAGTATGAAGAGGCTATCAAAAATTACAAAGAATGGGAGTTGAAAGTAAAAGAATTAGAAAAGATGGAAAAAGTTGCTAGGAATGAATACGCATCAGCCACCAAGTTAAAAGACAAAATACTAGAAGCTGAAAGTATCGCTATGCTTAATATTATTGATAGTATAAATACTCACGCACGAGTTTATTTAGATTGTTTTTTCCCAGACAATCCTATTTCTGTTAATTTACAAACTTTTAAAGAAACAAAAAAGAGTACAAAACCTCAAATTAATATAGAAATTGAATACAAGGGAATAGAAGCTGATCTAAACATGCTTAGCGGAGGAGAACTTTCTCGTGTTATTCTCGCGTATACTATGGCTTTAGCAGAAATGTTTAACACTCCTTTGTTACTTTTAGATGAGTGCACATCCAGTTTAGATCAAGAATTGACTGAAACTGTCTTTAACGCTATCAGAGACAACTTTAATGGTAAGATGATACTTCTTATCGCACATCAAGTTGTTACAGGCACTTTTGACAAAATTATCAGATTAGATAATAGGTTGTGTTGATGTACGTCTTACTTTTTTATGATCTCAATTATATTTTGAATAATTCTAGAATTGAATTTTATGTATGTGATCCATAATCTATAATATTAAATTCTGTGTATTTGATAATTTTTCTTTACCTGTGTTTTCTAAAAATATAAAATCATTATTTAATCTGGTCCATAATCCGTTTGTATAATCTTTCTGATTACAGGATCTGTATCATCACAAACCATGAGAGCTTCTATTTGTTTTCGTTGTAAAGATTCCATCTGTATCATCTTACTATTTAACAACATATATAGTTGTGTTAATCTATACATTTGTTGGGTAGTTATTTTTTCCTTGAATGCATGTAGTACTTTTCCAGGAAACATTAACTCTTTCATCATTTTATATATCTTAAAATATACTACCATTTGTACCAGTTTACTCATAGATGTTTTATCTAAAACATAATCAACATATTCTGTTGTCACATTATTATAAAACAAATCCAAAACTGCCTGTGGTCCAGGAATATTAAAAAAATCATCTGATACAAAACCATCTGTATTTCTTGATAATATAGTTTGATTTACCATCTCACATGTGTCGTCTGGACATATATCTATCATTTGGTTGATAGCATCTATGAGAATGGCACATTTGCTTAAATATTTTGACAATTTATTGATTCTAATTTTCCTATTTTTAATAGTTTGCCATATCATAAGTAAAGTATCTGATAATAAATCACCTGGTGCCATATAATAAATTCCCGAACTTTTATCTTGAACTAATAGTTTATAAGCATTACCATAATATCTTTTGTCTTCACTCTGAATTTTGTCTACAAATATTTGTGTATAATTTTCTAATTTTTCTCCTCGATCTTTTAAAAAAATTTCTAAATCTTTATATTCAAATTTTTTTTCCCAACCTAATATGTCAGGTATGTATTGTTCGGATAATCCATTTCCATAAATCATAACATCAATCATTTCGTTCTTGGTACGAACACCGTTTCTGATTATGATACCATTAGCGTTTGTGGTAGTACCATCATCGTATGTAAAATATATCTGGTGCAAACGTTTAAAACTTGACGCTTGATGGATAAAATAACCCCCAAATGCGGATGGAACTAAACGGTCCATATGTTCTTGTTTTACACGCTGTGGAATCTCGTCAATCTGGTTCTTTCTCGACCCACCAAAAAAAGTTGATAATTTGTTCGCTAAAGGTTGTAAAAATTCATGTGTTAACCAGTAAGTAATACCGTCAAAATCTATTAGATCAATTTCTGTATCTGTAATATTCATTATCCCTAAATCCCAATCGTTAGTTGGTACATATCTATTTATTGGATAATAATAATTGAGTGAATCTCCTCCACGATTGAAAAGAAACCATTTCTGTGGTGTGTGTTGCTGTGGCTTTGGTTGCAGCGGGTTGTGGTATGTCTTAAGCTTTTCATTGCATTCACGTATAGCATCACTTACAATTGGTTCTGCCAATGTTTTAATAATTTGTTCATATATCAAATTAGGGCTACTATCTTTAAAATATTCGATTGTTTTCAATAAATTTGAATAATTTTTTGTTTTCGAATAATCTGCTGATGCCATTTATTTAATAATATTTTTATAAAAAAATATTATTAATAAATAAATGCAAATTGATGATTACCTAATAGATATGTTAGAAGATACTAAACGGAGAAGTCCAGAACTATTTTTTGAAAACATTATTAAAACATTGGCAGAACCAAAAGTAATTGAGCAATTGAATACATTTAATACTAGGTTACAAACACTACCTACACCTGGTTGGTTTGCGGTTATTTCTGGAGGAGAAGCTCTCAATTATTATTATACAAGTAAGAAATATATTCCAACTCATGATTGGGATATTAGACTTATTAATGTGACAACAAATATGATAACTCACGATATTGCTGTGGATATGACAGAAATAGTAGACGAATTTATGACCAAGTTGGCAACAGATCTTAATACTTTTTTTCGTTATGATGTTCGTGCTTTTGGTGTTCGTGTTAGTCAAGAAGAACCAGAATATAATATTAAGCCCCCATCTGACGCCGCGACGTCCGAAATAATTAATAAAAGAAATAGTATACGCTTTTTTTATGATCATAAACCCTTGTCTAAATGGAATTACTTAGAATATGAATATTTTGATAGTACAGGTGTAAAAAGTTTCGGTCGTATTGTAGATATTGTTGTTGCTAATCTTATTGAAGGTTCTAATAACGAGAGCAAGTATAAAAAAAAGTATACAAAAGAATCATTAGATAAAATGGGGGAAGATTATTTAAATAAAATGGGGGAAGATTATCTGGCACAGTGCAAATTACATCCTAAAGAATGTAAGGATGCGGTTAATGATGCAGTAAGAGATGAAATTATACAGATTTCTAATCAACCAGGTGGTACCTTATATCCTAATTCAATCGAAATAGTAATTCAAGATACCCTTTCTAAAATGTATTATATAGCACCAGGAGATTTATTAGCGGATACAATGAATATGATATATCTAAGTAGTCTTAATCAGTCTAGTGTAACGGGTGTTCCGTTTCAGAATAAATTAATACGCTATATGGTAAAATATGCAAATCTTTTAGATGTTGTTAATGAATTTACAGATTTATGTCCAGCAAAATCTTGTAATCAAATAAATGAGTATATGATACAAAGAAATACGAATTCTTTTTTCTGCGATTTGTATGATCAACCCACCAAAATGAAAATTTTTTCATCATTTTATTCAGTTACTTATGTAACTACATTAAACTATTTGACTAATAGTAAAATATGCGAAATGTGTAAAGTATTATCAACTATCGTTAATGATAAGTTCAATCCTGCAACAGATATTCCTCGTCCTGAAGCTGATGTCATGGTAGGCTAAAATATGTCTGACACTATTAAATTAATAAAAATTTAATAGGTTCTGAAAATTATTAAATGTTTCGAGCTTCTAACCTTTGACAATACGATAATTAATGTAACCATCAGAACGTGTAATTCTGATAACATCTCCTTTACTGTAATCATAAAAACGAGCTATGGGACGATCTATTCGCAGAGTTCCAAATTTAATACCAAATTTCTTTTTAAAATCTGCAGCTTCATCATCTTTTAATTTTTCAAAAATTGGTTGTAGACGATGTTTTGTAATATTAAACTGTAAATCTTCTTCCGCGAATAACTCAATCTTCATATCCTGTAACTGTTCCAGAGTGCTTTTAGTAGCTGGAGTTACTTTATCTTTGTAGATAACTATAGAATGTTTAACACCTATTTCTGTCATAAGAGAAAATATTTCTTTCATGCTTTTTGTGTCGAAACTTGGAGACTCATTAAAGAATACTATCATTTGGTTACCATCACCTTTTAATGCAGTCATATTTTCAAGATCTACTATTGTATATCCTCTTTGACTAATCATTTCTAAACAAGTAGCGTGAGCGCGTTCTTTCGACATTTTTGTTTTTATTTGTTTATTTTTTTTGAATTTCAAATTTATAATTTACTAGTTTTTTGAATTTAAAAAATGTTAAGTAATAATAAATGAACAAATCTCCTAGTCGTAAGTCTAGGAAGCCATGTAAAAAGAGTCAATCTCGTAGTAGATCGACAAAACGTTGTCGTAAGAAACCATGCAAGTCTGGTCAGACTCGTGATCGTTCAACAAAACGTTGCCGTAAAAAGTCGTGCAAGTCTGGTCAGACTCGTGATCGTTCAACAAAACGTTGCCGTAAAAGTAAATCTCCAAGGCGTAAGTCGCCAAGTCGTAAGTCGCCAAAACGTAAGTCTCCAACTCGTAAGTCTCCAAGTCGTACAATGGCGGCAACTCGTAAGTCTCCAACTCGTAAGTCTCGGAAGGCGTGTCCGTCTGGAAAGACTCGTGACCTATCATCCAAAAAATGCCGTAATAAAAAGTCTCCTGGTCGTAAACGTGAATCTTGTAAACCAGGACAATTCCGTTACAAATCGAACAAATGTCGCAGTAAAAGGCAGCCATGTAAAACTGGTCAGACCCGTGATCTCGTAACAAAACGTTGCCGTAATAAAAAATCTCCTCCCGTTTCCAATAATTCTTCAGCAACATGGATAATGAACCCAGAAACGGGTGAATGGGAAATTAAGCAACAAAAATACCAATGGGAACTTAACACAGAAACGGGTGAATGGGAACTAAAGCCAATTTTGGATATGGATATGGATATGGATACAGGAAAAGATAAATATTTAAACTTACAACAAAAATGGACTTTAGATGCAGACATGTATTAACTCAAAAGTATACTTAAAAAGAAGGAATTAGTTGGAATAAATGGGTAAAAAAAGTAAGACGAAGAGAGAATGCAAAGATATTTCTCGCTTTCCTCCAACTCCTAAAAGCGAAACATATATATCATCTGGAGAAAATGATCTTTTTGATAATCCTATGACTAGAGCAGCGATGGCTGCTCTTTCAGAAGAAGAAAAAATTAAGTATAAACTAATAGGTGATCACTTATATAATCGGATAAACTTTGAGGATGGGCAATCCCTAAATAATATGCCTCCATCTATGACAGAAGCCGTAGCATATTTAGAAACTTCTTTACAAGCTGGTTTTCACCCTTCTATGTTTGAAGAAAATGAAAAAGCTTTAATGAAAGAAACTTACGGTGATGAATGGTATAAGGAATGGGGATATGTAGAAGAAGATTTAATTGATATTATAACTCTTACACCTTCTGGTAAATGCTATAGTGTAAATGTAGAAAAAAAAAATCTGTGATAAACACATCAATACAAAAACGATTAATAAATTAATCGTTTTAAATATTCAGTTTAAATAAAATAATGAGTTCTTCTGCTATAGTATCAAATAGTTGGAATATATTTCATGAAAAACTTCTTATGAAATGGTCTCAAATTAGTAAAACGTATAGTATTATGCACAGCCTTTGTGCCCAGTATTATTCCAATTGGCACAAAAGATTAGGTATACCAGTTGTAATTATAGGAGGAATAACAGCTTCTTCTATTTTTTCAAGTAATAAACAAGATTCTGAAATTTGGACATACGTCAATGGTGGTCTTTCCCTATTTGTGGCAGCTCTTACAGGTATCAGTAGCTTTATTGGAACCTCCGAAAAGACAAATAAACATCAAAACGCATCTTTTAAGTATACAAAAATTGCAATGGATATAGACACTATGCTATCTTTTGGTCGTAACGAAAGGATGCAAACTCCACAGCAATTTATTCAAGAAAAAAAGTCAGATATGCTGGAAATAAGAGAAAATGTTCCAGAGGTATTACCATGGGTTATGAACGATTATCTTACAAAATTTGACAAGACTTTAACTGATACAACATCAAAAGTAAATAAAAGAACATGTCATTATATTGAACCAAAAATAAAAATTGTTTATGATGATGAAAATTCAAACTCTGACAGAGGTCCTTCTTCATCAGAAAGTAACATAAATTTTCGTAATTTACAAGAAGAAATAACAGGTGAAATTTTATGTGATTTTGGAGATAAATCATCAACGCAAATGCTTAAAGCGAGTGAAAAAATGAGACTAGCTACAGACTCTGATTCTGATACAGAAGATAAAGAAAATATTAATAAAGATGTAATAGATTGTTAAACAAATAAAATAATAACAATTAAATATTGGCAATTAAAATTTTTCTAAACTCCTCCATAAAAATAGAATCGTGATTAAATCCAGTTATCTTATGTTTAATCATCAAATCTTTCGTCCGATCACCAAGAGATTCAAAAAACATTTTTTCTAAAATTAATCCATTTATGTCTACTATTATATCACCATTAAAATCTTTATACTTTAAAAATGCGACTTTATTTTCAGAATTGTAATAATCGTCATCAATGATAAGACGATTATTTAAAGGATAAGATAATGCATAATCCGCATACCCTTCCGGGCCTCTTAAAATATGTTCTATAGTCAAGAATTTTGCATTTTCTATTAACCACTCTTTTGTGATTGATAAATTAGCTGTTTGTTCATTTGTAATTAGTTGTTTAGCACAGTTCTTTCCTGTCAACTGCGCCATTGTTCTATTGAACAAACCAGGCTTTGTTTCTAGTTCTCTGATAGAAGTCTCATTCATAACAATTTCTTTAAAAGCAGTTGGGTTTTTTACTGATTCTTCTGCTGCAAACTTGCTCGCTTTTTTCTTAAGTGGTAAATGCACTTTGTCTATCAAATGAACATTCTTATAATCAACAACATGTTCACCATTAAGATCAATGTGATGAAATGTACCACGTTCTGTATCAGTACAAACTATCTGACATTTACCTTCTGAATCTGTCAAAATATGTTTGTGAATAATTTGCGCAGCTCCTTTCTGACCTTCATAGAAATCGTTCTTTGTATATTTTTCATCTATTATACTATCAACACGAGCCTGCGTTAAATCAAGAGGAGTAAGGCTTGAGATCATCAGATTGTTTTGAATGTTTTTAGTGCTATTCTTCTGATAAGTTGGTTGTTTAGCTATTTTTTCAAATCGTTCGGCAAGATTTTTATATATTTCTTTCTCGTCTTTTTCTTTTTCAGTTTTAAGTCTGTTTATTTCGTCTGTAAGAAATTGAATTTTTTTTTTACATGTTAAATCATGTTTCACTGAGTTACTGGCAGAAGAATTTTTACCACAAAATTTACAAATAATTAATAATGATATAATTTCTTGAGAATTTTGAGATTCTTGTATTTTAAGACAATATTTTGCTTGTGTTTGATGGATATTTAAGAGATATTTGGTTTTGAATTCCTTACTACAAAACTTACAAGTTAATTCTTTAGACTTCTCTTTAGCTGCAGCCTCTTCTGCTTCTTTTTTCTGTTTAGCTTTATTGTCTTCAATAATAGCTTTAGCTTCAGATTCAGCATCTTCTTTTTTTTTATTTTCTTGTATTTTAAGACAATATTGTGTATTTTTTTGGTGACGACGTAACATTTTTTTGTCACCAAACATATTAGAACAAAACTCACATTGCGACATGATGTTTTATTTTTGACCCCCTTGCCTTTAAATAAGTGTCAATTACAAGGGTTTTTTTATATAAAACATCACCTTTTCTTGACAAAAGTACAAATTACTAAAAAAATACTAAAATTTACTAAAAAAAAATTAAAAAAGTGACTTTTCTCTGATAAAAGTCACTTTTTGCAAAAAAATGGAATTTGTGTGTGTGTAAGACTCTTTTTTAAAACCATTTCTCCTAAAAAAAATGATTTTCGTACGAACTTTTCAAAAAAGGTTTTCCTTTTTTGATTTCTTTCCTAATATTTTCACAAATTTATACAAAATTTTCTTTGAATTTGGATTTTTTTTCTCCTCCTCCTCCTCCTCCGACTTTTTAAAAATAGATTATTTAAACATTCGACTCTATAATGAGTAAGAATCTTCTTTAAAAGATCCTGAGTTAAGTGTTGAAAATAAAAGCATCGTTAACTTTTATTTTATAAACTTAATACATTCTCTTATTGTATCCGAAAAAAGATCAATACTATTTCCTTCCGGAAGTAAGAATCTTTCACGGTTTGCTTGTTCTCTATACTCATTTAGCTTACAAAATACAAGAGATTCAACTATACTCATTCTTTCTTCATCTGGGCATTCTTGATAATATACTACTTCGTGTTCATCTGATTTATTGTATACAGATAAACGTGATGTTAAATTTGTTGCTTTACCAAGGATATAACGTCTCTCTTTCTTCATATTAACAGTTGTTAAGATATATATTACGTTTACCTCATCATACTGAACTCTAGGTTGTTTCTTTACATATTTCTTGGTCATTAGTTGTATTTTAAGTTGCTTATTTTTATTGTCTTGTTGTAAATCTCTATAACTTTTTGTATTTGTAATATCTACTTTACCAGTCATCATAACTTCTAGTACCCAAGCAGATACTTTAACATCAAATTGAGGAGATATCCATTGTGCTATATTAATTGCAACCTGAGGATGAACCCAAGTACCAGTAGTTTTTTCGGTAGTTCCAAATTTTGAACCAGTTCCCAAGTGAATTAGTACGGCGGTCGGAATTCCGACCGCCGTAGAAAGAGCTTTAAGAAACGCTTTTGTTTTACCAAGAGAATTCCAATGTTTGAATTCTTTCCCACCTGCTTTACATAGGTTAGTAATATTGATATATCCATCTTCGTCTCTGCTTTCTATAATATAACCATTATCAAGCTCAAGAGGAACAAGTTCATATGGTTCATCGATTGATTCTTCAGGAGTCTCGGTTTCTTGTTCAATCTCTACAACTGTTTGCCATGCTTTTATTATTGCTATCTTTTCACTTAAAGCCTGTACACGTTTTGCCTCAACCTTATATATTTCTTTCTCATCTTTTTCTTTTTCAGTTTTAAGTCTGCTTATTTCGTCTGTAAGAAATTGAATTTTTTTCTTACATGTTGAATAATGTCTATTAAAATTACTAGTTGAAAATTTTTTTTTACAAAAACCACAGGTAATTAATGATGGTACAATTTCTTCTGAATTTTGAGATTCTTGTATTTTAAGACAATATTTGGCTTGTGTTTGATGAATATTTAAGAGATATTTGGTTTTGAATTCCTTACTACAAAACTTACAACTTAATTCTTTGGCATGATCTTTTAAAATTAATTTTTCTACCTCTTCTTCTTTAGCTTTAGTTTCTTGTATTTTAAGACAATATTTAGTCTTTTTCTGGTGTTGACGTAACATTTGAGTATTTCCAAACATATTATTACAAAAACTGCATTCCATTATGTTATGTTTCATTTATTTCATTTGTTTTTAAATAAATAATTATTGTTTTTCTGATAAATTATAACTTTTTTCTGATAAAAGTAAAATGAATAAAATTTGAATAAAATTTGAATAAAATTTGAATAAAACTCAAAAAAATCGTCACTCTTTGAAAAGAATTGGTGTGCAAGACTCTTTTTTAAAACCATTTCTCCTAAAAAAAATGATTTTCGTACGAACTTTTCAAAAAAGGTTTTCCTTTTTTGATTTCTTTCCTAATATTTTGAGAAATTTATACAAAATTTTCTTTGAATTTGGATTTTTTCTCCTCCTCCTCCGACTTTTTAGAATTAAGTATCTAATAATAGATTATTTAAAGATTCGACTCTATAATGAGTAAGAAGCTTCTTCACATGAACTAACCAGTATAAACCAAAAAAGTGTTTCTTCATATTATTTACACAAATATGAAGAAATTAAAATCAGCCACTACATCTCATCCAAGAACTCATATATATAATCTTGTGATTTTATAGTTTTCTTAATGTTTTCTTTTATTTCTTTGCAAACTGTTTCTTGCTCTTCGCATGCTGGAAGAAGAATAGCCTCAAGAGTAGAATGTTGAAATACAGCAATTAAAATCAACATAAATATAACAGGGAAACAAGTGGTAATTCCAAAAAATTCATAATAAAAGCCTGAGAAACCTATCATTAAAAATTGCAAATATCTGAGGTGTCTTTTTGCTTTCCTCTTGAAATCTGCAACGCTTGAACGAGTAATTTCAATTATGTTTTCTTGATTTTTTCCAATTTCTCTGAGCTGAGAGTCCATTGCGTGAAAATTTTTCAACAAACCTTTCAAATTATTGGCACGCATCTCTGCTTTTCCCAAAGAAATGTCCGATTCTTCAACCTGATCTTCCATTTCTTTAATTTTAATCATATATTCTTGATTTTGTACTTGCAGAGTCTCGTTCATAAGAATAATGTATCTTTCTTGAGCTGAAGATCCAGCCAGTACAAAACTTTCAGATGAAGGATTCTTAATATACAATCTAGAACTGTTCTCAGTTGTCATCTTGTTTTATAATATCTTTAGATAATATCTTAATAATTTCATTTTAAGAAATTAATCATCGTCCGCGTTTGTTGCCATTTCTTTTTATATCTTCGACGACATCTTTGTCATATTTAGAATTATATAAAAGGTATTTTAATGGATCTGTATAATGTTTAAATGTACCCTCATTACGATGTGCATCTATATTAAAAAATCTACCTTTGTCTATAATCTCTATTTCGTCATTAATTGGATTTAATATTCCAATCTCTACCGATGGTACTGTAATAAGAATATAGTTACAACGATCATCATTAATAATCTTATTAAACATTTCCGTATATTTAAATTCACCATCAAGTGGCGGGAAATAAATATTTACATACCTCTTTCCATTCCATACCTCAAAAGATGACATCCCATAATTTCGATTACCGGATTGTCTCATTTGTTGTGTAAGGTAGGTTATAACACTGACTCTATTATAACGTGTTGCATAAAAATTGTCATTATCGTCGTAAATAAATATAAAAGACGACTTATACTCCTCATTCTTAGTACATTCTTCCAGACTGTTTAGAGTTGTTCTTTCTTTTCCGTTTCTGTAGTCCATACACGGAGTACCTGCCTTAGTAAAACTTTTCGGTTTTGCTTGTGTACCTCCCATTTATTATAAAAAAAATATATTAATAATTTAATTTGAAAACCATTTCTAAAACTAATGTTTCTTTGCAAAATATCTAATCATTAATCTAAAAACAAAATTTTGTAATTGAAAGATGTCAGACGTCAATATTATCGAAAAAAATGATCTTAGAGAGCGTCTAAAAGCTAAAATAGAAGATAAGTGTATGGCTAGAAGCAGTAAGAAAGTAAAAGAGACCGTTCTGAATAAAACACTTAAGCATTTTGGAATAGAAAAAGATAAATTAAAAGCAGACCTTGATGCTGTAAAAAAGCAAGGTGGTTTAGAAATTAAATTGAAACAATAAATTGAAACAATAAATATTTTCTTATATTAAATGAGTTGTAAAAGAGGAACATACAGTACATTTAAAAATTACTGGGGATATCAAAAAGAAATAAATAAAGAAATAATTAAAGAAAATTACTTTGTATCGTACGCTATTAGAGGTCCTAGTATATCATATCCGATGCTTGGTGAACCAAGTGTATGTAAACAACAGGTTTAAATATATCTCCCTTCTAGGTAATTAATATTTAATTTCTTGATACGACTTTTCGTATTAAGATAATATAAATTTAGTTTCTGAAAATAATAGAATTTGACTTTTATTCTATTTAGACTTACCACAAAAAAGATTATATTTTCCATTGTTTATAGTGTTAGTCCATGCAGCAGGTGATCCGTCGCTGCTCATACAAAAATCATTATATTTATTAGTAACAGGATTAATATCAGTTAAACCGTTTATATTAACCCATTCGGCATTACTATATGCACAAGTGGGACAATTAATTGTACTATTACGTGGTGCATCAGGTAATTGAGTTGGAACACAATATAGATCATAACCATTCGTATTCAAATCAGATTGTTTATTACCAGTAAGAGTATTCCAATTATATTTGCTGGAACAACAGATATTATGGAAATCAGATATACTTCCACCAGCATTTAAAAAGTCATTTGGCGATGAACAAGGTGTGCACGTTGGGCATTTTGGAACTGTTGGGCAATTTGCACCAGTTGGGCAATTCGCACCCGTTGGGCAATTCGCACCAGTTGGGCAATTCGCACCAGTTGGGCAATCTGGGCAATTTGAACCCCCATTTTTTCCGCAGAATTTATAAAATCCGTTGGTATGTGGATCTCCCTCAATAAATTTACCTCCTTTTCCGAGAATTTTAATCCAATTATCATTTGTACGATTTCTACAGAAATCGTTGTATCCGTTCTTTTCAGGGGAAGAATCTACACTCTTACCGCCATTTAATTTTTTAATAACATTAATCCATTTGTTAAGACCATCTTTTGATGAACAACCTACACACGATGAATAAGTGGGTGAACACTTTTTATTAATCAAAATAACTATCACAATAATAGTTAAAAATACCATTCCAACCCCTAATGCTATGAGGAGTAAATCTTGATTTGTAAAGACCATTTTATTTTATAACAACATTTTTAACACTTAAAAAAAATAAGTTAATGTTTACCTAAAGTGAAATAATTCATCTTCCTAAAATGAATAAACAATTTATTGAAATTATCTTTAAAATTGTTTTAATATTAGTTGTATTTATATTTATATGCCTTTTACTAATTAAAAGATTTGTGTATTTTAGACCATCAAATCATTTTCTTCCAACAAAAGAAAAATACCATATAATAAACCACGAACACTTATATGGATGTGTCCTTGAAAATAAAAGTAGTGACAAAATTATATTATTATGTCATGGAAATTTTGGAAATATCTCTCACAAAGAAACAAAAATGATAGAAATGCGAAATTTAGGATATTCAGTGTTATGTTTTGATTATTCTGGATATGGAAAAAGTCAAGGTGTTCCTAGCGAACAGCGCCTCTACGATGATGCATCTTCAATGGTTGCTCTTCTTCGCCAAACATACAAACCTGAACAAATAATATTATATGGAGAATCACTTGGTGGGCCAATTGCCACATATGTAGCCAGAAAATATTCTATTCCAACTCTTATTCTTGATTCACCATTACCAAGTATAAAAATACTGATTAAAAATAAATATCCAATTGTTTCATTTTTAGCATTCTTATTTCCTGAATTTGATACAGAAGCTTATCTAAGAGGATATAATGGAAAAAGTTTAATCATGCATAGTACAGAAGATAAAAAAATACCATATTCAACTATTCAAAACTTGATTTCATTGTGTTCTCAACACATTCAAATGAAAGGTTCTCACAATTATCCTTTTATCCCATGGGAACAAGTTAAGATATTTATAGAATCATAATTTACTAATAAAATGACAGATATAATGCTTGACATAGAGACTCTTAGCATTCGTCCAAATGCTGCGATAATTGTAATTGGGGCTATCAAATTTTTTAGGGAAGGAGATGTTGTTTCTCTAGAAAAATCTGACAAATTTTACAGACGCATCACAATCAAAAGTTGTAAAGAAGCAGGTCTTCGTATTGACAATTCAACTGTGCAATGGTGGAAGCAACAAGATAAAGATGTACGTTATGAAGCATTATACAATCCAGATAGAATTCCTTTAAAACAAGCCCTACAGGAATTTGCTACATGGATGGGAAATTCTACATACATATGGGGCAATGGTGATGACTTTGATTGTACTATACTAGGAGAAGCATTTTCACGTTGCGATATGGAAATACCTTGGAAATTTTTTCTAACTCGTGATTGTCGCACATTATTTGATTTGGCTGGTATTAAAAAGGCAGATCTACCGTCTGGATTAGAACATCACGCTATTCACGATTGCTACAGACAGATAGTAGGTGTAAAGAATTCTCTTAGACGTCTTGGTCTTTAATATTAATCTAAAAAATTACATTATAATTAAAAGTAAATGAAATTTTTACAATTACGATTAGTAAAACACATTGAAAAGATTTCTAAAGTTAATCTGACAAATATATCTCCTGTTAAAATACACATTGTAGATTTCAAAAAACTACAAATTTATAAGCAAAAATTGGAAAAAGAACGAAAAACAAAAACGTAAGTATCTATTTTATACTATAATGACTTGATTGAATAATTTAAAAGTTCGATTACGCGCTTGGTCAAAAACCACACTTTTTTAGTGTGATTTTAAAAATTATATAGTTTTTATTTTTGTCTGTAAACACGAAGTACAGACAATTTATTCCATTTTCGACCACGCTTCTTTAATCCTTCAGAGTTCAGTTGATTTGCCATTAATACCGGATTAAACTTTGAGTTCTTTGCTTTAATACGATCAATTATTGACATCTCATCCGGATTATCAACAACTGTTTTCTTTAAAGTCTCAAAAGGGGGTTCTGTGGACAAAACTCTGAAATACTTTTTTCCATAAGGCAAATTCCCGACTTTTTCATCACCTCTCTGTCTTTTAAGTCTGTAAGACATTTTTACTCTTTCTCCCAAAAGAGAAGCCTCTTTCTGAGCATCTAAAACTGCCTGTAAAAATTCTAGCTTTTTCTCACTATATGTGAGTTTCTCCTGATGAGAATATATAAGAACTCCCCGATCATTCAGATCTTCCAACCATCCTAAATATTTGACAATATTCCGAGACAAACGATCTACTCTCCAGACAAAAATACCATCACCAGGTAAACATGCATATCCTATCTGAGCTAATACAGATGGAATATTTTTATATGCACTTTTAGAGATAGAATAGACTTTAAAACGAGTAAATTCAGGTAAACTAGAAACAGCAAATCTCAATTCTGATTCTTGCGCCTTTAGAGAAACATTAACAGCAGTTGCTTGATCAGCAGTACTAACTCTACAGAACAAATATGCTGTGCGAATGTTTTTATCTCGTAAATAATTAGCAATCTCTACCTCGCATTTGCAGTCAACGTCATTAATCCACTCTCTGGTACGAAAACCTTTCCAACCTACTTGAAACTGCCATTCTCCGTCTATTGAGATACGATGGTTGTGTATCTTACTGACTTCGCATTCTGTTGAAACTGTTTCTTCTTCTAATACATCATCTGGAATAACTTTTGTAGAAGATAACTTGAGTCTTTCCATATATGCTTGCATTTGTTCAAGCATGTCTTCAGGAACTTCCATAGTAACACCTTTCTGTGATTTAGACATTTTTAATTTTCTTATAATATTTGTTTTTAATTCTCATTTTTTTTAATCTATATTTTTTGAAATAGAGATTTATACTGACCACTTTTGTTGATCTTCCTTAGATAGACTCTTCCATTCTTCACTCAGCTTCTTTGTAATTTCTGACGGCTTGTCACTTGTGAATTGAGCCTTCAACTCAACCCTCCTTGTTTTGCAGAACAATTGATATCCATTCAACTTCTTATCATTTGGAACGACCTTAGTATTTGGAGTTGGGGTTACTTCGTCTTCTTCAACCAAATCTTCATCAGGTTCAGGATTCTTCTTTACACCCTTCTTTGGAGCTGGTGCGACAGGTTTAGATTCCTTCTTAGTAGAATTTGGTTGTTTCTTAGCAACAGACTTTGGGGTTATAGTTGGAACAGTTTCAATATTAGTTTTATCACTATCATACCTTTCCTTATCTTCAGAAGCTTGATTTTCATACTTTTCTAGTTCTGACGCTCTAGAATTGTCAGCCTTTAGCTCGTTCCAGAGACGCCCCAGTTCAGACGTAACCTCTGTAGACTTCAAGTCTGGATTGTCAGTTTTCAATTGCTTTCTGCGATCCTCGCAGAAATATAGGTAGGCACTCTTTGGACGCTTAGGTCCGTTCTTGGGAGACTTTCGCTTTCCACGACGACGTGGAGTTTTATCATTATCATTGGTGTCGGGAGGAGCGACATAATTTGATTTCTCATCTTGATAACGGGCCTTATCTTCAACAGCCATCTTCTCATAAGATTCCAAAGTCTTTTTGTCAGCTGCCTTCTTACTGTCTTTAAGAGCATTCCAAAGAAGTCCTAGCTCCCTTGTAACATCAGTTGCCTTTGCATTACTTCCGAGAGAAGTCTTTACTTTTTCGCGATGCTCAGAACAGAAAAATAAATACCCGGATCTTCCACGTCTAGGAGCATCAGGATCCTTCTTTCGAACCCCAACTGATTTTGTTGTCGAGCACAAACCCTTAACATGCTTCTGTACTTCAGATCCCATCCACAACTCTTCAATATTCTGATCATTTTCCTTGAAAAAGGAAATTACAAATTTGTTAAATTTGTTTACGATAGCTGCCATTATTTCTATTTTCTAATAGAACCCTTTTTTTTAGATTTCAATTTTATTATTGCATATTCGCCTGATTAATTTTCCATACACACCTTGCATGCTATCTTTTGTGTATTGAAGACTTATTCAACAAGTTTGTTTTTCAAGAGTCAAAGTTCTGATTATTATACTGGACGACAGTGCAGATGTAGATAAAAATGACTGTTACAACCACGAGATTCATATAAACATAAAATTATTTTTTTAAATTCGCCATAAAAATCAGATTAAAAAATCAAATAATGATACTAAAGGATAAGAGTATTAACATTTCATTTTTGTTGTTTATTTTAAAATAATATAGAATTATTAAATGACTAAAATTCAAAAAAAGTATTTATTTGCTTTACTAATAATCATATTTTCTATAATAACTTTCATCGTGCTCTTTATACTTTTTAAACCAAATTCTACTTACACTCCTATTACTCCTGGTATTACATCAATTGGTATAAACTTAGACAATCTTAGTCTCAAGACAGATCCTTCTAGTAGCACATTTCCAGCTAATTGGCCACTTACAAAAACACCAATAACTTCATTAAGAACATATTTCATTTCTCCACAGTCACTAAAATGGCTCAGATATTTGACTCTAAACAATGTTGATGTTTTCATAGGATTGCAATCAATAGACACAATAAAACTATTAATAGATGAATTAAAAACGTGGACTCCGGTACAACTAAATCACATCCTCGCATATTCAGTCGCAAATGAAATAACAGATGTTGATCTTATGATTAACACAGCAACAGCATTAAAAACGGCACTCATCTCAGTAAAAGGTGCCATAAAACCAGTGACAGCATGTTTGACATTTACACCAGACTGGATAAGTGGAGGAAAATTTACTGAACCGGCAATCAAATTGTTCAAAGTTCTTGACCCGATAATTTGTTTCAATATTTACGGGTTGTTTTTTAGCGAAAAACAAACATCAAATCGCGACATGTCTCTCTTAAATAAGGCTTTGTCTTGGTCAGAGTCAGATGGTTCTATTGTTTTCAATAATTTTAAATCTGTTAAGTCAGCCATGAATGATGCAGGTCTATCTGATCACAAATTTTGGGTTACAGAAGTCGGATGGGGATCTGCCCCATTTAGTTTTATTAACTACCACTGGGCAAATATGGAAAATGCTAAAAAGTTTTACATCAACTTTTTGAAAGTAGAAAAACAAGACGCATCTCCTGACCGTATCTTTTGGTTCTGTATGAGAGATGATAATAATGAAAGTTTTGGTCTCTACACTGGACAAATTCCTAATCTTGTTAGTAAGTTTAATTAGTTTATAAAATAAAAGTACAATTAACTTTTATTTTTATATATCACCAACCTAAATCTGTATGTTGGAGATACTGTTTTTTTTCTTTATTCGGTTGTTATACAAGATATAATAGTTTTGAAGAAATAGTTAAATTGTAAACCCTCTAACTCATTGAATTCAATTTTATTATAAACCAAATTAAAGATAGAAGTAGTTTCCGTTTTATGATTTGATAACTAAATCATAAAAATTATATCTATATTTGTAAGATTGATACATGACTGACTACTCAAACAGTAACATTTTAGTGGTTATTTCAATATTTTTAAGCAAGGTGCAAATTAATTTGGCAATTACCTATAGGAGCTATATTAACTCTAATCTCTATAAGAGAACCGGCTAATATACTCCTAATATTGCTTGTTAATGTAAGAGTTTTATATCCAATATTAGTAAAGTTACCTGCAGTGATTGTAGTCAACGGAGTTAGGCTTCCGTTAATATGTATAGTAGCAGTCGCTGTACTTGAAGCTATACTCGAATATCCAGATGCAGAAAATAGGATGCATGAATATGGAATAATAAATCCATTAGAAATTGTGTTTAATGAGGTATTAAGAGTTGTTGATGCAAATAGGGTTGATGGTAAATTGTATTGCAAAACATTACCAATTCCAGAAACGTTTCCTCCAAAACTAATTGAAAACCCACCAATACCGAAATAACGAGATACATTAGTAATAGGCAAAAAAGACAAAACAGAAATAAAAGTAACAATTTTATAAAAATCAGTTTCAAATGTATTATTTGTTGTAATATAATATGGTTGATAAGTATATGAAGAATTTGGTGGAAAAACTCCACCAGAATTCCAGGTTGAAGCTTTTAATATAAAAGTAAGTTGTACTCCTATATTTATTGCTGCAGTAATTGATATATTCCGTTCTGAAGAATTACTAGTCCAAACACCATCTGACAAACTAATAATAATCTTTGGAAAAAATGTATTACGAGAAATATCAGTATTCGCAAACTCTGCTAACGCCAAATTAATCCCAAGATGACCATTAGATTTTGCACCATTGTTTGTATTAACCATATTCGAAACTGTAGATAACAGATTAGTAACATTAAAAGTAATACTTGATACTACACTTGCAGTAGTTGCAAATTGAATTATACCTATTCTAATCTCATTTTCAGATATAGGAAGTGTCATAAATAAGCTTGTCAAAAATAATTTGTATTCAGCCCATAACAATGCATCCATACTAGAAGAACTATCAATAAGAAAAATAATGTCGACTTGTCCAAATTTATTTTCTGTTAAAAATGAAGAATTATCTACTTCTTTGCAATGGCAATCATTATATACTTTAAAGTTAACGTGTCCTGAGTTGCAGCTCATTTATCTTATAAACATTTTATAAAATGTTACTTCTCTATTTAGCATTATAGTAAGTTCATTCTAAAAATAATTAAGTTTAATTAGGAATATATAGAGGATTAAACCATATAGATTTTTCTAATATTGCCAAGTAAATACCATTTTCTTCTCTTTCATATAATATTTTTAACTTTAACTTTTTAATACAGTCTTGTGCTATAGATTTTAAGTCATCTATTATGAATATGAATATATCATCTAGACATTTCCAATAATGAGATAGTTGATCATAAGTTCCATTAGAAAAGTATATATTGAATTTTGGCAAGTGTGAAGGATTTACTTGATAAACATCTTTCGTTTTATAAAACAACGCGTTTTTTTCACAATCAGAGTTTAAACCAATTGACACAATGGTTGCTTTATTTTCATAAATTGCGGAAGATGCAAAAAAGCATCCTGTAGTTCTTACTTCTAAATATCTTGCGTCTTCTTTGTTCAAAAGATTATTAAAAAAATGTCTTGTTTTAGAATTATCTGTAATTTTTGATTCACCTCTTTCTGCTTTTGAAAAAGATGTTTCAATATGCTGTATTAAGTTTGAGAGTTTGAACATTAAGTGTTTTCAATATGCTTTTATTGAAAACTATAATTTTTTTACCACATAAAAACCTTTGTCAAGCGATTGTCTATATTTGATTCAATCCAAGAACGTGTGCTATCTGCTCGTAAAGGATGTTTATCCATTTTTTCCTTTAAAATAGAATCTGTTTGCATTTGATGAAGATTATCAGCAACGTTATCTGATCTGTCGCATATGTCTAAGTGTCTCGCGATTTCTTGCAGACGTGCATCTCGGCAAGGTTGAATACCAATACTCAAGTGATTTAATCCATCAAACAAGCCGTCAGTACATTGTATCCAGATGTCAGAACCATTCCATTTTTTAGAATAAATACGCGGTTTTGTATTAACCATTCCGGGATAATAATTGTTTTTTAAATCACCAAAAGATGAATGAGTCGCGCATCCTGTACGACAATTTCTCCAAATTCCTGTTGTTTTTCCTTCAAGAATTGATTCATATACTACATCGCTATCATTTCCATTATCTTGGTGTATTTTGAGCATTCTCTCTCTCTCTTCCATATCCTCACAATCCTGATCATCTGATTTCCACATTAAATGGTATTTACCGTCATTTCCTTTACTGTATTTAAGAGTAGGACTATCTCCTAAACTTGCAATATGAACAAAATCATTTTCCTCGTCAAATACTGTTACATTGCATGTAGTTCCGCTATTTCCAATTATATCCGGCATAGATGATATATATAATGTCAACTCTGCAAACAAACGTTCCAATGCAATTCGGACGTCTCCAAAAGATAATTCTAGACATAATGAAAATAAATCTTGTATAGCATCTGTGACTATATAAGATGTCATATAACCTCCATGACCGTCACATATAGTTGATACGCTGAAATTTTGAGTTTTATATTTTACTTCAAATGTACAACCACTATCTTCCGTATATAAATGACTTTGTCCATTAAAATATATTCTTTGCTTTTTCATACCACGTCCTTGATGAAAGGCTTTGTGCATTATTATACTTTTGTCTTTCTTCACAAAAACTGGTTCACGCTCTAGTTTATAATACTGTTCGTGAATTTGTCTGTATGAAACAGCGGATGTCATCTTATTTAATTATTTTTTAGATTTTAAGAAAAAATCAATTTTATAACTATTGGTTCCGAACATTATGTGAGAAAACTTTTTAATAAAAAAATTTACTTTATTATATAAAATAAAGTAAATGGAAAAATTATGTAAAGACTTAACATCTACTTATGATACCAATATACTTGATAATGAAGATAAGACTGTACAAGACGAATTTTTAAATGTTTCTCGTAAAAATAGAAAAAATAAGATTGGTAAAAAAGTTCTTATGAAACTTATATGTAATCATTATGATGAAAATGTACAAAAACAAAAACCGAATGCTGAATTTATAGGAGGACCTAAAAGTCTTAGTATTCATTGGCATCCGGGTTTTAAAAAATTGATATATATTTTTGGTGAATCCCATGTTAATAGAGTAGATTGTGACAAGATTGAAAAAGATGCTAATACGACTCTAATCGAAGATTACTTATATGATTTAATGATAAAAACTGATGTTTTTCTAGATATTTATTTTGAGTTTCTTTCATATAAAGACGGAGAATATGATTTTCTTTTTTCATATGACCCTAGTCGTTTTAGTGAATTATTTAAAAAATTTAGAAAATGCTTACAGTATAATACTCGATCAGACATTTCTTGTCAATTAGCAAGAGTTCATTATTTTGATATTCGAAGTAATGATTATAATGAAATGAATCTAGAAGAAAATAAAATTAATATACTTTGGTTCACAGGGAAATTATCTTATATTATTCTTAACAAAGAAGGAATAGAAGACGCTGTTTTCCAATTAAAACTCTTGTTAAAACAATATCCAAAAATAATTACTTTATTGAAAGAATTACTTAACGATGATATAAAAAAAGTGTGTGAGTTTATGAAAAAACAGTTAGAAGAGAATCCATACATAAAAAAAGAGTTGAGTAAAATCAGTAATCCACAACTAAAAACATTTATTTTAAACTTTTTTGGTAAATTATTATGTGAAGAAATGACAAAAACTATTCCTAGAATTAAAAACGCTATCTTAAATATACTAAATAATGAAAAAGAATTAGAAGATTATATAATTTTTAATTCAATGGAATCTCTAAACACTTTTTTTGTGGGACCAATGGTATATTTTGCGGACGTTTACTTGCTAGGGCGAGTTTTTAAAAATTTTGATATGGAAAAAAAGAAAGACAAAACTTATTTTGATCAACCTAATCGTGCTCATAACATAATCATATATTGTGGTAATGAGCACGCTAATAATTATAGAGACTTTTTATCAAGTATGCTTTTTCATGATATTGAACATACTGGTGCTTTAAAAGGGATTCCTGAAACAGCTTGGAATTGTATAGATATGAGAAATATAAAACAACCATTTTTTTCGTATTCAGACCTGCCTACTACTCCAAAGACTCCTCCAAAGACTCCTCCTCCAAAGATTTTATCAAAAAAAGATCAAACAGGAAGAACAGTAGAAGAAATACGAGCTTATATTATTGATATGTGGGATGATATTGAACTTGTAGGCAATATACCAGATATTATTGCAAAATCTAAAGATTCTTCATATCGTAATGTAGATATCGAGGTAGAGAAAAGACAAAATGAAATTAGAAAAAGAATAGGAAGAACAGCAGAAGAAATACGAGCTTATATGATTGAGGTGCAAGAGTGGGATGTTAAATATATAGGCGATATACCAGAGATGATTGCAAAATCTAAAGATTCTTCATATTTTCATGCAGAAATGGAGGCAGCTAGAAGATATCATAAAATACAGCGAGAAGAAAATAAGGATATAATATATACTTGAAATGTAGAGATTTATAAGCAGAACGGTTCAGGTATGATAGTGATTAAAATAACACAATTTGTGTTATTTATACTTCCAATTTCTCTTTATTTTATTCTCTGTTTTTTTACAGAGAACATATTATATCTAGGTATCTCTTCATCATTTTCTGGATAATTTGTTTCTAATATATTTTGTTCTAAAATATTTGTTGTATTTTTTAGTACATTATTCATTTGATATTTTTATTTTAATAGATTTTTAAAAGTTTCAATTTTATTTTTTCTCTTAAAAAACACTTTCCCGATGGAGGACGAGAATTACAATCCGGAAGGTTTGGTTTTACATCATAAAGCCATAATCCGGTGGTAGTCATAAAATTATAATTAATATCTTAGTTACAGGTCTACAGCTAAAATCTGTTAAGTTATTCAATTAACTTTTTGTTTATAAAAAAAATTATTTAAATTGGCTTGAGGAGCTGTCAAAGACTCAGCGCAAAAAGTAGGATCACTATCAGTAGCAACGTTCCAATATGCTTGGGTACCATAATATCCAATACATTTATCATCATTAGTACAATATTCTTGAACCCCATCAGTGTCGTCACCCATAGGTGTAGTGCCAGGTTCTGCTGATTCTGTCGATACACATCCATATTGATATTTTTTAGGATTAGGATACATTAGATAACACGTGTTAGACTGACACACCGCTGTAGTTTTCGGACCTGTAGTTATACAATTTGCGCCTGGGTTTCCTGAATAAATACATTGGTAATCTTTTGGTCTACAAACATTACCAACGCACACATTTGGTTTTTCACAACTGTCTAAGCAATTATAAATGTTACAACTATCACCTATACATGCTAAACCAGTTCTTGGTTCATGACATCCTGGTTTCCCGGGGTGTTGGGTTACTGGACATATTTGTCCATCAGGGCACTTAGTACCAGTACAACCTGAACAACCGTCTCCGCATTTTATTCCGTTACACTTGTCTGGACAAGTGGATCCATCAGGTTTAGGACAAAATTGAGGACTTTTATTACAATCTGGAATTGCACTATCTGAGCATATAGGTCCTATAAAACCTTTATCTCCTTGACAAATATCACCTTTAACTTTTGTTTTACAGATATAATCTTTACCAGAACGACAAAATGACAGTTTATCGCAGCATTTTAATTTTTTTCCTCCATCACATGCGTTGTGTGAGGGAAAAGGATTCTCTTTCTCTCCATAACAATCTGTATCAGGTCCACCAGTGCATTCTCCATCTGTTCCACAAGTTTGTTCTGGTGATGAGCAAATACCACCACAATCACCGTTACAATTAGGTCCACATGTTTTTTGGTTATCACATCTGGAGCAATCAGCAGGTCCACCAGAGCATTTTCCATCTTTACCACATGTTTGGCCGGATTGGCAACCACCACAGTTACCCTTACAACCATCATCTCCGCAATTTTTTCCATTACAATTGGGTGTGCAATTATTACTATTCTTATTTCTAAAATGTTTAACTATAAGAAATACTACTATTCCTAAACCAACAGCTAAAAAGACTGTTAATGCAATATAAAAAACATCTTTTTGATTCTCTGATAACTTCATTTACTAAAGATAAATATAAATAAAATGAAGATTTTTTACTGTATATATTCCGCTACTAGATTCATAAGAATTCAGCTCCGTAAGGAACTTCTAAACCATGTGTAGCTCTATGGTAAGAAGTAAATCGAGGCTAGAAAAAAACCAAATTTTTAGCAAAAAATACTATTTTTTTAGTGGTTGCGAAAAGATTTGGTTGCCATCCTGACACTACACCCTTAACCACTTTAACTCGCTGTAATATACTTCTTACTTATACGAAGGTTATTTTTAAATCAATTTTCTGATTAAAAAACTTACGAAACGCTTAAGCGTATTCTTTTATTTTTAAAAAAGAATATTCTTACTAATTCATACGAATAAGAGTAACAGTTGCTAGCCTCATTATATGAAATGAAGTTTAATAAATTAAAGAATACAATAGTTCTGTTTACACATGACCGGAAAAAATTATTCCTAAATTTTTCCAATAGTTTAAACACACACTATCTAAAGAAATTAATTAAATCTTTTTAACCATAAAAAATGTCTAATACACCAACAGTATCTGAAATATCAATCGAATTCCAAGTAAACGGAGCTATGTTGCTATAAGATGTATTTATAAAATTTTGTATATCATTAGATTTTGGTTTCACACAATAAAGTACAGTAACAAACTTTTTATTATCATAAGCTACACCACTACCAAAATCTGTTTTACCTGGAATCGGGTCGACATATTTATCAAAACATTTTGTTGGTAAAGTTGTCATATTATTATCTGGCCAGCAGTAAAAAGCAGGACCTTTGTCAAACGCATATACACTAGCATACCATATATCTTGTATACATTGTATTTTATTGCAACATAAAGGTATCGATAAATTTTTTTTAGACCAAGTAATACCATAGTTAGAATATATAATACTGGAATCGGTAATATTATTCATATCAATACCAGCAATAACACAATTATTATCACTACATTCGATTAAATTAAAGTTAATTGATGTGTTCAGAAAATTAGTTGAGTCTTTCCATAATGTATTATCAGTAATGATAATATCAGTAGAATACTTTATATATGTATCACTAAAATAGGGGATGCTCTTATTTTCATCACAAACTAATATCCATTTATTTTTAAACCAACATATAGCGTCTCCATTTTTTGGTAATGTAGGAGTAGAAATATTAGTCCATGACTTCCCATTTGAAGAAATAGCTAAAATGCTATTCGTATGTGCAATTGTTGTACCAGTCGCAACCCAGATTGTTCCATTCCAATAAACACTACTTATAGATGAAAAAAGACTAGAAGAATTAAGTACTGGGTACCAAATAATACCATCGTCAGAATAAGCGATTGTATTACTTGTACCAGAACCAATAACAACCCAAATTGTTCCATTGAATTTTACCATATGTGCTGTATCAAAAAGTTTAGAAGAATCAGGTATTCCTTTCCAAGTAATACCATCTAGTGAAGTCATAATAGTTGAATTGTATTGTGTAAAATCACCTGGACCGGAGCCAACCGCTACAAATAATTTTTTTCTAATACATTTTCCTGCTGTACATGTATAATTAGGTGATGAGCAAACACCATCACAGGTACTTTTACAACCATCATCATCTCCACAATTTTTTCCATCGCAATTGGGGATACAAATACATTGTCCTCCTGTACATGTAAAATTAGGTGATGAGCAAACACCATCACAGGTACTTTCACAACCATCAAAATCTCCACAATTTTTTCCAGCGCAATTGGGGATACAAATACATTTTCCTGCTGTACATGTATAATTAGGTAATGGGCAATCACTACAGGTACTTTCACAACCATCATCATCTCCACACTTTTTTCCACTGCAATTGGGGGTACAAATACATTTTCCTGCTGTACATGTATAATTTGGTGATGGGCAAACACCATCACAGGTACTTTCACAACCATCATCATCTCCACACTTTTTTCCAGCGCAATTGGGGGTACAAATACATTTTCCTGCTGTACATGTATAATTTGGTGATGGGCAAACACCATCACAGGTACTTTCACAACCATCATCTTCTCCACACTTTTTTCCAGCGCAATTGGGTTTACAAATACATTTTCCTGCTGTACATGTATAATTTGGTGATGGGCAAACACCATCACAGGTACTTTCACAACCATCATCTTCTCCACACTTTTTTCCAGCGCAATTGGGTTTACAAATACATTTTCCTGCTGTACATGTATAATTTGGTGATTTGGGGCAACCAGCACCACAGGTACTTCCACAACCATCATCTCCACAAACTTTTCCAGCGCAATTGGGGGTACAATTAGTATTTTTATTTTTAAAGTGTCTAACTATAAGAAATACTACTATTCCAAAACATAGAATAAAAAAGACTGTTAATGAAATATAAAAACCATTTTTTTGTTTTTGTGTTAACTTCATTTAACAAAACACTATATTAAAGTATTTTTTATTAATTTTTTGAAATAACATGATGTTAATCGAGATTTTGTCTGTCTAGCATTTATTACGAATAAAACTTCGAGTGTATGACAGACAAAGAGTTTGATTTATATGAAACGATTATATTCATATAAATCAAAAAGAATTTTATTTTACTTATCTTCATTATACTTATATGTTGTACCGTAAGCAGCATTAATTATGTCAATTTCTCTGTTGCTGTAGCTCTTTATAGACTTTGATCTGGTGGGCTCTGATGTAGTATTCTCTTCAACTTTTTTATCAGGAATTATATTTCCTTTGAGTGTCATGATTCTTACTTTTTCTTTGAACAAGAAATTTACAAAATTCAAATTTATTTTATAAATTCTAAAAGAAATATGGATGAAATATGTAAAAAATTGAGTAATACATATAATACAAATATTTTGGATAAATATGATCCAGAAATAGGTAAAGAGTTTCTTAAAGCTTCTAAAAAATACAAAAACAGTGGCAAAGGTAAAAATGTATTGATGAATCTTATTTATAATCATTTTGAACCAAAAAAAGAATATCCAAAGTTTATTGGAGGACCAAAAACTGTTACTTTACAATGGAGCGAAGAATATCAAATGATGATATATATTTTTGGTGAATATCATAGCGATGAAATGAACTGTTCTCAAATTAAAGGCTACAATAGTTCTCTTTACACCATGCCTATAGAAGAATTTTTAGCAAAAGTAATTACCGAAACAGATGCTTTTATCGATCTTTACATTGAAATACCTGCTTATTTGAAAGAAATAAATGAATACAAAGATAATTTTAAACCATTTCCTGAGACATATCGTCTTACAGAATTGTTAAAAAAATTTAGGAAATGCATTCAATATACAACTCGTGCGGCAAAAGAATGTAAATTAGCAAGAGTTCATTATTTTGATATTAGATATAAGGATATTAATGGTCAGTTAGAACCTGTTAATGATATAGGTTTTGTTAAGCTATACACTCAGGTTTTATTAAATAAGGAAAATCAAAGTGAAAAGATAGCTTCTTTCAAACTATTTTCTGAACGTTCAATAGAATTTCAAAAAATCTTAAACGGTTCAGCTGATAAAGATATAACAAAAAATATAGATTTTTGGAAATCGTATATTTATAGTAATTCTTTTATTACAAAAGAAATGACTAAAATAAAAGATCACAAATTAAGACAAAAAATATTAGATTTTATAGAAAAAGAACTTTCAAATCAAATATTATTATGCAAACTAGCATTGAACACATCTAGCAAAAATATTTTAGATTACATGGCAGGTAATAATAAGGTTAGCGATTTTACTTTTATAGATTCTTTTAATACTATTTTACCTTGCCTAATTGGCTTTAATTCTATTATTGCAGACGCGTATACAATTGCTCGTATATTTAAAGATTTTGATATGACTGAGATGCAAAAGAAAGCATATAAAGGATCAATTGATCATCCTGTAAACGCGCACAATATAATTATATACGCAGGAGACGATCACTGTTTAAGATACAGAAAATTTCTAAACAGTATTGGATTTAAAGTATATGGACGATCAGGAGATTTTGGATCAACAAAAAGAACTTGTTTAGATATTAGTAAATTTAAAACACCTTTTTTTTCTGAAATTCCTCCTATAAAATTATAAATTTCTTTAAAAGTAATAAAGAATGGGTGACTTACATAATCTTTGCTTGACACTGATAAAAACGTATAATACGACAATTATAGATCAAATGTCTGTTGATTTGCAAAATGCTTTCGAAAAAAATGCTTTCGATAAAATCTCATCATATTGTTCTGTTGATTCATATAAGCAGAATGAAAAAGAGAGGAAAGTGTTGGATGAGCTTATTTTCAATCATTTCTACAAAAAGATTGAAAGACAAGAGTTAACACAGCATTACATTGGCGGTCCATGTACCCTCACATGTCATTGGAGTGAAGAATATCAAAAACTTATATATATATTTGGAGAAGAACATTCTGAAGACACGGACTGTAAAGAATTTCCAAAAAATAAAAGAAAGAACGAAAAACAATCAGGAATGCCAATAGAAGAATTTTTAAAAAAGTTTATACAAATAAATGATATTTATCTAGACATTTTTGTTGAACTTCCAGCATATAAACAAAAGACCTTAAACTATTCAAAACCTTTATCAGAACATGAAGGACTTTCAAATGCTAGATTATTTAAAATTGGAACAGAATTTGCAGAATGCATGGACGGATATGATCGTAATCCAGAAAAATGTTCTCGTTCGAGAATTCATTATATGGACATTAGAAATATCGAGAGAGAAGCAGCTAGTGGATTAGATGCAGTTTCTATTTTTATCATTACTTGTTTTAATATTATTGATAGTGATAAGGATTTAAACCAAAAGAAAAATTTACTTTTAGAGTTTGCAATTACTGATTTGGGTAAATATGTTATGAACGGATTTTTAATACCAAAAAGGAACAACAAAAAAGAATATTCAAATTTTTGGAATAGCATGTTATCAGGTAATTATTACGTTGATAAAGAGTTAGAACGAAATAATCCTGAAATGTCACGCAAAATTTCTAATTTTCTCAAAAAAGAAATGCAAGAACGATTAGATAAAAAGTATGAGGACGAAAAATACGCAACTAGTGGTTTAATAAACGAACAAGCTAAACTAATTATGGATATAGATCCTACTAAGGATATAGATCCTCAAACTATTATAAAATATTTTCATGACCTAGCGTTTCTTTTAATAGATACAAACAGTGTTTTAGTGGATGCTTATACTCTTTCTCGTATATTTAAAAAATTTAATTTATATCCGGAAAATGAACAAAAAATACGTACTTCAGATGAACCAGAAACCGCGAGCAATATAATAATATATGCCGGAAACAATCATTGTAATACATATAGAAAATTTTTGGAAAAAATTGGGTTTAGTTTAATTGCTAATATAGGAAAAGCAAAATCAACTCCTAGAAACTGTATAGATATGACTGAGGGTGATATAGATGCAACACTGGATCAGAGTGACACTTGGTCTTTACAACCATTATTTTCAGCATGGCCACCTGCAACACAACCTTCTTTATTACAAGCAGAGTATAAAGGTATTGGTGCCGCACCAAAAAAGAAACGTTTAAACAAAAAATTAGGTAAAATTAGCCCATACTAGAATGAAGTTAATTAGATACAAAGATTTCCTAATAAATTCTCTAAGTCGTCTACACCACCTCCAGACTCTAACACTCCTTTACCTAAATTTCCAGAATCAACACCGCAATGAGTAATATGCCATCCATTTGACACAGCAGCTTCACATCGCATTATTATCTCAGACTCTTTTGTTAAAACACTTCCAGTATCAGCACCATCAGTAATGATAAACAAATGATGTTCAGCATTTTTTTCTGGATACCAATCGTCTAAAATTACTCCAATCGCATCATACAGAAAAGTAAGCCCAAATTCAGGTAATTGATTCATTGAAAAAAGTTTAGCCTCTGGTACATGGACAGCCCTGCAAAGATAGTGTCTTTTATCACAGAATAACATTATAGAAATATAAATGTCACTTCCACCTCCTTTCATATTTTGCAAACTAGATATAAATTTATTCAAACCTTTTATCATTGATTCAGCATGTTGTTTCATACTGTAACTAATGTCAATTAGGACGATAGCATGTTTTTTCATTTTCTTTTAATGAGTAAATCTTAAAGCTAAAAATATTTACTTAATCTTTTATAGGATCTGGTTCTGACACTTCAGAATGCGATGTATTATTACCACAGCACTTTTTGTACTTTTTTCCTTTTCCACAAGGACACAAGGAGTTACGAGGGATTTTTTCATTTCTGTTTTGTTTTGGAGAAATACTAGCTCGAGTAGATATTCCTAATACATCTATAATTTTTTTAGAAAGTTCAGGTGTTATGTCGCTTGGATTACTAATTTTATCTGCCAATTTCATCAGTTCTTCTAGCTTTTCAGGACCCAGCATTTCTGGACTGATTCCAAATTGTCGTAGCATAGGCAATATTGTTCCAATGTCTAAATTTTCCATGTCTTCTGATTAATATCATACCAGCGTTTAGATTAAAAAAGATCTAAACGCTCGTAAAATATTTATTAAATAAATATGAAATCTAGATCGAACATTAAAGAAGTTTTTGAGGAATGTAGGGGTAAAGGCTTGCTAATTGAATTAGGAAGTTCCTATTGTTCTGGACCACTCATAGAAGAAGGAACCAAAGGTTCTGGGTGGATCTGTGCAGCCGCTCAAGATGACGATAGAATAATGGAAGATATTGAAGGAGAAGGTAGCGCAGAAGTTACTTGGTTTTTTGGACCACTTGGCAAAATTTCTAGCATCGCGTCTATACTTGTAGATATTTTTACAAAAAAAGGGTACATTGTAAAATGGAATAAAAGTATGGGAGGAAAAATTACAGCCGTAATTGAGGAAGAAGATTTGCCTTTGGATTTTCTGGAGGGATGGAATAATGAAAGCGATGATGATAATCCTGATTTGGATGCAGAATCCTATGCCAGTGATGATGAAAATCGTATAAATCCAGAAGAAGAAGTTGTATTTAACAAACAAGAGGAAGAACAAGCGCCTATTTTTGAGAGTGATGAAGATGAAGATGAAAATGAAGACGAAGATGAAGATATTATAGGTCCTGTAATAGACCCATGTAGCGATGATGATGAAAATGATGATGAAAATGATGATGAGGATGAAAACGAGGATGAAGAAGATTAAATGGTAATGAAAAATTTATTAAAAATTATTTTTCATTTTGAGTGAATTCATATAAGAATATGTAAAAAATAAAGTAATTTAATTATTGTAAGCACATAATCAATTTTTCCACTTATTTAACTAATGTAGTGATTTCTTATTGCCACAACGTTTTCATCTTGTAGCATTTGCAATTAACTGTGCAACAAAATACAAGGTGCTTCATGCATAGCCCAGTTCCCACCTTTCGAGTAAAGTTAGTTGACGGGGAGATTTCTTATTGCGACAACGTTTTGTAGAACGATTAAAAACTTTACCTGGTTTACATAAATTACTTCTCGGCCTACTCTTACGTTTAAGAGACTTACGTTTACGAGACTTACGTTTAAGAGACTTACTTTTACGAGACTTACGACAACGTTTTGTTGAGCGATCAAGAGTCTGAGTTTTTTTACATTGAGATTTATTATATCACATTTTCTAAAAACATTTTATTAATAATTTTTAGGTATAAATGAACGTCTTTTCTTCCGTAATTGACTGGATTGGTGAAATATTATCATTTGTAATAGAGTCAGCCGAGATATTTTTAGTAAATCTTTTTGGTTCCAAAACAACCGAAACACAATCAGATTTTCCAATAGAAAAATCAGAAGAACCATTTGAAATGATTTAGATTTTAATAAATATCTTGAACAAGATGTTGTCAAGTAATATTAGAATCTTCTAAAATTTTGTCCAATTCTTCTGATAATAATTCTATCATAAGATCTAATTTACCATCATACTGATTCTTTTTCTTAAGATTTTTTCTTTCTTTTATCAGTTCTGATAATTTTTTTCCAACATCTTCCATACCACATTTAGCTATACGCTTTGCTTCTATAAAAGTTTGTAGTTTAATTTTTAAATCATCAGGCATTTATATTTGTGTTTGTTTTGTTTAAGTTAGATCCAATCACATTTTTCAATGTATTCAATCAAACCATTATTTCCTCTGAATAATTTAAAAGGTTTACAACAACCGTAAGCTAAATTCATTTCAACAAGTTTTTCACACTCTTCTTTAGATGCATGCGGATTTACTTGTTCTCCAGTGTTTTTTATAACACCGTGCCGAAAGATTTGACAATTAACTTCTGCTGACATTACCTGTATTGTTGCACCACAATGAGGACATTCAAATATATAATATTCTTCATTAATATTCTGTATTATCATTTTTTGTCTTAGAATATAAATTATTTAATTAAACGATAAAAAAAAATCTGAGCATAAAATAAAAATGGAAGGGAAATATTCTTTTTTCAACATGTTGAAAATTTATCGTGACAATAGAGATGAAATAACTGCTTATTTTAAAGGACAGCCTGTAGAAGGTTTTCAGAATGATACTCATAATAATGACCATCATCATGACAATCATAATAAGAATGATACTTTTGCTGCTTTTGGAGGAATAGCTCTATTTATGGTATTTCTTCTTATTGCTGCTGGTATTTGGATTTGGGCACTTGTAGTTACGGTTAAATACTGGAAAATTCTTCCTGTATGGGCTCAAATAATATCTGTTATTGGTCTGCTACCTACTGGTGTTGGACCAATTATTAGTTTGGTTGTAGTATATATAGGAAAAGCAAATCCGGTCGCAATACATTCAGACTTTTTCTCACCAGACACTTATTCACCACAAGGCGGTTGGTAAAATATAATAATTTTTTTTCTTGATATGAAATAAAATGGCAAAAGATCTTACAGAAGCAGATAAATGGATGATTAGTTTTTTCTCTGCTTTGTTATTTATTCTTATAGCTTCTCCCTTTATGTTTAAACTCACTGGTTATATCTTTTCTTCAATCGGATTAACAATTCAAAATGACGGCTGTCCAAACTGGATTGGAATTATTATACACAGTATTGTATTTGCTATTTTAATTAGATTGATGATGTTGATTCCTACAAAAAATTAAGTAATAAATTAATTTATTAGTTTTATTAATAAATGAGTACAACTAAAAAAAAATTATTAATTGTTTATTCTGGACATACATCTAATGGCAGTACTGCAACTTTAGCTGATTGGATTAAAACAGGTGCTGAAACGGTAGGAGGTCTTGATATATATGTTGAAAGTGCATCTGATATAATCAATCAAACACCAGCATATGATATATCTTTTGCTGATGGCATTATATGTGGTTCGGGAGACTATAATGGAAATCCAGAACCAGATATGATAACTTTCATTGATAAAATTTTAGGACCTGGTTTAAATAACACTAATACTAAACTACCAACTATGCCATTTGGAGTTTTTGCTACTAGCGCCGGGTATGGTACTGGAGTACAAGAAGTTATGCAAAGTATGGCTCGTGCATTACTTACATTCGGATGTATTTATATTGGAGGAGGTAGTTGGCATTATAGTCAAGGTGTTGCAGGTATGGTACATGACTTTCCATTTTGTCCTACAGGATCTACAGCTGGAGGACCACCTTGTCAATCAACAGGTTCTTCAGGACCTACTTGGGAATGGGTAGAAAATAATAAAGGTGGTTTACAACAATATTTAGAACAAGATGCAAACTGTTATGGACGTCGAGTAGCATTGGCTACTATTTCTTTTGCTGATGGATTTTACAATGCTATGAATGAAAATCCTCCTCCTGGAGGTCATACTGGTAATTATTCGCATTGTGATCCAGAACAAAAAAAATCAAGTATAAAAAGTATAAAAAGTATAAAAAGTATACATAAAAAGAAAAAAAAATTATCAGAAATCGACAGGTGGATGTTTTGTTTTAGGTCAGCACTCTTATTTATTATCATAGTTTCTCCATTTATGTTTAAACTCACTGGACCAATCTTCTCTGCAATCGGAATAACTATACAGAAAGACGGCTGTCCAAATTGGATTGGAATTATTATACACAGTATTGTGTTTGCTATTCTAATTAGATTATCAATGCTGATTCCACTCCATGGTAGATAAAGAACTAGAAAATAATCTTATATATTTTTAAAAAATTGATTTTTTAAAAAACTTTTTCTACAAAAATTTAAATCATGAAGTCAATTTACAATTGTGAGAATGTATCCGAGAATGTATTCGAGAATGTATTCGAGAATGACTCAGAAGAAATGTGGGTTAAGCAAAATAAGCAAAATAAGCAAAAGAAGCAAAATAACACTAAAGACCTTGATTATTCTTCAAAGAGCTACAAGCGCTTTTGTAATAAACTAAATAGTGCAAGAGAAATTGTTGAAATTGATGGAGACGAAACACATGTACTAAAAAAGTTGGAAAAAATGTGGCAAGAAGATTTCTTTAAGCTAAAGAATGCAGCTGACAAGAAAAAGCGCAAGTCCATTGCGGTGAAGGCTCGCTACAAAGAAATGTAAATTAAAAACTATAATCTAAGACAAACGACACCAAACAAGGTGTCGTTTTCTAAAAAAGTAGGACATTATTTTTAGGTTATTATAAATGAATTATGCTATTTTAAAATTAGCATCCAGGTCATAATCTGTTGTTTGAGTATATAGTTGGTCAATATATAAATAAACAATGTCTTATGTTTTCCTTGTTTTATTGAAACATATGGATGGTAACAGATAAAGACTAATTATATATGAAAAAAATAGAAGTGACTGCCGAAAAATTAAAACTCTCTTCAAATCGGAGAAGTTGCTTTAAAAATTACATTGATTCGGCCTATTCATCGCAAAAAAATTGCTACGAAGATAACACTAAACTTAAAACAGAGCGTAAAATAAAAGATTGTACTGAATTAGATTATCTTCTTAAAGTTGCGTGCGAAAAATCAAACTATTTATCAATTTTGATATAAAGTATTAATAACACAAAGATATGCAATCTATGATAACATTACCATCTTCAGATGTTGATTTTAATTTAGACCTCTTAAATGTTTTATATCAAATATACATGCCATTAGCAAGTTTATCTGAGACATTCACTCATTATGATTTACAATCCCGGGATGTTTTAATATATGAACCAGTTCCAGGAAAATACAGATATGTTTTGGATGATTACTTTAAACCGAAACAGGTTCATCCGCATATGAGCTTGGTTCAATAGAAAAATTAACAGAATAAATAATGTAATAGACGTTCACAATGCATTAAAAAGAGCAGTATTAGAGTATAATACTCAAAACGATCCAGATTATGAGTGTATGACTTCATTTGGTAGTTTAACTATTTACCAATCTGAACTTCCTATGAAATTTATACAAAATTATAACCAATTTATAATGTAAATTTGTCTCAAACGACACCGTGTTTGGTGTCGTTTGTTTATCTCTAATCTATATTCTCTTTACTTGTACAGAAAAACGTTCGTAATGTGATTATCAAAGGTCCTTTCAACCCAATCGCGAGTTGAATCATCCCTTGAAGGATGCTCAGCAAGTCTCTTTTTTAGAATCGAGTCAATTTGTAGCTCATGAAGGATAAAGGCAGCGTTTTCATCATCTGTAAACTTGCATTCGTCCAAGTGAGTTCCAATCTCATGTGAGCGAAACTCGCTGCTTGGCTGAATCCCAATAAAAGATGGTTGCAACCACTCCAAAAGACCGTCGCTGCATTGAATAAGTACCAAATTATCAGATGGTGCAAAATCCCACTCATAAACTCGAGGTACAGTGTTCATAACACCCTTGTAATAGTCACGGCAGTAATCTCCAAAGCTCGAGTGGATCATCATGTTAGACCTCTTATTCCTAAACACACCTGTCGGTTTACCACTAGATTTTACTTCAATCACTACTGACTCTGCTGTAGCGTTAGGTTCGCCGTTTTTCTTGTGAATTTCAATCATTCGTTCAATTTCGTCACTGTCTGCACAATCTTGATCCTTTGACTTGCACAACAACTTGTAATTACCGTTCTCATCCTTGCGATAAAGCATTGATGGACTGTCTCCAAGACTTGCGACAAATACCTTTTCGTTTGTCGGATCGAACACAGTAACGTTACATGTTGCACCACTGTTACCTAGCAACATCTTCTTTTTCAATATCTCATTTGCTATCATCTCAAACAAAAGAGGCAATGCAGTCTTTACGCAACCTGATGACTCGGAGATAGCTACACTAAACAATCGTTCTATTATGCTAGTCACTGTAAAAGACGTCTCGTACCCAGAATGACCATCACACACAGTTGACACTCCTATGGTTCTTTCTCCGTAAGTCACAGTAAAGAAGGTACCAGTGTCTTCTGTATATTCGTAAGTGTGATCGGCAAAATCAAGGCGTGGCTTATAATAAGTATATCCTTGACGCTTGTCCGTAAAACCTTTAATAGTCTCTGCGATTGTGAAAGACTGCATGTTATTGCATTTATTCTAAGAAGATGTTCTAAAAATTCAATTTAATTAAAAACATCGGCTTTCCTTTTAAATTATTCAAAGGAAAGAATCGATTGTTTGAAAAGTGTGATAACTGAGACAAACTGAGACAAAGTAACCGTCACTAAAAAAATAAAAGATCATCAGCTTTTATTTTGATTATACTATTAATATTTCATCTTATCGCTTTAGAGTAAGTTCAATGTGTTGTGCTTTTAGGACAAAATTGACTACTTCCTTTACAATCTGGTATTTTTTCACAATCAGGATATTTAAAACCTGGATCTCCTTTACAAATATCAGTTTCAAGTTTCTTATCTCTACAGACATAACTATTAGTTTTCTTGTTAAAACAGAATTGTAAATCATCGCAACATTGTAATCTATTTTGAGTACATGCTCCTGGAGGGTTTCCAAAAGGATCTTCATCTTTTTGATAACAAGGACAAAAATGAGTACTTGTACTTCCTTTACAATCTGGTATTTTTTCACAATCAGGATATTTAAAACCTGGATCTCCTTTACAAATATCAGTTTTAAGTTTATTATCTCTACAAACATAATTATTAGTGTTTTTGTTAAAACAGAATTGTAAATTATCGCAACATTGTAATCTATTTTGACTACATGCTCCTGGAGGGTTTCCAAAAGGATCTTCATCCTTATGATAACAAGTATCAGGAATATTTGGATTACATTTTCCACTAATACATGTGTATCCTGGTTCTGTACAAGGACCTTCTTGGCATGGATTATTACAATTATCAATCTCACCACAATTTTTTCCATCACAGTCGGGTATGCAAGTACATTTTCCACCAATACATGTGTATCCTGGTTCTGTACAAGGACCTTCTTGACATGGTTTATTACAATTATCAATCTCGCCACAATTTTTTCCATCACAATCTGGTATGCAAACAGTACCAGAGCATTTCCCATCTTGACCACATGTTTGTTCAGATGGACAAGTACCACAGTTACCTTTACAACCATCATCTCCGCAATTTTTTCCGTTACATTTAGGTATGCAATTATTAGTATTTTTATTTTTAAAATGTTTAACTATAAAAAATACTACTAATCCAAAAAATACTGTTAATCCGATATAAATACCATTTTTTTGATTTTTTGATAAATTCATTTATTAAAGTCAATATATATTTATATGTTATAATTTATTAAATATATTGGGACTGTATCTGGTTGAAATACTTAGTATTTTTATTTAATTATATTTTGTCAAATATTTTATCAAAAACTTCTAAAAATCTACCTTTCAATTTAAGCTTTGTAAAAATATAATAAGCTCCTCCAGGTATCTTATTAAAATAAATCATATCTTTAGGTAAAACCCATTCTTTCATCAATTCAGTATCTTTTTGTACAGCTCCTTCCAACCATTCACTGGTAAATTCAAACTCTTCACTTGTCCATGGCTCGTATTGTAATTGGAAATATTCATAAATATATTCTTTAGATTTTGGTGATATATCACTGTTTATAATACCAATTTTCTCAACAATAGAATAAAAAAGGTCTTTATTTTTATTTCTAATGCTGATATGTAATTCACGCATGTTATCCAATAAATCTCCTTCTATTTTATTTAAACATCCAAAATCTAACACACATAAAGTTGAATCACTTTTAACTAGAAAATTTCCATAATGTACATCTGAATATAATATACCATTCTTATAGATATTTTCGAAAACAAAATTTACTAAACACATGCCTACTTTATTTCTTTCTTCTTGAGTTGAATCATTTATAAAATCTGCAATAGATTTACCTTCTGCAAAACTCATACATAATATCTTATCTGTACATAATTCTGGTATTATATCAGGTATTTCGATTGAATCACTGTGACCATATAACTTAGCCATCATTTGTTGATTACTTGCTTCTAATTTATAATCAAATTCTTCATACATTTTAGTTTTTATGTCTATCATAGCATTTTTAATATCTGAGAAAGAATACAAATAAGATGCTAATGTATCAAGCATCTCTAAATCTATCTTTGTTTGATCAACTAATCCAACATATTGTACTTTAAATATAATATTTTTTCCTTTGTATTTACATTTATGTATTTGACCTACACTACCACTTTTATAAACATTAAAATCAACAGATGTAATTTGTTGTGTTTCCAAATTTTTAATAAAATCTTTGAAATATAATATTGTTTTGTCCTTAGAAAACGGTTTACAATCTGAAAAAACTGTTTTGGATTGATCATCTATAGATAGTATTTGAGCAAATTTGCTTAATACACCACCATAACTTTCAAATGTATTGGATAAACATTTTATTTTTTGAGATTTTTTACCAAGTGATTGATTATTTTTATCAGTAGATTCTGTCATACTCTTTAAGTAATTATATATAAATGAAGTACATATAGAAGTTGATCTTAACATTTGTTTATTATACTAAAAAATATTTTTTTAAGTAAAATCATTTTTTTAGTATAAATGATTTATGATAAGTAAAATAGCAAATATCTGGGTAAAATTGTAAGTTATCGCGACATTTAATCTACATTTTCTACGAGGATTGTCAAAAGCATTGGAATCATACCCTAAAAAAACTTTAGAGTTTCATATGAATCGAATTCGTATTTTTATTCCCATCTAGACCATTTTATCCTATAACTAAAAGGAAATACTATTAAGCCATCATAAACGCCTTTTCTACCATAAAAGAACACACCTCCTTCTTTTGTTCCATATACGTTTGTTCCATCAGTTGTTTTATACAATTTTCCATCTATACCCCACCCGACTTTATTATCCAAATAAAAATCAGGATCTGTTGAAAAAACTTTTGTTATTTGTTCTCTAGTAGCAATAGAAAGTTTATTGGTTTTTGCTAGTATTTTGGCATTTTCAAAAATAACTAAACCGTCACCCCCTTTTACTTCTGCATAGAAAACTTGAGGAAATTCTGGTGCTGAAATCCATTTTGAAGAAATATCAAAATACCAAGGATGTATCATTGAAATCGGGTGTTCGCCATGATTAAATGGAGGAAAAATAGATTTGTTTTCGGGTGGTTTTACACCGAATAAAAATATACCTCTTCTTTCACCTGCTGCTGCCGGGGTAGGATTATGTATATCCCAAGTAGGTTTGTAGTCTTTATCAAAACTTATATTATATAAAAATCCATCAGCTGCCCATGCAAACATTGAATATACAGAAATAACAAAACCATTTTTAACAGCATCTAAGATATCACTATAGGATGCAAGTGGATCAGTAATTTTTTTACTCTGCAAATATTTTTTTACAGAATCAATTGTTCCATTATCAGTAAAATCATCGGAAGTGTATAAATAAACTTCTTCTTTACCTTGTGAAACTCCTGTATAAACTTTTTTATGTGATTGAACTGCTTTTTCATATTTCTCAGATTCACATTTCCTTTGATTTTCTTTAACTATTTTTTTAGGAAAAACTTTAAAAGATACTAATAAAATTAGTAATAATATTATTGTAGAAACTAAAGATATAATCAATACTTGATCATTTATAGGTTTTGCATTGTAGTTGTACATAATTATAGTAAATAAATAAATAATTATAATACTAATGAAAAATACTTTCCTAATCAGTTCATCCATTTATCAGATGATAAGAAAAAATAATTTATTTTTCCCATATTTTTAATTAAAACGATACTAATATTAGTGTCGTTTTTGCAGAGAACTCAAACGAGAACTCAAACGAGAACTCAAACGAAAACTCAAAAACGAAAACTCAAAAACGAAAACTCAAAAACGAAAACTCAAAAACGAAAACTCAAACGAGAACTCAAACGAGAACTCAAACGAGAACTCAAACGAGAACTCAAATGAGTTAATTTACACGAATAAATTCTAGTACTCTTTGACGTACATATAAGTTGATCTTAACATTATAGTAAAAATATTTTGAAAGATACCAATAAAATTAGTAACTTACAAAAATAATTTTTTCATTAGTTTATAATAAATGAAAGATGAATGTTGGAAAAAATCAATAACTCGTACAACTCGTATTCCATATTACATTAATTTAGAAACAGGTGAATCACAATGGGGTGAACCAACAGGATTAAAAGACTGGGAAAAACACACAAGTAACAATCAAGAACCTGGAAAAACTTATTACAGGTATTTACCTTCGTTATTTACTCAATGGGATTCTCCTCTTGAAATTACAGATACAAACATTCTTCCTGAGTACTGGGAAGAAAGAAAGAGTAAATGCGGAAATGTTTACTACGTAAATAACAAAGAAAAAATTAGTGTTTGGAAGAGACCTTCGTTTGAACCAAATAATATTATTTTATTTGATAGAATACTTGAAGGAGCTTCAGATTATCCAGTTTGGAATGGTACTTTAAGTGGTAAACCAGTTATATATAAACTTATGTCTACATACGAATATAACTGGTTAATCAAAGCACAAGGTATTGGAGTTGTGCGATTACTTTACAAAACTGAAAATTATAAATTACCAAAAAAAATGTATCAAGAGGACGGCGTAGATAAAAAAGGAATATTAGTAGCTATGGAAAAACTAAATACTATAAAATTACACCCATACTATACTGAAGGTTTATCTCTTGATACTGAAAAGAAATTTAGGCAACGTGTACTTTATATGCATTCTTTACATTCTTTTGACTCTAATATTTTACGAAAGTTACTAAATACTATAGTCGAAATAAATAATAAAGGTATATCATGGGGAGATTTAAAACAAGAAAACTTTGGATTAGATAAAGATGGTCAATTGAGAATATTTGATTTTACTGAGTCTTCTACTATTAGTCCTATGGAGAAGATTCCTTATATGAGTAAAGATAAACATTCAATTGGTAAATATTATATAAAATCATCAAACAAACATTTTGACATTCTTGCTTATGGAAAGTTATTATACAACATAATTACTCAAACCTTTTCTTTTTATCCTGGCGGGCATTACAAAAATGAGGACGGTCTAATAAGGGAGCAATACTTACAAGTTATTGATATGATACAAGATATAGATTCAATTTCTAAAAATGCTTTACAAAAATGTTTTCTCCTTGACGGAAAAAGCGAAAATTTAGATAATGAGTTGTCAGAAGCTATAAAAGCATTATATCTTATGCTCAACGACGTTCCCGACGTGACTGGAGTGCCTGAAGTTGTTGATTAAATTATATATTTTAAAAATTAATTTTTAAAATGTAATTTGAAGCAAACAAATTATTATTTGTTGGTTGAAATAATTAGACAAATAAATTATACTTCATCTTTCTCAGTATTAGCATCTCTTCTTCCGGATATTCTTCGCTTTCAATATTGAAAAGTTCAGTCTCGTAGAATTTACAAGCCAATTCGACCGCTGTATGAGCAGAACAACCAGTTTCATTGAAATATGTCTGAGCTGCCCATCTAGTAATCTTTTTCTCAACTTCAAAATTTTCACATATCTCGCTTATAGTTGAACTTACATTGCAATTTTGAATCCCATCCCATACCTTATGTATAGGAAGAATTATATTAAAAATTTCGCTCTCTAAAGCTTGTCTGGCTGTCCATCTTTTCTCGGGGTTTATAATTAACAAACCCTTAACCATATCAGCAAGAGGACCTCCTTTAAACTTGGGAATCTGTCTAGATAAAAAATCAAGAGCTTCTTTGTCTTTCTGAGCAGTTAATTGTTTTCCAGTAAAAAGTTCGAATAAAACAACCCCTAAAGACCATGCATCTGCCGGCATTCCGTAAGACTTTTTAGCAACAACTTCAGGAGCACGATATGTAGCGGTAGCTATCTTTCCCGTATGTGTACCTTTCTTGCATACTCCGGTAAAGATTTTAGAAAGTGTAAAGTCGGCCAAAACCGGATTCATATTTTCGTCAAGAAGAATATTCTCTGGTTTAATGTCTCTATGTATAACTCCATTATCGTGTAGAAATGCTACAGCACCTAACATTTTTATCGCTATCCGACGCCTATCGTTTTTACTGAGCAATTTTTTTTTGAATGCATCATACAAGTCAAAACTATATTTCTTCATTATTATACCAACAGTTTGCTCGTCGTCATCAAGAACAATTATGTCTTCTAAGTTCATTATTCCTGTGTCGGAAGATGAGTTTTGAAACATTTTTAATATCGAAATTTCCCTAATTGCCCCAAGATCTAAATCAGATGATGTCCTTTCAAACTTTTTAAACGCAAAAGATTGTCCATCATCTCTACAAACAGAGTATACACTACCAAAAGTTCCAGAACCAATTTTTTCTCCTTGTTCGTAAATTCTTCCAGAGATAGATCGCATTTTCTTCTTTAATAAAAAAAGATTCATTTATATTTCATTTCCTTTTTTCGATTAACAAAAATTCAGAATTTTCATTTCTTAAGCCTCCATGTATAAATACCATTGACATTTGATACACTGACATACATATTGCCATCATTTCCATACAAACTCATCCCATGGCATTGATTTGCTGGATACGGAGGACTCTTACGAGTTGTTTTATGATATTTAGCTGTTGTTTGTTTTTTACAACCAACTTTTTCGGTAGATTTCTTTTTTGAGCTAGATTTCTTTACACTCTTCTTTACACTCTTCTTTACACTAGATTTCTTTACAGAAGACATAATTAATTTCCCGATTTTTCCGTCTTTCTTCACACAGTTTAGAGTATCAGGGTTAATTATCTTGTTAGGAGGGCATTTATGTAAACTACGTTTTTTTGTAGATTTCTTAACAGATTTTTTTGAAGAACCTAATAGTAATTTTCCGACTCTACCATCTTTTTTCACACAGTTTAGAGTCTTTGGATTTATGACTTTATCCTTAGGGCATTTCTGACTAGATTTTCTTGCTGCTAACAGTAATTTCCCAACTCGTCCATCTTTTTTGACACAATTCCCTGTCTCGGGATTTATGAGTTTGTCCTTAGGGCATTTCAACATTTTATTATACGTATTTATAATTTATTTTTAATAAAACATCTTGATAATTTCTACAAACTCTTCATTCTCATCATTCTTGATACGTTCAATCTGTATCTCCATTTCTTCTAATAACTGAGTAATACGATCTTCTATATCCGTCTTGTCAGTACGTGTTCTATCTGGATTGAAACGAATAAATATCCACTTTCCACTATGTATCATATAAAGATCATCATATCTTATTTCCTCATCATATTTATCGTATCTGTCATGACGAAATTCATCTGTTTCTACTGCTAATATAGTATTTCCAAACAATTTGCGATGATCTACTCTCCTTCTATGTGTACAATCACAATTTCCTGTGTATAACGCTATATCGTTAATAAACCCTTCAAACTCTTTATTTATCTCTGAATATTCAGATATTGCATTTCTTACTCTAATTTCTTTTGTATGAGAATAGATGACTTTTGATCTTGGATCGTCTGGAAACACTCTTTTGAAGCAAGTCGCACAATAACCGTCATATTTAGAATCGCCGCTTCTTGAATCAATCCAGTCAATACAGTTTGGACATCTCTTACCACCACCATGTGTTACACATTTATCTGTTCCAGATCTAGCACAGCTTCCACATCCAAATACAGAACATCTTTTACCACCACCATGATTTATACACTTGTCTGTCGCACCTACAGCACCGCTTCCACATCCAAATACAGAACATCTCTTACCACCACCATGTGTTACACACTTGTCTGTTGAACCTTCAGCACCGCTTCCACATCCAAGTACAGAACATCTCTTACCACCACCATGTGTTATACACTTGTCTGTTCCACCTTGAGATCTGCTTCCACATCCAGGCTCAGAACATCTTTTACCACCACCATGTTTTGAACACTTGTCTGATCCAGATATAGCACCGCTTCCACAACCAAGTTCAGAACATCTCTTACCACCACCATGTGTTATACACTTGTCTGATCCAGATATAGCACCGCTTCCACATCCAAGTTCAGAACATCTCTTTCCTCCACCATGTTTTGAACACTTGTCTGATCCATCTATAGCACTTCTTTCACATTCAGGCTCAGAACATCTGTCACCACCATGTTTTTTACACTTGTCTGATCCTGTTCTAGCATCGCTTCCACATTTAGGCTCAGAACATAGCTTTCTTTTCCTTTTCTTAGGAGGCAAACCTCTTAGTGTTAGGCATTTATTCGAAGTTTTTTGATGTGCTTTTAGGCTTCTAAGAGTAGCCAGAATTGCGTTACAGTGTTGACATTGCATTTTGTAAATAAATTATTTATTATTATTATATAGTTAAATGGTATAAAATTAATTTATTTTACCTTTTTAAAATAATGTCTATATTAAAAATGGCAGACCTGAAGTTTGGAGGAATATGTTTCTTATATATTATTTTATGTTTAATTAGTATCAGTGGCTTAATATGGCTAACCGACTTCTCTTTTAAAGCTAAAGTAGCCTCTGTAAGGATTGATGAGCTTAATATCAAATTTACTGAAGTCGAAGACGTTGATATTTCTGACAACAATCTAACTGGAAGCAAAATTGCAATAGTATCTATATGGATACAAATTTTTGTATCTCTTGCATTTGTTATATATAAATTGTATAAACATGTTCGATAAGTTGCTAAATTTTTGTTAAGATCTTAAACAATAGAAATTATAAGAAAGAATATAATGGAGATAAATAAAGAGTACTTTATAGTAGGTGCTGTTTTGATGGGATTGTCTTTCATTAGCGGAATTGGTTGGTCAATTTATGGAATTGTAATGTATAAAAAAGAACAAGTTGTTTCCGGAGTTTGCCTCACCGGACTTTGTCTCGTTGGCGAAACCTGCTTGTTCCTTACATATCTATTTTGGAGTTCCGAAAACAGACAAGTAAATGTCACAACAATAGATGTACAACAAAAGTGTAATATTCCAGATAATACATTTATTGGTTTTATATACGAAGGTGATACAGTTCATGTTGTTACAAATCCAAATACACCTCCTAAAATTGTCATCTTTGAGTATTACACCGAACCGCTTTTTTAAATCTAAACTTGAAGACAGCGTAACCTACTATTCTTTATAAAAATATTTCTTGATATTTTCCATTGAATGACTAAAAGTAATTAAATTTACTTTTTTGTCGGAATTAACATTGACAATCTAATTAGAATAGCGAATACCATATTGTTCCTTCACATAAGAAGACAATAAATTATGAATTATCTTGTCTTGAATAGGCATAATCACTCTCATACCATTTCTTGTCCAGGTACACAAATCAATACCAGTGTCTCTTAAATATCTTTCAATGACATTGTTTCTAGTCATACTCTCTATATAGTAATGTTTTATTTTAAATTTAATAAAACATAGTGATGATCTAATTTTTCCGAAGAATTTGTTGATGATTTTGAAGTGTTGACGGATCTTTATAAGTTCCAAATAAATGGTCTAAACCAAGAACATTTCCATAGTTATAGTTGTAATAATAATGGTGTATATCATGTTTACCATTACTAAGAGAACAAAATCCAGAATGAGATTTAATAAATGTAATATATGAAATATGTGTTATAATTAAAGTACTAATAATAGACATGTTAAATATTAAACACCACATAGTAGAACATATAAAAAATACAATAAATGCTTCAATAAAACTCATGTAATTAGCATGCCACGCTCTTGTAATGCTATGTTTATGATGAAGTTTATGTATCCAATACAACTTCTTATGGTGTAAGAGTCTATGAATAAAGTAAAAAGATACATCATTAAAAATTATAAAGATAAAGATGTCAATTGGTAACCTCATAATATCAAATTTTGGTGGTAAAATGTTATAATAAACATTAAGCTGTGCTCCTAAAATATAAGAAGTAAATGCGATAATTTGACTTCTAAGATTGTAAAATATAATTTCACCTAGAGGTGAATCAGTTGATTCGATTCCAATATGTCGTTCTTTCTTATAATAATAGTATATGTCATAAGACGTAAACATTAAAGTTATTAAAAATGAAGAGATTGGATAAGTATACAATATATATGCATAATCTGTATTAAAAAGGTATTCCATTTATAACTATTAAATAACTTTTAATTTTTCAATAAAACTAGATTCTTTGATTTCATAAGTTGGTAAAGTCAATCTTCTTAAACATTATCAAGCTCAAGTTCATATGGTTCATTGTTCAGGAACACTCTATCGAGCAGACATATATTCTAGTTTGAACGATAAGCACCTGTTTTGAAAATTTTGAATTATTTTCAAAATAAAGTCAAATTAAACTAAATAATTGAAGTTTTTACAAATCAGTGGAATGAAAATTATTGACTTTATAAAGAATTTCAGGCTGAATCACCCACAAAACAAAAAATGAGGAAAAAACAACATTTTTTTTTCTCAAAACACAAAAATTGTGTGTGTTGAGATTTTTTTTACTGACCAATTCTTATTTTTTAAAGTTTTTTTACGAACTTTAAGAATCCAAAAAAGGTTTTTCCTTTTTCATTTCTTTTGTAATAATCTTTGAAATTATTACAAAATTTCCTTTGGATTTGGATTTTTTTTCTCCTCCTTCTCCGAACTTTTTTATAAACTTTCTATTTTATTTATTTAACATTAACTAGACATAAATAAATGGATGATCTTTGTGAAAAATTAGTTACTACTTATAACGCAAATGTGTTAAAAGATTCTACTAAAGAGTTAAAAGAAGCATTTTATAACGAAGCAAAAAATTTTGCGAATGAGCCTGATTGTATGAAAGGTCGTAAAGTTTTGATGTCTCTTATCAATAATTATTTTCATAAAACACCACCATCTCCTAAGTTTATTGGAGGACCAAAATCTCTTACACATCACTGGAGTGAGCATTATCAAAAGTCTATATACATATTTGGGGAAAATCACTCTCCCTTAATGGATTGTGATGACAGATTTGGTAAAAAAGCAAAAAAAGAACAATGGGGTATCAATAAATTGTCTATAGAAGACTTTTTTGTATTGTTAATAAAAACAACATCTGCATTTATTGATCTTTATATTGAATTTCCAGCATACAAAGGGGTAGAATATAATTCAATTAAATTTGGTAATCAAGACATACGTTTGCAAAAACTACTTGATCGCTTTCAAAAGTGTGTAGAATACTCTAACCGAGCTGCAGAGGATTGTAGATTGGCAAGAGTTCATTATTTTGACATTAGAAGTGTTAAAAAGGATGGTAAACTTACACAATCCGTAGATTTATTTGAATCTAAATTTTCTTATATTATGAAACAATATCCTAAATTTGAATGGGCAGATAGATTTAGAACTATTATTAATCATAAAAAAAATGAGTATATTATTGAGTTATTGAAAGGTCTTGCAAAAACGAATGACGAAGATTTCTTAGATTCTTTGATCACAAAACAGTTAAGTTTAAACGTGTTCATCCAAAAAGAATTAGGTAAAATTAAAGATCAAAGATTAATAGATAACATTATTATTTTTATTAGAAATGAATTTCTTGAAACAACAAAGCGTTACAGAAAAAGATGGCAACATAATGTACCAATTATTTTAAAAACTTCTCAGAAAGATTCTATAAAAGACAATGCATTGATAGAAGCTATCGATGATATATTATCAACCAATAGTACTATTATCATGAGGGCTTTATTAGCTGATACTTATCTACTCGCGCGTGTATTCAAAGACTTTAATATGAAAGAAATAGAAGAAAAAGGATACAAAGGAGCAACTGACCAACCAGATAAAGCTCATAACATAATAATATATGCAGGAAATGCACACTCTGAAGTATACAGAAGATTTCTCAATCAACTTGATTTTAAACAAATTGCCGAAACTGGAGTAGGCAGCAATGAATTTGTTACATGTGTGAATATGAAAAAAATTAACCAACCTTTCTTTTCCAAGGTATAATTACTAACCTCCACCTTTACCTCCACCTTTACCACCTCTACCACCTTTACCTCCGCTTCCTTTGAATCTACCAATGCCTTTGACTATATATAATGTATTTCCATATAATTCTTCACGACCCCATTCTTGATTAGACCATTTTTCTATGTCAAAAACAGTTATGCATGTATTAAAATGTTCTAATAATACATTTGAAACAGTTGTGCCAAGTGGAAACCCCATATCAAAATCAGGTGCACGAGCATCATTTATCAGAACTTTTCTTGCATCGGGTAATAAATCTGGGAATGCCCAAAATATGCGTGTTATGTTTCGTGGCACAATTTTTTTATTTGGCACGTAAACACCATAATGCCATACATTTTCGCGCTTTTTATCTCTGTTTACATATTGCCTATCATATAATGATACGTGTCCAAAATATCTGTTTTCATGTGCTTTCATTGGTCTAAATATAGTGCAATGAGTTTCAATAGTACGCCCTGAGGTAGTGCCATCTTCATCTATCTCTATTACTTCATTACCGTATACTCTTACGCTATCTGATACTAATTCTCTATGTAATAGTAGAGCCTTTCTCATCTCTAATGCTATTTTGTTTTTTTCTTCAAATAATTTTTTTAATTCATCAATATTTTGTATTTTCTTATCAATTCTTCTAGTAAAACGATCAACCTTTTTTTTCTGTATTTCAATATCTTCTTCATTTGCTTGATTTTCATATAGAGAATCTAATATATCTTGTTCATTTTCTCTTTTCTTATATATATAATCTAAATTTCTTTTTTCATCTTCGATATTTACAAGGATTTTATTAACTTCATTTTCAGTGTTCTCAACCATACGGATATTAGTATTAGTAAAGTCTATGCAGCGTTGGCAAAAATTATAAGGCATATCCTCAGTTCTTATATTTTCCTTTCCACAGTTAGAACAAGTATATAAATGAGTACCGAAACCTGGTGTGTATGCAGGAAGCAGATAGTAAGGTATTGCTTTTTCTTCTCTCGGTTGCACAATTGGTGATCCTCCTCTTAAGAGATGTGATTTACTCATAGATCTCCTAGGTTCAGAAAGATTAATTAACACTTCTTGTAGTCGTAATAATGCTTCTTCTAACTTATACTCAGACAATTTAAGTGATTTACGCTTATCTGATTCACGTCTAGGAGATTCACGCCTAGGATATTTAATCATTTTTATATAAAATAAAGATAAATAAAAATGACTATATAAATATACTCGTTTTTTACTTTTTTTTTAAGTAAAATTGTGTTTTTCGTAATTTACATATATTTCGCTTCCTCGAGGAATTTTTACATGTATTGTATTCTCATTTGCGTCAGGAGTTTTAGGTGTTGAAAGTTTTGGAGTTAAACACTGATCATCTTCGAAAAAATTAAAATATATATTTTTTCTCTTAGGAGTAGTTGGTATGTTGTTATGTATTGTTTCTGGCATATCCGTTGATGTTTCGCATGGGGTAAGTACAAGTTCGTAAATATCACTTAGATCATAATTATTTACAGGAGATTCTTTTCTAATATTTAGCATCTCACATTGAGTTTTCGTTTTTCTAACACAACAACAATTCATTTATTAAACATTAAATTGATTTTTAACTTAATTTTTTAGAAAAAAAGAAGATCTAATGTCTTTCATAAACGTTGATTTTCAAAGTGCCTTTTTTAGGACAATTCAAGAAAGAAGAGAAAAAAGAGAAATATATGGAGTATCATCATCTTCTGTACTTTTTGACAGATGTCTTGATATAATATTATGTCATGATCCGGATATTTGGTGGTACGGAACTGGAAATTTACTTATTGCCAGAAATATCCAATCCAGAGTAAAAAAATTGTTACCATCAGAATTAAGAGCATCAGAAATGAGGTATGAAGCAAGTAGAGCACATATTTTTGAGCGTGAATATGGAGAAAAAGGTTTTGGGCATTTTGCAAGGCTTTTTCTCGAATATAGAGAGCGCATGTTATCTTTTAGAGATAAAGAGGAAGAAAGAAACGGCGTACTAACAGATTACGAAATAGAAATATTCAATTACAGTGAACTGATTACTCATCCGCTTGAAATGTTTAGCATTCAAGCTGATTATTCTAGAAGCGCAGGAATTCGTAGACACGGAATTAAATTTGACGAATATAGACAGATTCGACCTGGTATTTCAGATTATCAAATATATGATGAAATTGAAGAAAGTGGTATCTACGGTTCTCCGTATGAATTGAGAGAAATTCTTGGATATTTATATCCAGAGCTTTTTGTAAACAGAGTTGCAAGAGAACTTCATTTTGAATATGATACTGATGAGGAGCATCTTGCGGCGCATCTTGTGGAGCATCTTGTGGAGCATCTTGATTTTGTTGAAACGGAAGGAGAATGTGCAGTATGTTATGAGGATGGTAATGTCTTAGTCTTACCATGTCATATATCTCACTTTGTGTGCAAAGATTGTACTATTAAAATAATAGCACGTAACTCTTTATGTCCTTTATGTCGTGAGAATATTGCTTAATTTCTTTAGATACTATAAAAGTTATATATATATTTAAGAAATATATTTAAAAAATATCTATATGTAAATATACATGGATTTTAAGGTAGTAAACTATGAAATACCAAACGGATTTTTTTCTAGTGTTAATGGTTTTTTAAGTTTATTTGGAGACATTACTAAAGCGTCTAAAGGTGACACACTCGTAAGCGATGGATTGACTTGGGTAAAATCTCAAAAAAAAAATGTGTTTATAAATTATAAAGGAGTTCCTGATGATATTATATGTAAAATAGTACCTAACAGTACTGAACATTACGAATATATATTACACTTAAAAGGTTTTGTGAAAAATGATGATGATGGTTCATACCTTAAAGTTGATTTATCGTATATTGTAGATCCAAATGGTAAATATACAAATGGATTTATTTCAGGTGCAACAGCATTTGATTTTATAATAAATGATAATATTCTAACAATTATTCTAAAAGAACCTTGTATATATGGTTTGGAGATTGCATCTCGTCCTTTTTCGGGTAAATTATCTAATTTACAAATACAATTTGATACATCGGACAAAACAAAATATTATACGTTTATACCTTAATTTTGTGTATGTTAATCAAAAATTGATTAACATTATTTTTTAATTTGTAATAGGAGCTAAAGGAACATTAAATTTGGTAGATATATTTGTTGTAAGTGTACTGATTTCAGAATCTGTTAGAGCTCTATTATATACACCAAATTCTCCTAAAGATCCATAAGCAATATAGTTGTCTCCAAGTGGTCCAAAAAGATATAAATATTGTCTCCTTTCATCATCACTTATTTGTATAACAGGAGCTGAATTTGTAATAGTTTTTAACCTTACTCCATTTATGTAAGGTATAACTGTATTATTTACAGATACCATGCACATGAACACCCATGTATTAAATGGAAATGTAACATATGAATTGTCTATTCGTTTTGTATTCATACTGGCAATTTGACTTTTATTGGTAACTTGAAATTTACCACCCCAACATCCCATAAACCATCCAATATCAGCATTATTACCACTTGCAAGAACAATTGATGTACCACTTGCAGGTGTTGCCTTACAAAACATACAAATAGTATATGCATCAATAGGAAATTCTCTGGGTGGAAAATAAACTCTTCCATGATTTATTCCGGGTCTTATTACTGTTATTGATCCCTTAGTAGTTCCTCTAGTAATAGGATTACTGTAATCCATTGAATTGTTAAAGTATGGTGAATATTGAGAAGCGTGACGTTTATTGTTTGATTTATCAAACATTTTTAGCATACTAGTTCCATCTTCAATTTCCTGTCCAGTTACGTAAGGATCTGATCCATCTATCCAGCATACAAGATTCGAATTACCAACTGAACCTAATCCAGAAGTATCTTCCAAATTTCCTCTTCCAAGACGAATAATCTGTCCGATACCTGACATGAATGGTCCAACAATCTGCCTGAATTCAAAGTATTTGAAAGAATCAATAACAGTAAGACTATTCCATTTACAAGATTGTAGTTCGTATGCATCACCAGTTAGAGTAGCAAGAATTGTTCCATTAGTAAAATCTGAACTTGCAAAACCTGTGAGAGTATACCTAGCATCTGGATTTCCACCAAAAAACTGGCAACCAAGTCCAATATGTGTAGGCTTCTGTGCATTTTTATACCCCCATCTAATAGCCCATATATCATTTATGTGTGATTTCATATCATAATAATCATTATTAGATGGATTATTCAACAAATATGATAATTTTCCATTTGTTCGCATGTTTATGTGAACGTTATCTAAAGTATCTCCTCGGCCGTTATCTAGCATTAAAGAAGTGTCATACGTTGAATTAATCCATTGCCAATACGCACTTGTTCCCCAGTCTGTTGAGTAATTTACGTTTGTTGAAACTGTTGAGGCTTTAAATGCATAAAATTCATCACCAAATGCTTTTGTTGGTGTCCAATCTGCTACATTCCACAAAGGTGAAACGTTATATGGAAAAGTAGCCCACTTAACACCTAAATCTCTCTCTATATTTGTTCTAGTGCTATCAGATAATGCGCTGTTGAATATTACTATTTCTCCAATATCTCCCGTAAAAAAACTATATGCTGAATTATAAAAGGATGAACCTATATATAATTCTGTAAAAACAGGAGTACTTCCAGAACTTGGCACCATAGGTAAGCTGTTTATAAAAGATTTGATACTAGTTCCATTAACAACCATAGTAGCAATTGCCCAAGTATTTGTGATATTATAGGCCGGGCCATTTGGATTATAACTAGCTGTACCAATAGTACCAATGGTATTTGGCAATGGTGACACACTGCCACTACCTGATGGACCTATATTTAAACCTCCCCATTGATAACTAATTAAATCATAACCTCTATACGCGTTTAATATAGTTCCTAAACCATTGCCATTAAGTACAATAAATATAGTATAAGCAGATGAAGGAAATGAATTATTAGAAAAAGTAGAAATTAAATTAGAAGTATCGCCACCCCATGATGTAGGTGAAAAATTTATAACCCCTCTTCCGTTCTTTACCCTAGACTTAAATTTTGGTTTAAGTGTTGTAGCTGTAATAGCATGTCTTCCGTTTCCGGATTTATCCCACCACTTTGTTATATCAGTATTATCTAATGGTGCAGATCCATTCGCAAGTGGATCCGCACCATCAAGCCATAATGCTAACCCACTTGTTGTCATAATAGCATTAGGAGGTTGTTCAAATTTATCGGATGTTATAGTGTTTGTTATATCCGTACTAAGTACTAGTCCATTAGGAGATTTTAATTGTACTTTCAAAATTAATGGATTTGATGATGTTGGAGTTATACTATTAATTGTTATAGTGTTAGATGTGGATGAAATTACAAGTAAGTTTGCATTTATAGTATTTTCTACATTATCTTGTATATATTTAACATAAGAAATTTGGCTTACGTTGTCACCACCTGTAAATGTCAATATTAGAGGGCTAGATGTAAACTCTTTTAAATATGCACCGTCTCTAAATCCATTACTGGTTGAAAATAAATTAAAAGCGGTAGGAAAAACATATGGATTTAAAAAAGTTAATCCACTTAGAGAAATCGTATATTTGAAATTATTTAAATCTTTTGCTCCATTAACATATAATGATTTGTCGATTCCTCCTACAGTAGGGGTAAAATTAAAATCATAATAATACTTTCCAGAAATAGTACTGCTTGTTAAGGAAGTTACTGTTCCGCTAGAAGATGTAATTGATGTCCCTGTTAAATCTGATGCAATTGGTTTTGACATTTCCAAACTCAAAGCTACTGTTGTACCAACATCAAAAGTTGTTTTTACTATGTGTTTATTAGAAGATTCAAACAAATTCACAATTGTCTGACCAGATATTAAATTAAAAGTATACGATAAGATACTTTGGCTACCGTCCTGGGTTATTATATTATTAGTCTGAATAGTAAGAGAAGTATTTGTATTAGGTAATATAGTAAACTGCGCAGTTGAAGTGTTAATCATTTCTACATTACCAAAAATACAATTTGCATTAGACACAAGAGATAAAACTCCAGAAATTGGTTTAGATAAAATAATCTTTACTTTTTGTGTTCTTCCTATAACAAGTGTTGACATTGTCAAAAACGAACTATTTAGATCTGTTTCAACTTCAACAGAATTAATTTTTGCTCCAGCAGATATAGAAGCATAAATATTTCTGATACTTCCATCTAAAGCAGCCACGTTTTTTAGACTATATATTGTTGTACTTGGACTAGATGAAGTAGTCACATTAAAATTAACTTGTGATCCTGTAACTCCAGTAAATACTGGAGAAACATCTGTTGCTGTAATGACAGGAGTTCTTGAATTAGATAATGGTTTGTTAAAAGTAACAGACAAATTATATAATGTATTTGGTTCTGTAGGTTGAGTGCCATTCCATCCGACTATAGTCGGTGGTGTATAAAGATTAATATCTGCTACAAATGTATTACCGTCTACACTTGCATCAATTGACCCATCTACAGATGTAAGCCCGTTAAAAGTAAATCTAACACTTCCAGTTTGCAGAGATGTCCACTCAAATTTAACTTGTTTTCCCATGATGCTTGTAGGAACAATAGTTGTTGGTGATCCACTAGTCGCTGTGATAGAAGTACATGTTTTAATATCTTTATTAAACACCGCTATAAGAGAATCAGTATTTGTATAAGGAAAACTTTGAGATGATGGTGTATATACCCAGTTTGAAAAATTAGGTTGTTCTAATAAATTAGTAATTGGAAATAAATATTGTGCTTTATTCTCATACTGTATGTCGGCTGCAATAATCTTAGTAAAAATAATGTTGTCTGATCCTGTTGATCCAGGGGTTGTATAATCAAATTTACATTTTCCGTCAAAAAATGATACATTGGAAACGGAAGATTCGGGAGAAGAAGTTGTTAAAATACCTCCTGTAGCACCTCCTTCCGAGAAAAGCATGGTAAGGTTCTCGTACTTATTATTACGCGTGTTAATGGTTGGGTTATATTGGATAGAGGTAGGAACAACATCAACTGGTGAAATGGTAATAGGCAATACAACTATTTTGTTTGTAGAATCATCTCGTGAATAAAGAGTAAATGTAAATACATCTGATAGTTTTGGTGGTTTATAGTAAACAAATATGTTATTTGAGGTTAATGAAGAAGGAAGTGTACCTCTTTCTTTAGATACTACATTTGTTCTGCCTCCAAGAACAAAATCTGTTGAAAAAGAGAGAGTCATATTATACGTTTGTCTGACAAAAATTTCGGAAGGAGTCATAGGAGGTCTTAAAAAATCACCTAGATAAGCTATATTAGCATTAACTCGAGTGGTACGTAGAATTTCTTTTTCAGTATCATAGTATAACCAAAGTCCGACAGGAGATCCTTTATCTTCTATTTTGAATGCTTTTATTAGCAAGTCAGCGTCAGTTGAAACGGGCATTTATTTATTATAAATAAATAAATAAATAAATGTTTTTATACTATTTTAAAATTAAGTGTACTTTTGCATAAAATGAAAACCAGCTCTGTTTCGATATACATCATTAAAGTTCAGTTTGTTGCCATACGTAGATTATGACACGATTCTATTTTTTTGCACATGTGTAAACTTTAGTATAAATACTTTTTACCTAAATAAGAGTCGAGATTTTCAACTTCTATAGAGCTTAGTACGGTACTGTAGATCCTAAGTTCAGCGAGGCTCATCATAGCCCTATAAGCTCCGACCCCGTTGCCTCCAATTTTGATGTCAGGATCGCTTGTGATTGCCTGTTGTGATGTTATCGGCTTCATCGCCACACCGTTCACATACGGCTGTATAATCCCTCCCGTGTAAGTTATGCACAGATGTGCCCATATGTTGTTCATCGTGAACAGAGTGTTAGTGCCGACATTGGCAACATTCATATTACCTGCCCATCGATCGGGGTGGTTATATATCTGGAAAGTGTTACCCCACATGCCAAAAAAGAGAATGTATGGAGGGTCAGTTGGACCACTGACAATGCCTGCGTGCGATCCCGTGTCGTATCCTCCTGTAACTTTGCACAATACGCTAATTGTGTATGAAGAGTAAGGAAAAGTGTTAGCTGTAAATGGCACGCGTGAGATTCCCAAGTTTCCTGGGAATGAAATACAACCTTTCTTAGTTATAGTAGTTAAATATCGTCCCTTTAGAGCATTATAGTTTTGTGAGATCTCAGTAGCAGTAAGCTCTCGGTTGTATACAGCAAAGTGTGGAATATATCCGTTAAAAGAGCTGAGCTCGTCAAGTTTTCCGATATAATACGAAGATGATGATGCAAGATTCCAGTATAAGCTTCCTGTTGCTGTAAGTAAGTTACCGTCTTTATACACGTACATCTTGACAGCACTCCCGATTGTAACACCGCAGTACACTATTGTCGCATAAATCCATTTTTCTGTATGATCAGCTCCAAGATCAATGGATACGGCGAGCTGAAGACCGTTTACATTCATTTGGAAAGTACCAAGAACTGTAGATGACTGCGGGAAAGTAAGCATAGATCCACCGTTTATACCAACGCTATTAGAAAATATACCGTTCCAGCTTGAGGCAGTTATCCTATAAAACCAACATGAAATAGTGTGTGCACTATTGAAAGCAGATGCCTGAATTGTACCTGTTATGTTATTGACACCGTTGAGATTGATGTATCCACCGTTTGATTTTTTGTATATAGGAGAATATTTGAATATTCCTGTGTTATTGTTACCACTAAGATCCGTCCATGTTGTTCCTGTTCCAGGGTAAGATAAAACGTTACCTGCGTCTAGCAAAAGTGTTAAGTTTGTATTGATGATACTGGGAGTGCTGTTAGTGGGGCTCTCTTTGTATATCTGAACGATTTGATTTGTCGTCACAGGTACACAGTGCTTGTTATTCCCGCTTTTATCTATCCATGAAGTTATCGTAGTGTTGTCAGCAGGTGCTGTTCCAGTTCCCAGAGGATCAGACCCATCTAGCCATACAATTAATCCAGGTTCTGGTATTATTGTTGCTATCTGATTTGCACCTCCTCCTCCCGCGCATTGACCTATTAGGCAAATTACAAGATCTGTAGATTGTATAGTCGCACTACTTATAAGAGTCCATGGACCAGTAGCACTAGTATTACAATAAGATATGCTTATATAATTTCCTGATCGTGTGTATTTGTAATGTGTTGTACTTGTGTTTGCAAATGCGCTTCCCGCGTAAAAAGTAGCAGAATTGTAAAAATGTATAGGTATAGAGTAAGAGTAAGCTCCTGTAGGTTGAAAATTTTGTAATGTCTCTACCGGCTTATAATACTCTCTGTTGATGTCTTTAAAATCCATAGGAGATGCATATTGGCTGCAAAGCATCGCGAGTGCGCTGTAATCAGAACCAAATTTAATTACTGTGTTAAAATCACCAATAAATGCTTTGTTAAGAACAGCTGCTTGATATATACTGTTATTTGCATTTTTCCATTGTGTACCATTTAGTAATAAAGTACCTGTTGATGTTGTGTTTTGAATACCTCCTGCTGTTCTAAAAGTTAAAGCACTATCTACAACTTCAAATTGAGATGTAAACACTGTTTTGGAAATTTCTGCACTAATAATACCATCCGGACCAATTAATTTTACAGATATAGTAAGATTGGTTGTATCTGTAGGTTTGATTCCAGATATAGTAATAGTTTCTAGAAGGTCAGAGGATGAAAGTAAGTTCGGTGCGATTACTTCTGGTACTCCAGATTGAACATATTTCACATATGAAATCTGAGTAGATGCTGAGTCCGAATATAACATATCACCACCTGAAAATGTCAGTTTCAAAGAACCTGTTGCTCCTGCTTTCAAGTATGCACCTCCAACGTATCCATTGCTTGTACCGTCAATAATGAAAGTATCAGGGAAAGTATAGATATTAGAAGAAGTTAAAGTAAAAGTATCTGAACCCCAATTATATGGCTTGTTTGTACTACCGTAATTAAGGGTCACAGATGCTGAATGATCAACATCTTTCTCAACTTTATGAGAAATAGATACTCGAGTAGTACCCATGTACAATGCACTAATTTGCTGAGATGTCAAGTTTGCGTTCGCGTAGAAACACACTTGTTTTAATGAACCTGCAAACTCGGGATCTCCTCCAAATGAGTGTCCTAAGTAACCAACTGAGTTGTTGAAATTCACAGGTTTTGAGCTTATAGAGCCAGAACCGTAATTACCAGCGTCACCAGAATTGAGCACCCAGCTCAATGTTGTTGCCGTAGTGTTTATCGCAATAAAGTTCCAAGTATTATTGTTAATAGTAGTAGCTGTGGTAAACGAATATACGTCATTAAAGTTTAGAGAGTTTGATCCATTCACGTATAATCTGAAACTTCCGTTTGTTGCCATATCGATAATACGAGTGAAGGAACCGTTGTTATTTGACTTGAACCAGCAACTAAAAGCCGCTGTATTTCCTGATGATGTGGATGGTAAAACTATGTACGAAGCACCAGGGGCATTATGAATTGAACTTCCTGTTAAAACTAACCCATCATTAAAAGTAGCATTTCCTCCGGTTGTATTACCACCAACACCTATTGTGGCATCAGTTACTCCTACACCACTTGCATAATTTTGAATATTAGTAGTGAATGGATAATACCAAGTCGGAGTTGTTACATCAAGTAATGACCCAGCGGATATTGTTCCTACATAAGTTTGTACGAAAGGAGATGGAGAAGAATAACCAAATGGTGTTACTATTACAGTCGATGTCATAAATGATGGGAGAACAGATAAAAAGTGTGAAGTCAATGTAAGAGTTTCTCCAAGTGTTATTGTTGGAATGTTTCTGGTAGTTTTTATTATAGTTGGATATGTGTAGATCTCACTTGACTCAATTACGAATGTGAATTGTTGATTGAATGCAGAAAATACAAATGTATGCTTTGAAGTGGAAACAGCAGCATAAGGAACAATCAAGGAAACTCCGCTAGCTGTTGCAAACGTAAGAGGTAATGTTTTTAATGTATTATCATTTACTGTTGCCGAGAAAGAAGATAATACTTGAGAAGAGAACGCTGATGCTGTATTAAAGTTAAAGCTTAGATTTACAGACGTATTTGAAACAAGCTTATTTGGGGAAGGAATCGGTGAGGTAACATTTACAGAGGTGATAGGAATTGCAAAATCAACAGATGATATAGTACCGATGATTTCATTACTAAAAAATAGTCCATTAGGAGATTTTAATACTACTTTAATTGTCAAATTATTTGATGATAGAGGAGTTATACTATTTATTGTGATTGTTTTTTCTGTGCTAGAACAAGAAAGATCGGTAATAATATATTCTACATTATCTTGTATATACATAACATAAGAAATTTGTGTTGCAACTGAATTAGAGTGCAAATTATCACCACCAATAAAAGTTAATATCAAAGAAGAAGATATTCCTTGTGAAAGATATCCTTGTCCGTAGTATCTATTTTTAGCTGTTGCCGAAAAATTAAAACTTGTTGGAAAAGTATATGGATTTATAAAAGTTAATCCACTTTGAGAAAGATTGTATTTGAAATTGTTTAAATCTTTTGCTTGATTAACATTAATTGTTTGATTCGTACTTTCAGCAGTTGGTGTGAAATTAAAATTATAATAATATTTCCCAGAAATAGTACTGATTGATACATTAGCTACTGTTGCATTTGAACAAGTAATTGTTGTACCGGTTAAATCACTTGATATCTCTTTTGACATTTCCAAACTCAAAGCGACAGTTGTTCCAAGATCAAAAGTTGTTTTTACTAAGTGTTTGTTAGAAGATTCAAACAAATTCACAATTGTTTGTTCGTATACTAAATTAAAAGTATGAGATAATACACTTTCACTAAGATCTTGTGTTATTATATTGTTAGTCTGAATAGTAAGAGAAGTATTTGGATTAGGTAATATAGTAAACTGTGCTGTTGAAGTGTCAATCATTGTTATAGAAGGACTAAACGTACAATTCGGATTAGATACAAAAGATAAATCTCCAAAAATTGGTTTGGATAAAATAATCTTTACTTTTTGTGTTCTTCCTATAACAAGTTTTGACATTGTCAAAAACGAACTATTTAGATCTGTTTCAACTTGAACAGAGTTAATTTTTGCTCCAGCAGATATATTTGATAATATTTTGATGCTTCCATCGGAAGCGGATACATTGCTTAAAGTATATATTGTTGTGCTTGGACTAGATGAAGTAGTCACAGTAAAATTAACTTGTGATCCAGTAACTCCAGTAAACACGGGAGAAACATTTTCTGTTGCTGTAATTATGGGTATTCTCGAATTAGATAATGGTTTGTTAAAATTAACAGACAAATTATATGTTGTATTTTCTTCTGTGGGTTGCACACCATTCCAGCCTACAATAGTAGGTGGAGTATAAAGATTAATATTTCCTACAAATGTATTATCATCTACATTTGCATCAATCGATCCATCTACAGATGTAAGCCCGTTAAAAGTAAATCTAACACTTCCAGTTGTGAGAGATGTCCATTCAAATTTAACTTGTTTTCCCGTGATGCTTGTAGGAACAATAGTTGTTGGTAATCCACTAGTCGCTGTTATAGAAGTACATGTTTTAATATCTTTATTAAATACCGCTATAAGAGAATCAGTATTTGTATAAGGAAAACTTTGAGATGATGGTGTATATACCCAGTTTGAAAAATTAGGTTGTTCTAATAAATTAGTAATTGGAAATAAATAGTTTCCTTTATTCTCATACTGTATGTCGGCTGCGATAATCTTAGTAAAAATGATGTTGTCGGATCCTGTTGATCCAGGGGTTGTATAATCAAATGTACATTTTCCATCAGAAAATGATACATTAGAAACGAAAGAATCGGGAGCAGAAGTTGTTAAAATACCTCCTGTAGCACCTCCTTCAGAGAAAAGCATTGTAAGTTTCTCGTACTTATTATTACGCGTGTTAATGGTTGGGTTATATTGGATAGAGATAGGAACAACATCAACGGGTAAAATGGTAATAGGCAATACAATTATTTTGTTTGTAGAATCATCTCGTGAATAAAGAGTAAATGTAAATACATCTGATAGTTTTGGTGGTTTATAGTAAACAAATATGTTATTTGAGGTTAATGAAGAAGGAAGTGTACCCATATTAGCAGATACTACAGTTGTTCTGCCTCCAAGAACAAAATCTGTTGAAAAAGAGAGAGTCATATTATATGTTTGTCTGACAAAAATTTCGGAAGGAGTCATAGGAGGTCTTAGAAAATCACCTAGATAAGCTATATTAGCATTAACTCGAGTGGTACGTAGAATTTCTTTTTCAGTATCATAGTATAACCAAACTCCGATAGGAGCTCCTTTATCTTCTATTTTGAATGCTTTTATTAGCAAGTCAGTATCAGTTGAAACGGGCATTTATTTATTTATTATAAATAAATAAATAATTGTTTTTATACTATTTTAAAAAGTAAACTATCGTAAGAAATATTATACTTTAAATTGTTTAGATCTTTTGCTTGATTAACTTTAATTGTTTCATTAGTACTTTCCGAAGTTGGTGTAAAATCAAAATTATAATAATAATTTCCAAGAAGATTACTGATTGATACATTTGCAACTGTTCCATTTTCACATGTGATTGTTGTTTCAGATAAATCACTTGCGATTGGTTTTGATACTTCCAAACTCAAAGATACTGTTGTTCCAACATCAAAAGTTGTTTTTACTTGCTCTAAATTTGAAGATTCAAAAAGATTAATAATTTTTTGATCGTATACCAAATTAAAACTATCAGATAAAATACTTTGGCTACCGTCTTCAGATATTATATTGTTAGTTTGAATACGTAGATAATCAGTTATAGTATTTACAGGTGTTATAGTAAACTCTGCAGTTGAAGAGTTAATCATTGTTACAATACCAAATATACATCTTGTATTAGGCATAAAAGATAAAGTTCCAGAAATTGGTTTAGAAAAAGTAATCCTCACTTTTTGTGTTCTTCCTATAACAAGATTATACATTTCCAAAAATGAATCAGATAGATCTGTTTCAACTTCAACAGAAATAATTTTTGCTCCACAAGATATAGTTGATAATGTTGTAATACTTCCATCCGAACCGGTCACATTTCTTAAAGTATATATTGTTGTACTTGGACTAGATGAAGTAGTCACAGTAAAATTAACTTGCGATCCAGTTACTGAAGTAAAATGTGGAACAATTTCATCTGTTGCTGTAATTATAGGAAATATTGAATTATCTAATTCTTTGTCAAAAAGAACAGATAGATTATATATTGTATTTTCTTCTGTAGGTTGATTACCACGCCATCCAATAATTTTTGGTCTATTTAGAATAGGTCCTTCTACTGTAAAACCATCTGTATTTAAATTAATTGAATCATCAACAGATGTAACACCGTGAAAAATAAAATTAACATTTCCAGTTATCCAGTTAAATTTTACTTGCTTCCCTATGATGGAAGTAGGAATAATAGTGACTGGTGTTTCACTACTTGCTGTTATAGAAGTACAAGTTTTAATATCTTTGTTAAAAACAGCTATAAGATAGTCTGAATTTATAATCCAGTTGGAAAAAATAAGTTGTTCTAAATCCGTTGAAACAGACATTTATTTATTATAAATAAATAAATAATTGTTTTAAAATTTATTAGAATACGTAGTATTGTTTTCAAATTGTCACACAATGTCTTTGATTATACGTAGTTTTCGGTTGTGACCAAAGTGTTGAAGTGATTAGATTCCAAATAAGCCGCGATTTGCGTTGAAGTTCGCCAAGCTCTCAGAAGCAGTGAGAGCTTTGTTGTAAATTCTGAAGTTTCCTATTGACCCACGGAAGTACCTGTTTGTGTCTAACTGGAATCCTGTACCCAAAACAACGGAGCCGAACGTTGTCAGATATCCTGCTGAGCTTGCGATGTTGGTCGCTTTTTGAGTAGAGTTTAGGTACACATTTACTGTTCCGCTGTTCATAGTAAACGCTGTATAGTACCAAACGTTTGTGCTAAGAGCTCCCATATCTGTAGCCGCGAGGGCACCAGTTGTTGTTGAACCACTCCATACCCAAACTGACCCCTCCAGCCTTGGACCGCAATTACCAACTGAGTAATTTGAGTAGTTCATATCGCACGCGTTTGCGTACGAGTCAAAAGAATATGCATTGAAGAAGAACTCGATCGTGTATGTTTCTGTCACGCTTCCGATGTTGCCAAAGTTTCTAAAGCTGGAGACAGAGTTGTATGCTACAGTTGGTAGATAAGACAAGAGCAGGTTCGACTGTGTATTGAAGACAGGTTCCGATATTTTCCATTCAAGTTCGGCCAAATCTGCATCTCCAGTTCCTGAAATCCACCTAAATCTGTAGTAACGATATGCATTGGTATTTGTAAATGTAAAACCATCCGTAGGGAAGGGTAACCTATTAAAACCAAATACGTTCTGTGAGTAACTATAACTAGGTACAATTGTAGTCCAGCTTAAATTATCTGCTGAACCTTCAAAAGCGAACAACCATAATTCGGATGGATAAAGAGATTGACCATAAAATTTGAACCCATTGATAATTCTTGAAGTAACAAAATCAAAAACAATATTAGACGAAGCATTTAATGTATTTTGAGGATATTGACCTGACATAACAACTCCATCTACCAAAAATGATCCATTTGAAGGTAAATTTGGCATATTATTTATAGTAACTATTATACTATTAGTTCTATTACCTGTAGAAAGAGTATTAGTCCATGAAGTATCTATAATTAATCCAGCCAGATAGTTTGCATTGTTTTCAGATTGTGACACAACTCGGTCATACACAGTCACTTTTCCCATAATAATATTAGTAGCTTGATTTATAGAACCATTATACCAAGCCGAAAATAAATTAATTATTGTAGATGGAATGACATTATTTGAAACAATAGTAATATGCTGCCAAGAGGATGTTACATTATTGAAAAAAGATTGTATTCCTCCATATTCGGGAACTACTGTTGGTCCAAGTGTTTTAGATGAACCACCATTGACGTATACCTTAGCAGATGTCCAAGCAGATCCAAATTGATTATAGTATCCATTCAAGTATGTTTCTGGTGTTGTTTGACGACCATCAAGTATATATCCATTGTTAATAGAAGATAAATAATACCAAAAAGAAATACTTCTAACGTTTGTTGACGGTAAACTTATCGCGGAAATGTTAAGGAATCCATTACTACTTGTATTAATAAAATGAATACCTTTTTTACTCAAAATAGTTACAGGTGCATAAGTTCCATGCAAAGTTGCAGTTCCTTTTCTCGATCCTAAGTTGTTGACTATAGATCCGCTTCCAGAATAGGATAATGTGTTATTTGGATCAATATCAATAACAGGCATATCATATATAGCTTCTGATATTATTGTTGCTATCTGATTTGCACCACCTCCTCCCGCGCATTGACCTATTAGGCAAATTACAAGATCTGTAGACTGTATAGTCGCACTACTTATAAGAGTCCATGGACCAGTAGCACTAGTATTACAATAAGATATGCTTATATAATTTCCTGATCGTGTGTATTTGTAATGTGTTGTACTCGTGTTTGCAAACGCGTTTGCTGGGTAAAAACCAGCAGAATTGTAAAAATGTATAGGTATAGAGTAAGAGTAAGCTCCTGAAGGTTGAAAATTTTGTAATGTCTCCACCGGCTTATAATACTCTCTGTTGATGTCTTTAAAATCCATAGGTGATGCGTATTGGCTACAAAGCATAGCGAGTACGCTGTAATCAGAACCAAATTTAATTACTGTTGTAAAATCACCAATAAATGCTTTGTTAAGCACAGCTGCTTGATATATACTATTATTTGCATTTTTCCATTGTGTACCATTTAGTAATAAAGTACCTGTTGATGTTGTGTTTTGAATACCTCCTGCTGTTCTAAAAGTTAAAGGAACAACTACAACTTCAAATTGAGATGTAAACACTGTTTTGAGAATTTCTGCACCGCCAGTACTACCATCTGGTCCAATTAATTTTACAGCTATAGTAAGATTGTTTGTATCTGTAGGTTTGATTCCAGATATAGTGATAGTTTCTAGAAGATCAGAGGTTGAAAGTAAGTTCGGTGCGATTACTCCTGTTACTCCAGATTGAACATATTTTACATATGAAATCTGAGTAGATGCTGAATCCGAATATAACATATCACCACCTGAAAATGTCAGTTTCAAAGAACCTGTTGCTCCTGCTTTCAAGTATGCACCTCCAACGTATCCATTGCTTGTACCGTCAATAATGAAAGTATCAGGGAAAGTATAGATATTAGAAGAAGTTAAAGTAAAAGTATCTGAACCCCAATTATATGGCTTGTTTGTACTACCGTAATTAAGGGTCACAGATGCTGAATGATCAACATCTTTCTCAACTTTATGAGAAATAGATACTCGAGTAGTACCCATGTACAATGCACTAATTTGCTGAGATGTCAAGTTTGCGTTCGCGTAGAAACACACTTGTTTTAATGAACCTGCAAACTCGGGATCTCCTCCAAATGAGTGTCCTAAGTAACCAACTGAGTTGTTGAAATTCACAGGTTTTGAGCTTATAGAGCCAGAACCGTAATTACCAGCGTCACCAGAATTGAGCACCCAGCTCAATGTTGTTGCCGTAGTGTTTATCGCAATAAAGTTCCAAGTATTATTGTTAATAGTAGTAGCTGTGGTAAACGAATATACGTCATTAAAGTTTAGAGAGTTTGATCCATTCACGTATAATCTGAAACTTCCGTTTGTTGCCATATCGATAATACGAGTGAAGGAACCGTTGTTATTTGACTTGAACCAGCAACTAAAAGCCGCTGTATTTCCTGATGATGTGGATGGTAAAACTATGTACGAAGCACCAGGGGCATTATGAATTGAACTTCCTGTTAAAACTAACCCATCATTAAAAGTAGCATTTCCTCCGGTTGTATTACCACCAACACCTATTGTGGCATCAGTTACTCCTACACCACTTGCATAATTTTGAATATTAGTAGTGAATGGATAATACCAAGTCGGAGTTGTTACATCAAGTAATGACCCAGCGGATATTGTTCCTACATAAGTTTGTACGAAAGGAGATGGAGAAGAATAACCAAATGGTGTTACTATTACAGTCGATGTCATAAATGATGGGAGAACAGATAAAAAGTGTGAAGTCAATGTAAGAGTTTCTCCAAGTGTTATTGTTGGAATGTTTCTGGTAGTTTTTATTATAGTTGGATATGTGTAGATCTCACTTGACTCAATTACGAATGTGAATTGTTGATTGAATGCAGAAAATACAAATGTATGCTTTGAAGTGGAAACAGCAGCATAAGGAACAATCAAGGAAACTCCGCTAGCTGTTGCAAACGTAAGAGGTAATGTTTTTAATGTATTATCATTTACTGTTGCCGAGAAAGAAGATAATACTTGAGAAGAGAACGCTGATGCTGTATTAAAGTTAAAGCTTAGATTTACAGACGTATTTGAAACAAGCTTATTTGGGGAAGGAATCGGTGAGGTAACATTTACAGAGGTGATAGGAATTGCAAAATCAACAGATGATATAGTACCGATGATTTCATTACTAAAAAATAGTCCATTAGGAGATTTTAATACTACTTTAATTGTCAAATTATTTGATGATAGAGGAGTTATACTATTTATTGTGATTGTTTTTTCTTCGCTAGAACAAGAAAGATCGGTAATAATATATTCTACACTATCTTGTATATACATAACATAAGAAATTTGTGTTGCAACTGAATTAGAGTGCAAATTATCACCACCAATAAAAGTTAATATTAAAGAAGAAGATATTCCTTGTGAAAGATATCCTTGTCCGTAGTATCTATTTTTATTTGTTGCCGAAAAATTAAAACTTGTCGGAAAAGTATATGGATTTATAAAAGCTAATCCACTTTGAGAAAGATTGTATTTGAAATTATTTAAATCTTTTGCTTGATTAACATTAATTGTTTGATTAGTAATTTCTTTAGTTGGCGTGAAATCAAAATTATAATAATACTTCTCATTTTCAAGATTGTTACTGATTGTTACATTAGCTATTGTTGCATTTGAACAAGTAATTGTTGTCCCTAAATCAGATCCAATTGGTTTAGATACTTGTAAACTCAAAGCTACTGTTGTTCCAATATCAAAAGTTGTTTTTACCAAGTGTTTATTAGAAGATTCAAATAAATTCACAATTGTTTGTTCGTATACTAAATTAAAAGTATGAGATAACACACTTTCACTAAGATCTTGTGTTATTATATTGTTAGTCTGAATAGTAAGAGAAGTATTTGGATTAGGTAATATAGTAAACTGTGCTGTTGAACGATCAATCATTGTTATAGAAGGACTAAATGTACAATTTGGATTAGACACAAAAGATAAATCTCCATTAATTGGTTTAGATAAAATAATCTTTACTTTTTGTGTTCTTCCTATAACAAGTTTTGACATTGTCGAAAATGAATTATTTAGATCTGTTTCAACTTGAACAGAATTAATTTTTGCTCCACAAGATATATTCGATAATATTTTGATGCTTCCATCGGAAGCGGATACATTGCTTAAAGTATATATTGTTGTACTTGGATTAGATGAAGTAGTCAGACTAAAATTAACCTGCGATCCTGTAACTCCAGTAAACACTGGAAAAACATTTTCAGTTGCTGTAATTATGGGTATTCTCGAATTAGATAATGGTTTGTTAAAAGTAACAGACAAATTATATGTTGTATTTTCTTCTGTTGGTTGCACACCATTCCAGCCTACAATAGTAGGTGGTATATAAAGATTAATATCTCCTACAAATGTATTATCATCTACATTTGCATCAATCGATCCATCTACAGATGTAAGCCCGTTAAAAGTAAATCTAACACTTCCAGTTGTGAGTGATGTCCACTCAAATTTAACTTGTTTTCCACTGATGCTTATAGGAACAATAGTTGTTGGTGATCCACTAGTTGCTGTGATAGAAGTACATGTTTTAATATCTTTATTAAAAACAGCTATAAGAGAATCAGTATTTGTATAAGGAAAACTTTGAGATGATGGTGTATATACCCAGTTTGAAAAATTAGGTTGTTCTAATAAATTAGTAATTGGAAATAAATAGTTTCCTTTATTCTCATAATTTATATCAGCTGAAATAATCTTACTAAAAATGAGGTTGTCGGATCCTGTTGATCCAGGGGTTGTATAATCAAATGTACATTTTCCATCAGAAAATGATACATTAGAAACGAAAGAATCGGGAGCAGAAGTTGTTAAAATACCTCCTGTCGCACCTCCTTCCGAGAAAAGCATTGTAAGTTTCTCGTACTTATTATTACGCGTGTTAATGGTTGGGTTATATTCGATAGATTCAGGAAAAACATCAACGGGTAAAATGGTAATAGGCAATACAACTATTTTGTTTGAAGAATCATCTCGTGAATAAAGAGTAAATGTAAATACATCTGATAGTTTGGGTGGTTTATAGTAAACAAATATGTTATTTGAGGTTAATGAAGAAGGAAGTGTACCTCTTTCTTTAGATACTACAGTTGTTCTGCCTCCAAGAACAAAATCTGTTGAAAAAGAGAGAGTCATATTATATGTTTGTCTGACAAAAATTTCGGAAGGAGTCATAGGAGGTCTTAGAAAATCACCTAGATAAGCTATATTAGCATTAACTCGAGTGGTACGTAGAATTTCTGTTGTAGTATCATAGTATAACCAAACTCCGATAGGAGCTCCTTTATCTTCTATTTTGAATGCTTTTATTAGCAAGTCAGTATCAGTTGAAACGGGCATTTATTTATTATATAATATTATTTATTTTGTAAACAAAATAAATACTATACAAGGCTTATAAAACTGTTAAGTAATTAACATAAAAAAGTTGATTTGCACTACTTTCTGAAAAATTCTTCATATAAAACTTGGGTGGTTGATTAGGAGCCCATTTTACCCAAACTTGACTTCCATCTTCGCCATTAGCATGGACTCCAAATGATGACGATTCAGCATTTTCACTCGCTTTGACTATTTTGTAATTATAAACACTGCCAGTTGGAAGGGCGCTTTGAATCTGGAATTCATAACTACCACGCAACTTGTTAATTTCAGGAATAGAAATATACGAACCAGATTGTCCTCCAAGTGTAACAGTTTTTGTTCCAAAATTAGGCATTGAGACTGATTTAGAAATAATATCACCGCATGTAAGGGTTGAATAATCTTCTTTATCTAGTGTAGCTGATTCCGGTCCAGATTTTGTAGTTGCTAGAATGAAGCTACTAACAGATTCATCCCAAAACATAGTAGCGGAATCAATAGGTCCTGTAGGACCTGAACGAGTGAACAAGAGACCAGCGTCTTTTCCTAAAGCAGCTGCACTATTAAGAACTATGATATTATCTTTCACAGAAAGATTCTCTGTATTTATAGTTGTAGTTGTGCCTGTGACTGTTAAATTTCCAGTTATTGTACAATTACCAGTCGCATTAATAGCTTTAGTAGTAGTAGTTCCGTTAACTGTTAATCCCCCTTCAACTGTAGTAGTTCCGCCAACTTTGGAGATATTAACATTCGTAGAAGTCTTGCCAACTTCCACTGTAGTACCATCAAGTGTTGAAAGATTTGTAGAAACAATATTGATAGTAGGAGCACTTACTTTTGCTATAGTACCAGCTGATAAAGTTATATCAGGAGCCTGAGTATACACACCAGTAGTTCCAAGAAGTTGGATATTACCAATAGTAGATTCAATCTTTACTCCTTGGTCACCAGATACATGTGCGAGTGTTTTACCAAAGACTAAAACATCTTTAGCGACCGATTGTATTTTAGCAGTTCCTGTAGTAGAACTGACCGTATAATCACCTCCGATCGTAGCAGTAGAACTACCAGTAAAACCTTCTGTCTTATTAATACCTTTGAGGATCACAGTTCCAGTAGTTGCTTCTACAGTTGCATCACCAGATGCAGATATGACGTTAACTTTTTGAGTACCACTAAGTAGAGCATTCGTCTTACCAATAACTTGTGCTTCAAAATTAGTAGAATTTAATGAAGCATTTTGATTAGTAGATGTTAATGTAGCAACTCCATCTTGTGCTGTTATTGTATAAGAACCAGTGCTTGAACAAGTAGCAGTGGTTTGGAATATTTCGGACTTAGAATTACCTTTGAGGGTTACAACACCAGACGCTTCAACTTTTGCGTCACCTGATACAGCTGTAAGATAAGCTGGACCGCTAGTTGAACTCACGGTTGCCGATGAGGCACCTGTAACTGTAACACCGCCTGCAGTAGAACCTAAACTAGCGGAAGTACCACCAGAAATTACAACAGAACCAGTACTTGCTGTCAAGTTAGCGGAAACACCACTAACTGTAACGTTGCCTGATGTGGCCTCAAAAGTTGCTCCTGTCAAACCTTTAACAGTCAAAGTTCCTTTCGGAGCAGAAGCAAAAAAATTTTTATCAGTCTGAATGTATAAATCAGCTTTAGAGCTGGTGGTCTTCAAGTATTGATCACTTTCACCGAAAAAACTACATCCATTCTGGACAATAAGGGAACCATTTCCGTATCTATCACTGTTAGTAGAGCTTTCGACTCTAAGAGAACCATCCAACACGGAATTATATCCGTCGAAAGGTGGCATTTTTTATTATAACAAAAGATTTTAAAAAAAGATTTAAAGAAATACAAACAGGACGTTTTTAATTCAATTAATTTGCGTATTTGTAAAATTACAGATATTTGTCATGATAATTTACTCTATGATAGGATGGTTTTTTATTTTGATGATATTTTTCTATTAAGAAAATTACACCTGCAAAAATTACAACACCAACTATTATTATAAGAAGTATGTGCCACCAGGTCAAACTTTTTGGATATTTTTCGGCTAGCTTATCACTTTGTGCAAGTGAATCAGCCAATGATATTCCATATGTTTTAAAATAAAAATCGGCTGGTGATATACCATTTATCACAGGATATGTTTTAGCAATCCAAACAACGTCATACCCTGATAAACGATGATTTTCTTGAGTTCCTAAATTATTTGTTGTTAATCTGCTATCAAAAAAATAAAGCATTATAGACAGTGGATCAAAGTCTGAACCTATAACATCAAGATTATTACGTTTTTTAATAATTTGATTATCTACTCTAGCTGTATCCCACTGCAGAGCTGATTGGTAGAATTTATACACAGCTGATCTGTTCCATTGTATATTAGAATAAGGTCCTTGATGCTCATGTTCCATTCCAAGAACATGTCCAAATTCATGTAAAATTGTCCTAACATCAAGCCACCCAAAATTCATTGTAGCTTTTTCTTTTTCAAGTTTTAATGCGTTATTACCGTTAGTTGACCATGATCCTTTACCTTTGACAAATGAAATTCTAATAATAGCATTACTCACATCACCTACAAACTGTAAATTTAAATTTACCAAAGGTTGGATTCGTTCTTGAACAACCTTTTGTACAGCCTGCTTAGGAGTTAGATTAGAAATTTCATTTTCAAGAGGATCGATATCTTTTATTCCACTAGAGTCTTTTTTGTCAATTCCATTACCATCATCAAAAAATCCAATAGTTAAAGTAGCATTCTGGTCCCATATGAATTTCTTTATAAAAACAGCTTTTTGACCAGAATTGTTACTTTCATTTTGAATACCTATCTCTGTACATATTAGATAATCTTGATCCATTTATTATATGTAAATAAATTATTTACTAATATATTCACCAGAACCAGAGAATATAATCACAATTGAGTGGTGTCGGTTACATAATAAGAATTTTTTGCTAAATCCAATCTATTATTTTATATGGTTTGAAAAATATAAAATTAATTAACTTACACGTTTTTTGAATAATTATATATAATTTTTAATTTTTTTAATACGTTCGTCGTTTGTTTCAACTGCTAAATGCAATATATAAGCTTTATTTTGCTCTTCAAATTCTTCTAATTCACCGTATGGTACTAATACTATTCTATTTTTAATATTCATAAAATTTTCTTTTATTATATCTATGATACATTGTTGCTCTTCAAAATGGTTATTATTATTATTTATAACATTTTTATATATAACTTCATTATATAATAACTCTTCTAGAATTTTTTGAGTATAATCATTATTTTTTATTATAATTAGTCCACCTTTAACATTTTTTGTAATATCAATGCTAAATATAAAATCTTTATCGGGATATTTTCTTATTACATCTCTAATATCGGGAGAATTGATATAAAAAAATGCATCTGGTTCTATCCATATAAGATAATCGTAATCATAGTTATAATATTCCAATAATAAACTGAATTTTTCCCAAGCAGATTTTCTATGTGGTATTCTGATTTTATCATCTTTGATACAATCTATATTATATTTTTTACAATATGTTTTGTTTAGTAAATATGTCATATCAGCATAATCTTTAATTTGATAGTTATACCATGTAAGTATTACTAATTTAATATCTTTTTTATTAACTAACTTATTGTATACTTTTTTATCGATATATATCTTATCATAATGATCAAGTTTAGTAAAATATGATCTATTTTTTTCATATTCTTTGTATCTGTTCAAATAAAATATTTCATTAGTTTTTCTATCCATAATTTTACCACCTTCTGGTGGATTGAAAAAATATCTGATATTTTTTGTTTCATTTAACATACCAATACTTTTTGCAGCTTTTCCTAATAAAATTGGTCCTGTTATATCAAGTCTGTCTAAACCGTATAATTCATTTGTAATATTATATATACACATATCAATAGCTTTTTTGAGTATAGGATGTCCTGGTACACTTGCCATAAAAGCGTTATATATAGAATCTTTAGGTCTGTCATATGCGCTTACAAATTCATCTGTTTCTTTAATTACATTACCTATAAGTTTAATATTTGAATTACTTGGTATAAAACTTGAATCAAAATAAATTCCTCCTTCTAAATAAAGTCTTATATACCTAAATAAATCCGCTTTGAATGCTCCAGGTATTAATTTATCATACGATTCCAAAGCTTCTGGATAATAATTTTTTATGTATTTTCGGCAATCTTCTCCGTCATAATAAATATAAGAGCATTCAGGACAGTGATCTTGTAATGATTTTATGGCTTTATACATATTTTTTGGTATAATTTTTGATTCATTTGTTTGAAAAATTACAGTTGGTATTTTATATTCATTTAATATTGGTTTTATATAATCTTCTATCATATGCAAATTCTCAAGTTTCCATTGAAAACCATCTTTTTCAGTATCATCTTTTTCAGTATCATCTTTTTCAGTATTATGATTTTTTTTAACAAGATACAGTGTAAGTTGTATTATTAAAAGAAATTGCCACAACATTCCTATAATTGTAGCTTTTGTATTTTTAAAATGCACCATTCCAAGTATATTTATGATTGTGCAAACAAAAAAGACAAATAAAATAGAGTTTGTACTCAAGTTCATTTATTTATAGTATTTTTATTTGAAAAACAAATAAAAATAAGTATAAAGTTTTCTGATAATTTTCTAACTATACTCTTTAATAAGAGATGCAAAAATATCAGAAAAAGGATCTGTAGAGTTTTTCCAAAGTTCCCGTATTTTGTTTAAAAAAGCGGAATAAGAACGAATAAATTCTGTCATTGTTCCTGGTTTACTTTTAAATTTTTCTAAAGCCATATCAACTACCTCTTTACGTGATTTATTTGGATTTGCTAATCTGGTATCTGCATACCACACAGCCCAAGCAGCACAAAATCCACTAGGATCACCTGGCATTTTTTTACCATACTCCCAGCTTTGAAGAGCTTGAAAACTCGATCGTGGACAAAAATCCATAGGAGCATAAACTTTCTTCACCATATCTGGATCAACATTAGAATTCAACAGATTTCTTATTCTTTCTTCTAAATTTGGTGGGTTAACACATGCTAGTCCATAAAAATCTCCGTTAGGTTCAAATCTTTCTAATTCTTTTGTTTTTGTGTCGTATATTAAAAAATTACTGTGAGCTGTATAATTTTTACATAAAAAACCCATTGGTATAAGAATAAAATCTGATCCTTTCTTTAAACAATTTTTTATTGATATCCATAATCCACTTGGTACGGTAAAATCTCCTATAAATTCACTCCATTGCAAAGAAGTTTCAGACCATACATAATCTTCTCTTTTTGCATAATCAGTTAGTCTTCCCCCAGAAGGAGATAATAACTTCCCACCAAAAGGAATTGCAATGCACTCTTTTGGATACTTATGTAATAAATAGGTCAAACTAGCAATTTCTTGCCATGGAAGTCCTCTAAAATCAGTTTTATCTACAACAGGTGGAATCATCATATGAATCGGAGATCCTAACGGTTTTGAAAAAAATTTAACAAGTTCTTGGTGTCCGCCAATAAATTTGTAATCTTTAAGAATAACAGGAAAATATTTATAATCACCTATAATATTTTTCATATAATGCTGAAACTGCTTAATATCAGTGATCTCTTGTGTATAATATTTAATACCGTGAGATGTAAGAATATCTTTAGATTTTTTGCATAAATCACAACCTTTAATAGTATAAATATTCCAAGTTGATGGTGTATCGGGCTTAGGTGTTAATGACTTAGGTGTTGATATAACAGGTGTGTCTTTATTTAAACATTTTTTTATTGATAGAACAGGTGTGTCTGGCTTTGGTGGTGTTGTTATAACAGGTGTAGCTGACTTTTTATAACCTGGTGGTGTTGATAGAACAGGTGTGTCTGGCTTTGGTGGTGTTTTTATAACAGGTGTATCTGGCTTTGGTGGTGTTGACAGAACAGGTGTAGACGGCTGTTTTCCTAGAATAATTTTAAGTAGTTCTTCATATCCTCCAATAAATTTGTTATTTTTAAGAATAACAGGGAAAGATGTATAATCACCTACACCTATAATGTTATTCATAGCATATTGAAACTTATCAATATCAGCTATTTCCAATGTATAATATTCAATATTATAGTAATTAAGAAGATTTTTAGATTTTCTGCATAAATCACAATTCTTAATTGTATAAATACTCCAATCAATTCTATTAGACTTTTTATAATCGGGGGGTGTTTCCGGAATAGTAACTGACTTTTTATAACCGGGTGGTTTTCCGAGAATAGACTTTTTATAATCGGGGGGTGTTTCCGGAATAATAACTGACTTTTTATAACCGGGTTGTTTTCCGATAATAGACTTTTTATAATCGGGGGGTGTTTCCGGAATAATAACTGACTTTTTATTAACCCGTGGTGTTTTCACAATTAATAGTTTTTTACCGATTTCACCTAATTTGTTAACACATCTTCCACTTGATGGATTACATATTGTTTCTGTTGTACATTTTTTATTTTTGCATTTGTCCGTTACTTTATCACCTCCACCTTTACGAATTAAAGCAATTAAATCTGATTTAGTTAATTTAGAATATCCTTTCAATCCTTTAATTTTGGCAAGTTGTTTAAGTTCAACAACTGTATGGTTTTCTAAATTTATGGGCATATTTATTTAAACAAAATAAATATAAAATTTAGTAAAGTAATTTTATTAAATTGTGACCAACTGGTATTTATCAAAATAGTTTTCCACAAGATTGAGAGGACTTCTTTGTCAAGCTGTGCACAAAAAAATTAGAAACTTTTCGTTCTCAATACGAATTTTTCTGATGACTGATTAATCGAGAGTTACCCTTTTTAGTCGTTTTACAGTTTATTATTTGTATATTCTTGAAAAAACTTACTTTGATTAACTACACTTTGTTAGTGTAGTTAATTTTAAACTTTGTTTTAGATTCTTATTCCTGAAATATACTCAATTTCTCTAGTAAAAGAGACATATACAAGGCCCGAGTTGAACTGCGGAATCTGTTCAAGATCACGGACAACCTTATCTGTACCAAGATAATCATGTTCAATAATGTTACCTTTTAAACCATGTCCTAAGGTACAGCACCTGATAGGTCTAAATGTCTGTGAACACAGACCAACAATCTCATGGTGATCATCAAGCAAAAAGTTAATTACCTCATCATATTCAGAACGATTCAAAGAAATGTCCTTGGGGTATACCCATTCATTATCTGAATTTCTAACAGGATGAGTAGAAGTCAATGAAAAGCCATCAATATCTACCATTTCAAACAGTCCAGTAGAAAAAGTTACACATCTAACTGATGCGACTCGATCATCTCCGCAAGAAACAAGATCTCCCTTTCGAACTTTGCCTACAGGCGTTGCAGTACCGTCTGCCATTAGAATAAGAGAATTAGGGTGAAAACACGACCCACTATAGTATCTTTCACTATATACTGTTGTATCAATAACAGGATTTAAAGTTGCTGTTGAATTATTATTTGACGCGCGAGATACAGGAATTTTCTTTGGTATAGGCGGCACATCCAAAAAAATCTTTTCACAACGAGTTTGCCAACTCGTAAATGTACTCGATGCAAAGTGTTGAATACCTTTATCGCGAAAATTATTAACAATTTCGTACTTCGTTGCATGCAAATAAGAACGTAGGTAATGCAATCCCCACATTGCACACCATTTTTCTTTTTCTACAGCTTTGCGTAACTCACCATCAACATCTTCAAGACAACTTTGTATGTAAGGATGTTCCAAACTATTTATTTCATTTCTTTTACGAAAGTTGGCAAGTTGTTGAGTAGAGTAAGGTAAAGACAAAGTAGGGGATGTAGTCTGAATATTATGTATAATATGCTTTATAGTTTCTACAAGATCAAATTTAACCCAACACGCTAATACAGTTGGTTTATCTTCAGTGATAGTTGTCAAATCTACCTGTGATAAGACATGAGATGATCCATTAAACATAGATACTTCTATTTTTTCAATCTCATTCAAAGATTGACCAATTGGGTGAGTGCGATTTTGACCTACACAAATAGATCCAATATTACTTTTTGATACAGTACCATCTTTCATACTAACAATTACACTTATGTTCTTACCGTAAGTAGATATGTCTGTTGCAGAACGATTAATCAAAATAGTTCCAGCCGTAGAAGATTCTGGAATATGAGAAAATGTGCCGTTAAGTCTTTCAGACATCTCAAACAACTCTTTACTATCAAGATCTCTACCAAAACCAATAGTATCCATAGTTATATTTTTAGTCCAACCAAAATTGGCACTAATAAAACTATCAAGTTCATACATATTCCCGCGAAGTGGTTTACTGACATCTAAACCATCAGTAAACACCATAATTGATTGGTTTCGACATACGTTTTCTTGGAAACAATTTTTGAGAGTATCAAGTCCAGTTTTAATACCTGACCATATTTTTGTTCCGCCTCCCGTTTGCATCAAATCCATTTTGGCTAAAAGAGATTCTTTGTTAGAATCAGTCATATTATTCATTGGAAAGTATACTTTAGCTTCTTCATCAAAGCATATTATGCATAGACGATCTTGAGAATCAAGACATTTAATTAAAACTTTGATACAATGTATTATCAAGTTTAGAATAGAAATTCCATCCCGTTCACTTTCTGGCAAACCAGGTGTGGCATCAGAACTCATCGAACCAGACTTGTCGATAACAATAATCTTATCTTGAGGAAGACATTTTCCGCTATCAGGTGCCGAAATACAGAGTGCCATACGTTCGCTACCTTTATTGATCGTCTTTACAAGTTTTACACCAAGCATTTTGCTATTATTAAAAAATTATTGATTATTTATTCAATTTTATTTTTTAATATTTGTTAGTAATAAAATGGATTCAAATGTAAGAAAGGTTATCTTTATTTCTTTATTATTAGTTGTGTTTCTTGTAAGTGTCTTTTCTGTAAAGTACTTTAACGTTTCTAAAGAAAATTCTTTGACTTTTGCTCTTGTTACATTATCATTAGTTTATATTTTACAAGTTTTTATTCAGGATAAAAAAGAATGCTACAATAACATTGATGAAAAACCAAGAGTTTCTAAATATTCATCATTATCTAGATATAACACTGAATAAATTTTTTATTAAACTTAAAATCACACAAAAATGTGTGGTTTTATAATTATTTTTTAATCTAGTTGATCAAAATCACTTGAATAAAGTGACCTTTCTTTATCACTAGGATGAAGTAAAAATCTAGCTTCATTAGGCGTTACCATACTAGTAACAATTTCTGGCTTCTTATCAATGATTGCTTGGCGTAATAGAGTTGAACTAAAACTTAACATTTTGCCTTTAGCACGCTCTGCAACGTAAAGTTTAATATCTGGATTTTCTGGTTTCGCTATGTCAGCATCACGTGGCACTACCACAACCCCACCCCATGGTTGTGCTTTATCGTATAGACTAAATTTTTTAGCGTGATCTGTTCCACATGCATAAAAGACAGTTACATCTCCAGAATAATTTGCCGATTTAAATTCTTTTACAATTTCTTTTTGCAGTTCAAAACAAACTTCTGGAAAATCTGGCCAGTAAGTTCTTTCAGGAGAAGATTCCCACATACCAACTTCTATAAGAGGATGATAAGCAATTGCTCGTCTAGCAGCTTCTACACGAAATGCAGCACTTAAACCAACCGTTTTTTGAAAAGCAGCTTTTGGTTGAACGTAAAGGTCACTAGATGGTGACAACCATGCACCAATTACTGTGTATCCAGCTTCTCTAAGACGAATTACAGATTGATCTATCAAAGCAGAATGACCAAGATGTACTGGGTTTAAAGCTCCGGTACTTAGTACGACCGCGTATCCTTTTGAACCAGGATTTCCATATATTTTATACATTCTATGCATTTTTTCCATAGGCCACAAAGTTTCAATTATTTTTGTATCATTTGGGTGATTCCATTGACTAATATTTTCCTTTGTATTTATATAATAAATTTGATTACATTTACTTATTCTTTCTACCCAATCTTTTTCAAGTGGCTGTTTTTCTTCTTTCGGTTTTTCCCATTGAAAATTTTTTCCTTTATATCCAAAATAATCATCTCCCGATTTGCTTTCATACATTTCCCATCCATATGGTAATATATTACCTTCTGCATCAAAAGATTTTCCCCATTGCGATATTCCTTTTTCGGTATTTATATAATATGTTTTACCTTTAGCTTTTTTATTGCTTTTTTTACTAACCCAACAATTTTCATTCATTTATAATATAATATTAATTTATTTATGATAAATTTTAATCAATTAGATCTAAATCGAGTTCTTCAACATTAATTTTTTTTTATAAAATAGATTAAACATTTGTACATTTTAACATCCTCCTCCACCTCCGCCTTTTTGAATTCCGCAGAAATGTAAAAAAGTTATATATTATAATAAAATTGAAAAATTAAGTAATTTTTCTTAAAGAAAATTAAATGACTGCTTACAATCGAAAGATTAATACTGATGGTACTTATCGACTTTTTCATGGTTATACAGTTGTATCAATGATAAAAAATGATCTGAAGTGCATAGAGGAGTACATAAAAAATAATAAATTGCTATCATCTTATTTTTCTCCTTTACCATCAAGTTCATATCATATGACTGTCTTTAACATATGGTGTCATTCTCAAGATCTGCTTCCTATTCAGAAAAATTGGTTGATTAAAATGAAGGCAAAATATCTAAATATAGAAAAAGACATTGAACGATTGAAGAAAGAATATCCTGAAAGACCAACTCCATATTTTGAACCATACTCTATTTTCAAAAAAAAGTATTTGGAAGAAGTAAGTTCCAAAGACTCAAAGTATTACATCAACAAAGATTTATTCACCGAACTAATGTATAATGTTGATAAAGTTTGTGTTAATCAAGAATTTATAGGTAAAGGAATCGCGGGATCAAGTTTTTATGGTCTTGGAATATCTCTTTTGTTAGACGAAAACAGTAATCAACAATGGGAGAATCAAAGATCCCTAATTGCACCTCTTGTTGGGCACAATGATTCTAATCTTTCACCTCATGTTACTTTAGGCTATCGATATAAGGATATTCCGGTAGAAAGTCAAGATGCTGTACAGTGTGAACTCAATAAGCTGAACGAATTCGTACAGTCAAAAATTAAAAATGGACTAATTTTTTTAGAACCGAGAGCTACATGGTTTCATAGTATGAGTAAATATATGAATTCGGACGAATTTTATTATTAAGTAAGAACTCAGTTGTAAAATTTATGCAAAACTTATCTTCGTTCACTTGGTTATTTTGAATATCATTCTTCCAGTAATCTAGAAAAAGAATTACATAAACATTTTAATTTGTTTTGTAAAAATCTACTAAGTAAAAGATTTCTTGATATATAACAATTGTTATATATTTTCTTCATGTGTGATTAGATAAAAACATTAGTCGGATCCGAATATATATATCTATATCCAATTTCTTCTGGATGAACCATATCCTCAGGGTCATTAAAAGTAAAAGTCATTGATGTGCTTAATTTTTGTTTTTGAGGATAATTTTGTACATACTTTGGTGTATCATCATCCATTTTATATACAGCATTGGCACTAAAACCTCCATCGAGAGAGATAGCCTTATGAATTCCAAATTTATCAACTAGATAAGCAACTTGAACACGGTCAAGACCAACTGCATTAAAACCACGCCCTTCTACCAAAAAGAACATAATCTTTCCTGTATTAGTAATTCCCATAACATTATGAGTTGAATAACGGTTAGATACTTTTACACCGTATGAATCATACATATCACCGTTATCTGCCGATTTAAATTTGTAATTATTTCCAGATTCTTGTAAAAGTTTGTATGTTGTCAAATCAGGAGGTTTAGGAATTGCACTCGTATTTGCTGGTTGATCACTATCTACAATTAAAAATTGAGTATCGAGCATTGTATGTAAATCAAATACAACTTTGCTATTATCAACAAGTAAAACTCCTGAACAAAAAGCCCATTTATATGGCCTATTTCCATTGCTCATTACTGGTGTATTTCCTCTAAGTCCCTCCGTAATTATAGCATTAGAATGTCCCTCCATTTTAATAACAGGTTGAAGTGTAGTATATATACTACCATCATCAAGAAAATATCCAATTGGTTGATCTATAGTTTCGTGCCAACTCATAAATTCTTCATGAGTATCAATGTGCAAAACGTTAGTGTGTGAACACCATATAACACCAAAGTGTGGTCTGTAAGGTTTTGGTACAGGAAGATATGTGCCATTTGTTCCATCAGTAACATCTTCATTATAAAAAAATCCTACCCGTCTTTGTTCAAAGTTCTGCTGTGGAATCGCATAATACCCTGCGTTAATACTAAAACAAGTAGTTGTTGCCAACTTTGTCACATCCCAAAGATTTGAAAGATAGTTAAGTTTAACATTATATGTACCTTTTGGATCTAAAACAATAATATTTAATCTAACTATTTCTATTTGTTTACGATTATGAGTCAATTTATCTGTAAGAGGGTTATAATCTAACCAATTTTGGTGAGTACTATAAACTAAAGCACCTGGATCAACACGATTCATTACCAATGCTTTTGGATTTATTTGCATCTTGAAAATACTAAGATTTCTTTCAGAGTCTTTTGCTTGTAATTGTCTAGGAAAATTTGATTGTGTTAATTCAATATTATTATTAAATCTTCCATCACCTTCATCATAAAAAGTATTTTTATTTAGAGGTGAATATAATTTTGATTTCATTGTATTTGCGGGATGCCACTTTTTCATTTCTTCTTTTGCCTCTGTACACAATTTTAGTCGATTATCATCAGAATGATCAATATCTAATCCTTTAGCAAGTTGAGATTCATCGTACTCATTAAAAATATCATCTGAAATTTTCTTACCATTACAACCAGTTTCAACTTTTTTTGCAATTTGTATAAATTTGTCCATATTGTTAAAACTTTTAACCAGTTCATTAGGTTCATCTTCAAAAATTAATGAATTATCCGAAGTAAATACAGCACCAGCAAGATCAGTCTCTAAATAAAATACAGTTCCTCTATCTGTATTTTCAGTAATGTGATTAAGACTTTCACAATATCTTGCCAAACCTCTGAGTAGTTCTCTCGGATCACTAAAAGCTGGAATATCTATATTCATAGATCTTTCTGGAAAAGCTGATACATTACCATAACGAATATTTTTCATATGAGGATTAGTATCTAAATAAGTTCCAATGTTATATTGAGCGCTGTTGTAAAATTGTTCAGTAAAATAGTCAAGATCATTTATATTATTTTGATAGATTGTTCTACGAACAACATCTGGAGGCATTCCTACTGCATGTCCATTGTACATGCTTTGATGAAGACAAGTGAGAAAAAATTGAATTTCCCATGTGTTACGTTGTTGACTACTATTCCGACAGATCTGATAAACGGTGTCAGGCAAATATCTTAACGTTTGAGTTCTAATTAAAAAGTCTCTTTTATATTTAGGATATTCTGCTGCATAAAGATATGCAGCACATGTGCCGTAATCTATTATCTTAACCATCAAACCATTATATTTCATCGCAAGCCATGAATTTTTACCCTTGTATAATCCCAAATCAATAAGAATAAATTGTTTAGTTTCTAAATTTTTACCATGATAAACATAAGAAATATTTTCCGTACCTGCAATAGCCTGATTAGATGTATGAGTTATCATTACATTACCTAAATGTGCGTCAAAATGCGTAAAACCTAGATACATCTTACCTATATAAACTGCGTATATATATTGAAAGATAATATTCATTAGGATTTCTCTATCCCTTATTATTGCTTGTATATAACGATTTTCGTGCATAAAATTTCCCATTGATATATTTGATTTTTCTATAACAAAATGTGTGTTAAAATTCTCATCAGAATCTTGAGGATTAGGATTAATATTACAAATATAAGTAGAAAAATATTTAGCATAAAATGGACATAAACCTAAATCGTACAAGTGGCCAAGCATAGAACCAAATACAATTTCTGTAAGTGGATCTTTAATAGTTATAATTTTAATTTGTTTATTTCCTAATCCAGCGCCAGCACCAGCACGCAACTTTACAATTGTATTTGAATAAATCTCAATATCTGTAGGATCTAATCCTGTTTTAATGATTACAGGTACATAAAATGGTTCAAATCCACCATTTGGATTAATTGAAACAATAATTGCATAAACTGGTTGATTAAATTGGTCTTCGTTTATTAGAAAATCCATTATCGCTCCACGTCCCCCTTGAGCTAAATAATTTCTAGTAATTATACCTCTTTTACTTTGAACACAATGACAAAATTCACTTGAATTAGTAAAAGTTGGTTGAATTAACTTGTTAACAGCATCTTCTTCTTGTTGAAGTGTAACAACTTTACCATATAAAGAAGGAAAAAATTCCATCAAGTTTGCCAAAAAATTATCAGCTTCATCAAAATATTTATATGCAGGATCGCTCATTTGTTTATATTTAATTTATATAAATTAATTAAATTTGCTATACTCATAAAACGATTATTCTAAATATAAATACGAGTCGGTGAATGTTCACCTATATATCCAATATCTTCAGGAGCAAGATTATCGTCAGGATCATTAAATGTAAAAGTCATGGAAGTGCTTAATTTTCGTTTTTGAGGATCATTTTGTACATACTTTGGTGTATCATCATCCATTTTATATACAGCATTAGCGCTAAAACCTCCATCGAGAGAGATAGCCTTATGAATTCCAAATTTATCAACTAGATAAGCAACTTGAACACGGTCAAGACCAACTGCGTTAAAACCACGACCTTCTACCAAAAAGAACATAATCTTTCCTGTATTAGTAATTCCCATAACATTATGAGTTGAATAACGGTTAGATACTTTTACACCGTATGCATCAAAAATATCAAGCCGATCTGCCGATTTAAATTTGTAGTTATTTTGAGATTCCTGTAAAAGTTTATATTTTGTAAAATTAGGAGGTTTAACTCTTGAAAGTCCTGTATCTGTAGTTGGTTGATCACTTTCTACAACGTAAAATTCAGTTTTAAGCATCATATCTAAATCAAATACAACTATGCCATCTAGAACAAGTAAAACTCCTGAACAAAAAGCCCATTTATATGGCCTGACTCTATCTTTCATTACTGGTGTAATTCCTCTAACTGACTCCCTTCCTCTGCTATCATGCATTTTAATAACAGGCTGTTCTGTAGTATATATACTACCATCGTCAAGTAAATAACCAATTGGTTGATTTATAGTTTCGTGCCAACTCATAAATTCTTCATGAGTATCAATGTGCAAAACGTTAGTGTGTGAACACCATATAACACCAAAATGTGGTCTGTAAGGTTTTGGTACAGGGAGATATGTGCCATTTGTTCCATCAGTAACATCTTCATTATAACAAAATCCGATCGGTCTTTTCTCGTTTGCGTGTTTTTTACTTATAATATGTTTAGTCAATTTATTAACACTTTCCCCAACTGTATAATAACCTCCGTTAATACTAAAAGAAGTACTTTTTGACAACTTTGTTGCATCCCAAAGATTGGAAAGATAGTTAAGTTTAACATTATATGTACCTTTTGGATTTACAACAATAATATTTAATCTAACTATCTCTATTCTTTTATCTATGATGTTTGCTTTAAGAGGGTTATAATCTAACCAATTTTGGTGAGTACTATAAACTAAAGCACCTGGATCAACACGATTCATTTTCAATGCTTCTGGATTTATTTGCATCTTGAAAATGCTAAGATTTCCTCGAGAGTCTTTCGCTTGTAATTGTCTAGGAAAATTTTCTGTTGTTAATTCAATATCACGAAAAAATCTTCTATTAACTCTATTATAATAAGTATTAGAAAGCAGAGGTGAAATTAAATTTGATCTCATTGTATTTGCGGGATGCCACTTTATTACTTCTTCTTTTGCCTCTGTGCACAATTTTAATCTATTATCATCAGAATGATCAATATCTAATCCTTTAGCAAGTTGAGATTCATCGTACTCATTAAAAATATTATCTGAAAGTCTCCTACCATCGCAACCAGTTTCAATTTTTTTTGCATCTTGTATAAATTTGTCCATATTGCTGAAACCTTTAACCCAATCATTAGGATTATTGTCGAAGACTAATGAATTTTCTTTAGTAAATGTAACACCATCAAGTTCAGTCTCTAAATAAAATAAAGCGCCCTTTGTATTAATGATACGTCTATCTTGAGATACCTTACCACGATATTTACAATATCTTGCTAAACCTCTTAGTAGTTCTTTTGGATCACTAAAAGCTGGAAGATCGATGTTTATAGATCTTTCTGGAAAAGGTCTTATAGTATGAGTTAGAGGATCAATATTTCCCATATGAGGATTTTTATCTAAATAAGTTCCGATTCTATACTCACTATTTCCGTAAAAATGTTCAGTAAAATTATTCAAAACATCTATATTAGCTTGATATAATGCTCTACGCTCAAGATCTGGATTCATTCCTACTGCATGTCCATTAAACATGCTTTGATGGAGACAAGTAAGAAAAAATTGAATTTCCCATGTGTTACGTCGTTGACTATTATCCCGACAAGTATCGTAATCTGCAAATGAATATTCTGGTTTAATTAAAAAGTCTCTTTTATATTTAGGATATTTTGCTGCATAAAGATATGCAGCACATGTACCTTGATCTATTATCTTAACCATCAAACCATTATATTTCATCGCAAGCCATGCTTTTTCACCTTTGTACAAAATTCCCATATCAATAAGAATATATTCTTTATTTTCTAAATTTGCACCTTGATAAACATAAGAAATGTTTTTTGTTCCTTGAATAATCCGATTAGATGTATGAGTTATCATTACATTATCTAAATTCGCATCAAAATGAGTAAAACCTAGATACATCTTACTTATATAAACGGCGTATATATATTGAAAGATAATATTAATTAGGATTTCTGGTTCTGGTTCTGCTATTATCGCTTTCATATAAGTATCTAAGTACATAAAATCATCCATTGATATAGTTGATTTTTCTAGGACAAAACTTATTGAATAATCTTGATTAGGATTAGGATTAGGATTAGGATTGCAAATATAAGCAGAAAAATATTTAGCATAAAATGGACACAAACCCAAATCGTACAAGTGTCCAAGCATAGAGCCAAATACAATTTCTGTAATTGGATCGTTAATATTTATAATTCTAATTTGTTTATTTTCTAATCCAGCTGTAGTAGGCAACAAAACAGTTGTGTCTGATTCAATATTAATTTTGCTAGGTTCTATTCCTGTTTTAATGATTACAGGTACATAAAATGGTTCAAATCCACCATTTGGATTAATTGAAACAATAATGGCAAAAACTGGTTGGTTAGGTTGATCTTCTGTCATTAGAAAATCTCCTACTATGTACCTCCCACGACCTAAATTCTCACTATTAATAATTATACCACTTTGAAGAGATTGACAAAATTCGACTGAATTATTAAAAGTTGGTACAATTAACTGATGTTCAAGAGCATCTTGTTGAGGTGTAAAAACACCATATAAAGAAGGAAACAATTTGATAAAATTTGCTAAAAAAGTATCAGCCTCATCAAAATATTTATACGCAGGATCGCTCATTTATTTATATTTATATATAAATAAAAAGTTTTACATCTATTCAATTATGGAGGAGGATCTGGCCAATACCCGGAGAATGCCTTAGAATCTGCTAAAGCCAATTTTGGTGTAAAATTGATCCACCTATTTTTAGTTTGTTGACCATCAGTAACAGGATCAGGAGGACAATCTGTATCATTAGGTTCTGCATCACTTGATACAAACCAGCTACCAGTGGTATCACCGTAATATCCTTTACACTGGTCATCATAATAACACCAATTTGCAACTTTTTCTTCATGATGACTACTACTACAGGCTTTCACCAAAGGGTCGTCTCCGTCAGGGGAAGGACCGTAAGGAGATTTTCTTGATGATTGACAACCGTACTTTTTATCTGTTCTTAAATTCGGTTGCGGCGTACCAAATATTCCGTCAGGAAGGGCTCGTGCACATATTGGAGCCCACCCAGCCACGCTGCACGAGGCGTTTGATAGAGGATCACTATAATCATTCCAAACGTTTTTAAAGCCAACTGGCTGGTTTGTATAATCATCACACCTGTGGTGATCACAAGTACCCCAACATGTGTCAATTCCTTTATAAAAGTAGGCAACCTGATCTTGAGGTAGACCTTGGCAAAATTGATTATAAGGTTCAACACCCTTATTACTGCCTCTCGGAATCTCTCTGAGTAGTGGTGCTGGATCACCATCATCTGCGCAATAAATTCCTGAACTATCTTTAAAAATAAAACTACCGCCCAAACGTTGAGAATTCGGACAACAGGGTGACGTTATACCTTCTTTATCACCATTTTTTTGGCATGAAAGAGTTGCGTACTTCTGGTTATTAGCAGGATAATAATTATTTTTACAAGTGAGAGTTTGTGTTTCTGATTGGGTAGAACTATCTAAACGATATTGTACTGGATTACCATCAGGTAGCCAAATAACACAATCTGTGTTACTTGATACTGTAATTGGTTTAGTACCATCTTGAATAATGTTGTATAATTCAGCTGTATTTTTATCACCGTTTATTGATGCAAAACTAGTAAGACCAGTATCATAAGTTTTTCTTAAATTTGAATAGTTGCTTCTCATTTATTTATATAAAAATATAAATAAATTTTCTTATAATAAATAAATGAATGTACGTAAATATTTAACTAAAAAAAATATTTTAATTGGTTTATCTGTTATAGTAATAATAACTGTAGCAATTGTGGTGTTTTTTCTTATTAAACCAACAATAAATGCTACATGTAAAAATGGAGAATATATGTGTGAAAGTTCTTCGTCATCGAGAAAAAATAATTGTATACCTTCTAATTTCTGTAGTGATTTTCCTGGTTTAATTAATAATAAAGACAATTGTTCTTGTGCAATGTCATGTCCCACAGGTTCGACTTCATTTCCTGAAGATCCTGGTATGCGACTAAATGATGATAATAAGTGGGAACCATCAGTTCCGTTAAGTTGTGGCACCCCATGTCAATATGCTGATGACAAATTTTGTACAAAAGGCTATTTGTGTGGACAAGTAATGACTGATGAAAAGAAAGTTTTAGATCAAGGGTGTCGTTTAAATACTAAGTATCATCAGTGTAAAAATGCTATTTGTCCAGATATCTATCCTGATTGTTCGCCAAATGGATATTGTAACATACCCTATTGTGGTAAGGATATTACAGGTAATGATAATAAAAAAGTTTATGCATGTACACAAAATTCAGATTGTATTGATGATATTAACAAAGGAGGAACATGTTATTTTAATGACAACGAATTAAATCAAAAAGGTATAAATAATGTTGGTTATTGTAAGGTTGATGGAGGACAATTTAAACGTATAGAAGATGATAATTGTTTATATATAAACGAAATTGGTGAACATAAAACTGATGATGGAAAATATCATCTAGTTACTTGTCCTGGAGGTACTGGAGTAAATGTGGATCTTCAATGTCCTGAAGCATTAACTAGTAATTGTGCTACACATGGTATATGTCCTAATTATTGGCAGGCTAAAATAGATAGCACAGAACCTTCTAATTGTGTTACTGGAGGAAACTGGGAACATCACGACACTGTTGCTTGTTGTGGTCTCGATTATCAGGTAAAGGGTGCTTTTCCAACATTTTGTTGCTTATCAACAAGTAAAAATTGTCGTAGCGAAACAAAATATCCTTATGCAAAAGGTCTTATTGATAGTACAGGTATCTTGGGAACCAAAATTCAATGTAATAACAATAGCGACTGTACAAAATATAATGATAAGTTGTGGCAAGCATTGCATCCAGGTAGTACTGCTGAAGCAAATCCAACAGCTGGAGATTATGCTTCTTTATTTTGTGGAACAGGAGCTGGAGAAACAGACGGAACGACTGGCTATTGCTACGCATATTGTGGTTATGTAAATCAACCTGATGATGGTTATCAGGAAACATATATTGTTTCCAATCATAATGATAATACTGGTAGTACTGGTACGTACAGTTATTGTCTTGCAAGAGAAACAAATTGTACGTTAGGAACCCAACATTGGACTTATGCTTCTCCAGTTAATAATATACCAATATGTTATCCTCCAGGTGATACAAGTAAATTGCACTGGAGTAATGATTATCCTAATCAACCATCATCTGCAGCCTTTGAATCAGAATATACACAAAATTTAAGTAGCAAATGTCTTAATCATAACACGTGTGCAGCAGCTGGTGTAATGGAGGAAGGAGTATATAAAGTAGATACAAATGAAGACGGATGTGTTTTTACTATAAATTGTTCTAATTCATCAGTTAAGCCTACTGGCGCTACAAAATTCATACCTTGGACAAAATTAAGCGAACCAGACACACTTAACTCAGCATTCAACACAGATCCTGGATGGGACAAAACTGACAAAATTTTTGTGCCTAAATATGATACTAAATATGATCCAAAAAAGTTCTGTAAAGGAGATTCAGATTTTAGCGATTACTTAACTACTACCACTCTAGTCCCGTCAGGCACACCTCCGAATGCATGTGCAGCTTATGGCCCGTGGAATCCAAGTCTTAATTATAGTGGTAGATTTTGCGAACCTAACATCCAAACTGGAGAATGTGTTGATTCATAGATGATTGTATTTTAAAGCACAAACTTATTTTGCTTTATTAAAATAAGTATTATACACGTTCTCATTTAAAATGAACTAACATTTATATTTTTTTAATAAATACTTGAGTATCTTTTTCACCCAAATAAATTAGGAGAATCATTATTGGTTGGATTTGGTAAATACACAGGCGGTCAAACTATATTGTACACGCAAAACGATGATAAACCAAAATCTTTTCATATAAAAACTAATTCTCTCATATTTAACGGCTCTGAAATACTTCACAAATCAGAAGCTTTTAAAGGTGTTCGGTACAGCTTGGTATTTTTTCAATAAATCTTATTCATATGATAAGATTTAAAATAAAGTTATTTCAGGAAGTGGAAACAATGACTTACGGTCTGTTAATTGAATTTATAGATAAGATAAAATATTGACCATTAATAAATGTGTTCGTACCATGGAGGAAAACAGAGAATAGGTAAAAGATTAAGTTCTGATGAAAGTCTAAGACGAATATGATTTTAAAATAAAAGGTTATTGTGAACCATTTTGTGGTATGTTAGGAGTTTATAAACATATTCCTGATTTATTTGAAGAACATAAACCAAAATTAAAGTACAAAGCAGGTGATATAAACAAGTCTGTTATAAAGATGTGGCAAGCATCTCAAAAAGGTTGGAAACCACAAATTACTTCTAGTGAAGCAGAATACGATCGTCTCAAAAATTCTAAAGATTCAGCTATACGTGGTTATATAGGACACCAATATAGTTTTGGAGGTCAATTTTTCAATGGTTACGCACCAAAATATCACAAGACGACAGATTCAAGCAAGGCTATATCAAAAACTTTGAATGATGTACAATTTAATTTTGGTTCTTATACACAATATTCAAAATTGAAAAGTTATATTATATATTGCGATCCACCATATGATAATACTGTAAGTAGATATTACAAAAATGCAAATGATGAAAAGTTGTCATTTAATTAAGAAAAGTTTTGGAATTGGTGTCGAAAAATGTCAAAAGATAATATTGTTTTTGTGTCAAGTTACGCGGCGCCAAAAGATTTCGAAGAAATTTTTCTTCATGTCATAAATTAACTGGAATATCAGCTAATAACAATGACAAAAAACGTAGAAAAACTATTCTTATTATTTTAGTAAATCTTATCTCTAGCATAAGATTTATAAATTCTTTCTAATAATAAAATGAGTTTTATCAAGACAAAATTAACATTCGAGGATAAAGAAATACTCAAAGAAATATATGATGAATTAGAAAAAATTATCTTACCAACTAGCTATTCAAGTAAAGGAATAAAAGGACATCATCATTCAGTAAAAACAGGAACTACAAATCAAAAAGATGCTAGACAGGTTTGTTTTGGAAAAGTAAAATATAAAGGTACCATTCAAGAAAGCAGTTATTCCAAAAAATATCCAGATATGATGAGATTATTCAAAAAATTCATTAATTCACATTATCCATGCTTTAAATTTAGCAGTGTTTATGTTAATAAAAATACGGTTTGTAAAGAACATTTAGACTCAAAAAATGTAGGAGAGTCATTATTAGTTGGATTTGGTAAATACACAGGCGGTCAAACTATATTGTACACGCAAAACGATGATAAACCAAAATCTTTTCATATAAAAACTAATTCTCTCATATTTAACGGGTCTGAAATACCTCATAAATCAGAACCGTTTAAAGGTGTTCGGTACAGCTTGGTTTTTTTTCAATAGATAGCAAGAAAACAACACACATTATCGTGTGTTGTTTTGTATAAGTTCTATTAAGTAATTATTAAGTGTATATTTCTAGACGTAACTTGTTGTCTTCGCTACGTTCTAGAAAACCATGTTTTACAAGATATGTCATCATCATATGATGATGTACAGTTTTATTCTTGAAACCACAAAGACCAGTGATTGTAAGCCATTCGCTAGCACGTTTGAAATCGTTTAGGTTTCCAGCTGCAATATAATCGGTAAGTTTTCTTTTCAGACAATTTATACTAGTTTCACCTAGGTCAGAACCAGTTTTATCCGACTCTACCTCTACATTCACCATGTTATCAATATTCGCCAAGATTTCGTTATACATCCCAACATCCCATCCACCATCCTTTCCTTTAACACGATTCTTTTTTTGAATTTTGAACCCCTTGTTCACATTTCCGCAACAGAGAGATGCTTTTGGAACTTTTTCCTTATTCCAAATTTCGTCTCCAAGCTGAATATGACATAACACTTCAATATTACCGGTTATTCTCAAATCAATCAGTCTCTCTATTTGTTCGTCCTGCATCATATCACCTTTCACAATGTTGTTAATTACTTTTGAAGGTGCATATTCAATAAGAGGAATAGAATCCGGTCGGTCATGAAGCAAACGCTGAGCCTGAATCATATCTGGAACGCTTGATCCACCTCGATAGTATTGGTGAGTTAGATGCCAGTTTCCGTCAGTACTCACATAACTTCTTGAGCGACCAGAAAAGTCACCACTCTTTATAACGATATGAGAAAACTTTTTAGCACCACCATTATCAATAAACCACTGCATCAATTGAGGAATAATGATGCGTTTTCCGAACAAGAACTCACCAGTTCCTTTTCTGTCTACAAACTTGACTTTACCAATCTTGATTGTTTTATTTTTCAGAACATTTGAGTAAAGATATAGACCTTTGTCACATTCCATCATCACGGTCCAAATATTACGATACATCTGACTTGTACTGAACAGTTCATAAAACGCCTTGTGATGCTTTATCAAAGTTTTTGTCTTATGCATTACGATAACCGGATGCTCAATAGCGAGGTTATATCTTTTGCAATTGAAGATAGGAGTTTCCATTAATTCTTCATATACTTGGATCATATTTGGGTCTTCTTCAAACAAGCTTTTATTTTCAGTCCATTTCTCGATCTTATGAGAAAGCTCTATAAATTGCACTCCGTTACGAATGCCTTTGTAGCTTGTGGGAGGACGGATATAGATGATGTTTGTATTTGTTAAGTCTTCGTTACCTCTGAGTATATCCCAGACTGTCGCACTAATCTCATATGTCTGTTTGCATCTTTGTCGAAGTATAAGATATTCAGCTGCTTTATGTTTTAGAGGAGACGGATCTTTAATTTCTGAATACGCAACTGCGTCAGCTTCATCAGTCAGCATCACAAGATTTTCATTGTTAGTTCCTTCTTCTTCTAACTTGTCTAGAACCATATTAATACATTTTAGTTGTGATCCGTTTGCAAGTGCGATGACCATATTCATGTTTTTACCTTTTAATGCTTCTTTAATTTCTTGATATCCTGTCACAGAAAAAATGTCATTCTTTTCGTCTTTCACTAGAGACATTTGCACTGCATCAACTACTCCAATTGTACGATCAATAGGTTTTGATGAATATTTATTCATTTGTTTTGTGTGTTCTTTTGCGAACCGTATTAGTTTTGCCTTCATATGTTCGGCATCTTGTGTAAAATTTCTAACTATGAAGATTACAGGCTTTCCCAGAAGAAGATGCATTAGAGCTACTCCAAAAGAGAACCCACTTTTACCTGCTTGAGGTTTTCCTGTCAAAAGACATGTTGTGTCATCAAAGTTGACTTTACAAAAGTCGGGAAACTTTTCGTTAAGCCATCGGTGTGTGGTTTTAGTGTATTCATATTCAATTTTAGTATTTTCAAACTTGAGTATATACGAGTCTATGTTCTTTTGTTTATCCACAATCGACATTCTGATTTTAACTTAAAACTTAACTAAAAAACCATTTTTGTTTTTTCTCAATTGTATAAAGATTATAAATTAAAAATTACAGATTCTTAATTCAAAAAGTCGGAGGAGGAGGAGGAGGAGAAAAAAAATCCAAATCCAAAGGAAATTTTGTATAAATTTTTGAAATTATTGGAAAAGAAAATCAAAAAGGAAAACCTTTTTTGAAAAGTTCGTACGAAAAATCCGTTTTTTCAGGATCGTGTATTTTTAAAACGCGTCCTACACACACACACAAATTTGGATTTTTGCAAAAAGTGACTTTTATCAGAAAATAGTCACTAATTTTTTTACTTTTTATCATCTTTTTATCATTTTTTAGCATTTTAAATTTATCAAGAAAAAGTGATGTTTTTATATAAAAAATATGTATTTTTATTCCTACATAAAAAGATAAGGAATGAAAATAAAAGCAGATGGAATGTAAGTTTTGTAATAATATTTTTGGTGATACTAAGATGCTACGTCAACACCAAAAAAAGACTAAATATTGTTTAAAAATACAAGAAGAAAGACAACAAGCTTTAGCTAAAGAACTTGAAGAAGCCAAAGAGAAAGCTAAAGAATTAACTTGTCATTTTTGCGGTAAACAGTGTAAAACTAAATATATACTTAATAATCATCAAACACAAGCAAAATATTGTTTGAAAATACAAGAATCTCAAAATTCACAAGAAATTATACCATCTTTAGTTACATGTAAATTTTGTGAAAAGAATTTTTCTAAAGCGACTTTTAAAAGACATGATTCAACATGTAAAAAAAAACTTGAATCTCTTACAGCCGAAATTAATACATTAAAAGCTGCTGAAAAAGATCAAGAAATTGCAATGATGAAAAAAGATCAAGAAATGATGAAAAAAGAAATTGAGAAAGCTGAAGAAATTGGTTCAATATACAAGGCTTCTGATGAACGATATCGAGCTGCTTTCGAACAAATAGCTAAACAACCAACTTACCAGAAAAACAGCACTAAAAACATTCAAAACAATCTCATGATCTCAAGTCTTACTCCTCTTGATTTAAGTCAAGCTCGTGTCGACAGTATAATAGATCAAAAATATACAAAGAATGATTTCTACGAAGGTCAGAAAGGAGCAGCACAAGTTGTTTACAAATATCTTTCTACAGACTCAAACGGTAAATCTCAAATAGTTTGTACTGATACAGAACGCGGTACATTTCATCACATAGATGTTAATGGCGAACATGTTGTTGATTATAAAAATTCTCATTTGATCGAGAGAGTACATTCACCTCTTAAAAGAAAAGCGAGTAAATTTGCAGCAGAGGAATCTGTAAAAAATCCAACTGCTTTTAAAGACATTGTTATGAATGAGAGTTCTATTAGAGAACTAGAAACAAAACCTGGTTTGTTCAATCGAACAATGGCAAAACTTACAGGAAAGAATTGCGCTAAACAACTAATTGCAAACGAATATCAACTTGATTTATCAATCACAAAAGAGTGGTTGTTAGAAAATGCAAAGTTTCTAAGTATTGAGCATATTTTAAGAGGTCCAGAGGGATATGCGGATTATGCATTATCATATCCTTTAAAAGACAGACTTATTATTGATGATAATTATTATGATTCAGAACATAAAGTTGAATTTTTAAAGTATAGAGATTTTAACGGTGATATAATAGTAGACGTAAATGGTCTGCTTTTAGTCAAAATGATTGTTGATTCTCTGAAAGATGTAAAAAATAAATTATTAATTGAACACAAGATAGTTGGGTTTAATGAGGATTCTATTTTTATCGAGGAATTTAGAAAGATTTTAATTGACAATATATAGTACATAAATTTTATTATACATTATAATAAAATGAACAATTTACATAAAAGATTTGCACTATTTTTAGTTTGTATATCTGTAAGATTTTCTATAGCATTCTTAGCTAAAGGAGCTACCGATGGATTATTACAAGCAATTGGCTTTTTAAGTCTTATGCCGGCAATTGGATTTTTCTATTTATTCTTTTCAGGAAAGAGAAAATCTGGCAGAGAAACTTTTGGTGATAAAATATGGTGGAATAATCTCCGTCCAGTACATGGGACACTATGGTTATTATTTTCATTTTACGCTCTTAGAAAAAACAAAAATGCATGGATATTTTTATTGATTGACACTCTTATAGGTATATTCTCTTTTTTAGTTTTTCATACAAAAAATGAGTTTTTAAGTGGATGATTTTATTTTTTCTACCCAATAATCTAATCGAAGCTTTGAATACTGAAATGTTTTAGTTGAAAAATCAGTGACGGTTTCTTGTAGCAGAGTTAGTGTTACTTCTTTCCACTCATCAACTATTAAAACAGGAAGACCTTCATATAAATGATCAATGACTGATTTTTTTACAATAGGAATACATCCAAGACAAAGTGCTTCCCAAGTACGGTGACAGTCAAGCCCGTTTCCATGAGGAGATAACACAAAAGCGTATTTAACTTGATTTTCCCAACATTTTAATCGAGGACATTTAGATGGTTCATAAAAAACGAGATCTTTTGGAACATTTTTCATTACGTCTTTTCTGTCATAACCAAATCTAGCTCCTTCTATACTAAAATGAAAATTAGAGTAACAACCTATTATTCTCTCTGTAAAAGGAATTTTATTTACATCTAGAAGTTGTTGTTCTTGACACAAAGGAGACATTTTTCTACTCCATTGATGATCTTGTCTTTTGACAGTATGATAATCTAAGCCAATTGGTATTCCAGATAACTTTGGATGATTTACAATGCAATTTTGAGCATACCAATGTATAATTTTATCTGAATTAATGAAGTCTTCAAAATCATTGCTATTATCAAAACAATCATTTGGAACTATTTCATCACAATCTCCAGTTACGAGAATAAAAGAAACATTGATTGTTTTGTATTGTTTGAAAAACTCTTTTATCGCGTTTGAACATATATATAAGGAATCACCATTTTTTAGCATATTCCAATCATATTGGATAAGTTGTTGTATACTTGAGATAGGTACTGGTGATTTTACATCACATGATTGCAAAATTCCAAGGGATGAAACAAACTTACATTCGTTTTCAAGATTTGTATCAAAAAGAATAAGAGGTGAAATACGAATACGTGCATTATTTTTATGAATTGCACTCAAATGAAATGGACGATGTTCACATTCATATAATAAATGTAAATGTGTTCCAACCATATCTTCTGTCTTCATGTAAGGAATTGAATCATTAATAGTAGAACTATAAAAACAATTTACAAATGATTTTGGACGATAAATAGCAAACCCATTAAACGCAGAATCACAATTAATTAATGAATTTTTATCTGTATTTTTAAGTTTATATTCAATATAATTTTTTATTTCATTTGATTTTGCTCCATATGAATTTTCAATAAAGTTCCAACAACTAAAACGATGATGATCAATAGAAAGAGCCCATATATCATAATAATTAATTCGATTAAATGATACCGCATCCCAATCAGTTCGAACAATGGTTTCCTTAAAAGCAGACATATTAATGGGTTGTGCACATACATCATCCATATCTAACATGATAAGATAATTATATTCTTTCCCATTCAAATAATCTAATATTTTATTACGAGCATTGCAAATGTTTTCACATCGTACTGAAGAATTTCCATTGACAGTAATAATGTGAATATCAAATTCTTTTTGCAACCTTGTAAGTTCTGACATAGAATTATCATCCGATTGATCATATGCAATAACAATCTGATAACTATTGAATTCTTTAATGAGCTTTCGAATATTTTCAAACACTGCATTCAAATAATTACCACAATTTTTTACACAACCCGTTATATACACATCAAGAATTTGTTCATTCATTTATTAGAGTTATATTTTATATTTAAGTGATTTTATAAATAAAATAACTAGTTCTTTTATTTAATCTAATAAAATATTTTATTAGATATATTAATATTTATATAAATCTCTAAAGATTTGCATTATTTTTAGTTTATATATCTGTAAGAATTTTTTATAAAATTATTCGTTTAAGTAAAGATAAAATATGGTGTAATAATCTGCATGGATATTTTATATAAAATCAATACAAAACCTCTGAGTTCCTCCAGTACGACTAGCAAGAGGTGTTAATGTTATTGTAGATGGAGGTGTTACACCATCAATTACACCTGCTTGATTATCCCAACACATGGCCGGTACTGAAACTGTATTAAAAGCTGAATATTGAGAAATTGTATCTGAAGAAACGACTACATATATAGTTGTACCAGCGGTTATACTCATCGGAGAAATAAGATTGTTTATATTATAACCAGAAATAGTGTTTGCGGTGAAAGAACCACCTAACAATGAGCCAGTTGACCCATATATTCCAATAGTAATGTTTCCTCCAGTTCCGGATGTTACATTGTATCCAACTTTTGTAATAGTCATATTTGCATTCAAAACACTTGTGAATACATAATTACCAGGAGTCTCATAACTTGTGGTTATTGTAGGACCTGTTGCACTTATTACCGGAAAAGGATACAACAAAGAATTTGCGCCTGCTGCGCCTGTAGGTCCAACAGCACCTGTTGGACCTGTTAAACCTCTTGTTCCTGTCACACCTGTAGCTCCTGTAGCTCCTGTAAGTCCTCGAGCACCTGTTACACCTGTCGCACCTATTAAACCATTGTATGCAACTTGTGAAATAGTTAGAATGACAGCTGGAGTGGCCGGAATTGGTGGACTAGATCCTTGAGCTGCTGTAGCTGTTATTGTATTACTTCCACTCTGGTTCGCATTCCATTTAAACTCAATAAAATCATTAGCGTTAAATGTTGAGATAAAAGCATTTTGAATGGGCAAAGAAAAAGTATTAGTTCGGATATCTGCTCTAATATTACTACCTGTTACACCAGCTGTAGATCCATTTAAGCAATACCATATGTTAAATTGACAAGGAGAAATAGCTGCTAAAAAATTGCATATGATATTTACGGAATATGTACCTGGATTAGAAAATGTTATTCTTGAACCAGTTGCACCTATATATATACCATTACCAGTTAACCCAGAATTGAATACTAAAAGGTTTTCAGCTGCAGTACCTGCATTAGATGCACTAGTTGTTCTGCGTGCATTAAGATAATAACCTGTAACACCACTTATATCTCCAGTTGGTCCAGTAGCTCCTATAGCTCCAGTTGCCCCCGCATCTCCTGTTGCTCCAGTAGCTCCTATAGCTCCAGTTTCCCCCACATCTCCTGTTGCTCCTATTAATCCTGTTGCCCCTATTGATCCTGTAGCCCCCACATCTCCAGTTGCTCCTACAGCTCCTGTAGCCCCCACATCTCCAGTTGCTCCTATAGCTCCAGTTGCTCCTATAGCTCCAGTTGCTCCTATTAATCCTGTTGCCCCTATTGATCCTGTCGCTCCTACAGCTCCTGTTGCCCCCACATCTCCAGTTGCTCCTACAGCTCCTGTTGCTCCTACAGCTCCTGTTGCTCCTACAGCTCCTGTTGCTCCTACAGCTCCTGTTGCCCCCACATCTCCAGTTGCTCCTATAGCTCCAGTTGCTCCTATAGCTCCAGTTGCTCCTGTTACACCAGTTGCTCCTACAGCTCCAGTTGCTCCTGTTACACCAGTTGCTCCTACAGCTCCAGTTGCACCTATTGATCCGGTTGCTCCTACAGCTCCAGTTGCTCCTATTGATCCGGTTGCCCCAATATCTCCTGTCGCACCTATTGATCCGGTTGCACCAATATTTCCTGTTGATCCTACAGCTCCTGTTGCACCTACATCTCCTGTTGCACCTGTTGCACCTATTGCTCCTGTTGCACCTATTGATCCTACAGCACCAGTTGCTCCTGTTACACCAGTTGCTCCTACAGCTCCAGTTGCTCCTGTTACACCAGTTGCTCCTGTTGCACCACTTGCTCCTACAGCTCCAGTTGCTCCTGTTACACCAGTTGCTCCTGTTACACCAGTTGCTCCTACAGCTCCTGTTGATCCTGTTGATCCGGTTGCACCTTCCCTTCCAATAGAACCTGTGAAATAAACATTGCTTACTTTATACATAATATCTGTGAATTTGGTTTCCAATACAGAATAGTCACTTCCGACCCTATATGATGAATGAGTGTACCATGAAGGTGGCATGAATAAAATGTCAACATCTACTAATAATAGGTAAAATACTTTTACCCCTGCATTTATTAATTCAATAGATGCATCAGTGGTTGCTGATCTATTTGTTACAATCGCATCTGTGAGGTTTATAACAATTTGTTGGGCGGCCCCACCTCTTCCATGATTACGGAACTGATTCAACGCCATTGTAAGTGCGAGATCTAGGTTAGATGCACCTCCATAGTTAGTCATTGGTTGATTTGCCAAAAGACCGCCCGTAACGCCAGTTGGACCACCGGATACTCCTCTATAACTTGTAATTTGGTTTATTAAAAGAGAGGTAGTACTAAACTCAATGATACCGAGCTGAACCAGAGTTGGGGATAAAGACACAGTATTAATAAAATTAACAGCAAAGTTAGTCATATATTCCCAACCTGTTACTCCAATACTACCAGAATTATCAAAAATAAGTATTATATCTGCAACAATTGGAGGACCTGAACCTGTAGGTCCTGTCGAGCCTGTTGATCCAGTATGTCCGGTTGAGCCTATTGCTCCTGTTGAGCCTATTGTTCCTGTCGTGCCTATAGCTCCTGTATGTCCTGTTGAGCCTATTGCTCCTGTTGAGCCTATTGATCCGGTTGGTCCTGTTGTGCCTATAGCTCCTGTATGTCCTGTTGTGCCTATAGCTCCTGTATGTCCTGTTGAGCCTATTGATCCTGTAGGACCTGTTGCCCCTGTATTAGAACTAGTACCAGCAGGTCCAGTAACTCCTGTCGAGCCTATTGATCCAGTAGGACCTGTTGCCCCTGTATTAGAACTAGTACCAGCTGGTCCAGTAACTCCTGTCGAGCCTATTGCTCCAGTAGGTCCTGTTGCCCCTGTATTAGAACTAGTACCAGCTGGTCCAGTAACTCCAGTAGGACCCGTAGGTCCCGTAGGTCCTGTAGGTCCCGTAGGTCCAGTATTAGAACTAGTACCACCTGATCCGGTAGGTCCGGTAGGTCCTACACCCCCTTCGTTAGGATTAGTATTGTATATGTTAAATCCTGGATTTTTATAATTACAACCACAAACCATTTATTTAATATAATAAAATATTTTTATTAGATATGACTTATCATTTATTTAAAACAATTCTTTTGTGTATATTTATTAAGAATTATGAATTGATAACATTCAATTTCAACTTAGATTCAATTTATATTGTTAATAAATTTATTTACATCAGAATTATAAACCATCGCACAAACATTTTGGCTTCCGGTTATCCCATTATAACCGGTTATCCCAGTATAACCTGTTGCACCATTATAATCATTAATTGTATTAGTTTTAATATCAGCAATTGTTTTTGGTCCTTGGTTACCAACATAAACTAAATAAGTATTATTAGCTATATCTTCATCTATAAGTAATTTGCTATTATTCCATACTACTATACTGGTTTTAACCTTATCTATACTAAAAGTATTACCAATCTTAACTTCACTGTCGTTTATATAAATACCTGATTTTATATTACCGGTAAAACCTGTGTTAAGAATACTAATATTATTCATATATAAATATGATTTATTGAAAACTCCAATAATATATGGTAATCCGGTCGGTCCACGATTTTTATCTATATTAACAGCTGCGCTAGATGTTCCAATTAAATATAATTTGCTATTATTTACAGTGATTAATGGTTTATCGTTATTTACATTACTATTAATAGCTGATCCAGATACATTATTATAATAATTCATATATTCCAATCTAACGAGAGAATTATTTGATATTGTTAAACTAGTATACCAATTTTGTAATATACATTTACTAACTAGCACTTCACTATTATTTATAATAAAACCTGTACCATTAGAATTAAAGATAGCTCCAGTAAATACATTTTTAAGGATGCTTAGAACTTCTGTAACATATAAATAACTATTATCTATATATAAACCATTACTATTATTTGAACTAAATTCCGTGCTGTTAAAACCTGTTATAAAACAATCACCATAAACTAATAATTTTGAAGAATTTTTAATTAAAATTCCATATTCAGTAGAACCGGTTGTTCCAGTTGCACCATTATCTGTACCAAAACTATCAACTGTAACACGAAGTGTTGCATATAAAGAAGAATTATTACATATAGAAATACCAATCTGTTTTGCATAACAAATCTGAACATCCTTTAATATTGCTAATGAGTTATCTATTTGTATACCTATAAGACAACTCAAATTCAATGCGCTATTTAAATCAATCGCATTTGTTGTTTTTAATATACCATTATTAAGTATATTTATACCTATATTTGATATACGAAACAATGTTAATTCATAAGATATTATCTCTGAATTATCTATTTGTATACCTATAGGACATGGCGTTGTTGTAGAGTCATTTAACTTAATCTGATTTGTTTTTAATACACTATTATTAGTTAAGTCTATACCTATGACTGATACAACTGTTAATGTTATATCATTACATGTCATATTTGCATTATCTATTTTCAGACCAGTGTTAAAGGTTCCCGTCATAATAATATCTGCTGAATTATATAATATACCATTATTAAGCAGGTATATACCTTTAGCTGTGCTTGAAGTTAATATTTGTATATTAGAAGATGAGACTTGTGAATTATCTATTTGTATACCATTAGTGCATGTTCCTGCAATTTTTAATAAAGTTAAATTATTTAATATACTATTATCACTCATCACTAAACCTGCCGGACTATCAGTATAAATATCAATTGTAGGTGATATCATTTTAGACTTATTAAGAGATATACCGGCATTCGTGCATGTACCACTAGTTATCTTAAAAAGGACAGAATTGTTTAATAAACCATTATTAGTAATCAATAACCCACTACTTGATGGACTATTTAATGTTATATTTTTACTTGTCATTTCTGCGTTATCTATTTCTATTCCAGTAACACATGTACCTGTAATCACGAATGAAGTTAAATTGATTAATTTACTATTATTAATGATGGATAAACCTGTTGTTGTATTAACGATACTTATTGAAGGTGATGTCATATCAGAATTATTTAGTTTTATACTAGTTGTTGAAGTATTATTTAATACTATACCTGCAGATGTCATTTCTGAGTTATTTATTTCTACCCCTTTTGTACAACTACCAGTAGTTATCTGAAAAGTACCAGAATTATTTAATACACCGCTATTATTTATCAATAGTCCACTACTTGATGGACTATTTAATGTTATAGTAGTAGATTTCATTTCTGACTTATCTATTTCTATACCACTAAAAAGTGTACCTGTAATTGTACATGTTGTACTAATCAATTTACTATTATTAAGAATAGATAAACCATTTGTTGTATTAGCTATACTTATTGTATTTGATGACATTTCTGAATTATTTAGTTGTATACCACTAACGCATGTACCTGTAATGTTGAATGGTCCTAAATTGTTTAATTTACCGTTATTACTCAAAACTAGACCTTTATTAGTTAATGTTATAGAGGTAGATGACATTTCTGAATTGTCTATTTCTATGCCAGCACCAGTGGAACCTGTAATTGTAATTGAACTTAAATTAACTAATTTACCATTATTAAGAATGTATAGAGCTTTACTTGTTGCATTCGCGATACTTATGGTAGGTGATATCATCGTTGCATTTTCTATTTTTATACCATCAGTTAATGTATTAGCCAATGTTATAGTGCCAGATCTCATTTCAGAATTATTTATTTCTATACCTTTTGTACAAGTGCCGGTAGTTAATTGGAAAGTACCATAATTATTTAATACACCATTATTAGTCATTAATAAACCAATACTCGACGGACTAGTTAAGGTTATACTAGTTGATTTCATTTCTGAGTTATCTATTTCTATACCATTAGTACACGTACCTGTAATTGCAAATGAAGTTAAATTAATTAATTTACCATTATTGACAATGTATAAACCTTTTAGTGCATTAGTAACCCCTATTGTAGGCGATGTCATTTCTGAATTGTCTATTTGTATACCTGTTGTTGTACACGATCCGCTTAATGTTATACTGATCGATGTCATCTCTGAGTTTTTTATTTCTATACCTGTATCACATGTACCTGTAATTGCAAATGAAGTTAAATTGATTAATTTACTACTAAGTAGGTATAAACCTTTATTTGTTGCATTCCCTATATTTATTATAGGTGATGTCATTTCTGAATTATTTAATTGTATTCCATTAACACATGTACCTGTAATTCCGAATGAATTTAAATTGTTTAATTTACCATTAGTTATTACTAGACCTGTATTATTTAATGTTATAATATTAGATGACATTTCTGAATTGTATATTTCTATACCATTAACACATGTACCTGTAATTCCGAATGAACTTAAATTAATCAATTTACCATTATTGACAATGGATAAACCTTTTGTTGTTGCATTAGTGATATTTATTATTGGAGATGTCAATTTCGCATTATTTAGTGTTATAGCAGCAGTAGTTAATGTATTAGACAATATTATACTGTCAGATGTCATTTCTGAATTGTTTATTTCTATTCCTCCTAAACAATTACCAGTATTTATCTGAAAAATACCAGAATTATTTAATATACCACCATTATTGATCAATAACCCAGTATTTGACGGATTATTTAATGTTATATTGTTACTTGTCATTTCAGAGTTATCTATTTGTATTCCAGTACTAGATGTACCAGTAATACCTAAAGAAGTTGAATTAATCAATTTACTGTTATTAAGAATATATAAACCAATATTTGTTGCATTAATGATGCTTATTGTAGGTGATGTCATTTCAGAGTTATCTATTTTTACGCCTGTACTGCATGTACCTGTAATCGAAAACGAACTTAAATTAACCAATTTACCATTAATGATGTATAAACCTTTATTTGTTGTATCTTTTATACTTATTATAGGTGATGTCATTTTTGCGTTTTCTATTTGTATGCCATTAGTTGATGTATTTGCTAATACTATACTGGCAGATATCATTTCTGAATTATTTATTTGTATCCCTCCTGAACAATTACCTGTAGTTATCTGAAAACTAGCAGAATTATTTAATATACTATTATTACCCATAATTAACCCATAACTTGACGGATTATTTAATGTTATATTAGCTGATAACATTTCTGAGTTATCTATTTCTATACCAGTATTGCATGTACCAATACTATATGTACCTGTAATACCAGTTAAATTGATCAATTTACTTTTATTAATGATGGATAAACCTTTATTTGCATTACTTATAGTTATTGTAGGTGATATCATTTCAGAATTACTTAATTTTATACCTGTAAAACATGATGTAATTTCTACTGATAATGTGTTAATTGTACTGTTATTACGAAGATCTATACTATCATTTGGGTTATTTAATAATTTTATACTATTTGATTCCATTTCAGAGTTAATAATTAGTATATCAGTAGTACAGGTACCAGCACTTATTTTAAATTCACCAGAATTAATTAATTTGCAACCATTATTCATAGATAAACCTACACCTGCATCTATAGTTGTAATGTTCCCTAATGTTATTTGTGTAGATTTTATTTGAGAATTATTAGTCATTAGTATTCCTATGTCACATGTAGCAGTAATACCTAAAGAAGTTGAATTAACTAATATAGCATTATTACTCATTAATAAGCCAACTTTTCCACTATAAAGTGTTATGTTAGGTGATGTCATTTCTGAATTATCTATTTCTATAGGTACTGCTGAACACGTACCGTTAGAAATAAAACTTGATAAAATAGTTAATTTAGACTTGTTACGCATTATTAAACCAGAAGTTGGTGTACTATTTAAACTTATATTATTTGATGTTATTTCTGAGTTATTTAATGATATACCTAAACTTGTACATACACCTGTAAGTTCAAATGAACCTATTACTTTACTATTATTAAGTATATTTAAACCTGTTGCTGCGTTACTTAATGTTATGGTAGAAGATGATATTTCTGAGTTATCTATGTATATACCTGTATTTGTACATGTACCAATTTGAAAATCGGTTGAATTAAATAATACACTATTATTAGTCATGTGCAAAGCAGCATTCGTTGCGGTAAGTATTCTTATATCAGGAGATCTCATTTTTCCATTATTTATTTTTATACCAGTAGTAGATGTATTAGTCAATGTTATAATATTAGATGTCATTTCTGCATTATTTATTTCTATACCACTATCACATGTACCAGTAGTAATCCAAAATGTATCAGAATTATTTAATATACCATTATTACTCATTAATAACCCATTAATTGACGGAGTAGCTAAAGTGATATTCTTACTTGTCATGACTGAATTATCTATTCCTATACCAGTAGGACATGTACCTATAATTGAAAATGAAGTTAAATTAATTAATTTAGAGTTATTCTTCATAAATAAACCGTTATCTGATGCACCTGATAATATTATAGTAGCGGATGTCATTTCTGAATTATCTATTTCTATACCTATTCTGGGTGGTGAACCATAAATTCCAAAAGATGTTGAATTAATTAATATAGAATTATTAAGAAGGTATAAACCTCTGTCTGATACATTATTTAACTGTATAGTAGGAACAGTCAATTTTGAATTATCCATTTTTATACATGTAACAGATGTAGTCATTAATTGTATAAGTGTATTGACCAACATTTCCGAATTAGTTATTTCTATACAGTTACTACCAGTACTACCGGGAGATATTTTAAATTCATCTGTAAGTAATGTACTGTTATTATTAACTATTAAACCTGTTTGTGTTATATTATTTAAAATTATTATAGGAGATTTGAGTTTTGAATTATCAATAATTATCCCATCTTTTGCATCACTAATTTCTAAATTAGATAATGTGAAAAAATAACTATTTTCGATTTTCAAAGCCGTTTCCAAAGCACCTGATAATATTACAGGATTATTTTGGTATAAGTGTAATTCTGATGATTCTGTTAAATATATACAGTATGTTATAGCCAAAGTTTTTGTTATTTCAATATTATCAAAATAACAAAAACTTTTTACTGAATATATACCAATACAATTTTTATCTGCTTTGCAGATGAATCCTTTATATGTCATAACGCCATCTGTCATAATAACAGCTGTCCCTGTAAATATTTTAGAGTTATTTGCATACGTACCAAACGTACAATTTTTTATATATATATAATTACTTCTTATTTCACTAGATGACATTATTACTATACCACTTGAACCGTCTGAGCCACTTGAAACACTATCACCTCCTGCTGTTTCGAAATTTTTTAGACATTCTATATATATTCCGTTTTCTTTCAATGGATAAGCACCTGTAATACCATTAACACTTTCACCAACTATTAATTTACTTGTATTTTGCATAATTAATCCACATTGACCAGGTTCACATGTACTTGACAAAACTATATTCATATTAGTTTTACATAATACATACGAATTATTTGATATTGTAACGGGTGAATAATTTGATACAGTTACAATACTCTTACATGATAATGTTGAAAAATTATTTATATTTACACCTAAAATTGATGTAGAAGCACTATTATAAGTGTACATTATATTTTCTGTATTCATATTTGAATTATTATCGATAAGAATAGTCGCATATATTATAGGGAGTGAACAATCTGAAAAAAAGGAAGAATTATTATTTATATAAATTGCAACTTCTTTGCAACTGGTTAAACTATTTGAATCGGAAGAATCACCAAGGAATATATTTTTAGTTGTGTTTGCATTACCTATAACTTTAATACTTGAACTATTATTTGCATATAGCAATGTGTACCTAAAATTAACAATACTTATATCTCCATCTAATATTATTATAGAGTTATTATATACATACACTCCGTATGTACTATTTCCATATTTTTGAGCTGCAGCTGCATTAGTATTTCCAGAAAAATTAACATTTTTTATATACGCTGTTGAACTATCATATACATTTATAACTCCTTCTATGACTCCAGAAACACCTTTAGTGTTTACAATGCGAACATTTTCAATATATGTAGTTGTATTATTTCCAATATCAATGCTTGAAAAATTATCTAGATAACAACTTTTAATATAGGTAACAACACCTTTTATTTTTATAAATTGAGCTGCTTGCGAATTAGAACCAATAATTGCGCTATTATAAAATACCATTGGTTCTATATTTGATACTGATATAAAATTAAAAGGAGAGTTTATACTACTTTCCATATATATCCCAGGTAAATTACCAGTACCAAATGTTACTGAGCTATTATCAGTTGTTAATATATTATGTGCACCGGTTAATGTAAAAATAACTCCATTAAATTTTTGTTTACAATTTATCAAGGATAAATTATTTTGAAATTGAACCTTTATATGCTTAAATATTAACGGTGTGCAATTAAGACCTGTTATAATAGTAGAATTTCCATTTATTTTTATACCCGCGTATATTTTCATTACACTAATTTTGTCTCCTACATTAACAGAAGTGATTGAAGAAGCAATAGCTAATTTTGTTGTAGCTGTATGTGTTGCTGAGTATATAAAATATTCTTCTTGTGATGTTTCAAACTTCACAAGTTGTCCTTGTTTATAACCAGTATTACCAGGAACAGTAATATATAATAATTTTGAATACCCAGTAGTACCATTATTATCATTGTATGATATACTAGAAATTGTAACATTAGAACTAATAGTTATGTAATTATCACCACTAATTGTAACAGGATTAATTTGATTACCTAAAAACCCTGGATTTATATTTAATTCTTGTGGTAATTGATAATATGTACCTTCTACATCATTTTGTATAATAATTTCGCAAGATGTATTATAACCAGATTTTTTTATTTTTGAAAATGCGTCTTCTATCGTTACAAATGGATTTGTATCAGTTCCATCAGCTGTTCCTGTGTTATCAGAATTTACATATATTTTAAGAGTTTCGGGAATAATAATATCTACAGCAGATTGACCAGTAGGTCCGGTAGCTCCTGTAGATCCGGTCGGTCCAAGATATCCGGTAGGTCCGGTAGCTCCTGTGTTAGAACTAGTACCAGCCGGACCAGTAGATCCGGTCGGTCCAAGATATCCGGTAGGACCGGTAGCTCCTGTGTTAGAACTAGTACCAGCCGGTCCGGTAGATCCGGTCGGTCCAAGATATCCGGTAGGTCCGGTAGCTCCTGTGTTAGAACTAGTACCAGCCGGTCCGGTAGATCCGGTAGGTCCAAGATATCCGGTTGGTCCGGTAGCTCCTGTGTTAGAACTAGTACCAGCAGGACCAGTAGATCCGGTCGGTCCAAGATATCCGGTAGGTCCGGTAGCTCCTGTGTTAGAACTAGTACCAGCAGGACCAGTAGATCCGGTCGGTCCAAGATATCCGGTAGGTCCGGTAGGTCCGGTAGGTCCGGTAGCGCCTGTATTAGTACCAGCAGGTCCGGTAGGTCCGGTAGTGCCTGTATTAGAACTAGTACCAGCAGGTCCAGTAGATCCTGTCGGTCCAGGACCTCCTAATCCACCTTCGTTAGTATTATTGTATACTTTAAATCCTCCACTGTTATAGCCATTACAACCACAACCCATTTATTATTAATAAATAAATAAATAAATTGTTTTAAAAACAACACCGTGTTGGGTGTTGTTTTAGTCCAGTTTCACATTCGTTTATTACTTTTAATCATCTAGCCAAGAAACTCGTATTCTATCATCATCTTGTACAGGTTGTTTTACTTTTTCACCGATGAGCTCGTGTAAAGTTTGCAATGCTCTAGTGCAACGTAACTTGATCTCTCGTCTTGTATCGTCAAGCTCATTTTTTATTTCAGATGTGCTCATAGTGTGGTCCAACTTCTTAAGATAAGCAGATCTGCTCATTGCAATTAATATCTTGACATCTACTTGGTTTTCTGTAGTCATCAATTTTGCATCGTCAAACAGAGTATCACCAAGCTTTGTCTGAACCACTTTCAAGAGCCATCTGCACTTTTTTTCATAAATATTTGCTTGTTCAGTGTTCGTTGTACCGACAATCAAGCGAAAGCAAGAACTCGGAATTTCAAGACTTGAAGTGTACATCGTATGCGTTTGCAGTTCTTTCATCATTCTGTTCTTACAAATGTAAAATTTCTTGAAAAATCAATTTAATTTAGCAAATATAAAATACCAAAGAACTTTTGCTTTGTGTCCATATATGCGTGTATTCTACGTGTATTCTACGTGTGTATTCTACGTGTAGAAACTCGGCTGAACGTTTTGAGTCAAACATAATAACTTGTTTTTTGTTGATATCATAAACATATCTTCAATTCGGATTCCTCCTATTTTATAATATTTGGAAGGTATAGAAAATGGAATTGTTGATTTGTCAAAATATAAACCTGGTTCAATTGTAAAAACGCATCTTTTTTGTAAAAATGAAACACCTGACGTTGGATCATGAGTTTCCAATCCAATATTATGACCGATAGAATGAGTGTAAAAATAACGAATAAAATTACGACTAAAATTACGACTTTCAGGCATATTTGAACGACAATTTATGATGCCTTTTGACCATTCTTTGTGATTTTTATCGGTTTGTAATCTACCAAATTGCTGTATCAATGTTTGCACGCATATTTCTTCTATTTGATTAAAAGTTACATTTGTCATATGCTTTTTAACAAAGTTAACACAATTTTTATATGCTTCTTTAACCATATTAAACAATTGTATTTGTAAAGGAGAATTTGGGTTTATAATTGTTCTAGTGACATCGCTACAATATCCAAATTCATTTCTAAATCCACAATCCATTAGAATAACAGACCCTCTCGGTATCTTAGAATTGTATTTGCAATAATGAATAATAGATGCATTTTCATTCGCAGCAATGATAGGTAAGTAAGGAGTTGTGTAGTTTTTTGAGTAAAGTTCTTTGTAGTATAACAATGCTAGTTTATGTTCGGTTAAATTGTAATCTTCCTTTATTGAACTTGTTAATTTATCAAATAATTCAACTGTTGATGATATGCTATTTTGCAACTGATATAATTCCCAATCATCTTTAACTAATCTCAGTTTATTTAACTTATTTCTTTGTTGGTTATTTATATAATCTATTGAAGTAGGTAATTTTGAAGACCTATATATTTTTATTGTTTGAGTTGACGTAATTTCAGCAATGTAATCTCTTGAAACTTTAGGAATTGCCATCATGGTTACATACAGAAACAAAGGATCGATGGTGTTGCTAGGTGTGATAGCTGCTATATAAATTGAGTTGTTAAGAATACCTAATGCGTTAAGTATATTATTATATCTGATTTGACGATGATTCATTTATTATAAATTACGTTTTAAATTTTCTTGAATAGTAGAGTATAAAAAATCTTTAAATATAAAATATTGTCTAATCATAAATGAAATCAAGTAAAAAAGTTTGCAAGTCTGGTCAAGTGCGTGATCGCTCAACTAAGCGTTGCCGTAAGAAGAAGTCAGTAGGCCGAAAGAAGTCTTCCAAGAAGTCAAGGGCACCTTGCAAGTCTGGACAGGTTCGTGATCAATCCACCAAGCGTTGCCGTAAGAGGTCTGCTACACGAAAATCAAGGGTTCCTTGTAAGTCTGGACAGGTTCGTGATCAATCCACCAAGCGTTGCCGTAAGAAGAGGTCGGCTACACGAAAATCAAGGGCTCCATGCAAGTCTGGTCAAGTTCGTGATCAATCAACCAAGCGTTGCCGTAATAAGAGGTCGGCCGCTTCCAAGAAGCGAAAGTCTGCTACACGAAAATCAAGGGCTCCTTGCAAATCTGGACAAGTTCGTGATCAATCAACCAAGCGTTGCCGTAAGAAGAGGTCGGCCACACGAAAATCAAGGGCTCCTTGCAAGTCTGGTCAGGTTCGTGATAAATCCACAAAGCGTTGCCGAAAAACTAAAAAACGGTATGGAAATGCATATTCTCCTCACAGTTTGAGCGGCTTGCCTGGAAAAGGCGTGCCAAAACACGAACGGTTAGCTTTACGTATAAAACCATCTATTTTACCTACACGATGATCTACTTGTATATTTAAGTATAAAATATTTTTTAGTCTTTTGCACAGCTACCTTTTGAATAAGGAACCGTACCTTTAACACGGTGATATCCTTTCCAACATATCGAACGCTTCTTAGAACTCTTTTTAGGACTCCTTCTTTTAGGACTCCTTTTAGGACTCCTTTTAGGACTCCTTCTTTTAGGACTCCTTCGTTTAGGACTCCTTCGTTTAGGACTCTTTCGTTTAGGACTCTTTCGTTTAGGACTCCTTCTTGTGGAACGCTTCATTTATTTATATCAATATAAATAAATTTACAAAAGTCTAGACATTGACTTCACCGTTCTCGTACATTTCAAGAAGCCATTTTTTTGCTCTTGCGTGATCTTGAATAGCTGCATTATGAAGCCAAAATGCAGCTAGTATAGGATCTTTACCTATTCCATATGTACCATGCCTATATATATGTCCAAGTTGTACTTGTGCACCAGAGTGACCTTCTATTGCTGCTCGAAAGTACCATCTAGATGCGGAAATAGGATCAAAGTCAAATCCATCTTCGTGATAAAAGTACAAGTCTCCTCTTTCAATATACTCATCAAGTCTATGTCGGGTATCCAAGTCTAACATTTTCAAAATAATTTTATTACCTTTCTACAAATTTCAATTTAGTTTTGAAACAAAAATTAAATGTTTTGCTTTTCTAAATGAAAGTTTATTTGAGATGGACAAAATCTTCTAGATGTTCATTTCCTTTTTGTTTTGATGTTTCAGAAGAAACTACTATAGAGCAGATTTGCAAGATGGTGATTCAAGAAAATAATAGTAATGATGTGAATCCACCATTTTTTATTGTTAAAATAATTTCTAAAGATAATACATATGCAAAAAACTCAGATGTCGTTAGTAGTTTTGATCGTGTTAATGGCGCTTACTATTTTGATTTTGATGCTGAATTATAACATGATACTTATGGTGTTTCATTATATGTTTCAAACAGCTACAAAGTTTCAAAACTAAATTGATTTTATAATCATTTAATAATAAATTCTTTATTTACAAATGCAATGTCAATACTGTAATGCAACTCTTGCTACTCGTAAAAGCCTGAAAAGACATCAAGAAACTTCGAAGAAATGCCTAACACTAAGAGGATTGACTCCTAAGACTCCTAAGAAATGGAAAAGAAAACTATGTTCTGAGCCTAAATGTGGAAAACATGCTCAAGGAGGAACAGATAAGTGTGTAACACATGGTGGTGGTAAGAGATGTTCTGAACTTGGATGTGGAAGCAGTGCTCAAGGAGGAACAGACAAGTGTGTAACACATGGTGGTGGTAAGAGATGTTCTGAACTTGGTTGTGGAAGCAGTGCTATATCTGGATCAGACAAGTGTATAACACATGGTGGTGGTAAGAGATGTTCTGAACTTGGTTGTGGAAGCAGTGCTGTAGGTACAACAGACAAGTGTAAAACACATGGTGGTGGTAATAGATGTTCTGAACTTGGTTGTGGAAGCAGTGCTAGATCCGGATCAGACAAGTGTATAACACATGGTGGTGGTAAGAGATGTCCAAACTGTATTGACTGGATTGATTCAAGAAGCGGAGATTCTAAATACGACGGTTATTGTGCAACTTGCTTCAAGAGAGTGTTTCCTGACGATCCAAGATCAAAAGTCATCTATTCTCATACAAAAGAAATTAGAATAAGAAATTCGATATCTGAATATTCAGAGATAAATAAAGAGTTTGAAGGATTTATTCACGATAGACCCTTGTATACCGAAAATTGTGATTGTACACATAGAAGGAGAGTAGATCATCGCAAATTGTTTGGAAATACCATCTTGGCAGTAGAAACCGATGAGTTTCGTCATGAAGGATACGATAAATATGACGAGGATATCAGGTATGATGATCTTTATATGATACATAGTGGAAAGTGGATATTTATTCGTTTCAATCCAGATAGAACACGTAATTACAAGACGGATATAGAAGATCGTATTACTCAGTTACTAGAGGAAATGAAGAATCAGATTGAACGTATCAAGAATGATGAGAATGAAGAGTTGGTAGAGATAATAAAAATGTTTTATTGAATAGTGTAATCAAAATAAAAGCGGATGATCTTTTATTTTACGACTCTTTTTTAGGTCATTTTCGAGATGATTTTCGAGGCGATTTTCTCTTCTTTGCTGATTTTTTCACTGATCTTCGTCTTGATTTAACCAATACAGATTTTCTCTTCTTTGTTGATTTTTTGACTGGTCGGCGTCTTGATTTAAGAGATGGAGATTTTCTCTTTTTGACTGATTTACGCTTAGGTGATGCACCTTTACATCTCCGATTCTTGGGGCATGATATAATATCACTTTGGTTTGACCACAAATTCTTACACGACCAGTATCGCGCAGTAAGTTTGTCATTGGCTGTATCACATTTATGTCGTGCTCGAAAGCTTTTACGTGCTACACTGTTGTAGTTGTTCCCGTATCCTGATGCTCCAAAATGTATGATTTTTTCTTTACCACCAGAACAGGCTTTAACAACGCGTTTTTTAGCCGGTTTCCATGACTTTTGAGGTTTATTACATTTCATATTCTCTTTACTTGGCATTTATTTTACATAAAGAAATTTATTTTAAACCAAAAAGTCGGAGGAGGAGGAGGAGGAGAAAAAAAATCCAAATCCAAAGAAAATTTTGTATAAATTTCTTAAAATATTAGAAAAGAAAATGAAAAACCAAAAACCTTTTTTTGCTCCTCCGACTTTTTGAAAAGTTCGGAGGAAAATCCGTTTTTCAGGATCGGGTATTTTTAAAACGCGTCCTACACACACACAAATTTGGATTTTTCTAAAAAGTGACTTTTATCAGAGAATTGTGACTATTTTTTTTAATTTTTATCATCTTTTCAACATTTTTTAGCATTTTAAATTTATCAAGAAAAACTGACAATTAAACCTTATAATTACCACTTATTTAAAGATAAGGGGGTAAAATAAAACTAAGATGGAGCAATGCGAGTTTTGTTCTAATATGTTTGGTGACAAAAAAATGTTACGTCGTCACCAAAAAAATACACAATATTGTTTAAAAATACAAGAAGAAAGACAACAATCTTTAGCTAAAGAACTTGAAGAAGCCAAAGAGAAAGCTAAAGAATTAACTTGTAATTTTTGCGGTAAACAGTGTAAAACTAAATATATACTTAATAATCATCAAACACAAGCAAAATATTGTCTGAAAATACAAGAATCTCAAAATTCACAAGAAATCATAGCATCTTTAGTTACCTGTAAATTTTGTGAAAAGAATTTTTCTAAAGCAACTTTTAAAAGACATGATTCAACATGTAAGAAAAAACTTGAGTCTCTTACAGAAGAAATTAATAGATTAAAAGCTGCCGAAAAAGATCAAGAAATTGCAATGATGAAAAAAGAAATTGAGAAAGCTGAAGAAATTGGTTCAATATACAAGGCTTCTGATGAACGATATCGAGCTGCTTTCGAACAAATAGCCAAACAACCAACTTACCAGAAAAACAGCACTAAAAATATTCAAAACAATCTCATGTTCTCAAGTCTTACGCCCCTTGATTTAACTCAAGCTCGTGTTGACAGTATAATAGATGAAAAGTATACAAAAAATGATTTCTATGAAGGTCAAAAAGGAGCGGCTCATGTTGTTTACAAATATCTTTCTACAGACTCAAACGGTAAATCTCAAATAGTTTGTACTGATACAGAACGTGGTACATTTCATCATATCGATGTTAACGGTGAGCATATTGTTGATTATAAGAATTCTCATTTGATAGAGAGAGTACATTTACCTCTTAAGAGAAAAGCAAGCAAGTTTGCAGCAGAGGAATCGGTAAAAAATCCAACTGCTTTTAAAGACATCATTATGAATGAGAGTTCTATCAGAGAACTAGAAACAAAACCTGGTTTATTCAATAGAACAATGGCAAAACTTACAGGAAAAAATTGCGCTAAACAACTAATTACAAATGAATATTCTAATCAACCAGCTAATTTATCAATCACAAAAGAGTGGTTGTTTGAAAATGCAAAGTTTCTTACTATAGAACATATTTTAAGAGGTCCGGAGGGATATGCTGATTATGCATTATCTTATGTTTTAAACGATCGGCTTATAATTGATGATGATTATTATGATTCAGAACATAAAGTTGAATTTTTAAAGTATAGAGATTTTAATGGTGATATAATAATAGACGTAAATGGTCTGCTTTTAGGAAAAATGATTGTTGATTCTCTTAATGATCGAAAAAAGAATTTAATGATTGAACACAATATAGTTGGTTTTAATGAGGATGCTATTTTCATGGAGCAGTTTGTAAAAATTTTAATAGACAATGTATGAAAGACAAAAATAATATATTTTTAAAAAATATATTCATATTCATGTATCGTCTTTTATAACCCTATAGTGTGGATAATATACATTCATATATTGCTCTATTGCTTGTTCTACTAGATCATCTTTTGATGATTTATTATTATAATCACCACATAGGTAAATTGGTGTTTTAAAATACTCAGATTCTAAAATTATTTTAGAGATAATATTCTCTAGTTCTATTATATGAGCTCTATTTACATATTTATTAGTATTAAGAAGATCTTTAGTATGTTCGATTGAACCAGGCGCAAATGCTTTTAAGTGAATATTTACCACCCAAAAAGAAAGTTCTGTACTAATACACTTAAATAAATACGCATTTGAAAATTTAGCCCATGTTTTTTTATCATATAAACGTGGTATATTGATTGTGTTTTCTAGCTTCCATATACTTGAATCATAAAATATACCTCCTGTATACTTATCAGAAAGAAAAACTAAATTGTTGTTTATACTTTTTAATTTTGATAGTATCTCATTTCCAACAACATCAACCCATTCAGTCTCACCTATACCTAATTCTTTTGGTAATCTGGCCTTTGCTAATTTTTGTAATACTATTTCTTGACAAACAAGTATGCTTCCTTTGATAATAACATTTTTAAAATAATTAGTTATCATCTTTATACGATTGTGCGAGTCATGTTCAGTTTGACGACATAACCCTTCTAAATTAGATGAGATAATATTAAAATCAATACCATTTGATGATAAAGGTAAAACAATTCCATCGTGATCAGATATATAAGTTTTTTTGTCATCCAAATATTTAATTTCGCCTTTAACTTTTGGTATGACTTCTGTATTGTCGTTTGTTATTTCAATAATAGCATCTAAATTACTGTCTTGATTTGTTAGAAAACTTGCAAAATATGAAAGTCTAGCTGCTGTTGTATGTCCAGAACCTTCACAATTTGCCATTCGTGAAGGGAATTGAGTTGCTTGATCACAACATCTTTTTCGTATATAGATTGTTTGAAAAGACATCGGAGAATAATCCTCATTGTCATAATCATCGTCATCGTCTGGAGGTATAAGAGTTTCTCTTTCTGTTTTTTGGCCTGGATAAGTTTCTGAACACTTTTTTGGAAGATCTAAGGCTTGATACTTTTGAAATAAATCTTTTGCTGTTTTAGGACATCCAATATTTCTATCAGGATGATATTTGAACATAGTTTTGGTGTCCCAGCATACGGGTGGTTGAGGAGTAGCGAGAATTGCAGAACAAGGTTCTTCCGGAACTTCGTATTCGTCTTGTTCTTTTTGTTTTTGTTCTTTTTCTAGTCGTTCTCGATCTTCTCTTTCTTTTATTTTTTGGTTTCTGTATCTTTGTTTTTGTTCTTTTTCTAGTTTTTCTTTTTCTCTTTTTTCTTTTATTTTTTGCCAAAATTCTTTTTGTTTTTGTTCTCTTTCTATTCGTTCTGATTCTATTTTTTTATATTCTCTTTGTTTTTGTTCTAGTTGTTCTCTTTGTATTTGTTCTCTTTCTAGTCTTTCTTGTTCTGTTTCTAGTTGAGCAGACTTTTTTATTAGTTCTTCAGACGAATATGAAAAAAATGGTTGTTTTATCTTTCTCATATCTAAACAATTTTTAGGTGTGTTTGGGACTGGGTTTCTTATATCCTCCGTTAAATTACCAACATGATCAATATCATTAAAACCAATACTTGATAAAAATTCTCTATATTTTATAGCATGCATATTACCGCAATATATAATTATATTATTTGCATGAATAGGTTGATCAGTTGAACCTTTGTATGCTTTTTCTTCCATCTCAGACATATCAAAATTTTTGAACATACGTGCCAACAGGTAAACATCTGTGAAATAACTCATTACTTTCATTAAAAACAAGCTTATATATTTCATTGATTTAACAAGTACATCATTTGGTGTTTTTTCATAATTTACTAAGTCTAAACTAATTATTTGAAGAATATCATAATAGTTTACAAGTTGTTCAGAAACCAATTTTTTATAAAAATTCAAGATCAACATTTTTAACTCTGGATGGTCGATGATTTTATCCAACTCTTTTTTTATGTATGGATTTTCTTCTAACTGTTTTTCAATGAATTTACATACTATTTTTTTATTTTTTTGTAATTCTTTCAAAAGAATGATTACTTCCGGATACTTTGTTAAAAGAAGTTTAAAAGACGAACAGGCTTCTTCTATCGTTTTATTATCAGTATAAATTCTTAATTGTTCTATAACCCAAAATATGTCAATAACTGGATTCTTTTCGTAAATATCATTACCTCTAATATCAAAATAATGAACTCTTGCTAATTGACAAGATGCATCTGATCGAGTATTATATTGCAAGCATTTTCTAAATTTTTTAAATAATTCATTTGTACGACCAGGTACATATAGCTCTCTCTCATATTCTCCGTTTTTATATGAAAGAAATTCAAAATAAATATCTAGAAAAACATCAGTTGTTAGCATTAAATTATATAAGTAATCTTCTATTAGAATAGTATTAGGATCTTTTTCAAACTTGTCACAATCTACATTATTAGAATGCCATTCACCAAATATATATATCATTTTTTTATAAACCGGATGCCAATGAATACTAAGAGTTTTAGGTCCTCCTATAAATTCAGCCTTTGGTTTTTTTACCCTTTTATCATAATGATTACATATAAGTTCCATAAGAACGTTTTTAAAACCCTTATTATTTCTATTTTTAAGAGAAAACTTTAAGAATTCGTCTTGCACACTCTTATCTTCATAATCAAGTATATTGGTGTTATAAGTAGATGTTAACTGTTCGCAAAACTTTTCAATCATTTACTTTATTATTAACAAAATAAAAGTTTAGAAATACTCCTATTTTTTTCCTAATTGAATTTTGCAAACAAAAACAAATCAAAATTAAGAATGTTAAAGTCTAATTGGAAAATATATCAGAGTTTCTTAAATGGAAGAGTCATTGCTCTCAAACCACCTGAAAATTGCCCTTTACAACAAAGAATCAATGATATATATTTCAATAGTGCAGGTTTTGTGCGACCAGGAGTTTGGTCACAAAAACCTCTTGAATTTAAACTATTTGCTGATCTTATTGACCAAATATATGAGTTTATGAGTGATGCAGGTGCAAACATTAGGAAACCTGTTGAGGAAGAGTTCAACCTATCTATTAATCTGGCTCTTGCTGAAGTAATAAAAGTAGTTGGTATTTCAGATAGAGAGACAAATCCAAAGTTTAGAGTTCATCGTGACAGTAATACTGGATGTTCATGTGATGTATATACTCTAATATTCTATGTTGTTTGCACAGCAATTGGAGGTGGTCTAAAAATTTTTGAGACAAAACAGTCTCAATTCGGACCCGTTCCATTCGTAGATCCTATTGCAACAATCTCTTGTTCTGGAGCAATTATAATGAAAGGAGACGTTTTTCATTGTCCAGAATCTATCTTTGGAGAAGGAGAACGTGGTGCCATTGTATTTCAGTTTCCTACTAGAATATAGTTTAATAAAAAAATGAAATAAAAAGAAGAAATCATATCATTAAATAAATGCCAAAGCGCTATTTAGACGGTGATGTAAAGATTGAAAAGAATATTTTTCATGAGTATCATAAAGTAATAGATCCACAAACTGGTCAAATCGATCAAACCGATTTTCGAGTTTGCAAATGTCGTCACTGCTCTATTTGGACTCCTGAAATTTTAAAGGCTCACGACGATTTCTTGATAGAACAAGAAAAGAGAGAAAAGAGAGAAAAGTTGAATGCAATGTTTCGCCTACCGGCCTTTTACGGAGGCTCGAAGAACTAAATTTCTTCTAATCGTAGGCAAGTAAATTACAAAACAACATCATCACGGTGTTGTTTTATTAGTACTAATTGATTATTAATCAAAAATGGATATATTAAATATTTTTAATGCTTTACTCATCATAGAACGTTCAGAACTTCGCATTTTTAGAATAGGATATGTATACATTCGATGTTTATTTGCTTCAAAAAGTCCAATTAGCGAAATCCATTTTGTGTCATGTAAATATTTGAATGGACCATCTTCAGCTTTATATAATATCAATTTATCAATAGGATATTTATCTATTTGTAATACTTTTTGAAGTGATATATGACTAGCAAGATAATATCGATATTTTATATTCTGAATATCAACTTTCATTTTTTTCCTAGACTCTACATATTCTTTTACACTTTGATAATTCATAATATTTAAAAATTCATCTCTCCATTTTATCATAAATTCACTATCTTTGTTACATGCGAAAAACCAATTCTCAATTATTGGAAATGTATTTTTTGTTGTAAAACTGTTTATATAAAATCCAGAAAATTCTCCTTCTTTGTTAAATAGCCATTTATCAAGATTTTCCTTTAAAATGATCGTAGAATCTATCCAAACTCCTCCATTTTCTGCAAGAACACAAAATCTCACTAAATCTGCAAATCTAGTATGAGAATCATTATAAATGGGATGTTTTAGAACATCATGATTTATCTTGGTAATATATTTGTTAATATTATTTTTATTCAATATAATGATTTTATAAGAAGGATTATATTTTTTCCAAGTATTTATGCATTTTTTAACAATACAAGGTATAATATCAGAATGCCAATATGTCCATATACTTTTAGGAATATGATTTAAAGCAGAATAATCATTATTCTGAACATTTAATTGAAATTGTGACATTTTTGGCTTGAAAATAACACACCAGTATAAAATAAAATAAAACATAAAACACATAAAATAACATATTAATAGAATAAAGAGATATACTATCATTTATAAATAACATAATTTTTATAAATTAGAAATATGATTAAGGAGGATCAAAAACTGAAAACATAGAAAGCATTGGAAAAAAAGCCTCTTTATCAAATTTCCATCATGGCTATATACTTCGAAAATCATTGCAATCTTTGAAGAGCTCTTCACTACTCCGAAAGTTGAGTTTCGACGAAAATTTATGATTGCATAATTTATTTAATTTAGTTTAAAAAACGATTTTTAAAACAACTTTTTCCGAAAAATAGAAACTATGTATGCTAACTTGAGCAATCATGTCGATAATATTGAGGAGTCGGACTTTCATGTTCTGACTGACTCTTCTATTAAAATTGGTTCAATTGATGAGAAAGGATATTTATTTGGCATGTATCGACGTGGGTACACTGCTGCAAAGTGTCTTCTAGAGTTATTTGCAAACAATCTCGATGCACTTGAGAAGGTTTACAATGCTCCGAATTTTACTAAGAAAATTGTTATAGAAGAAAGGTCTGATAAGACCTGTATTATTGATAATGGTGTTGGAATGGTTGGTGATCAGGTCGAGAGCATGTTTGCACTTCACAAGGCAAATCATGTTTCTGATACTAGTCGTGGTGTGTCTGGTATCGGTGCGAAGCCTGCAATGTCCATCCTTAGCGAGAAGAAAACAGTCTTTCTATTCACACACTCAGTAGATGGACCGTATCTGTGTATCAAGGCCCCCTGGGGCAAAATACACAGAGAAGGTGTATATACTGGACAGATTGTTGTTTCGCAAATGACTGATGGCCAAAAAGCCAATTTCATCGCAGAGCGCCGAAGTAACGGAATGCTCAACATGAATAAAGCACATGGAACTACTATTGAATTCAACACTAATAACACACTTTCATCTGTTATTGAGTCAACTTTTGCACCAATTTCAGATGAGTACGCGTTTAAGAACCAGCTGGATCGTGCTGGGATTGTGTTTGGTCGCGACCAGGTAGAGTTCCTTTACAAGAACCACAATAAGCCGACTGAAACCATTCGTCTTGAGCAGTATGATTATTTTGGTGCTCAAAACTCTCAGTACTATACAGGTAAGACTGAGCACACTGTCGAACAGTGGCATCGCTATAAGGATGGTAGCAACCGTTATATATTATTTTTTAATTGTAAGAAATATGAGATTACAAAGAATGGTCGTGGATTTAGCAGGTATCCTGAGGTTGCCACTACAAATATGACTGGATATGATAAGGTTGGTATTTATACTATTATTTCTGGGATGCGCATTGACAAGTCAGTTTTTGATCATGAGAACCCTTTTCCAATGACCGGAAAGTTTACTCCAGGTACATTTAATATTATGCACCTAGGTTCAGAGATTGATTGCAGTGAGTTTCTGTGGTGTATGAAGCTTGTTCGTAATAAGCAACTCATTGGATGCATCCCTAATCCAACAAGCTCTCTCGGTTCCATGCGTGCGAATGGTGATTCGCAGATTTCAGCACTTGTTCAGATTGAAATCAACTACAATCCTCTTAGCTCACATAGTAACTCTCAGGATCTAGCTCTGGGTATTCAAGAGAATAAGAACCAGTTTGACGGAAAGAATTTTCCTGTTCAGTTGGCGCGTATCGCTGCCTTCCTTCGTTTAGAGAAGTCGAAAGAGGTAAATAAGTACATGAAATATTGTATCGAGAAGTTTGATGCTAATAAGCTCGAGGCTGAGAGTCTTGCCAAGGACAAGACACTTGTCAAGGGTGATGATAGTGAGAACTACTCGGAGGAGTATATCAAGGGTGACATGACAAAGCTTACCGATAGTGACAACTCGTCGGAGGAGTATATCAAAGACAAGACACCTGTCAAGGACAAGACACCTGTCAAGGACAAGACACCTGTCAAGGACAAGACACCTGTCAAGGACAAGACATCTGTCAAGGACAAGACACCTGTCAAGGGTGACATGACAAAGCTTACCGATAGTGACAACTCGTCTGAGGATTATATCAAGGACAAGACATCTGTCAAACACAAGACACATGTCAAGGGTGACAACTCGTCTGAGGAGTATATTACTGGAAAGGACATTGTTGCATCTCTCCATAATATAATCACTGGTGACCAAAAGATTACAAAGACAGAATTTAAGAAGTTGTTTGATAAGATGTCCTTAAATCTATTCGGAGAGTAATATAAAAATTATAATATTACTCCTATTGGCATTTTACTCGAAGAACTTTCAGTTTGGTCTAGTACACTTTGAACATTTAGTACCTTCGCAAACAAAACTCGGACATGTCTGCACGTTTTCCTCATAAGGAATCAATTTAGTTTTTATAAATGTGTTAGGATTACACCAGTCTAGTTTCTGCCACCATCCAAACATTGGCTCTGGACACGTAGCTGCGCACGTGTCAATCATTGGTCGCATCAAACTTATTGTTTCTGTATTTAATTCATCACACCAACCATAGTCTTTTGGTGGATCATTCAGTTTGCTATCGACGCAGTTTCAAATATACTCGAAGAAAGACGAGAAAAATCAAGAGAGGTAATTGAGATAATTCTTCTAGAACACTGAAGAAAACGAGATAGTAAATGAAATACTTAGTATTCCACGCGAAGTATAGTTAATTACTCTCACGTCGGCCGACAATATGTGGAATATATGATTTGTGTGTATCAAACGACGGTATGTCATCTTGATTTAAAGATGTGCAAGTATATACCGAAAGGGGCTGTGTCACCTTGGTTGAAAAAAATGATTTTTAAAAGCAACTTTTCTTGAAAAAACAAGAAATGATGTCTATTAACTCGTGTAACCGTTATGAAGCTGCCGAAGAGTCCGAGTTCCCGAGTCTGACCGACTCTTTTCGACAAAAGTTGAAAGAACAACGTACCGACAAGAAGACCAAGTTGGTTAAGACTTATGACAACCAACAGAACCATACCATAAGCCACGCTAACGTCAACACTCGAATGTGTATTAGTGTTGTCAAAGGCTTTGTTTGCAAGTACAAAAAAGAGTGCCGCTTTGCCCACTCTCTAGACGAGCTTGTGATCCGCAATTGTCCTTTTAAAGACAATTGTCGGCTTATCAAGTTCAACAAAAATAGCAAAATTATAAATGTCGGGAGTATGACTTGCATGAACAAGCATCCAGGAGAAAACCAAGACGAGTTTATAGAGCGTACAGGTCTTTCCATCTACAAGACAAAGCACAAAGAAATCGAGGTCGACGACGAAGAGGTCGACGACGAAGAGGTAAAGGAGGAGGAGGAGGTCAAGAGCTTTGTTTGCGACAGGCAAACAAATTACAACTCGGCTGCTGCTTTCAAGGCTACTCTAAAGCCGTTACCTACTCGTTTAAGAGATCCTTCTGAAAAGGAGATAGTAATCAGAGTTCCGAAAGAATTGGCTATGCAAGCGTTCGAGTTGACAATGAATAGTGGTAATAGATGTATTCGAGTAGAAATAATCGAGTAAATTAAGTACATTTGGAGGCACCAAAGATAAATAGGAGGGTGTCACAGAGTAGAGCGTAGGAGGGGCTCTATTCACAGTAAAAGTTTTATACTATTGACATCAAACGACACCAAACAAGGTGTCGTTTCTCAATGTAAAGCAGAGTACTTGTGTCATGTAGGCCGCTCGAGGCTGTAGTCATCGTCGTACTCTAAGAGTGTGCGACTAGGTACCATAGAGGTATTACACCAATTGTATACCCAAAATAAAAATGATTTTTCAGGTCAAGTAGGTAGGGTGATAAGCAGAAATCATGACTTCTCTTGTTCATAGCAAGAATATCACCACCTTCATCTCGACGTTTCTTGAAGAGCATGGCTCTGAGGATATGTTGGAAAAGTGGAACGACCCCTCGAATATGCAAGCCTTCAACCAACTTATGCTCGACGCGGCCGACGCGGTGAAGCGAAATAAGATAAAGGACCCTAAGAAGCCCAAGCGCGGCAAGTCTGCGTACATCTGCTTTTGCACCAAAAACAGAGAAGCAGCCAAGAAGGCACTCGGAGACGGAGCCAAAGCAACCGAAGTAACCTCTCATCTAGGAGAGATGTGGCGTGCTCTCAAGGAAAGCAAGAAGGCTTCGGACAAGAAGGCACTCGCAGCTCTTGAACTCGAAGCAGCTGAAGACAAGGCCCGCTACAACGAAGAAATCAAGGACTACATTGCCCCAAGCGATGACGAGCTCTTGGCTGCTAAAAAGGGTAGCAAGAAGAAGAGTGACAAGGATCCCAACGCTCCCAAGAGAAACAAGACGGCTTACATCTACTTCTGTAGCGACAAGCGTGCAGAAGCCAAGAGCGAGCTTGGTGACGACGCCAAGGCAACAGAGGTGACAGCACTTCTCGGTAAGATGTGGAAAGAGCTCAAGGAAGACGATGATCGTTCTGACGAATTGGAAAAGTACAACAAGCTGGCTGCGGACGACAAGCTTCGTTACAATGAAGAGGTCGAGAACTACAGTGCAAACGATGAGCAAGCTCCGACAAAAAAGGGCAGCAAGAAGAAGAGCGACAAGGATCCAAATGCGCCCAAGCGAAACAAGACGGCCTACATCTACTTCTGTAGCGACAAGCGCGCAGAAGCCAAGAGCGAGCTTGGTGACGACGCCAAGGCAACAGAGGTGACGGCACTACTCGGCAAGATGTGGAAAGATCTCAAGGAAGACGAGGATCGTTCTGATGAATTAGAAAAGTACACAAAGATGGCTTCAGACGACAAGTCTCGTTATGAGAACGAGACCAAAAAGGTAGGGGACAGCACAGACGACGAAGACAAACCTGTCAAGCAGGTCAAGCCTGTCGGGAAAAAGGTGGTTGACGACACAAAGCCAGCAAAGAGTAAGACAGGTTACACGTATTTCTGCCAAAGTAATCGTGAGAGTGTCAAGGACGACAACCCGGAGATGAAAGCAACAGAAGTAACAAAAGAGCTCGCTCGCTTGTGGAAGGAGCTGAGCGACGAAGATAAGCAAGAATGGAGCGACTCAGCGAAGCAAATCTAAAAATAAGGTAGTGTAAGCATATGAAGTACTATTTTTATACCGAGTGACAAGGTAAGGGTAAGAAGATCAACCCCAAATGTAAAAGTCCGCCAAGACTGAAATCGGCAAAGACGGGAAGGCAACAGACGTCACCATAACAGGTACTTGATGAACAAAAACAACACCAACACGGTGTTGTTTTTCCTTAAAAGCGTAATGGAATACATGATCCGTTAATATGTAAATGGATATTGATCTTTACCAACACACACTTTATATTTATCAACATTAGCATAATTCTATATTTTTTCTAATATTATTATATAATAAAATGGATAATTGTCAAGGCCCGTGTTTACATCATTGTACTGCAAAAATTAAATATATACTTATTGGATTATGTGTTGGAGTATTTTTAGGATTTTTATTAAATATTTTAATACAGCAACTCCATTTTAAGAAAAAAAATAATTAATTTATATTGGTTTAGTATAAAAAAATGATTTTTTGATCATTTTTCTAAAGAAAGACAGAAAATGACTTCTACACCCGTAGCCAATTGGCAAAAATCGTCCGAGTATGACTCGGATGAGACAAACTCGTGTTCAAATTCTGAAGAAGATATTGTAAAAATACAAAAAGCTATTTGGGACGCAGATGACAAAGATTACTGGCAAACAGGTATTCTCCTGGAAAAAGGAGCATCTTTAGGAGATTTTATGTGCAAATTCAAGTTGGCATCATGGCTAGAGTCAATCGATGCTTCGAAAAGCATTGCGCTCTTTGAAGAGCTCTTGACGACTCCAGGGTTGAGTTTTGATGACAAATCGCATATTCATTTTCACTTGGGTAAGTTGTACATGTCTCGTTATAATTGGGTGATTGCATACAAGCACTTTAGTTCTGCATATGGTATCGGCGATGCCAAGATTGCAATGGGTATACTAAAGCATTTTGGTCTAGTTGGAACCCCAGATACGGGAAAAGCAGTTGAATGTTTTGAAGAAGCTGCACGAAGGTATCACTATTCAGAAAAAGAACTGAGAGAAATATGCGATCGTTTTTCCGGCGAGTTCAAGAAGCAACAAGAGCAAGAACAAATGATCAAGACGCAAGCGACAGAAATTGAATCTCAACGAGTAAAGATCGAATATCTCGAACGCCAGCTCAAGTATTACACTTCACGTAAGTAGTACGTCTAAAGTACGTATAAACAAAACAACACCAACAAAGGTGTTGTTTTCTTGAAAGTGAGGTAACGAGTACAAGTGAGGTAACGAGTACAAGTGAGGTAACGAGGTACGACAACGAGGCTTTAGAACAGGATACAAAAAAGCCACTTAATTAGATTTTTTGTTTATTAATAAACTTAAAGGTTAATTTATAATATCTAAAATGTCAGGTTTAGATATTATAATAGACCCGGAGGTAAATCAAAACACTCAATCGTATTATTTTATACAGGATTACCTTAATAAAGTCCCTGTAAAAACAATTATTGAAATTGGCGCATCATCCGGAGGTGGAACTACTGAAGCATTAATTAAGGGTATCACTAGTAGATTTTATACAGAAGGTATAAAGATGGCTTCTGTGGAGGTTAGTAGAGCAAGGTTTAAAAATTTGAAGGAAAGATACATAAGGATTCCATTTTTTACACCTTATAACGTAAGTAGTTTACCCTTATCAAGATTTCCAAGCGAAGAGCAGGTTTCAAAATTTATCAGAGAAACAGGAATTCACGGCGGTAATGTAGAGACAGTTTTAGATTGGCTTAGACAGGATATTCAATATGTCAAAGACAACAATTTTGACGTTAATGGTATCCAGAAAATTAAGGAAGATTTTGGTGTTGAGAAGTTTGATTTAGCGGTTATAGATGGGAGTGAATTTTTAGGCGATGAAGAGTTTTATGAATTACCTGATTGCGATGCTTATTTTTTGGATGATGTATTTGTTTATAAGAATTGGAATTCTCACCGTATATTAGAGAATGATAAACGTTATGTTAAGTTATTCGAGGAGAAAATAAGGGGTGGAAGTAGTTTCTTTTGTAAGAAGGAAATAGTTGAAAAATATTTTGTTTAAACTAAATATATTCTAGTTGTTTTCTTTCTTGGCACATTGCGTTCATGGCAACTCTTCCCAAGGAGTCCAAAGCCGGGCGCGAACGTCGTGAAGAAAAAATGTGTCGACAAGAAGGTAGTTTTTAAGAAACGAGTGCTCAAAGAGATCGAACCAGAAGTGATCAAGTCTCGACGATATCACCAATAAGATGAGGCTCTTTGAGCCTTGACCTTTGGTACAGAGAATGTAGTCGAGTCCGACGTCGAGGTCGTCGATGACTAAGTAGAAGAGGACGTGGAAGAAATCAAACTTGTTGAGGTATTCAAGTGTTGTAGAGACTAGACCAAAACAGGCAAGTGCGTGGACGATTGGCAACACCGTGTTTGGTGTTGTTTTCTTGAAAGTACGTGTGAGGTAACGAAAACGCGACAATGTCGACGACTACTTTAAAATGATTTTTTAGGTCAACTGTGTAAAGAAAAGACAGAAAATGATGGATCATCTCTCTATGATGAATATGACGACCGAGCAACCGGAGTATGACTCCGATTATGACTCTGAGTATGACTCGGATGATAAACGCTCAACAAGAAAGCACTATGTGCTTGGACCAATGCAGCTGGCTCCAAAGAAGTGTAGTTGTGTCCGTTGCAACTGGAACGGAGAAGAAAAAGAGTGCGAACAAAAATGGGTAACATTGAACCAAATGCGAGAGCACTTCAACGATCAGATCAAGCTAAAATGTTCAGAGCTTCAGGTCGAGACCTCGACAAGTATTGCCAAGATGCAAGCCGAGCATTCGGCCGCACTTAAGGCACTCGAGGAGCAGTCAATACTGGTTCTTTCTCAGCACATCGCGTTCATGGCAACTCTTCCAAAGGAGTCAAAAGCAGGTCGCGAACGTCGTGAAGCCGAGAAGAAAAAGGCGCATCAAGAAAAAATGTCTCGACAAGTTCGCAAAGGAGGTGGGTTTAAGAAACGCGTGCTCAAAGAGACCGAACCAGAAGTGATCAAGGCTCGACGAGCATCCAGACGAAAACTATCGAAAGACACCAAGAAAGAAGCTGAGGCTCAAAGAGCCTTAACCTTCGGTTCAGAGAAGGTACTCGAGCCGGTTGTAGAGGCGGTTGCAGAGGTAGAGGTCGTCCAGGACGATGAAAAGAAGGTGGACAACACAGAGTCGGTTGTAGAGGTCGTCCAGGAAGATGAAAAGAAGGTGGACAACACAGAGTCGGTTGTAGAGGTCGAGGACGATGTAGAAGAGATCAAACTTGTCGAGGTATTCAAGTGTGTAGATCTAGTTGTAGAGACTAGACCAAAACATATAAGCAAGTGCGTAGATGAGGACGATTGGAAACAGGTTAAGTCTAGAAAGAAACAACCTACTGTGCAAACAAAGCAACCGATTCGCACACAAATGTGTGAATCTGTCGAGTCCAACAAGTCTTGCAGACACGGTATTAATTGTAGATTTGCACACGACGTGTCCGAATTAGTATTTCCCGATTGTTCGTTCGGAAACAACTGCACCAACGTCAACAGCAAGGGAAATGGTATGTATAGTAGCGTGCACGGTAAGATATGCATTCGATCGCATCCTGGGGAGACAAAGGAAAGCGTCTGTGCTCGTGTAGGGATTACTATCCCTAAAGTAGTAATTGTACCGTTTTCAAGTGTATATATGCCTACTCTTAAAGAAACAGGTGTAGGTGTAAAGAGTTCTAGTTTGCATCTTCCTCCCACAAGCTCTGCTTGGCAAAAGCAAATCAAGATCGAGCCGGACGCGACTACAAAAACAGTTGTAGCACCATCAGAGGTAAAAGTTCGAGTTAGCGAAATGAGTAGGGAACAAGCGTTTACGGCTTTGGCGAACCCGAAAAGCATTGATAACAATCTCCGCACTCGTATGTGCGAATCAGTAGATGCCAAAACTACATGTAGGCACGGTAGCTCTTGTCGGTTTGCACATAGCTTTTCCGAGTTGGTTTTTGCTACTTGCTTGTTTGGTGAAAGTTGTAAACACGTCGAGTATATAGGTGACGGAGTATACAAGAATGTATGGGGTAAGAGTTGTAATCGCTTGCATCCTTACGAGACAAAAGCAAGCATTTGCTCTCGTTCAGATATCAAGGTTGTCTCTGCACCTCTGGTAAAGCAGGCACCTCTGGTGAAGCCGGCACCTCTGGTAAAGCCAGCACCTCTGGTAAAGCCGGCACCTCTGGTGACGTCGACACCAGAAGAAACAGTGATTAGGGTACCAAAGGAGTTTGTCATACAAGCTATGGAGTTAGCAATGAAGTCAGGAAAGACAAACATTCGTGTAGAGATAGTTTAATGATAAGACTAGGGTAAGATTAGGGTAAGATTAGGGTAAGATTAGGGTAAGATTAGACAAAACAACACCAACAAAAGTGTTGTTTTATTGACGAGCAAGCTTCTTACAAACGAAAACTTGTTGGTATAGAAGAACACTTGAGAGGTGCCAAAAAAGTAACAGTGATAAAAGCTTTCTAATTTGACCTAGACCATAATAAAAATGATTTTTTAGTTTAAGTTTCTAATTAAGAATCAGAAATGATGTCTGGTGAGTCCAATCAGAATATGGAAGCATGGAAGTCCAACGAGCATAAAGCTATGAGCGAGTGCGAGTGCGACTTTCCGCCTTTGGAAAAGCAGAGAAAATGTAGCAAGAAGAACGTAATCAAGATCGTCGTTCCACTTAGGACTTATAAGGACGAGCTTCGCGAAAAGTATAGAGAGTCGTTGGGTCAACGTTCTGTGAGCGAAAACTTCAAGACTCGAATGTGCAACAGTGTTGACACAAACCAGCCATGTTTTCATGGAGATGAGTGCAAATTCGCGCACTCGCTCGAAGAGCTTGTGACTCGGGATTGCAACTTCAAGGACAAGTGTCGTTTCGTCAAGATCAAGAGTGGTAAGTTGGTCAATGAAGGAAGCAACGTTTGCAGAAACAAGCATCCGCAAGAGGATCAAGACAACTTTATCAAGCGCACAGGGCTTTCACGTTACAAGACGTGTGCTCCAAAGCACGAGGAGATCAACGTTGACCTCGACGAGGATACCGAAGCGAATCACGAGTCTAATCACGAGGAGATCAACGTTGACCTTGACGAGTCGAATCACGAAGAGATTGACGTCGACAACGAGACCAAAGCAGAGGAGAGTGTTGCTTGCCCAACAAACTACTGGACCACTAAGACATCAGGGCCTGTCGATTTTGTGTCATCTCCTCCTTTTGGAGGATTAACAGCGCCTCCATTTAAACCTGCTAGCGCATTCAAGTTTGGAGGTTTTACCGCGTCCCCTCCTACACAGACACATGGGTCTGCATTTATGAAGTTTACAGGAACTAAGTCTCTTGAGAAGGAGATACTACTGCGTGTTCCGAAAGTATTGGCTATGCAGGCATTAGAGTTGGCAATGAATAGTGGTAATAGGTGCATTCGAGTAGAGGTAATCGAGTAAAATAGAGTAATGGAGGCACCAAGATAAAGGAGGAGGGTGTCACTGAGTAGAGCGTTGGAAGGGGCTCTATTCTTAGTAAGTATTCAAACAACGACACCAACAAAGTGTCGTTTTTAAATTGATTTTTTTGTTCTTCTTGTAGAACAAGAGTATGAATCATGTCTCAACCATTGTACACAGCCATGCTTGAAGAAAAGAAGGAAAGCACTACAACGCTTCTAAAGGAGCGTTGGCCTCATCTTCCAAACGAAGTCGTAAATAACGCGATTGACATATGCTTCTGGGGAGCGTTGTTTCAATCAACAAATAGATATACCACCAAGCGTGCTCTTGATGATTTTGGTACCATGGCGTCTGGGATCATTGAGCAACGGAAGGTTTTATCATGCGGCGTGATCGAGTCAATCCTCCTTGAACATTACAAGAAGGATAAGCAAGAGAAACTTTCAAACGAGTTGGCCAAGGGATTGCGCAGTATTCCAACAGGAATTCTTATACAGGTTCTAAAATCTGTCAACTCGGTATGGACCGACACGACAAAATAGATCAATAAGTATATTTGACGACAACGACACCAACAAGGTGTCGTTTTCTTACACATGACGACGACTACTACTTTTTGATAAAAATGATTTTTTTTAAACACTTGCAAGTGTTTATTTGACAAATATGAGCACCTTTATTGATCTCATTATGGAAACAGCCGATCTCTACAGCTTCCTCTTGAACGTCCTCATAGATGTGTACAGGTTTCCAGAGTTCGACATTGCGGACGAAGAGCCATGTTTTGTTATCGAGTTCTCAGAAAACTCGCGTGTAAAAAAATATTCTGATCCGTCGATCAAGATTGACGGGATCATGATACGTGTGTTTTTAGACAAAAACGTCGTGAGTTACAAAACATTTCTCACCACGAATTTTGCGCCTAACTATAGAATCACAAGTAGGTGTGAAGTGCTTGGGTACAAGGAAGAGTTTAAAGTATTTACATCAAAAAAAGATGTTCTAGATGAGTGCTTACGCATTGAGAATGCGTTTGTACAGGTTGCACCAACAGACCTTCAAAAGTCAGAAGGTGAATGTTCGATATGTAATATGGAAAAAACAACCCTTCTTGCATGGCCTTGTTACAGTTCACATACTGTATGTGAAGACTGCACTGTCAAGATAATACAAAAAAATTGCGTGTGCCCGTTTTGTCGTTCTGTATTACCAACCACAGTTGTCGCGAAAGATGAGACTAAAGATGAGACTAAAGATGAGACTAAAGATGAGACTAACTACTATGAGTCAGACTATGAGTCTGACTATGACTATGAATATTTAGAAGATGGTGTTGATGAAGAAGAAAAGTACTTCTCAAAACATAGAAAGTAGGTCTCCGTCGTAGGTCTCCGTCGTAGGTCTCCGTCGTAGGTCTTCGTCGTATGTCTTCGTCGTAGTAGGTAATTATGATAACAACACCAACAAGGTGTTGTTTGCGACCGACGACATGTCTATTCATATTTAAAAATGATTTTTTAGGACAACATCGTTGTCAAAAATCATTAATGATGAATTCTAGCCGCAATCAGAATATGGACTCATGGAAGTCCGGCAACCGATACGATGCTTTGCAAAGTACGGATGACCAAGAGAATATGAAAACCTCGCTTCAACATACCGCTAAGAAAAGCATGTGCAAGCTGGTTGTACCATTCAAGACTTACAAGGACGAGATGCATCACAAGTGCCAGAACGATCATCGACACAGTCAACGAACCGAAGCGTACAATGCTTTGTCAAACAAGACGAAGTTGGGCAACAGTCTAGCAAAGACTAGGATGTGCGATAGTGTAGAAAAGAACGAGACCTGTCGTCATGGGATAGGGTGCCGCTTTGCACACTCTCTTGAAGAACTAGTGACGCGCGCTTGTTTTTTCAAGGACGAGTGTCGTTTTGTTAGGTTTGAGCGCGACAAGTTGGTAAATAATGGACGAGACATTTGTAGAAATAAGCATCCACACGAGACAGAAAACGAGTTCCTAGAGCGCGTTGGCTTGTCTCACTACAAGACAACGCATGTTCCAACGCATGTTCCAACGCATGTTCCAACGCATGTTCCAACGCATGTTCCAACTCGTGTACCCCCCAAGGTGACCACGCATGAAAAGAGTATGCGTTCGTGCGACAGGCACACGACAAGTAGTTGGGCTACTAAATTGAAGTCATCTTTGAAGCCATCTCCTTTGCCTGTTGAGGAAGTTGTTCTACCTGTTGAGGAGAAGCAAGTCCTACCTGTTGAGGAAGTTATTATACCTGTTGAGGAGAAGCAAGTCATTCCGGCTAAGGAAGTTGTTCTTCGAGTACCGAGAGAATTGGTGATGCAGGCGCTCGAGTTGGCTATCAAGAGCGGCAACACGTCCATTCGGGTAGAAGTAGTAGAGTAGAGTAAGAGTATTTGGAGGCACCAAGATAAAGAGGAGGGTGTCACTGAGTAGAGCGTTGGAAGGGGCTCTATTACTAGTAAAGTAGACAACGCACTCAAAACCATCATAAAATTGATTTTTTAACCAAACTTCCTAGAGAAAAAGCAGAAACAATGAAGTCTTTTACGAGACAACTTGATGATCTATCGACGCTTGTTAAGGAGGGTGATTTAGAAAAGGTAAAAGGGCATGTCGAGTCGATGCCTGGTCGTTACCGACGGCCTGTTCTCGAGTCATGTGCCGTTCTCTCATTCAAGGAAGGCGCAAAAAATGAAATAGTCGCTTGGCTAGCAAGCGAGATCGGGACACTCAAGCTGACGGTGTCGACAACCGGCTTTACCAGCATGACTCGAGTAAAATAAAAAGTGACACCAAGAAGATTCAACGACAACGACACCAACAAGGTGTCGTTTTCTGAGCACTCAAAACCATCATAAAAATGATTTTTTAACAAAACTTACTAGAGAAAAAAGCAGAAACAATGAAGTCTTTTACGAGACAACTTGATGATCTATCGACGCTTGTTAAGGAGGGTGATTTAGAAAAGGTAAAAGGGCATGTCGAGTCGATGCCTGGTCGTTACCGACGGCCTGTTCTCGAGTCATGTGCCGTTCTCTCATTCAAGGAAGGCGCAAAAAATGAAATAGTCGCTTGGCTAGCAAGCGAGATCGGGACACTCAAGCTGACGGTGTCGACAACCGGCTTTACCAGCATGACTCGAGTAAAATAAAAAGTGACACCAAGAAGATTCAACGACAACGACACCAACAAGGTGTCGTTTTCTGAGCACTAGCATTCACTCAAAACAGCAAGATAAAAATGATTTTTTAACGAAACTTGCTAGAGAAAAAGCAGAAACAATGAAGTCTTTTACAATGGCTCACTTCGTCAAGGCAGATCAACTTCCAGAAGGGAAGCCAACTTGGCTCGACCTTGTTCCGTCCGTCGTCTACGACAAGTTCATATCCCCACATCTAACTACTGTGAATCAGATGTGTGTAGATCTTGCTAAAAGTCGTTGTCCTCAACCCAGCATTCGTCCCTTATGGGGCTGCTTTCCCGCGAATATTACAGAGAAAGAAATGGACGACATAGTCAAGTGTGATGCAGACAAGTCGGAAGACGATTCGTGGAACGAGTATGACCCAGACGACGAGTACGACCGACAGTACGACCCAGACTTCTCTGCACAGTGGGTTGAAACTTGTTCGGATTGTGAAGAAGACATGATTGATAACGAGAGAGACAACTGGTGAAAAATAATCAAAACTAAGAATACTCGATGACAACGACACCAACAAGGTGTCGTTTTCCTTAGTTCAATTGCTGATTAGAGATAATATTATTTATCTTAAAGATTAATATTTGTTAAATAATAAATGAAAAAATACGCGGGTGTGTTAATTTTTGTGTTAATTTTTGTGTTAATTTTTATTATTATTCTAGTATACATTTATAAATTTAGACCGGATTTAGTTCAACATATTTTTGTTCATAGTCAGCTTAAAATTCATAAATACAGTGAAGATCTTGAATGGCAAAAACATTTTTTTAAAATTTTTAGAAATATCAGTAATATTTCAATTGACCAATTTGATTTGAATCAAAAAATTAATGCGGATAGAAATAAAATTAATGAATACAAAATTATTAACCTGAAAAATTTAATGGTCAATGCTAAACAACTACAAAGATTTAATGATCCTTCTAAACATCTTAAGACTTTATTAAGCAGCATCCTTCCTCACGTACACCTAAATAATAGGAATCTTACTATTGAAGATTGTGTTATTGTAGATTTGCTTGTTCCAAAAGGTTCTTATTTTTCAAAAATTCACACTGATGTAGAATGGGACATTTTTAATAAATCAGATGGGTTTCAAGTTTGGTATTTAATAAAAAATGATAAACCTGTTGGAAATATGTTTATTTTAAATACAAATCATGTTAAACCTGCTACTAATCTACGAGTTAAAAAAAATGGACAAATAAATCAAGAGCCGAATGGTAATATAAATAATAATGAGAGTATTTTATTAGATGAAAGTATTCGTGATGATCCTATGTATTACTTAGATATGGAACCGGGAGAATGTTTAATTTTTGGTAGAAATTTATATCATTTATCTGATTTTCGGGATGTAAATTCAAGGTCTGCTATAAATTTTAGAGTTATCATAAAAGATAAAGATGGAGGTATACCGATAAACACTAAATCAAAGACATATTACCTAAAATTATTTAAAAGGCGAATTAGTAAATTTCCTCAAAAAAATGGTAAAATTTATGTTGGCTTGACAGATTTAATTTACAGTTATTAATTAAGTTTTTTAAGCTATACATTTTAATGAAGATCAAGTAGATTATTTTTTCTAAATTAATATTCTTAAGTCTTTCTTATCAATCTAACACATTGCAATTAATTTACGAAGTTAAAAATGCACTGTTTATAAAAATAGCGCCTCCATTTTTTTTTATACACTCGTTAAACTCAACATGTTCGCATTTTTCATTACCATTTGCGTGTGTTCCAACATATTTACATTGAGAAGGTATTGATTCAATTTTATAAATAGCAGCACCCCCAAATGCTGAATCAACTTCCAATAACCCCTCCTGACGAGGATAATTTTTAAATTTTGAATCTACATATTTATATTTTGCGTAAATTTTAAAGAAATGATTTTTTACTTTTTCCCAACAATCATAATCCATATCATTTTTTTTTCTCAAAGCCCATAAATCATAATATTTTTGTGATTGATTTCCAGTAAGAACATCCCAGTTTTCATATTCAAAACAAGTTTCAATAGAATTAACAAATGTCCCCGATTGATTAACATCATCCATATCTAACATAATAAAATAATGATAATATTTATCTTTATTAATTTTTTGCATTTTTTCAAGTATTTTGTTTCTACCGTTTGCCAATCTTTTTGTTCTTAACGGTTCGCTAACATTGTCTTCAAAAATGTAATGATAATTTTCTTTTTTATGTTGTTCTAAAATGGATCGTGTTTTATCGTTGGAATCGTTTTCATATAAAATAACAGCATAATCGTTAAATTTTTTTCCACACTGATCAATGTCAAAAAGACCTTTTTCAATATATTTTTCTACGTTACGTATTGTTCCTGCAAATATAACGTTATATTTTTTCATTATTTCTTTACCTTTTTTACTACCTGTAGATATAACTTTATATTTTTCTTTACCACCTCTACCTTTAAAAATTAATAAATATATTAATATACTTATTAATACACTTATTCCTAAGATTGCTAGTGCAAATAAAAAATTATTATGCAATAATCTAAACATTACACCTTTTTATTTATTATCAAGTAAATAAAAAATGTAGTCTTTTTTGTGATACAAACAACATTCGACCATAAAAATGATTTTTTAGGTAAACTAGGTAAAGAAAAAGCAGAAACAATGAGTTCTCTTCTGCGCTGCTCTATTTGCAAGTCCTCTGATCTCAAAGAAGAATATGAAGGAGCAGAGATAACTTGCACAGGATGTGGATATATTGGGTGCATCGAGCAAATACCATCTGTTTACTCGCTCTCTACATTAAAAGAGTCTTTGGAGTCTGTTGAAGATAGAAAACACCGAGAAATGGAGGCCTTTGCGGCCGAGATGGAAAGAAATGTCGACATATCAGACACATTAAGTCAGCTTTCCGTCAGACAACGCAGAGAGCGTAGACACAACCATGAGTAAACACTACCGCTAAGTGCTAAGTGAACACTTTTACAACAACGACACCAACAAGGTGTCGTTTTCTAAAACAATTTAGAGTAAAAAAATGATTTTTTATTTTAATTATGTAAGAAGAAAGCAGAATAATGAATTCATCAAGCTTTCGATATGCCAAGAATATGCAAGATCACTTCAAGATCCTTCTGATCCAGGTTAGAAACATGGATCAGAAGAAACTGTTCATGGAACAGTTTGAAGAAGCCTTTGTAGCTCTGGACAGAAAAAAGATGTGGGCGCATGTAGGAGCTCTTGTCAAGTACAATCGAGAACAAATCGATGCGAGAAATGTTCAGAGACTCTTCCAGCAAGACCAAGACCCACCTAAGACTCCTTTTTAAGTTCGTCCTCAGGCAGTGAACGCAAGAGTCAAGGTATTTACAAAACAACACCAACAACATGGTGTTGTTTTATCAACTTGTAATTTACACTCAAAATAAAAATGATTTTTCAGGTCAAGTAGGTAGGGTGATAAGCAGAAATAATGACTTCTCTTGTTCATAGCAAGAATATCATCACCTTCATCTCGACGTTTCTTGAAGAGCATGGCTCTGAGGATATGTTGGAAAAGTGGAATGACCCTTTGAATATGCAAGCCTTTAACCAAGTTATGCTCGACGCGGCCAATGCGGTGAAGCGAACTAGCAACAAAAAGATAAAGGACCCTAAGAAGCCCAAGCGCGGCAAGTCGGCGTACATCTGCTTTTGCACCAAAAACAGAGAAGCAGCCAAGAAGGCACTCGGAGACGGAGCCAAAGCAACCGAAGTAACCTCTCATCTAGGAGAGATGTGGCGTGCTCTCAAGGAAAGCAAGAAGGCTTCGGACAAGAAGGCACTCGCAGCTCTTGAACTCGAAGCGGCTGAAGACAAGGCCCGCTACAACGAAGAAATCAAGGACTATATTGCCCCAAGCGATGACGAGCTCTTGGCTTCAAAAAAGAGTAGCAAGAAGAAGAGTGACAAGGATCCTAACGCACCCAAGAGAAACAAGACTGCCTACATCTACTTCTGTAGCGACAAGCGTGCGGATGCCAAGAGCGAGCTTGGAGACGACGCCAAGGCAACAGATGTAACTGCACTACTCGGCAAGATGTGGAAAGAGCTCAAGGAAGACGACGATCGTTCTGAAGAGTTGGAAAAGTATAACAAGCTGGCTGCTGAAGACAAGGATCGTTACAACGAAGAGGTCAAGAACTACACACCAAACGATGACCAAGCTCCGACAAAAAAGAGTAGCAAGAAGAAGAGTGACAAGGATCCCAACGCGCCCAAGAGAAACAAGACTGCCTACATCTACTTCTGTAGCGACAAGCGTGCAGAAGCCAAGAGCGAGCTTGGTGACGACGCCAAGGCAACAGAGGTGACGGCACTACTAGGCAAGATGTGGAAAGATCTCAAGGAAGACGAAGATCGCTCTGTCGAGTTAGAAAAGTACACAAAGATGGCTGCTGACGACAAGGCTCGATATGAAAACGAGACCAAAAAGGTAGTGGACACCACGGACGACGAAGAAGACAAGCCGGTTGGAAAGAGTAAGAAGGTTGTTGACGACACCAAGCCAGCAAAGAGTAAGACAGGTTACACGTATTTCTGCCAAAGTAATCGTGAGAGTGTCAAGGACGACAACCCGGAGATGAAAGCAACCGAAGTAACAAAAGAGCTCGCTCGCATGTGGAAGGAGCTGAGCGACGAAGACAGACAAGAATGGAGTGACTCGGCTAAGCAAATCTAAACAAATAAATAATTGTATGCAGGTACTTGATGAACAAAAACAACACCAACACGGTGTTGTTTTTTCAAACATAAAATGTATAAATTGATTTTTAGAAAAACTTTGTAGAAGAAGAAATATAAATGATGAATGGACTAGATATGACCAAGCTCGCATATGAGAAGATCAATGATAGGTATTCAAAGGCTAAGTATTTGGACATTGAATGTGTAATCGACACACAGTCAGGTTATATTAACGCTACAAAATTTTGCACCGATGCAAGTGGTGGGAAAAAAAAGGTAGAAGATTATCTTAGATCAAACAGGTACAAGGATCTGATTGCAGAAGAATGTTCAGAGAAACTGTCTTTTCAAGTAACATCTGATGTTAACGAATTGTGCGGGATATATATTATCCCAGATCTTCTTTTTGACTTGGCTTCTTGGACATCTGCTGCCGCGTATAAGAGAGCAAGTGCGATACTGACGAACTCATTGGTCAATCAAGGACAGACCACACCAGATCTAACAGAATATGAACAGCATGAATTAGAAAATAAAGTATTCTATCTTCTTAATCACAGAGCTTGTGCGCACTGCACACACTTATGCACGCATGAAATGCACGAAGAGCGATTTAATGACATTCAGACGCTCTTCTTGAAACGTCTATCTTTGCATAAAGATAAACGGTCGTTTTTTGAAATAATCAAAGAAAAGTATTGTGAAAATCAAAATGCAGAAAAAGCCCGTGTAGACCGAGTTGCTGAACTCGATGCGATTAGATGTACCGATCAATCCACAACCTACCGATATTGATTCAAAAGCTGCTAAAACTTCTTATTCGAGATAAACGAGTCGATAGCATACGTATTATGAGGTTCTTCTTGCTAAACTAAGGAAAAGTGTTTCATTCGCATTAGTGTCATAACAATCAATTTAATTTTACTTATAATTAAGTAAAATCAGAGTATTTATTTTATATTTGAAAAATAAAATACATATAATTTATAAATGTTAGAATTAAAAGATGATTTTATATATATCTATTTTTCAGACAAATGGATTGTGGTAAATGCAACAGAAATACAAAAATATAGTTTCAAAAATAGTTTAACAAATATTCCTATTCCATCAGACTCTTTTGGTGTTTTTTCAATTAAAGATGATGACGAAAATATAGGTTTTGCTTTATTATCAGGATTAACATTAAAAAAAATTAACAGCGAAATAAGTATTGGTTATTCTCCATTAGTAACAAAAAAACGAAGAGATAGACCTTACAAAAGAGGTCTTTTTTTGAAAAGCATTTGTTCCGATTCGGGATTTTGTTTGGCTTTTGGTCAACATTCAGAAAAAATTAATAATCATTTTTTAGGATTTCTTGATTTTACATATGCAAAGTCTCCTATAAGACGTATTGGAGATGTTTCTTCAAATGGATTCGTCTATGAAATTACATATGAGAGAGGAGGTTATACGGCAAATTCTGTTTTAAAATCATCCTTCAAAGAATCTTCTGATAATATTTTATTTGAATATTTAGTTGGAGAATATATTAATAAACAGTGTCTTATTTTTTCTTGTTTTGTAGAAACATATGGTACATTTTATTACAAAACACACTCTGATTGGGAAAAGATGTCATCTAGTACTGAAATTGATAAATATACTTTGATAAAATCATTAGAAAAAGTTCCTACATTCGAAAAAACAGAGTCTCTTCTTGCATTTGCATGTACTAAATCAAAATATTTAGCGATCTTGACACAACATATTAAAAATTCTAAGACTCTATTTGAAATGATAGAAAGCGAAGAATTTATAGAAAACGAAATACTTCAAGTTTTGTACCAAATTTATATGCCATTAGGAATTTTAGCCGAAACTTTTACTCATTATGATTTGCATGCTAAGAATGTTATAATATACGAACCAGTCGTTGGAAAATATATTAATTACCAATATTATGAAGAAGCGGAGGATTATTTTATTACATTTAAATCTCGTTATATGGCAAAAATAATAGATTATGGTAGGAGCTTCTTTAAAGATAATTCAAAAAATGGAATAACAAAATCATCTTCAGATATTTATGATGCAGTATGTTGCGTAAAAGAATGCGATTTTATAGAAAATGATACTGAAAAGCGTGGAAGAATCATTAAATCGAGGTGTGGTAACAATTTCGGTTTTTATTTCTCTTCACCAGATCCAGATGCTGAAAAATATATTAGTTCAAAACATTTTATTAGTTCTTCAACTTGTAATACAAGTCATGACTTACGTTTATTATACGACTTGAAAGAAATACAAAATAATTATATGTTAAATATGATTACTAAAAGGTTGACTTACAGAACGGAGTATGGAACTCCTGAAATATATGAAATAGAAGGAGAAAATGACTATAATAATATACCAATAACAATAAACAACGTAATTGATGCATCTAGTGCATTAGAAGCTGTAATATATGCTTTAAGAGACAAAAATAACGAGGTTTACAAAGACATGGAATCATTAGGTACCTTGAAAATTTATAGATCAGGTAAACCTATGGAATTCATACCAACATAAAAAATAATAACACATATTTTTTGACTAATGTTTACTCAACTTATTTTGATTTTGTACTTTTTAAAATTTTTACGAGGTATTGTATCCCATGCTCTTATACTATCTATATTGTCCTTTGTTTTTTAATTGTATCCCATGCTTTTATACTATCTATAATGTCTTTTGATTTTTGTTCAATCTGGTTTTCTTTTGGAAAAAACAACATATTTGTTTCACTATATGTATGTGTAAAAATCTTGCTGATTTTAAGAGTTGTTAATGATTTTTGCTCATGCAAATTCCATAAGTATTCTATAAAAATATAAATATAAAACATGCAATATCCACCCTCATTTATGTATTCACACTTTTCTTCTGACTTAGTAAACATTTGTGGACCTTTTTTTTTGATGTACACAATAGGATTGTTAAATTTGTCCAAATATTTTTTTGTAGTCAACCATTCAAGATTACCCAACGTATTTTTGTAAACAAAAAATAAGTTAGGATTTTGTATAACTCCATTTGGATCAAAAAAATATATAATTCCCTCAAATAATACTAAACAAACTGCGTGAAAATTGTCCGACTCATCATTTTCTTCTGAAATTCTAACTCTAGTAGGAATAATATCAAAGGCAAAGGGTTTATCTTTATCTTTTATTAATTCTTTTAATGCAACTTGAATATCTTCTTTATATGTAACTGCATCGTTAATATTTTTATAAAATTGTGATACAAGGGTAAAATCATCTTTATCAATCATTTTTAGTACAAAGGCGCTTTTTTTTCCATATGCACTACATTCAATGGGAGAAGGTATGGGAGGAGAAGGTATGGGAGAACCACGCTTACGTTTTTTGGGAGAAGGAGAATACGAATTATATTTTTTAACTAAACTTTTCAGACCGGTTGATCTACTTCGTATTTTACAAGATTTCTTCCGACAACGACCGGATGATCTACTGCGTATTTTACTTGATTTCTTCCTATAACGAGCGGTTGATCTACTTCGTATTTTACTTGATTTCTTCCTATAACGAGCGGTTGATCTACTTCGTATTTTACTTGATTTCTTTCGACAACGACCTGTTGATCTACTTCGTATTTTACAAGATTTTTTCCTACAACGACCTATTGATCTACTTCGTATTTTACTTGATTTCTTTCTATAACGACAGGTTGATCTACTGCGTATTTTACTTGATTTTTTCCCACAACGACCGGTTGATCTACTGCGTATTTTACTTGATTTTTTCCGACAACGACCTGTTGATCTACTGCGTATTTTACAAGATTTTTTACGTATATTCATTTACTTTTAGTAAATATAATAAAATCATTTAAACAAATGATTTTATTATATAATAAGCACGTGTGCGTGAGTGGTTAAAACGGAGCGACTTAAGATCGCTTGCTTCGGCTTCGCGGGTTCGAATCCCGTCGCGTGCATAATTTATCACTTGTATAAATTATGCGAAAAAATCTTAGTTATTAGTTCTCTTGTCAGAGAACAGAATTCTATGAACTCTTGTGCTCATTGTACACACTTATGCATTCATGAAATGCAAAGATCGGTTTAATGACATTTCATACTCTCTACTTGAACAGTGTGTCTTTTCATAAACTCAATTTGCTTAGATGTACCGATAATTATTCAAAAGCAGCTATAAATATTATAAAAATGATTTTTTGCGCATTCTAAAGAAAAGATAGAAAAATGAATCGATCCATATTAGAGTTGAAACCAGATTTGTATATTTTGGAGAAAAATATACTGGAAGTTGAAAAAATACTGGTGTTACAGCAGACGAGTCCTCGGCAAGAATCAGATTGGCATGATTTGGAGAAAAAGGATATACTAGAGGTCCAAGAAATACTGGCTTTACAGGAGCCTGGCCCTCAGCAAGATTGGTATCAAAAAGTACAGGATTTCCTGAAAGCAGAAAGTGAAAACAGGTGTTCATCCACTATTTCCGTTCCGGAATGCGAATGTGGGTGTGGTGATAACGGAAACTGTACAAATGCCAAATATTATCAACAAGAAGCCAATGGCTATGATCTTTTGAAAGAGTCGAGATCATATTACGCGAACGAGGAGCCAAAAACAAAAGCAGCGCGTCTAGAGAAAATGACTTTGAGTAAGTTTGAGTAAGTTTGTCTTTGAGTCAACGTGAAAAGTCGACTAGCTTTTCTCTAGAGTTATGAAAAATTTGTTTTTAGAATGCAGTTGAGTGCATAATTTATCACTTGTATAAATTATGCGAAAATACCTTAGACCACTTGTCGGTTAGACCACTCGTCGGTATAGACAACTTGTCTGTTAGACCACTTGTCGGTTAGACCACTCGTCGGTATAGACAACTTGTCTGTTAGACCACTTGTCGGTTAGACCACTTGTCGATATAGACAACTCGTCACTTGTCGGTATAGACAACTCGTCACTTGTCGGTTAGACCACTTGTCAGTTAGACCACTTGTCGATATAGACAACTCGTAACTTGTCGGTATAGACAACTCGTCACTTGTCAGTTAGACCACTTGTCGATATAGACAACTCGTAACTTGTCGGTTAGACCACTTGTCGATATAGACAACTCGTCACTTGTCGGTTAGACCACTTGTCAGTTAGACCACTCGTCGGTATAGACCACTTATCGATATAGACAACTCGTAACTTGTCGGTTAGACCACTTGTCGATATAGACAACTCGTCACTTGTCGGTATAGACCACTCTGTCGGTTAGACCACTCTGTCGGTTAGACCACTTGTCGATATAGACAACTCGTCACTTGTCGGTATAGACAACTCGTCACTTGTCGGTATAGACAACTCGTCACTTGTCGGTATAGACAACTCGTCACTTGTCGGTATAGACAACTCGTCACTTGTCGGTCTATACCACTCGTCGGTTACTTGTAGGTTAGACCACTTTGTGGCTTTTAGACCCAAAATAAAAATGATTTTTTATGTCAAGTAGGTAAGGTGATAAGCAGAAATCATGACTTCTCTTGTTCATAGCAAGAATATCTCCAACTTCATCTCGACTTTTCTTGAAGAGCATGGCTCTGAGGACATGTTAGAGAAGTGGAATGACCCTTCGAATATGCAAGCCTTCAACCAAGTTATGCTCGCTGCAGCCAATGCAGTCAAGCGCGACAGCGACAAAAAGATAAAGGACCCTAAGAAGCCCAAGCGAGGCAAGTCGGCATACATTTTCTTTTGCACCAAAAACCGAGAAGCAGCCAAGAAGGCACTTGGAGACGGAGCCAAAGCAACCGAAGTAACCTCACATCTAGGAGAGATGTGGCGTGCTCTCAAAGAGAGCAAGAAGGCTTCGGACAAGAAGGCTCTAGTAGCTCTCGAACTTGAAGCGGCAGAAGACAAGGCTCGCTACAACGAAGAAATCAAGGACTACATTGCCCCAAGCGATGACGAGCTCTTGGCCTCCAAAAAGAGTAGCAAGAAGAAGAGTGACAAGGATCCCAACGCGCCCAAGAGAAACAAGACTGCCTACATCTACTTCTGTAGCGACAAACGTGCAGAAGCCAAGAGCGAGCTTGGTGACGACGCCAAGGCGACAGAGGTAACTGCACTACTCGGCAAGATGTGGAAAGAGCTCAAGGAAGATGACGATCGTTCTGACGAGTTGGAAAAGTACAACAAGCTAGCTACCGACGACAAGGCTCGTTATGAAAACGAGAACAAGGACTATGTGTCTATGTTCGGCGAAAACCAAACCAAGAAGTCTAGCAAAAAGAAGAGTGACAATGATCCAAAAGCTACCAAGAGAGGTAAGACAGCCTACATTTACTTCTGTAGTGACAAGCGTGCAGAAGCCAAGAGCGAGCTTGGCGACGACGCCAAGGCAACAGAGGTGACGGCACTACTCGGCAAGATGTGGAAAGATCTCAAGGAAGACGAGGATCGCTCTGACGAATTGGAAAAGTACACCAAGATGGCTGCCGACGACAAGGCTCGTTATGAGAACGAGACCAAAAAGGTACTGGTCACCACGGACGACGAAGAAGACAAGCCAGTCAAGCAGGTAGGCAAGAGTAAGAAGGTGGATGACGACACCAAGCCAGCAAAGAGTAAGACCGGTTACACGTATTTCTGCCAAAGTAATCGTGAGAGTGTCAAGGATGACAACCCAGAGATGAAAGCAACAGAAGTAACAAAAGAGCTCGCTCGCATGTGGAAGGAGCTGAGCGACGAAGATAAAAAAGAGTGGAGCGACTCGGCTAAATAAAGAGAAATGTGTGCGTGTTGTGTGCGCTTTGTGTGCAGGTACTTGATGAGCAAAAACAACACCAACACGGTGTTGTTTTCTTAAGATTTTAAAGCCGCCTTATCAAGAAACGACTACTTGTGACTCTACTTGTGACTCTACTTGTGGCTTTAGACCCAAAATAAAAATGATTTTTTAGGTCATCTGGCTAAAGGAAAAGACAGGAAATGATGGGACATCTCTCTAAGATGAATATGACCAAGTGCTATGAGCACTCTTGCTATGAGCAACCGGAGTATGACTCCGATTATGACTCCGAGTATGACTCGGATGATGAACGCTCAACAAGAAAGCGCGTGGTACTTGGACCAGTACAGCTTGCTCACAAGAAGTGTAAATGCGTCCGTTGCAACTGGAACGGAGAAGACAAAGAATGCGAACAAAAGTGGGTGACATTTAGCCAGATGCAAGCGCACTATGAAGAGCAGTTGAAACTCAAACGCTCCGAGCTTCAGATCGCGACCTCTACGAGTATTGCCAAGATGCAGGCTGATCATACGGCAGCTCTCAAGGCAGTAGAGGAACAGTCGACGCTCGTTCTTTCGCAACACATCGCTTTCATGGCAACTCTTCCCAAAGAGTCAAGAGCCGGGCGCGAACGTCGTGAAGCCGAGAAGAAAAAGGCTCACCAAGAAAAAATGTCTAGACAGGTCCACAAAGCAGGTGGGTTTAAGAAACGCGGGGTCAAAGAAACCGATCCAGAAGTGATTAAGGCTAGGCGAGCCGCCAGGCGAAAAGCGTCGAGGGACACCAAAAAAGAAGCCGAGACTCAAAGAGCCTTGACTTTTGTGTCGGAAGAGAAGGTCGACAACAAGGTGATTGACAATGAGGTCGAAGTCGAAGAGAAGGTCGAAGAGAAGGTCGAAGAGAAGGTCGAAGAGAAGGTCGAAGAGAAGGTCGAAGAGAAGGTCGAAGAGAAGGTCGAAGAGAAGGTCGAAGAGAAGGTCGAAGAGAAGGTCGAAGAGAAGGTCGAAGAGAAGAACGAAGAGAAGAACGAAGAGAATGTTGAAGAGAATGTTGAAGAGAAGATCGAAGAGAATGTTGAAGAGAATGTTGAAGAGAAGATCGAAGAGAAGATCGAAGAAGTGCTTGGCAACGAGGTCGTGAAGGAAGTTCTTGAAGAGGTTCTCGTCGCAAAGAAAGTAGTCACTGCTGTTGAGGACAATTGGCAAGAGGTCAAGCCTCGAAAGAAACAAGTTAGTTTGCAACCAGAGAAGCAAGTGTCTCTTTGCACTCAGATGTGCGAGTCGGTTGCTTTAAACAAGGCTTGTAGACACGGTAGCAAGTGCCGTTTTGCGCATAGTTTAGCCGAGTTGATGTTTGCCGAATGTTCGTTCGGAAACAACTGCAACAATGTCAAGCGCACAGAGAGTGGTGTGTATAGTAGTGTTTGCGGTAAGTCGTGTATCCGTTTGCACCCAGGAGAGACGAAGGAAAGCGTCTGCGCACGTGTCGGTATCATTATCCCTAAAGTAGTAACAAAGAGTGTACCGTTTTTAAGTGTGTACATGCCTGCTCTGTCAGGCGCCAAGAGTGTTCCACAGATCACAACTAGCTCTGCTTGGCAAAAACAAATCAAGATTCAGCCTGACTCGACAACACTTGCGACAAAACCGGTTGTCAAGGCGGTCGAGCCGACAACACTTGCGACAAAAACAGTTGTCAAGGCTCCGGACGCTAAGAAGGTTGATAGCACGTTTCTCAACACTCGTATGTGCGATTCGGTAGCTACCAAAAAGCCATGTAGGCACGGCGACAAGTGCCGATTTGCACATAGTTTTTCCGAGTTGGTATTTCCCAACTGCTTGTTTGGTGAAAGTTGTAGGCACGTAGAGTACCATAACGGAGTATACTATAATATATCGGGTCGTACTTGTGATCGTTTGCATCCGGGGGAGACAAACGCTAGTGTTTGCGTACGCTCTAGACTTGTGAAGCAAGCACCTCCTCTTGTACCCGTGGCACCTGTGGTGAAGCAAGCACCTCCTCTTGTACCTGCGGCACCTGTGGTGAAGCAAGCACCTCCTCTTGTACCTGCGGCACCTGTGGTGAAGCAAGCACCTCCTCTTGTACCCGTGGCACCTGTGGTGAAGCAAGCACCTCCTCTTGTACCTGCGGCACCCGTGGCACCTGTGGTGAAGCAAGGACCTCCTCTTGTACCTGCAGTGAAGCAAGTACCTGTTTCACCTCTGGTGAAGCAAGAGAAAAAAGTCACGTTTGAAGACGAGCCTCTTTTCAAGATGCCTACACCGGCTGCTTTGATAGAGGAAGAAACAGTCATTAGAGTACCCAAGGAGTTTGTGATCCAAGCTATGGAGTTGGCTATGAAGTCAGGAAAGACTAACATTCGCGTGGAGATCGTCTAGATAAGGGGTAGTTAGAGGTGACAACACCAACTAGGTGACAAACGCCAACTAGGTAGAGTCGACGACAAACAAAACAACACCTAGTTGGTGTTGTTTTCTTATTGAGGTGCGAACACTAAAAAACGATTTTTTAGGGAGACTATTTAGGAAAGAATCAGAAACATGACAAAGTCTTTTATCAAAGTTGAGTCGTCAATGAAGTCGCTGCTTATTGGCTTTGCCTTGATCCTTTGCATGGCAAAGGTGTCAAAATTCATCGCTTCTTTCTTTGTTCTGAAGAAGAAAGTCAGGTTAGTGCAACACGAGCCTCGACGACAGGTATCACTCAAATGCGACGAGTCAGTAAGTCAACTTCTTGCGAGTCTTGTTCCAACGAATGTTCCAAAGAATGTTCCAAAGAATGTTCCAACGAATGTTCCAACGAATGTTCCAACGAATGTTCCAACGAATTTTCCAACTAATCAGAGTAAAAAAAACTCATCTGCTTGTTGCCATGAAAAACGAGAGCACGTCAAGAAGTGCGTCAAGAAGTCCCGGTTTTTCGCGAAAGAGAGGAGGAGAGCACAAGAGAGTGCACAGAGAGTGCACAAGTGACTGCACAAGTGACTGCACAAGTGAGTGCACAAGTGACTGCACAAGTGAGTGCACAAGTGACTGCACAAGTGAGTGCACAAGTGAGTAGGAGACATAATGAGTGGTGTTACCAAGTAACAAACGCACAAAACAACACCGTGTTGGTGTTGTTTTACCCGCTGAGGCACACCTTTCGAGCACTTGACGAAGAAAACAACACCTGGTACAGGCATTTTGCGCAATGCTTCAGTCGTTGGTGACTATATTTTCAGAGCATGAGTGTTCTAAAATTGATTTTTTTGACATTTCTGTATGAAAAACAGAAAATGACAAACTGCGAAGTTCGACAAAACACGTACACCTACACGTACGCGTACACCTACGCGTACGGTCAAAATGTTGACACAGATTTTCTTGAACGTTCAGATAGTGTATTAAGTAGTGCGTCTACAGTAGACATGTAAGTAAAATTCTCACACTTCTTGTCAAGGTCATGGACCTAGAAAACAAGTTCTTGTGGTATGTACGCCTTAGACAAAAGATAAGAGCTTTAAAACGATACTCCTCCCACTTTTGAGACAAACACATAAATTGGACGACTTATTTCCTACAATAGGTGAGGACAAGTAAAATAGAACACAAAACAACACCAAGGTGTTGTTTTCTTATAGTTCCTCCTTTGCCTGTGGCAAATAAGACCAATCAGACTTTTTAAAATCGATTTTTTAGAACAACATTGTAGTCAAAAAATTAGTAATGATGAATTCTAGCAATAATCAGAATAAGTCCGGCACCCGATATAAGAGCGTTGACAAGCTTGTTGCGCCATTGAAGACGTACAAGGATGAGCTTCAAGACAAGTACTGGGATGACAATCAACGAACAGATAACTTTCACAATACATTACTCATCGCAAGTAAAGGAGATCCAGACGCCCAATATTTGTTGGGAGTCATGTACTCAAAAGGAGTAGGCATCGAAAAAAATGATGTCCTTGCCCATTATTGGTACTGGGAAGCAACTAAAAAAGGTCACTCTCTTGCTCAATCTGTCGTGGGGAAAATGTGTATTGAGAAGGAAAAGTTTCGAGCTGAACGACAATCGAAATTGGCTTTCATGTTATTCTGTGCAGACAACAAAGAGCTTGACAAAGATGACCTATCAATTTTGTGGAACAAGCTCAAGACAGACGAAGATCGCATTGACGAGTTGAGAAATTATACCAGGTTAGCACTGGACAAACTCAAATAAAATCTACAACACCAACAAAGTTGTCGTAGTTGAGTGCTATGTGCGACCAAGATCACCAAAGAACTTGCTCGACAATGGAAGGAAGATGTTACAACAGTGTAGATTAGAAGACTATAGATTTAGAACTATGTTTTAAGAGTTTAATTTAACGAGGTGCACTTTAATTTACTAAATTGATTTTTTACGAGAACTCGGTAAAATGATAGCATGAAAATGAATCATCCATTCAACATCGCTGTTGCGGAAGAGAAAGAAGATGAAGTAAGACTACGCCTCACTCAAAAATATCCTCGTTTGCCAGTCGAGATCATTCAGACTGCTATTGACACGTGTACATGGTACACTTTGTTTCAAGGAACTAACAGATACAACACGCAGATGGCTCTCGATACATTCGCCGAGATGGCTTCAAATGTCGTTGAAGAACGACGAGGACAATCAAACGATGTAATCGAGATGATTATCCTCGAACATGAAAAGTCAGCCGGTTCGACGAATGAAGGAAGCGAGTTGGTAAATGGAATCCTAAACATTCCACACGGACTATTGCTATTGACGCTCAAGTCGGCTCACAACATGTGGAATAGTGCATAAGAAACAAAACATCTCGACGACAACGACACCCACAAGGTGTCGTTTTCTTACGTATCATCAAAACTAATAAATTGATTTTTAAGACAAATTTGTAAAAGATAGGAAAAAAATGAGAAATACTCAGTGTGATAATTATATTACTTCGAAAGATTTGAATGGCGAAGATATAGATTTCAAGAGAGATTTCAAGAGAGATTTCAACCAGGTTTCAAAGGATGAAGGTTGTGACTCTGTAGAAGAGCGGGTTGCCAAGGTCGCCAAGGTAGATGCGACTTCCCCGTGCATAGGTGAAACAAGTATGAAGAGAAAACTCACCGAGTTCAAGCTTCCGGTTGCCAAGGTCGCCAAGGTCGCCAAGGTAGATGCGACTTCCCCGTGCGTAGGTGAAACAAGTATGAAGAGAAAACTCACCGAGTTCAAGCTTCCGGTTGCCAAGGTCGCCAAGGTCGCCAAGGTAGATGCGACTTCCCCGTGCGTAGGTGAAACAAGTATGAAGAGAAAACTCACCGAGTTCAAGCTTCCGGTTGCTAAGGTTGCCAAGGTAGATGGTTTTTAATCGTTCTACAAAACGTTGCCGTAATAAGAAGTCGCCTGTACGCAAGTCTCCGAAACGTAAGAGTAGGTCAAGAAAAAACTCATGTAAATCAGGTGAAGTTTTTAATCGTTCTAAAAAACGTTGTATCAGAAAGAAATCACCCCATCAACTAACTTTACGCAAAAGATGGGAACTTGGCTATGCATGATGTACGTTGTACTGTAGATTTTATGTTTGGTAGATTAAATTTCTACGGCTCTCATGTTGAAGCTATTAACGATAACAATGGATGCAAAAACAGGAGCTTCTATGAATATTATGAGAGGATTTAAAGAATCTTTAACGACTGAAGAAGATGAATAAATGAGATAATTTATTCATCTTTAAAATAATTAAAATTGATTTTTATTAGATTTTATTCTTATAATTTTCAAAATGGTTTCTACCGCATCTTCGATTTTTAAGAATATGTTGAAAAGTATCAGTGCCATTCCTTCTAACGAGCAGAGACAACAAATATACCAACAAAGTATTAAAGCACGTGAACAAAGTTTAGCATATTCAGATCCTAACGATCCAAAAGATCTTTTGTCAAAAATTGACTGTAAAAATCCTAGGTTCACTGATACTATCTTTGCAACTCGTTTGGATTTGGCTTTTTTCAAAGATGAAAAGTACGCAGTCTTTATTACTCGAGATCCTATTTTTGTTGGTGGGTCAATGGGTGTTAACTGTGTTCCAGTAAAACCAGTTTCTATTAATCTTTTTGATACAGATGAAAAAACAACTGAGGCTCGTCTTTGCGACTTTATTGAATGGCGTAATGCAAATAAAATTAATATTCTCAAAGCATATATGCATTGTCTTGAACAGTTTATTGACACTGAGGAGAAAAATATTGTGCTTGCAAAAGCTATTATTACAGAACGTCCTGAATATCTAAAACTAAAGTTAATCGATTACGTTAACACAGTATCAATTTTTAAGTCTTTTCTAGAGGATAAAGCAGACCTTTCTGATCTTGAGATAGGTTCGCTTTGTCAAACTTGGTTTAAGAAAGGCGTTGCAGGAAAGCCAAGCTTTAGTGTTCCTAGCCCACATTTTCAGACCTTTTTTTACAAGAAAACACCTTGTCATTCTTTAGAAGTAGATGAATCATACAATAAAATACTGAGAGTCCTTTCACATGATATGACAACTAAGGTCGTTGATGGAAAACTTGAGTATGATGAATCGTTCATCGATCTCGATGGTATGTGGAAAAAGATGAACGAAAAGAATATGTTTTTTCTGAATTCGGCTCCGAATTTTGATACTCTTCCGTTGATTAAGAATGCTTATGAGTCTATGAAAGACGGTAAGTTTTATGTTGTATTCTCCTCAAATCTATCAGAGTACATTACAGCATTGTCTATAATAGAACCAAATGGAAATGTTGATCTATTACCTTCAAATTTTAGAGCACCTATCAACATTAGAACTAAAATAAATGGACTTAGATGCAATTTTGAAAATAAGTCACAAATACAAGAAAATATTTCGTTTGCTCTTTCTACTATTTTGTCTTGGTGCAAACGAGAAAATATAGATGTATTTTTTGCAAGTGCTCCTAGAGACTCAAGACCTTTATTCATCAAGTCACCTGAATCTTTTGTAAAGAAAAGCAATTCAAAATACTTTGATCAAGAACTAACAATTAAAGTTGCCGAGGAACTTGTTGCACCCGCTCTTTCAGTTAGAATGAAAAGAGTTCCTTCACCAGAACTTATTGTAGAAGCTCTTAACGAATACACAGAAAAAAAAGCTAGTTTTCTAGCTGACCTTGTAACAATTGCAGTCGCTTGCGAACTTATTGATGATCCAAATTGTTGGTCAACGTACGATCTTATTGACGAGCCTCTTGTAAAGTATGTTGATCTAAATTCTAATAAATTTCCCAAATCAAGCTATGTGTCAGCTAATTTTGTTAGTGGAATTGGAAAATTCAGAGATATTAACGAAGAAGGTAAACGCAGAGCAGGTGAAGCACTAAAGAAGTGTTTAAACCGAAAAGATACGGTTTTTGAATTATGTTATATTTTGCACGATGAATTTTTGAACGATATTGACGATGCAGCAGCAAATGATCTAGCTCGTAGACTGACTAAAAACGGTTCTTTCTGTCTCTTCAAGAATCACATCAGGTAGATATTGATGTAATATAATTTTGATATAAAATATCAAAATTTTGGTATGTCGAACAAGTTGTTGTTGCCGACAGAGATCGTCTACCATTTCTCCGCCTTTTTTGATTATTTAAAGTACTTTTTGTCTTCATTTTGAACGATAAGAAGAGAAAATTCACCGAGTCTGTCGAATCGTACAAGTACAAGATGGTAGAAGAGCCGGTTGCTAAGATTGTCAAGGTAGATACTTTCAGCACATCACTCCCACGATCAGGTGAAAACAAGTATTAATTGTTTGAAGAGAAAATTCAAAGAGTGGTATGCTATCACAGGTCTATGTGGTTTCAAGAATGAAACAACTCTTCAGATTGTGATGTCACGTCTTGTCGAAGATACGTTCTTAGAACGCGTTAATGACAAGTTACGTGTAAAAAAGATGTAATAAGAAATTCTCTCGCTCTCTCATAACTTGACGACAAACGACACCAACAAGGTGTCGTTTAGTAATAAATTTAAACAATCTTGTAAAGTATAAAAGATGAGTAATCAATGTGATTTGAAATCTGCGGATCATCAAGTTAAAAAATTTTCTTTGGATGGTAAAAGTATGTGGGGTAAAGTAGTTTATATATATGATGGTGATACAGTTCATATTGTTTTTGAAATTAATAACGAATTAGTTAAATTTAATTGTCGATTATCTGGTATTGATTCTCCAGAAATAGCACCTAAAAACATTTCAGACTTAAAATTAAAGAAAGAAGAAGAGTTATCTGCTATTAAATGCAGAAATTATTTAATTAATCGAGTTGTTTCGATTCCATTTGAAAAAGAAATAATGAGTAAAAATGAGGTTAAAGAGATATGTGCTAAATCTTCGCGCTTAATTTGGGTAAAATGTAATGAATTCGATAAATACGGTAGATTATTAGTCGAATTATATGACGAACCAAGTTCAATAAAATCATTTAATCAAGATATGATTGAAAAGAAATATGCAGTTGGTTATGATGGCGGAACAAAAAAAAAATTTATTGAATCTAATTTTAATTAGTGTCAATACACAAAAATTAGATTAAAAACAGTTTTTATATTCATTTCTTGGTTTGCTTTGCATAAATTGCGGAAGTTTGTGAGGTTGACGATGTTCGAATATAACAGGATTCGTATTTACAAATACTGGAGAAAGGATAGGTCGATATCCAAATGAACCATACGATTCAATATTAGAATAGTTTGAACAATGAAGAGGTGACTCAAAATCTTGTTTACTCATTATTTACTGTATGTAAATATTTATTTAAAATTGAAATTCTAAAGTTTCTTCTATCAATAAATTAGAATCATGACAACTACTGATCCAAATATATATTTAGGATCTCGAGATGAAGACTTTAAAAAGTTAATTATAACTATCCTCACAAGAGGAAGACTTAAACCAAAATATATTGATCTCTTGACAAACGAAAAGTCTATGGCAGAATATGGAAACGCATTCACAGCTGAGTCTGCTGATACGGTGAATAATTACGAACGTTACGAGCAACTCGGAGATATCAGCGCGAACAAATTCATTGTTTGGTACTCTTACAAAAGATTTCCACAGCTTGATTGCACGGAGGGCGTAAAAGTTGTGGCTCGTTTGCGTATCAACTATGGAGCGACTCAAATGTTTTCAAAACTTGCAGAAGAATTAGGATTTTGGCCTTTTATTTCTTGTGCAATTGATCCGCCTCCTGTAATTCCAGGAGAAGAGAGAAAAAAGAATAACAAAAAATATCGGAGCAAACACATGAAGAATCTTCTTGAGGATGTCTTTGAGGCATTCATTGGTTGCACAGAAACTTTGCTTGATAAAGCTTTTCGCACAGGAGTAGGGTACGCCATTGTATATGACATTTTGACAGATATATTTAATGAAAAACCGATGTCACTAGTATATGAAGATCTTTACGATTCAAAAACGCGTTTGAAAGAAACATTTGACCATTACAACAAGAAAAAAGTTCGTATGGGCGAATGGGTATATCGTGACGAAAAAGAAGTAACAGATCCTGATTCTATCTGTTGTCATGGTTTGAAAAAGCACTCGTGTGAAGAGTGCTTTCTTATTAATTCATTAAATATTTCATATGTTTATCATGTACCTGTTGGCGGGTCAACAAAATTTCTTAAAAACGAATGGATAATAGGAGTAGGTAAGTCAACAAAGAAAATTGACGCCGAACAAATAGCAGCAGAAGAAGGTATAAATAATCTTAGAAAAATTGGATATTACAAACATCCACCGGCTATTTATTCATTTTTTTGCAAAAAGTAATAAAAAGAAAAACGCAGTTTTGTTTCTAGTAATAATGAGATGACTGAAAAAGCATGTTTTTGAAAATAAATTGATTTTTTTTAGAAATTTTTCTTAGTAATATTCAGAAAATATGAAAGGACTCTCATTTCATAAGATAGATGAACACTATTCCAAGGTCAAGTATTTTGAGTTGGAGTGTATCATGAATATGGAAACAGGTTACGTAAATGTCACCGAGTTTTGTAGGAGCAATGGAAAGGAGATCGTTGATTATCTTGTATCAGACAAATACAATGTTCTGATTACAGAATATACCGAAGAAGGATCATCAGCTGGAAATAGACAAACAATAAACGGTGTTACATATTTTCACCCGCTTCTTTTCATGGATTTAGCCTCGTGGATTTCTACAGAGGCTCACGTCATGGCAAGCAGGATAGTAGCAGATTTCTTTTTCAAACAGTGTATGGACAGAGAGGAAAATATACGGCGCATGCACAACTTTGGTCTCGATTCTTAGACTCGATACTTAGACTCGATACTTAGTCTCTATCCTTAGTCTCTATACTTAGTCTCGACGAATCTTTAAAGACAACACTGCAAACAGTGTTGTCTTAACAAAATACCTACTAAGCATCGGGAAATGAAAGTTTATTAAGTAATTGTATTTTATTACTCTACAAAAGTAAATTGATATTTTCTAGAAAGTTGTCTAGAAAATATCAGAACATGCAAGGTTTTTCGTCCAATAATATTACGGTTCATCAAGCCGAGCATCAAGGATATTCTATCTTGAAAGAAAAGCTAAACTTTGGCGATCATGAGTATAAGTACACCGAGGATACCGGCACCATCTTTGAGATGATTCACAATGGTAGTATCCTTATTGTGTCGTCAGTGTGCGATGGTCACGCAGGATACATGACGTCATTTTATGTCACTAGCATTATAGAGAAAATGTTTCGTTCTTCAATAGCTGAAGCAGATGGTGACATTAGCTCTGCTTTGTCTATTCTTTTTGTCAAAATAGCAACTGAAGTAAAGAATATGCGATTTTTGATGGGTGGTAGCGGCACGACCTGTAATGTCACTGTGTTTGATAAGACAAATGCACGAGTCTACATTGCTAGCCTTGGAGATAGTCCGACTATTAGGTACCGAAAAAATGAACAAAATCTATACTTTATGGATTGGCGATCAACTGATCAAGATTGTTCTGATCCCGAAGAGATTGATCGAATAGTTCAAGTCCACAAAAATAACGGAGATATCAATGCGAGCAGAAGCTCAGTAGTCTACGAAGACGAAACAGCAGGAAAGGGATCAGGTGTCTTTAGAAACACTAGGTCACTAATGATGTTACATTCGAGTTTTGGAGATTTCCCACGTGATTATTACCCCGGAGTGGTTAATACTGTTCCTCGGATTTACTCGCACGACTGGTTACCTGAAGACGTCTATATTCAGTGTAGCGACGGTCTCTTAGAATGGCTAGCTAATAGTTTGATAACTATTCAACCTCGATCAGATTTGCGTGTCCAAGAAATTGCTCGTCACTTAGATACTTGCATCAACGACGAGAATATAGCTCAGAGACTTCACGAGTTGCAAATAACCTCAATGGTTACTACAAAGGTAGAAGCACATCCAACAAGACCAGACTCAAGTTATGAGTGGGTCGAAAAGAACTTTGATAATCACTTTACAAAGGTCTTCTTGGCTGTACAAAGTTAAGAATATGATTATAATATGATTAGAATATGATTAAAACAACACCAAACAAGGTGTTGTTTTCTCAAGATAAACAAAGGTATCATTGTAAATTAAACTTGTTTTCTATATTTCCAAGAGAAACTGAAAAATATCCAGTTTGTGTCGAAGTGGTTGTTCCAGCCTTTGGCAACAGTGATAAATTTTGGACTTGATTTACATCTAAACTAAAAATATTAATTAATAGTTTCGCAAACTTTACTGTAACTAATAGTTTGAAGAGTATGATTGTGTATCAAGTAAAAAAAGGCGTCGACAAAAGTGCAGGTTTGAACATTAGTATTTTACAACTTTTGTGAAATGAGAATTACACATTTATTTATAAATAAAAATACAAGATTATTTTGACTGTTAAATAAAATTGATTTTTGTAAGATGTTTCTATAGTAAAAGAAAATATGTCTGTTGTTCCTGTTTTAGGAAAAATTAATTCGATCTACGAATATGTGCTTGATGAAAACGGTAGGCCAACTGGTTTAACTCGTGACGAAATCTGTATAGACGTCAAGACTCCTATCGTGACAGCAAAATTTGACGGAACATGCTGTTACATAAATAATGGTCAAATATATGCGCGACAGGATGTGAAGCACGACATTTCAAACGCACCACCTGGCTGGTTTCAAACAGCCGAAAAGGACAAGGGTGGTCACATCATCGGATTTCGACCACTTAGTGGTAGTGGGGACAAGTGGCACTTTAAGGCAATAGAAGGTGAAGATGCAATCTTTCTTGAATATGACGTCAAGGCAAATGAGTTTTTCTATATTAAGCGCCCAATCGCCGATTTTAACGGCAAGACTGCCGAGTTGCTTGGTCCAAGCGTAAATGGAAACAAGCACAAGTTGAAGCAAAACGCTTATATTATTCATGGAAGCGTTGTTGTTGACGCTCCTTGGAGTTGTCAATCAGCTCTTAAGGAATGGTTGGAAAAGGAAGGAAAGATATATGAAGGTATAGTAATTCACGATATTGGAAATAATACTCTTTCCAAGTGCCACCGAGGTCATCTTGGTGGTCCGCAGACATGGAAGACACCAGCTGCTTTACCAATGAGAAAAACTGAATAAGACAAAATAATACAAAAATAATTTGACAACGACACCAACAAGGTGTCGTTTTCTCAAACTACTAATTTACACTTAAACATTTTTGATTAGGCGGAGGAGGAGAAAAAAAAATCCAAATCCAAAGAAAATTTTGTAATAATTTCAAAGATTATTAGAAAAGAAATGGAAAAAGGAAAAACCTTTTCCGGATTTTTAAAGTTTTTCTACGAACTTTAAAAATACGAAACGGTCAGTAAAAAAAATCTCAACACACACAATTTTTGTGTTTTGGTGAAATGGATAGTGATAATAAAGTTTGATACTATTATGTGGTAAATTCAATAGGTAAAATAGATAAAATAGAAATAATATCTATTTTTATCTAAACATATAGACATATTAGATAAATGGAATGTGAATATTGTAATAATGTGTTAAAATCAAAACCTGCTTTAAAATTACAGCAAAATACTGTCTTGCTAAACAAAATATAGTAGCCGAAGAGCATATATGTACTTTTTGCAGTATATCTTTTACATTAAAATCTTCATTACAAAAACATATAAGAATATGTAAATCAAATACTCCTCTTGTACAAGAACAACTACAATTACTTGATGAAAAATGTCATGAACTTTCTTTTATTAAAAAGGAGTTAGAATTATATGTTCTACGTGAGAAAGAACTTATTTCTAATTATGAAAATAAATTACAAGAAATTCGCATTAAAACTAATAAAAAACTATCTGAAAAAGAGAAAGTTATTTCTGATCAAAAAATACTTATAAAACAGTTACACACGGACTATAAAAATCAGATAGACACTCAAAATAAAGATTTTTACAATAGGTTACAGTCTATGGCAGAAAAAGCTATTGATAAACCTTCAACCGTAAATCAAAACACAACAAATCAGATAATAAACAATTTATTGCCTATAACGACTGAACATCTTGATGAACAGGTTCAGTATCTGACTATTGATCATGTAAAGCATGGAGCAGTTGGTTATGCAAAGTATGCTCTGGAACATCCTTTAAAGGATCGTTTGGTGTGCACTGATACTTCTCGGAAGAAAGGAAAGTACAAGGACTCGGATGGAAACATTGTATCTGATCCAGAGATGGCGAGCATAACAAAAAAATTATTTTTAGCTATCAAGGATCGCAACTCTGAGTTGATAACTGAATATGCTAATGATTTAAAAGTAAAGCTAGACAGTTTTGGTTTTTCTAGTAATAATGAGATGACAACAGAAGAAGCAGATGAAGTTACTTCTTTAACAGATGAATTAATTGATCTTGTAACGAGTATTTTTTCTCAAAAGAGACAGTCTAACGAGATTTCGGATGGATTAAAGCCAGATCTTTACCATCAGTTTGTAAAAGACATAGCAACAGGTGCTTATCGTTCAAATTAATTTTAAATTGAAATTTTCTTACAATAATTAATAATTATTATAAGAAATGTCAAGTCAATACTGGTTGGGATTTTGCCCATCAACTCTTATTATAATGGCTGATAAAAGTTTGAAAGAAGTTTTCAATTTGCAATCGGGAGATCAAATTTCGTGTGGAAATAGCCAATTCTCAACTGTTCACAAGATTGTATCTGTTACCTCAGAACAGCCATTCCAAATGTGCAATCACTTTGGAGTCTTAATGACCGCACGAAGCATTGTTAAGAATGAAAACAATGAATGGAAGTACTGTTGCACATTGTCAGACGATTCTACTCACTTTACGTCAGCTACAATTATTCAAATCGAACTTGATTCGATATTCGAAATCGAATGTGCTGGAGATGAGAATAAGACAATAGTATGTATGACAAAAGGCCATGCATATGATAGACTCGTTTATGATGCCGATCTTACTGAAAACATTGAGGACTCAGATTTTTGTTCTTATTGTGGAGAAAACTGCGTAACAGATGGAAAGGTATTTCAATCATATTGCCGTGAAATTGACTATTGCTCGATGTGTGTTCCTATTATACATGTTGCTATAAAATCTAAGTAGAAAAGATTAAGAAGTATTCTCATTTTCAAAAAAAAATGAGAATAAATGAAAATCTTAATAACACATTTTTATAAATGATTATAAATTATAAAATGCAAACTATAGATTTTATAAGTGTTAATTTTTCAAACAAATGGATTAATATAGATCCGAGTGAAATTCAAATTGATAATTTCAAATTTACAAATATATCAGATGATAAGTTTGCTGTATGTTTAGTTAAAGATAAAAACGGTAATAAAGGTGTTGCTTTATTGTCTGGTAAAATAGTTAAAAAAATTAATAATGGTTTATTATGGGATTATAAAGATCCTAATATATATACTTTAACGATGTATGAAGATGAAGTTGATGATGATGAAGAAGTTGACGATGATGAAGAAGTTGACGATGATGAAGATGATGAAGATGAAGAAGTTGACAATGAAGATGATGAAGATGAAGATGAAGAAGTTGACGATGAAGTTGACGATGAAGTTGACGATGATGAAGAAGTTGATGATGAAGATGATATTCGTTCTCAATTTTCTCCATCTGCCAAAACATCAGAAATTTTAAAACAATTTAGAACTAATATATCAAAAAAAAGAGCTATCTCTTTAAAAAGTATATGTCCGGATGCAGGATTTTGTATGTCTATTGGAAAACAATCAAAAAAAATTAAACAACATTTTGATGGCTTTGTTAATTTTAAATATGCTATATCTCCTGTAAAGAAGATTGGTGAAGAAAGTATAAATGGTTTTGTTAAAGAAATTACATATGAACGAGATGGATATAAAGCAAATGCAATTTTAAAATCAGCAAATACTGAATCATCTGATAATCTTATATATGAGTATCTAGTTGGTCAATATATAAATAAAAAATTTCTTATATTTCCTTGTTTTGTTGAAACATATGGATGGTATAAATATAAAAACCGTCTTTTAAAACATCAAATCAAAACAAGTGAATATGTAACTATCGAAAATATAAAGGATTGTTTTGAGGAAAATGTTATAGCAGAATACAAAACAAAATCGTGGAAAAAACCTCATCTCTGTTATGAAAATAAGAAAATACCTGAAAAAAAAGAAAAAGAATGCAGTGAAACAGATTATCTACTTAAAATTGCATGTAAATACTCATCTGAAATATCAATTTTAACACAGCATATAAATAATGCAAAAAATTTAACTTCTATGTTAAGATTAAAATGTTTAGATATAAATTTTTCTTATAACGACCTAATAAATGTGTTATATCAAATATATATGCCTTTAGCAAGTTTATCAGACACATTTACTCATTATGATTTACATACAAATAATATATTGATATACGAACCAGTTCCTGGAAAATATATTGATTACAGATATATGTTAGTTGATGGTAGTATTGTAAAGTTTAAATGTCGATATATGGCAAAAATTATTGACTATGGTCGTTGTTTTTTCAAAGATGAATCTAATACAGGAATATCAGGTTCATCAAAATTGATATATGATGCTATATGTGAAAATATACCTGAATGTGATGGGGATTGGGACAAAACTAAAAATTGCGGAGAGGAGAAAGGATTTGAGACTCTTAATGAAAATACGTATCCTGAATATTATATTAATACAACTGTTCGTAATACATCTCATGATTTATTGCTATTATATCAAGTTAAAAAGATGTGTAAACATCATCCTGTCACTAATCCTTTTTTGCAAACTATCTTTGACAAATTACAGTATGGAAAAGAAGGAGAAGATTTTGGTTCAGTAGAAAAAAATAATGTTAGCCCTTTAACAGATGAGCTACCGGAAGAAATAAATAATGTAGTAGATGCTCATAATGCATTGAAAACACAAGTAATCAAACAACAAATTAAAAATGATGAATGTAAAAATGATTTATATTATAATACATTAACTTCACTGGGTATTTTAACAATTTACCAGTGTGGTGGTATTATGGATTTTTATTTTCGCAAGTAATACACAAGTGCCAACCTAATTTGCACCACTTATTTAGATAATTTTTAATTCATTTTATACTTATCTATTATAAAATGATATTTTTGATTTTAATTATTTTAATTATTCCAATTATTGCAATTTGTATCCTAGTACATTTTAGAAGCAAAAACTCGAATAAGAAAGTTACAGGACCAACAGGTGACTCAGGACCAACCGGTGACTCAGGACCAACAGGTGACTCAGGACCAACCGGTGGATCAACCGGAGACTCAGGACCAAGCAGTGTAAGTAACAAAATAACTAGTATGTTTGTAGCTGTAGGATATAAAAATATTGCTTATTCATCTCCTGATGGTACTGTTTGGACAGGTGTTAAAAACGCTGATAATATTTTTGATGTAGGATCGGCAGTTGCGTGCAATGGAAAGTTATGGGTTGCTGTAGGTGGTATACTATCAGATGATTCTCTAAAATGTCCAATTGCTACATCTGTAGACGGTATTAATTGGAAAGGAGTAATAAACTCTAGAGATATTTTTCCACACGGATGTTACAGTGTAGCTTGCAACAAAAATTTATGGGTTGTAGGAGGGCCGATTTCTGAAAATAGTAATATTGCGACATCATCAGATGGATTTAATTGGAAACAGATAGAAAATACTAGGGTATTACCTCGTGGAATAGCATGGAGTCCGCATTTTCAACTATGGTTTATTGTTGGAGATAATAGCACAATCCCTGGTAGCACAATCCCTGGTAGCAATGTTGCTTTTGGATCAGTTGACGGAAACTGGTGGTATCCAGACGAAGATATATTATTAGAGCAAGGAACAGCAATCGCAAACAATTACAACTACAACTATTTGATTGGTATTGGCAAAGCAGGTGATAAGTGTGCTGTTACTTATAATGGGACTACTAGAGGAGGTTGGGCAACTACATCGTTCCCTGATTACTTTTCAGAAATAGGAAATGGAATAGCTATTGATTCAAATAGCAATATGGTTATGGTAGGAAATGATAAAGATTTATATTCTATTATCGCATTTACTTCAGAAGGAAGAATTTCTAAAAAAAGTGATCTTTTTTCGGCTGGTAATGGTATAGCAACTAATGATAAAATATGGGTTGCTGTTGGTTCTCCATTAGATGACCTAACTCCAAAAAAATACACAATTGCAATATCTGGATCAAATTGGCAATGGATTGGTATTGAGAACTCTTCTGAACTTTTTTCAACTCCTCTTGGTTGTGTAGGCGTAGCTTGGGGTGAGCCTAAAGAGTAGTTAACAGGAAACACAATCACACGACCAAGTAATTGGAACCGGAAAACCTTTTTCCTTAAAAACACTCCACAACTCTAGAGATGGAATAATCGCTCCGCATTTTGAACATTCAGTATAATCATTCTTTTTTCTAACACTAAATCCAGCTCTTGTAAAACACTCTGAAAACATTCTGATAATACTATGTTCATCATCAAAACACACTTCATCTACAAAAAGTATTTGAGCTTGAGTAGTTTTGATTGCTTTACACACAACTGCCCAATTTTCTCTTAAATTTGGATAATCTTTTGAATACTCTTTTGCTGTTGAAACATACCAACCAGGAAAAAATTCTTCTGCTAGCAACTTAATGTCTCCTATAGTTGGCAAAGTCTTAACTTTTTCTATAATGTCAATAGCGTTTGGTGGATCTAAATACTTTTGTGAAGTCATTTATTATCAGTCTTTTATGTTTAAGTAGCATTATTTGTTAGGAAAATTTTTGTACTTTTATTAAAAATTTACTTTTATTAAAGTAAATGGAAAAATTATGTAAACACTTAACATCTACTTATGATACCAATATACTTGATAATGAAGATAAGACTGTACAAGACGAATTTTTAAAGGTTTCACTTAAAAATAGAAAAAATAATATTGGTAAAAAAGTTCTTATGCAACTTATATGTAATCATTATGATGAAAATGTACAAAAACTAAAACCAAATGCTGAATTTATAGGAGGACCTAAAACTCTTAGTATTCATTGGCATCCGGGTTTTAAAAAAATGATATATATATTTGGGGAATGGCACGCTAATAGAGTAGATTGTGACAAGTTTGAAAAAGATTCTAATACGATTCTAATCGAAGATTACTTATATGATTTAATGCAAAAAACTGATGTTTTTTTAGATATTTATATTGAGATTGTTTCCTATAAAAACGGAGAATATGAGGGCAGACAATACGTACCTGGTCGTACAGATGAATTGTTTAAAAAATTTAGAACATGTTTACAGTATAATACAAGATCGGACATCTCTTGCCAATTAGCAAGAGTTCATTATTTTGATATTCGAGGTAATGATGTTAAGGAAACAAATCTAGAAGAAAATAAAATTGGTATACTTTGGTTCAAAGAGAAATTAGCTTATATTATTCTTAACAAAGAAGGAGTAAAAGACGCTATTTTTGATTTAAAACTAATGTTAAAAACGTATCCAAAAATACTTATTTTATTAAAAGAATTAGTGAACGATGATATAAAAAAGGTATGTAAGTTTATGAAAAAACAGTTAGAAGAGAATCCATACATAAAAAAAGAGTTGAGTAAAATCAATAATCCACAAATAAAACCATTTATTTTAAACTTTTATGGTAAATTAATATATAAAGAAGTCTTAAGAATTATTCCTATTATTAAAAAAGATATCTTAAATATACTAAATTATGAAAAAGAATTAGACGATGTACTTTTAAAATCAATTGAAACTATAGAAATTTTTCTTGGAACAACAACGACATATTATGCAGACGTTTACTTGATAGCGCGCGTGTTTAAAGATTTTGATATGGAAAAAAAGAAAGACAAAAGTTATTTCGATCAACCTAATCGTGCTCATAACATAATCATATATTCTGGTAATACGCAAGCTATTAATAATAGGGACTTTTTATCAAGTATGGGTTTTCATGATATTGAACATACTGGTGATTTAAGAGAGGATATATTAAATAAGATTCCTAAGACACCTAAATATTGTTTAGATATGAAAAAGATAAAACAACCATTTTTTTCGTATTCAAATCTTCCTACTACTCCAAAAATTAAGTAAAATTATTTATTTCCAAAAAGACTTGATAAATCTTCTACTTCAACCAAGTCAAAGTCCTGTATGATAGTATAAAACCAATTTGTAGAATTAATAACAGATATATTCTGTTGATACTTATCAGGATTAGAAGTGTAAATGCATTTTTTTTCAATGTCAATTACACAATCATTACATATTAAATAAATTATTCGATATTCTTTTAAAGCAATTCGATACTTATTATGCTGCGCTTCATCAAAATCCTTAAGTCCAAGTTTGCATTCAAATATTGTTTTAGTTGATATATTAATAAAGTCAAAGATACATTTTTCATACTTAAATTGAGTACAAAGATCTTCTCCGTACCTAGAATTTAGCATATCTTCCCAAAAATTTTCTTGTAATTTAGAACGAGCTTTAGCTATGTTGAAAGATTCGGCTCCTTTATACTCGATACCACCTTCCTTTTTTATTCTCTCAATAATATAAGGAATATTTAGCAAATTATAGGCTTTTAAAAACTCCTTTAAATCTGTTCTTGGAATGCCAAGTGTTTTTTCAAAACATTTTAACCATCCTGTAGGAGCTTTAATATCATATGGATTCTCTTCATCATTTTCCATACGTTCGTAAATATCTTCCTTCATTTTGTTTAAAAAGCAAAAATACCACTCATAGCAACTCATATCTACCGAATTTAATTCTATCTGAAGCTGTTCTGGTGGAGTTAAGTTGAAATATTCATAACTATCAATAAACTCTTCTCCTTCCTTAAAATTAAGAAAATACGATTGTGGATTATATTCTTTTACACGATTGTATAAAAATTCATAGTTACTTTGAAACCAATCTTGTTCTAGCAACCATTTACAATAATCTTGATCTCTAAGTACTCTAGAAAGAGTTGTTCCTTTGTACTTTCCGAAAGTTATACTTGTTTTCTCTAACATTTTTGAATAAAAATGTTATTAACTTTAGATAAAAGTATTTATATGTTTGTAAATTTTAAAAACATATTTAAGATAAAATGCGAAATTATGATACCGAAGTAAATGCTTCAACAATTTTTTCTATAGCAGATATTCCTATGTTTAATGCTTCACAATTACAATCAACATTAATTGGAGATTTGAGCAATGTTGCAAATAATGATGTTTTAAGTTTTAATGGAACAACAAACCGATGGGAACCATTAAATATTTCAGTTAGCGGTAATAGTTCTACTGGTCCTACAGGACCGAACGGAGTTACTGGTCCAACAGGCATTAGCGTAATTGGACCATCCGGAGTTACTGGACCATCCGGAGTTACTGGTGTTACTGGTTCAAAAGGAGTAATCGGAATTATTGGAGCCACCGGATTATCGGGGGTTACTGGTCCGCCCGGAATTACTGGTTCTACTGGAGTTATTGGCCTTACAGGAGATACAGGAGCTACCGGAGTTATTGGAACTACCGGAATTATTGGTTCTATTGGTGCTACTGGAGTTGCCGGATATACAGGAAATAGAGGAGCTACAGGAGTTGCAGGAGCTACAGGAGTTGCAGGAGATACAGGAGTTGCAGGTGCAACTGGTCTTATCGGATCAACAGGAACTATTGGCGCTACTGGTCATATTGGTGCCACCGGATTTACCGGAGATGCTGGAATTATTGGAACAACCGGAGTTATTGGAGCTACTGGAGTTATTGGACCTACTGGAGTTATTGGCGCCACTGGAGTTATTGGCCCTACTGGAGTTATTGGACCTACTGGAAATTTAGGACCTACTGGAAATATAGGACCTACTGGAAATGTAGGACCTACTGGAAATATAGGACCTACTGGAAATGTAGGACCTACTGGAAATGTGGGAGCTACCGGACCTACTGGCTCTATAGGAGTTACCGGAGTTACCGGAGTTACCGGATCAACCGGAGTTATCGGAGCTACCGGAGTTATAGGAGCTACCGGAGTTATAGGAGCCACCGGGCTTACCGGACCTACAGGAGTTACCGGGGCTACCGGTCTGACTGGACCTACTGGGCTTACTGGACCTACTGGGCTTACTGGAACTACAGGAGTTACCGGACCTACAGGGATTACGGGAGCTAAAGGAGTTACTGGAGCAACTGGGCTTACGGGACCTACAGGAGTTACAGGAGATATAGGAATTACGGGAGCTACAGGAGTTACAGGAGCTATAGGAATTACCGGGTCTACAGGAGTGATTGGAGCCACCGGGATTACTGGAGCAATGGGAGTTACCGGAGCTACTGGAGTCACCGGAGCTAGAGGAGTTATTGGCGCAACCGGAATCACCGGAGCTACAGGAGTTACAGGAATTACAGGATCTACAGGATCTACAGGAGCTACTGGAGATACAGGAGCTATCGGCGTTACTGGAGTTACTGGACCTACCGGAGCTACAGGTTCTGGCGGAGTTATTGGCCCTACAGGAGTTACCGGCCCTACAGGCTCTGTCGGAGCCACCGGCCGTACCGGACCTACAGGCTCGACCGGTTCTACAGGAATTACAGGCGCAACCGGAGCTACTGGAGCTATCGGATCAACCAAATCTGGTTATACAGGTGCGTTAGGATTAGGGTATACTGGAAATACAGGAGGTGGTTATACAGGTTCTACAGGAGATAGAGGAGTGGATGGAAATTCTTATAGTCAATTTAATATTACTATGCCAGTAACCAACTTTACAAATAGTAAACAAAGTATAAATTTTAGTTCTACTTTGACAACTACTATTAAACAAAGTAATATAAAAGTAGAATTTGATAATTTTACAGACAACACACAAATTTACACATTTGGTCCATCTATACCTTTGCAGGCTGTTGCTGTCGGTAAAGGAACTAATACGATTGCATATTCTAGAGATGGTATTATTTGGAATGAATTAATATCAAGTACAGGTATTTTTTCAACGAGTGGCGAGAGTGTATGTTGGAATGGAACGATATGGGTTGCTGTCGGTAAAGGAACTAATACAATTGCGTATTCTAGCGATGGTATTAGCTGGACTGGAGTTACAGGATCAACAGGTATTTTTTCAATTTCTGGTAATGGTATTTGTTTTAATGGAAACATTTGGGTTGCAGTTGGAGAAGGAACTAATACGATTGCATATTCTAAAAATGGTATTAATTGGAATGGATTAGCTTCAACTCCTTTTACAATTGGTTATGGTGTAGCATGGAATGGAAAAATATGGGTTGCTGTTGGTGGAGGAACAAATACTATTGCGTATTCTGAAAATGGTATTATTTGGACTGGATTAGGAAACACTTATTATTCAGTTGCAGCTAATAACGTAGCGTGGAATGGAAACACATGGGTTGCTGTTGGTGAAGGAACATCTAATACTATTGCGTATTCTACAGATGGTATTACTTGGACTAAAACAGGTGGTGCCATTTTTTCTGTTAATGCACAGGATGTCGCTTGGAATGGAAAAACATGGGTTGCTGTTGGTTCAGGAACAAATACGATTGCATATTCTAAAAATGGTATTACTTGGACTGGAGTTACAGGTATTTTTTCAAGTTCTGGTAATGGTGTAGCATGGAACGGAACTATATTTGTCGCGGGTGGTACAGGAACAAATTCTACTATTGCATATTCAAGTGATGGTATTAGTTGGACTAGTATTCCAGAATCAAGAAATATTTTTTCATTTTCTTGTAATGATGTAGCTTTTAACACAAAACGCCAAAATACAATTACATTTCCATCGAATTTATTAGTTTCAGTTGGCTCAGGAACAAATACTATTGCATATTCTACTGATGGTATTACGTGGACTGGATTAGCTTCAACTCCTTTTACAATTGGTAATGGTGTAGCGTGTAATGGAAACATTTGGGTTGCAGTTGGTCAAGGAACTAATACGATTGCATATTCTAGAGATGGTATTACGGGTTGGACTGGAACTCCAGGATCAACAGGTATTTTTTCAAGTTCTGGTAATGGTATAGTGTGTAATCAAAAAAAGTTTATTGCGGTTGGTTCGGGAAAAAATACTATTGCATATTCTAGTGATGGTATTACTTGGACTGGAGTTACAGGATCAACAAGTATTTTTTCAAGTTCTGGTAATGGTGTCGCATGGAATGGAAGACTTTTTATTGCGGTTGGTTCAGGAACAAATACTATTGCATACTCTAACGACGGTATTACTTGGACTGGATTAGCTTCAACTCCTTTTACAATTGGTTATGGTATAGCGTGGAATGGAATACAATGGGTTGCTGTTGGTTCTGGTGGAACAAATACTTTTGCATATTCTAGAGATGGTATTAATTGGAATCCAGCATCAAATAATGTTTTCGCAAGTGTTGGTAGAGGTGTATGTTGGAATGAAAACATATGGGTTGCTGTTGGTAATGGTATTGCATATTCTAGAGATGGTATTAGTTGGACTCTAACTACATCTCCTTTTACACTTGGTTATGGTGTAACATGGAATGGAAAACGTTTTGTTGCTGTTGGTTCAGCACCAAGCAATACTATTGCGTATTCTAGTGATGGTATTAATTGGACTGGAATAGGTACAACTTATTTTTCAACTGATTGCAGAGGTGTAATTTCAAATATTAACATAAATTCTGTATATATACAACAACCTACTATTGCTGTTGGCGAAGGAGTAAATCATTCTATTGCATATTCTCTAGATGGTATTAATTGGACTGGATTAGGAAAAGACATTTTTCCAATAAATGGGGGTCATACTGTAGCTTGGAATGGAACTCTATGGGTTGCTGGTGGATATACTAGTATAGCTTATTCAAAAGACGGTATTAAATGGACTAAAACAAAAACAAGTTTATTTAATTATACTTATGGAGTAGCATGGAATGAAAGTATGTGGATTGCTGTTGGGGAGATGTACAGTACGTATCCTAGATATACTATTGCACGTTCTAGAGATGGTATTAATTGGGCGGGTATTCCAGAATCAATAAATATTTTTTCAGATTGTAAAGGTGTAGCGTGGAATGGAACTCTATGGGTTGCTGTTGGTAAAGGAACTAATTCTATTGCATATTCAAGTAATGGTATTAATTGGACTGGAATAGGTACAGGTATTATTTTAGAATGTCTTTGTGTAGCTTGGAATGGAAATTTTTGGGTTGTAGGTGGTGTTGGTGCAGGATCAACACATACACTTGCATACTCGGATGATGGTATTACTTGGACTGGAATAGGAAAAACTTATTTTTCAGATAATTGCGAAGGTGTGGCATGGAATGGAGTTATGTTTGTTGCTGTTGGTAAAGGAACTAATACTATTGCATATTCAAGTGATGGTATTACTTGGACTGGATTAGGAAATATTCTTTTTTCAACTACTGGTTATAGTATAGCGTGGAATGGAAAATTTTGGGTTGCTGGTGGAACAAATTGTATTGTCTATTCTAGTGATGGTATTAATTGGAATACAATATTGGAAAACGACAGTATTATGACCATTTGTTATGGTATAGCAGGAAATCCAAATATAGGAGCAACTATTGTTGATAGTGTTATTACGTTAAATTCAAACATTTTACCGAATACAAACAAATTAGATATTGTCGCAGAAAATTATTATAATACAGGATATTCAAATGTATCTGTAGACATTATAAGTATTTCATTATAAATTTAATAATTTAAATATATTAAGATAAATGGATAAATTTGATATAAAAAATACTTTAATAGACATTTCTTCTCTAGCAGATGATCCTATTTTTAATGCTTCTCAATTAAGAAGTACATTGATTGATGAGGATTTAAAAAATAATGTTCATAATAGTGATGTTTTAACTTTTAATGGTATAAAATGGGAAGCACGAAATATTGGCTCATTTGGATCAGGTGTTACAGGAGTTACAGGAGTTACTGGCGCTACCGGACCTACAGGGGCTGGAGGAATTGGAGGACCCACAGGACCCACAGGTCCTACCGGACCTACCGGACCTACCGGACCTACAGGTGGCATAGGAGCTACAGGAGATACAGGTCCGTCCGGAGTTATTGGTCCTACCGGAGTTATTGGCTCTACAGGAGTTATTGGACCTAGAGGAGTTATTGGTCCTACCGGAGTTATTGGTCCTACCGGAGTTACTGGACCTACAGGAGCTACCGGACCTTCAGGAGTTACAGGAATTAGCGGACCTACAGGACCTTCAGGAGCTACCGGAGTTATTGGCCCTAAAGGATTCATTGGACATACAGGAGCTATTGGCCCTACCGGAGTTACCGGAGCTACGGGAGCTACCGGAGTTACCGGATCTACCGGATCAATCGGATCAACAGGACCTATCGGACCTATCGGACCTATAGGACCTATCGGACCTACAGGATCTAGCGGAGCTACCGGAGTTATTGGACCTAGAGGAGTTACCGGGGATACAGGAGCTACTGGAGATAGAGGAGTTAGAGGAGCAATAGGAGCTATTGGACCTAATGGAGTTATTGGACCTAATGGAGTTATTGGACCTGATGGAGTTATTGGACCTAATGGAGTTATTGGACCTAATGGAGTTATTGGACCTAATGGAGTTATTGGACCTAATGGAGCTACCGGAGTTACCGGTGCAACCGGAGTCACCGGGCCAACAGGAGTTATTGGACCAACAGGAGTTATTGGACCTACAGGAGTTATTGGACCTACAGGAGTTATTGGACCTACAGGAGTTATTGGACCTACAGGAGTTATTGGACCTACAGGAGTTATTGGACCTACAGGAGTTATTGGACCTACAGGAGTTATTGGACCTA